CTGAGGGCGCGCACGCTGGGGGGGGCGGCAGGAATTGGCGCAGGTGCTCGTACTCCACCACGTGATCGTCGATGCCGTAGGAGTCTACAGCGCGACTCTTGCATGCCCCAACGCGAATGGCCAAACGCGCCGCCGCCCGGGCCTCCGCCTCGTTCGCGTGGGGCACGATCGCCTTCGCGAACACCGGCGGGGATTCGGGCTGTAGCATCGCCGCGACGCCGCGAACACCTCGCAGCCCACCACCAAGCGACAACTCGCCCAGAACGGTCACCCCTTCGAAATACGAGGCTGGGACGGACCCCGCGTCGACGAGTGCGGCAAGGGCGACCGCGAGGTCACAGCCCGGGGGACGAAGGCCGGGGGCGGAGGCGGTGATCCCGAGATGCGTCGGCGGGGCGAGGTCGGGAGGCAGACACGCCAGCGCGGCGCGGACGCGGACGCACGCCTCGCGCATTCCCGCATCCGAGATGACCGTGCGATCGGCTGTCAGCGCGGCGGTGATGGTGTGTAAGCGGGGGGTGAGCCCCGACGTCGTGATGGTCAGCATTGCTGTTCATCCTGCGAATTTTGTGCCATGACGCCCGTCACGGCCCCCTCCCAGATGGACCGAGCAGTGGGCCCGCGATGACCGTAGGGTCGTGACGTCAAGGCCGCAAAAAGTATCGTGGAGCGACACGCCTCGCACGGCACCTCGCGCCATCAGCGCCGGCCTGGTGACGGCGCGAGGGTTGTGATGATGCCCCGGAACACGTGGGCCACCACCCATGGGCGGAGGGCGACGTGTGTGCCCAAGAACAACATCGGACACCTCGCCTCTAGACGAAAGATGAGCGCGCACTTGCCAGAGAACACGAACTGCACCGCATCGGGGACCGACCGCGCTGTGGCGTAGTTGATGGCATATTCCAAGGCGCGCCTGACGAGCGCCCGTTCTTCCTCGGGGAGGCGCTCCCACGCCGCCTCCCCTTCGGTCAAAAAAGTCTTGATGTGGCGCGCGACGCCTTGCTCGAAGCTGATGCGCTCGTCGCTGCGAGGGAAGTGGTCAAGTAGTTCAGCCAGCGCCAACACGTCGCCGGGGTGCTCGTCGAGGCTGTAGGCGGGGAACTCGACCCACTTGGATGCCAGAAGGCGATTGATGATGCGTTCCAGGGCGAGGTCGTCGACAACGTGCATTGTGGAGCCGTGATGCACACGTCGTGCCAGGACGTAGCCGTGCTGGGGCCGCCTGTTCGCGCCGCGCGATATCGACCAACCGGCGCAGCCATGCCCCGCACGCGGCGTGGAGCACGTCGGGGTCGGTGAGCAGGCTGGCCTGAGCGGCGCCCCACCTCAGCCACAGCCTGGCGGCGTTGAGACGTCCATCGTCGATGGCGCGGTCGACTCTTCGGATGGCCCACCGGAAGTCGTTCCACAGCGCTGCTTGCGGTCGAGCGCGTTGTTGGCGCTCGAAGTTAGGCGACCAGTTGGTGATGACGCCAACGGCCAGCGTGAATGGACGGATACGATCGGACGATTGTCGCATACGCCAAATGTAACGCGACGGCGCCTGGTCGCAAGCATCGCTGTGGCCTTGACACGCGTCGCTGGCGGGTGTATGTTGTCGGTGTTGGTCGGTGGCCACAGCAACTCCCCCCAGGCGAGGTCGTCGACCAACATTGTAGCGCGGTGGTGTACTAGAGGCACACGAGGCTCATAACCTCGAGGACCGGGGCGGTTCCGGCGAGCGCTCCCAGTTGACAATGCACGTGAGTTGTCACCTGTGCCTGGATTGATCACCAGGCAGAGCCATTCGTCTAGGTAGGAGGACCAGCCAAGAATGGACTGAGCCGGGTGCGAGTCCCGGATGGCTCACGAGAAGCAGGTGTGGGCATCGCCTGGTGCACGGTGCCAGGAAGGGTTCAAAAGTGCCCATAGAGCAGCGCTTGCCGGTTCGGCTGCTCGCGTACATGAGGAACCGACACTACGGGGCAGCAAGGACAGCACGGGTCATGCCGCGCGCGGGGTGCGATACCCCGTCCCCGACTAGCCCAGAAGGGCTGTGGGCCGGTGGCGACAGGGCAGATGTCGACGTGAGAAGACCCTGCACCTCAAGCCAGCGAGACATTCGCGCCCGGCGCCGCATGGTGGTGGTCAACGCGATCATCCGCCTCCCGCGGCTTAATGGGGTCCGTAGCTTAACGGCAGAGTCCGCGACGGCGGCGGTGCCGGTTCAATTCCGGCCGGATCCACGACAGCCAGGCACAGGGACACGTGTGTGCCTGAAGGGACGGATAATCTGACGCGCCTAGGGCATGGCCGCAAGGCCGGAGAGTAGGGCACCGATGAAGGCACCGGCCGGTAGGAAAGACCTCGACGAAACCCTCCGTGGCACGTGAGCCACGCTCAAAAAACACCGCTGGCCCGGCGACCCTGGTGCACCGGGGTGAGGGCGACTGGCCTCGAGCACAAGGGTGCGGGCATGGGTGACGTTCCATGTCACGGGCGTGGCGCTATACCACGCGGGGCCACTGGCGATGGCGATTGCCGAGGAGGAACGCCGTGAAGTTGAGCGATGCGCAGATACGCAAGGCCACGGCGCACACGATGTGCCCGGGCTGCGGCCACCTCATCGAGAACGCCCCCGATGGCGGTGTCATGTGTACGAACACGGCTTGTCCGGCGTGGCGGCGTGTCCTTCGGGAGCCCGAGCCCCCCGGTCGATCGCCATTCAACAACGGCATGGATGCGATCGAGCCAGTGGTCGATCGGGCTGTGGTTTCGGCCGTTCCTTCCTCTCCTACGGGGGTGATGGCATTTGAGTGCCCCGAGTGCGGTCAAGTTGCCAAGTCCGATCCGACGCGCCTTTTTCTTTTCATTGTGTGCCAAAACGCCAAATGCAGGATGACGTGGCGTTTGCCGCGAACAACCCCCACGTACAGGGTCACTGCCAATACGCGGGTGCTAGTCACATCTCCGCGTCACGAGCCGAGTGATGCCGAGCGTGCCACGGAACGACTCGCGGCCTCACCGCCGTCGTGGGCGAGCCCGCTTGGCTGGCGGTTGGCGGTGATGGCTGAGGCGGAGTGGTACGCGAAGAGGTTTGGGGGTCGCTTAGCGCGGGGCAAACGCGAGGTGAGCACTCTGCGGCGGGTTGTTGGGCTACCGGCAGGTGCCCAATACCGCGGCGAGGACAGCGACTTCTACCGCACGCTGCGCGTGTACCACCGGTGTCGCCTAGAGGGCATGCCCCACGACGCGGCGAAAGAGGTGGCCGCCGAGGAGATGTGGCTGTTGGACAAGGGGTTCATCGACCAGTACGCGCGGGGGCTCGAAAAGCCAGCGCAGCGGCTGCAGCGTCCGCGGGCGAATGACGGGCGGCGGACGTTCACGTGCCGCCTTGTCGGTGACGGCAATGATACCTACAGATAGGGTGGTGGCTCTACGGGTCGCCGATGTTAGGCGTCGGACGCTGCTCGCGCAGGAGGAGCGGCGGGCGGCACAACGGGCGTTCGACGGTCTCGGCGCAGCCATCCGATGGCGCGGACCGCTGGATGAGTTCTACGCGTGGCGTGACGAGATGCGACCGGTGGTCGCAAAGCGGATCGATGATCTGGATGCCCGACTCCGCCGCATCAACCGCATTGAAGCCGCTTGGCTATCCAAGGTGGCGGCCCGGCCCGCGGCTGGACCGCCCGCCGCATGCGCCACCGCGTCGTTGCCGGAAAAGGACATCCATCCAGACGTCACAGCGGTCGTCGAGCGATTGAACCGGACCACCGCGTTGCACGCGGTCCTATCCACCGTCACGACCGAGCAGCGTCGGGCCGTGTGCGAGTATGCCGCTGAGGTGTGTGAGTCGCAGGGCGCGGACCTCCCCGACGACTTGTGCGAGCGCGACGAGTACCGGCGCGGCCAGAAGCGTGCTGCGCTCGACTGCGCCACGATGATGCGGCGGCTTGCAGAACCGAGACGGCCATGAGTGGAGAGTGTCCCAATGCTTGAGGTAACCGTCCGCCTCAACCCTCGGGGTGGTGGCCCGCGCGTGGCGGTGATCACCATCACGAACGACGAGACGGGCACCGAGGCTATCGGGAACTACGACGTCGTGGTGGACGCCGTGCCTCCGAGGCGAGCGCGGCTTGAGGGGTTCCGGCGTGCTCGTGGCCACGTGGCCCTGCTACACGCTGCGCTTGGGGCGGTGTTCGACGTCGAGTAGAGCTGCCAGGCGGTGTATCGGCGTACTCTGGCCAGGCCAGGAAGCCCGGTCGCGGCAGGCCGTCGAGCCCCATCATTGCTTGTGCCGCCCTTACGTGTGATGCGAAGGGGCCAGCCTTGCACACCTCCTCCGTCGAGGCAAACCAGACCAATTTGCGCTTCATATCTGTCTCTCGCTTTCCGGTCGTCCGCCGTTCCTGTTGCATAAAGCGTGCCATTATCGTGGTGCTCCATGGCACAGCGCATGCAGTAGTGGAGTGCCATGGTTGACTGTCAAACATGCGGGGCGTGCTGCGCTTCCCTTGTGCATGACGCGGAGGGGATCCCGTCTCTATCATCCAAGGACCTCGCGCGCATGAGCACGCGCACCGTCCGTCTTTATGTCCACCGCGACAGCGCGGTCCACACGACGTGGAAGCGGCAGCGTGGCGGCCCGCTTGCGGGTTTGCGCGTCTGTGTGTGCAGCGCGCTGTCGGGCTCGCTCATGCACCGTGTGCGGTGCATCATCTACGAGGAGCGACCCGACGTGTGCCGCGAATTCGTCCCAGGCGGGCCAGCGTGTTTGGCCGCCCGCGAAGACGTGTGTGAGGTGCTTGCCGTGGTCTAGGAGCCATGCCCACCGCCCCCGACAGCCTTTGTCTCACCAGCGGTGAGAGTCACCACTGCCCGTAGCGCCGCAACCCATCGCCGTGGCAGTTTGCCGAGTTTGTCGGTGCGAGCGTTGGGGTTGTCGTCGAGCATGTCGGCGCAGAATTGGGCCAGGCTGTCCTTGAGGTGGTTGATTGCGTCGGCCGCGTCCGCCCGCCCCACAGCCCCACACCTCCACCTCGGGCCACGACGCCACCACCTCGTCGTCGTGGAATTCAAGCACCACCACGAGCGGCACCCGCAGTGCGAACCGCTCGGACCCAAGGTCCACGATGGTTGTGGCCACGACAGACGCGGGCATGCCGCGGGGGCCAAGAATGGCGTTCAGCGTCGCGCGGCCCTCGGGGGTGCTGTCGGGATGGGTCCGCAACCACGCTATGTCTTGTCGCAACTTGTCTAGCCACTCCTTTCTGGCGCGGTCTTCCGTGGCGCTGCCAGCGGCGAAACTCCCCGAACTAAACGTGAGCGGGCCATTGAGCCAACGTTTCACGACGTCTACGACACCGTCGGTGTAACTAGTCGTTTTAGTGGTCATTGGCGTTCCTCGGGTGGTGTGATGGCGGGCTGCTCAAGTCGGCGCAGGCGCTTTGCCATGGCGCTCGCTTCGTGGTCTTCCAAAGAAGCCGCGAGCATATCGCCAGCGAGCGCGTACCGCTCGGCTTCTCGGCGTTTGCTGGCGACATCCGCCCATGAATCGGTGCTGTGCTTGGGGTTGCTCGGCGGTTGCGACACAACCACTCATCTATGCACGGACCGTGCCAATTACTGGGCGTGGCCCCTTGGCGGTGTGATCTTGGCGGGCGGCGCTCCAAGGCGCTCATCGGCGTCGCCAAGACCCCCGAGTCGCGTGGCTTCAGCGATGACCCACTCGAGATCCTCTTGGGTGTCGGGGATGTCGGCGATCCAGTCCAGGCTGTTGGCCCAGCGGTCGAACTCCGGCTCCCACCCAATATGGATGCTTTCCCAACTGTACCGCAGGCGCAGGTCGCCGATGGTGGCATACCCCCACTCTCCACCCCCGACGTCATGGGCGTCGTGGATGGAGCCCGTGATGGTGGCGCCCAGCGCTTCAAGCCACGTCTCAAGCATCGGTCGACGCTCCCTCGCCTTGCTCAATCTCGATGGTGACCTTCACCCGACGACATGCGAGTGCGGCTATCACGCGCACGTCGTCGATGTCCATGCGAGCGGTAAGACGTGTTCGCCCATCCGTCCCTGTCATCACGGCGTCGACAACGTCGTCGTTTACGATTAGCCAGTCGAGCACGCCGTGCAGCACGATGGGGCGAGGGGTCGCAGTAAGCGCAGCGATGCCAAGAGGGGTGATGCGCGCCTCGGGGCACTTGCCCCTGTTGTAGCGAACCAGCCCCACGTCAGCGAGCATGGCGAGGGTGAGGGCGACACGGAGCTCCCGCGTGTCGAGCACCTGCGCGAGCGCATCGACGCTGCTGCCACGGTCGCCCATCCAGGCAAGGGTTTCAAGCACGGGGCGCATGTCATCATAGGGCCGCGTCATGACGGACACTCCCCCATCGTTGCCAGCCACGCCTCTCGGCGCCGCAGCGCTTCGCGCCCCTCTGCCGTGACATGATCCTCGTGGTCAAGCCAGCCCCACCGGCGTACGACAACGAGGACCTTGGCGTGTCCGCCTGCCGCAACACGCCCACGCAGTCCGGTGTCAAGCGGTTGCCCAGCGAGTGAGCAGTGAAGCACAGCCGCTTGCGCGGGGGTGGGGACACCACACGGGGGGCGCAGGAGCCGGTAGCGAAGGGGGCGGGGGTTACGCCTCACGATGTGCCCTCCCGCGAGCGCAGTTCGTCGGCGGCCGCGTCCGTACGAGCTGAGGCGGGGTCGGGGGGCGCTGTGTCGTGTGCCATCTTTATCTCCTGCAGTAACACGAAGCACGTATCGTGCCAATCATGTCTCCCCGCCCTGGTGGCGCCCTACGGGACGACATGGGGCGCCATATGGCGCCCCCAGGGCGCGCATATTGTGCGCTACGTTTCGGAAATATTTACGTGGCCCTGATTCTGGCGTGTTGGCAGCATGTTTGCATGTGTCGTCCGTGGCTTGGATGACGCGCCCCGTGACGGTTCACGTAAGTTTTGCGGGGGAAACGGGGGTACTCCCGCCGGTGGCGTCGACCGGGCCCTCGTGGTACAGTCGGTGGCACACCCATGGCCCAGTTCGCACTGCTCCCGGATGGTCAAATCGACGATCGTGTGCGCCTCGTTCTCGGCAACGACGACGTGCACATTTTCGAGTCGTACGAGGTGCGGCAAGCGTACTTCACCGCCCCGTGCTCGTTCGCGTGCCGCCTGGGCAGTGGCGAGGTAACTCGCGCCATCACCACGCGCTACGTGCCTGGGACCAAGTACATTGTGCGTGTGGGGACGGTGGCCCAGCAGTCCGGCCGCGTTGATGGGTACGCCCCCAACGACAGCGCCGGCGCGACCGAGGTCAACATCCGGGGCCGCGACTGGCTCGCGGCTCTCCACGATGACCAGATCACGGCCGACCAGTCCTTCGGCAACGCCACCTACGTCGAGTTGGTCGGCCGGGTTCTCCAACTGGTCGGCGTGTCCGAGTTCACCATCTTCGGCGACAACACGGCGAACAGGGGGGCACGCGCGGGAGTGCGGGGAGGTGGCTTCCGGCTGGTCTACACCCCCAGCGAGGCGACGAAGCAAGAGTTGGCGCGACTACTCGCCGAGCAGCGAGTAGCCATCGCGGCGAATTCGTCAGCGTTTTACGTGCCCGTCAACCCTGGGGACAAGCCCGCTGCGGTGCGGCTTGGCGTGACGGTGGTGGAAGCGGTGACTGCGGAAAATTCCAAAATCGAGATCATCAACCCACCCGCCAAGCCGCCACAGGCGAAACCGTTGCAGGCAAAGGCGGGTGGGCGGTGGTGGGACTTCCTCAAGAAAGAGCTCGACCGAGCGGGGCTGTTTTTGTTCGCGTCCGGCGAGGAGGGGGTGTTCATCCTCGGGCAGCCGCGGGTGGCGGGGCAGCGCGCTCTCTACCAGCTTATCCGACAGCGAGACGCACCTGCGAACACGGTCAACGTCCTGTCGGCGCGGCATACCAACGACACAGTGAAACGGGCGAGTCACTACGTCGTGCACGGGCGAGGGGGCAAGGGGACCAAGAAAGGGGCGGCCAACGCGCCCGTGCGCGCGAGCTACATCGATGAGGAGATGGTCGAATGGGGCATCGAGCGGCGGCGTGTCGTCAAGGACGCCCATGCGACCAACGACCGACGCGCGGAGTACCTGTGCAAGCGGCTGGCGGCAGAAGACCGGCGGCGTGGGTGGACGCTGAGCTACATCGTCAAGGGGCATACGATGCCCTCGCTGACGAACCCCCAGGAGCGGGTGGTTTGGGCGGTAGACACCATCGTCAACGTGCGCGACGACGAGTTGGGTGTTTTCGGGGACTTTTGGATTGAGGGGGTGGTCTTTCGCGGTGGCTCTGCCGGGACGACAACAGAACTAACGCTCATCCGGCCGGGGGACATCGTGCTCGGCGACCCGGACTTGGAGTCGTGAGCGGTTGACGGGGCCCCCAGAGTGGTTATTGTCGAGCCAACGAAGGAGCGGTCATGGCCACGAAAACATGTGCGACGGCGGCGGCGTTTTGGGGCAGGTCGTTTGTCGTCGGCCAAGAGGTACGGGTCATTCGCGAGGCTGTCGGGGCGCTCGCGCGAGCAAAAACGGCGGTCAGTCCAAGCGACGGGCCGACGCTGCTGACGCTGGACACGGCATCCGAGCACCTCACGCGCGCTGTGCGCGCGTTGGATGAGTTGTACAGCGCCCTCAGTGCGGAGGGGCACGACGCACAGGGCACGGCCGACGCGGCGGCGACCGCCACGTGATGACGCCGGCGATGGTGGCATCCCATCAAAACGCCGTGGTGAACCCGCTCCACGCGCACTTTCGGCCGGACCACCTCGAACATGTGGTCGCCGAGATGCGTGTTAGGGGGGCGCCGGTGCTTCGCGCTCACTTCGACGGTGAGGTGTGGCATGCTCGAGAGGGCACCCACAGGCTACGGGCAGCGCTTCGCCTGGGGCTAGCCCCGATCCTTGTCCCCGTGCCGTGGCGCAAGACCCGGGGCGCGCTGGAGCGTGCGCGCCTTGCGGCGGCGCTCCATGGGCACGTGTTTCCGGTCGTGGAGGTGCGGGCGGCATGACTGACTTGACTATCCACGGCGCGACGCGGCTCGCGGGACTGCCAATCGACCAGGACGCCCGGTCTCTGGTCGCCGCAATAACGCAGAGCGTCCACAGCGGTGGCGACGACGCGGACGGCGTGTTTCTGATCTACACCCACGTGGACGCTCTCTTGAGTCGCGGGGCGTTCGGCGAGGTCGACTGCGCGCTCGACCTTATCGAGGTTTACGCGCTGCCGACGGTGTACCTCCTCGCGCTGCTGTCCATAACGGAACCGGCGCGCGACAAGCTGACAAGCCGAGCCGCGTTCGCGCGCAAGGTGCGATCGTGCATCGCCAAGACCGAGCCGGGGCAAGTCGACGACTTGCTGTACGGGATCGAGTAGGTGAGCCATGAGACGAAGGCGGAAATACGAGTGGAACGTTGAGGTGGTGCCCCCCGACACATCGGCCGTCCAATCCGGGGCGGTGTGGGGCGTCGTGGTGCGAATTGGTGAGGATACCATCCCGCTCGAGATGCAGTCCACAGAGGCCGACGCCAATGCTTTGCGCGTCCATGCCACGATCTCAGTCGGTGATCTGATCGATGCGGCGGTGCGAGCGGAGCGGCGGGCCCGCGCGAAGGAGGCGTCCCGATGAGCGGAGCGATGATCGAGCGGCACGTTTTGGAAGCAGCGGCACAGGCCGGATTTGAGGCCACACGCGTGCTTTTTGACCTCACTGACGGTCAAGGTCGGCCACGGTGGAGCGAAGCCAGCGACGACCTGCAAAGTGGCGCGATTTTTTTGGCACAGTCCGTGCTAGAAACCGACTCGTCGAGCGGCGCTCACGACGCGGAATGCACTAAACTTCGCAACGACGGGTGGCGCTGGGGTCCTGTGTGGGATGGGGTGGCGAAGTTGTCGCCTTCGTTGGTGCCATATGCCGACTTGCTAGCGGACCGCCGCGCAGCAGGCGAGTTGTTCCGCAACGTCGTGGTGGCGTTTGTGGCGGCGTGGACCGCCGCCACCGAGGTGCCGGCATGACCACGGACTTCCTCGCCGGTCGCACCACGCTGCGCTACTACCTCGACACTGAGTTCTACGAGGACGGCCGCACCATCGACCTCATCAGCCTAGGCATTGTCTGTGAGGACGGCCGAGAACTGTACGCCGTCAGCCTGGACGCGGACCTCGGCCGGGTCAGCGAGTGGGTGAAGCGGCATGTGCTCACACAACTCCCACCGCCGGGGGATGCTGCCTGGATGACCCGAACGGCCATGCGCGCCGCCGTGACCGCATTCACGAACGTGGGGCGACCAGAGGTGTGGGGGTACTACGCCGACTACGATTGGGTGGTGCTGTGCCAGCTCTTTGGTACGATGATGGACCTCCCCGATCACCTTCCGCGTTACTGCATGGACCTCAAGCAACTCGCGGTGTCGCTTGGTGACCCCCAACTCCCACAGCAAGAGGCGGGTGAGCACAACGCGCTCGAGGATGCGCGGTGGAACAGGCGGACCCACGCATTCCTCGGTCGATTGGCGAAGGGAAGGGGCCGATGAGCACCAGTGCGGCGTGCGGCGCGGGCAACCCTGACGTCGTGGCATTCACTCGCGCCGAAGCCGACATGCTCCGGGAGCTACTGCGCTACACGCCGACGTTTAGCGAGGAGGGTGTCGAGTGGGCCAAGGGGGAGATCCAGGCAAAGTTGGTGGCGTTTCTGGAAGAACAGCCCCGCACGACCGTGGTCGACGATGGGCCGCTAAGCACCGACGAGGGGCGGCGAGACATTACCACCGCCAGCCGCCGGATTCTGTCACTGGACGCCGACGGCGACGCTGCCCCCCCGACCGAGGGCACATGGCGCCGAGCCACGGACTTCCTGGTGACGCTAGCGAGCGCAGTGGGTGACCCCATCCACCGGCTAGGGAAGCCGCGGATTTGGCGCGGGCCCGATCGCTCCATCGATCTCTACTGGGAAACGGGGGAGACCCAGCTAGTATTCAATGTCTCCGCCGCCGGCGAGGCGACCTACTACGGGTCCGGGCCGACCTGGACAATCAAGGGCATGACGCGCGTCGGTCTCGTCGATGTTGACGCCGGCCTCCTGGAGGCAGTGCGCGGTTTAGCGGAGGGTGCGCGATGACCCTCGCGTGGGAAGCGCCGGCGCTGTGTCGCACGACCGTGGTCGATGGGGACGGGCTGCTCGGCATCCGGCCGGAGTTCTTCGGCGCCCCCCCCGACGTGGTGGGTGGCGAGGGTGGCGGGCTCGACATGACGGCGATGTTCCCGACGGGCATCATCGCGCGACCCCGCGACCCCGACGTCGACACGGATGGCAACCCGTCCGCCGGCGCAGCGGTGGTGTATGGGTACTCCGGCGACGCCGGCTATGCCGCTCCGCAGTTTGACTGGCGGCTCATCGGCGCTTTCCCGATGCCCGACAAGGGCGGAACGGTGCTGGTCGGCGACGCGGGGCCCACAGGCGTCGCCTGGCTTGCTCTGCGGGGCGAGGACGGCGTGGCCGAGGTTGTGGTGCCTGACGGCGCATCGATTCGTTTACGGGCCCCCAGCGGCCGAACGCTGACCGTCAGCGCGGCGGGCATCGACATGATCGGAGCCGTGCAGGCTGGGGTGCCATCCGGCGACGACCCAGGGTCAAACCCCGCGGCGGTGGCGATTGCGGCGGGGCCGCTCACCGACTTCCTTGCCAAGGAAGAGGCGTGGGCGGTGCAGGTGGATGTCCAGGTGGCGGCGGTGAGCGCGGCGCTTGGCATACCGATCACGCCGGTATACGCGGCGGCTATCACCCAACGCTCGACGGCGGCTGGCACGGTAGCATCGCCATACCCAGCGGGCATGGCGGCGACGCGGCTGAACGCGCGCTGAGGCGGTTAGCCTGTCAGTGCTCATCCCGGCGACCTTTCCTCCAAGTGCGAGAGCGGAGTCTCACTGCGATTGGGTGCATTGGCGAAGGACGTGTAAGGCGGCCTCGAGGCGCGTGACCCTTGCTCTGAGACGTGAGCACTCGTCGAGGGTCCTGTCGACGCGCTCAGCCACCGATTCACCGACACGCGCGCGATACCCGTGCTGTGTCAGAGTTTGTGCGATCGATGCAAGCTGATCCGTCGAGGATGGCGCGGTCTCGTCGCCTGAGACCGTTGGCCCGCAGCGATTGACCGCCAACCGCGCCACGGCGGTCACCGCATCGTCGGCCGCCTTTCTTGCAGTGGCCATGGCGTCGAGGGCGCCACGGACTCCAGGGTCGTGGTGCTGCTGCTCGCGCGGTGCGCTGGCCCAGGCGAGCGAGTACGCGATGCGGGAATCAATGATGCGCTCGAAGCACGCTCGCGCGGCGGCGCGAGCGGCCACGAGGCGTGGCGCAAGTGCCGCCTGGAGGTACTTCCGTAGTGCGGCTGATGCGGCAGTCAGAATCGTCTGAGGGATTGTGCCACTCGGGTCCACGACATCCTCGCCGGTCCACGCTGCCTTGGGCACCAACTCCGTCCAAGGCGCCCCCGGCGCGGCGTACTCGATGCAGTTGAACTCGTCGACGATGAGTTGCGCCCCCTCGAGGACGACAAGCAGCCGGTCGGCATTGCTGTCGTCACCAACCTCTAGCACGGATACTGTCACGGTCATAACACCCTCACGCGGTTGTCGGTCTCATCATCGAGCAACGCCGGCATCCTCAACCAACTCCTCCCACCGCTTCCGCGCCGCTTCGTTGATGGCGGTCGCGAAATCAGGGATATCGTCCTCTGGCACCAGGTCCGGAACGAGGGGCTGCGCCTCGATCCACGTCGACTGCCAGGACCCGGTCGGGAACGGATGAGCGGCCACGGCCTCGCGCTCCGCCCATGCCGCGCCCAGGTCACTTGGGCCCTGCCATAGCACAGCCAGCTTGATGGCATCCATGAACGCCGCCGATGCCGCTCGCTGGGCTGGGGTCGCGGCGAGGACGTCGAGCAGACCTTGCGGTTCCGCGGAAGGGACGTGCATATCGATTGCGGTACCGACCGACGCCGAAATCCGCCAGAGCCACTCTGGCTGGACCATCGCGTCGAACGCATCCTCCAGTGAACCATGGATAATTTCCGCCAACTCGGGGAGCCCATCCAACAACTCAGCGATTTGCTCCTTCGTCGGAAAGTCACCCAGAATCGCGGGACCGTCGACGGTCATGTAAGCGGGGCGAAACGACGGGTCTGGCAGCAGGCGGGCGTAGACGAACACCTCGCCGTCGACGGCGAGGGAGGGGTCGGTCAGGGCTCGGACAGGTGTGGTCATGGTGGTCTCTTATTGCACGATGCGTGCCCGCTCGGCATACACTGCCCGGGCTCTGGTGCGCTGCTCTTCGAGCGCCCGGATGATCGGCGCGACCGTCTTGCGGACCAAGGCGTTCTGCCACCACGCCCCCTTCCAGTGGCCGCGCCGCTGGAGAAAGAATACGCCGTCGCACCATCGGATGCGCCGCCCTTCCTCCATCTCGTAGATTTCCCACTCGAGGCGTGCGGCGTTGTGGTTGGCGCCCCAGACGAAGCCCCCGGCACGGAGCGCCGCCGACATCTGAGCGGCGGCGTTGGAGCGCGGCGTTGGACCAAGCCCTTGTTCGCAGCGCTTGCGTGCGACCGCGAGCCGCTCGTCGCGACGCGATGTCGCCTCGCGCTTCGGCCTCGCGGGCCTGCTCTTGTATGCGGTGGGTGACCGCCTGACGTTCCTGGAGTGCGTAGTCGTTCATCATGGTCAGTCTCAACCTCAGCAGGCAAACGCTTCACCATAGCCACGGACGGCGCAGCCGTCGCCCATGACGACGGCGGTGAAGAACTCTTCGATTTCTTCGACGGAGTAGCCAGCGGCCTCGACGCAGAACTCGACGGAGTAGCCGCTGATGCCCCCGCGGTTGACATCGAAGTCACCGACCGTCTCCAGCCCGAGGCTGTTGATGATGCTCACCACCGTGTCCCCGGCGTCAAAGCTGGTTTCGGCTTCTACGGTCACGGTCATCGATACGGCGGTCTTGGCGGCGGCGTTCATATCAGACGACACTTGCACGCTCCGTGCCACCGGCGTGGTGCCTGGATCATGCCAGCGCGCGCCGTGTGTTCAGCCTGGTTCTTCTGGACCATCGGCCCCTCAGCGCACCGTTTGCACGTCGACTTTGGCGAGTTGGTGAAGTTGGCCACTCCGCTGCCTGCGATCTAGCACTCAAGTGGCTGCCATCAGGTGCCGGTAAATTCTGCCGGCCAAACGCAAAACGTGCGCCTTAGTCCCCGCCGTGACCGTGCCCCCAGAGGTTGCCGTGTCGCGAGTCCTCGCTGCCGTAGCCGTCATCATCCAAGTCGGGTAGCGGCATAGCCATCGCGCGGGCGGCGAACTCGGCGGGGGTTATCATGGCCCGAAGAGCATCGGCCGCTTTGCGCTCCTCGGCGGCGAAGTCCTCTCTGGTGGCCACTACGGCCAAGTGCCCGGCGCCGATGGCGTTCATGGCCACCGCCTCGAGGATGCCAAGAAACCGGTCGCAACAGTCACGCACGGGGTCACGCCGTCTACCCCACGGCTTCGGTAGCGCCTTAATGAAGGCTCGCACCACGGGGATAGCCGCCCGGGCGCTCAACTCATTGTCGATCGGGCCCGGGACAGCGCACCCAAGGCGCTCGATGTATTGGCGGCCGATCTCGGCGAGTCGTGGTGCAAACGCTGCCATGAGGCTGCGGCTGTGGCCGTCGACCCAGTGCGCCAGCCAGCGCATGTGGGACAGGTCGGTGCACTCGCGCCACACCGTCGCGGCGTCGCGGTCTCCAACCCACGTCCACAACGTGCCGTCTGCGCCGTGCGCCCGAAGAAAGTTGGCGAAGTTCACGCTGAACTCGGGTCGAATGTTCATGATGGGATGATTCTGGAGCGAGTGTCGGTTGGCGCCGTCCCGAAACGATCGAACCAGCCTCGGAACCACACCCCATTGGGGAGACGAGCGTGGTGACGCTGGATGAAGCGCTGAACCTGCAGGCGGTCAAGCTGTGGATGACACTTGAGCATGTAGTACGGGGTGCGGTGGAACCAATCCAAGATCAGCCCAAGCTTCTGGACATGCGGCTCCAACTCGCAGAGACCCCGGGTGCACTCTGCGATCCACGGCTCGAATGATGTCGTGGTTAGGCCGTAAACCTCAAACACGGCGATGCCCTTACCGGAGTTGAAGAGAAGTTCAGAGTCAGCGGCGGTGCTTGCCATGGTCGACCGGCGCATGCACACGCCGTGCCACCTGTGGGGGCGTGGTGTTCAGTGTTGGCTGTGGCGTTATGCCACGGATTTGTTCCAGGGTCGCGCGCCGACAGCCACTTGAGTGCTGGTTCTGCGACGTGTGGCGGTCTGCCACACCGTGGCAACATGCCACTCCCCGCCGGCGCGGCTAAGTGCTCGAAATCATTGACGCGACGTGGATCAGCACCGATCCACACACGTAAGGCAACACACGGCCAGCGCGCCGCGGGGCTACCACACCACGATGGCACGGACAGTGCAAGACAAGGCCATATAAGAAGGGAGCGCTACGATGATTTTACGCGTTGTCGCCGAGCTGGGGACGGAGGAGATAGGCGACGAGGGACCGACCGGACGGGTCCGGGTCGTGCTTGTTGCAGAACTCAGGGATTTTGGAGAGAACCCGCTAGGGCGAGCGACGACGGTGCGCGGTGTGGCCCGTGTGCAGCGCCGGTGGCGCATCCCGACGCGATGGCGCGTGATCCGGGAGGGACGCGCCCTCAAGCCAGGTGAAACCGTGATGGCGATGATCTGACCGCTGTTCACCGCCCCCCGGATTTAGCGCGTCGGTCCCAGTATGCCACTCTCGCGCCCCCACCTCACCCAATCAGCAGCGGTTTCGCGGACGTTGCCGGCATGCTCTGGCAGCACGGGGTCGGCGCCGGTAATGGCCTGCAGCGCTGGCCCCCACAGCGTCGGCTCACGCTCCATGTCATCGAGAACCCACGGGAGCGCGAGTACTCCCATCGCGATGATCGCTTGGTATGCTGGGTGCTCCACGATTTCCGAAAGCGATGATGTGGCGGCCGTGTCGCGGCGCCAGCGTGCTGCCAAGACGTCGAACACTCTCCCCGCGACCTCGTGTGCCGAGGCATAGGCGCGGTCGGGCAGACGCCGCTCGCTCATCTCGACTGCGATCTCCAATAGACGCCGCTCGACACCGCGGAGGTCGTCGTTTCCTTCCATGCGGTACTTGCGGGCGTACCCCATCCCGTCGAGGACCTCTTCATACAACTCGCGCCGGGAGTCGAGGCCGTCACTAGGACGTAAGGGGGTGCCGTACCGTTTGAGGCCCAGCGCCGCCCGCGCGTCGATGTCCCGGGCGAGTATCGGGTGCTCCGGCCGCACCTCCGCGCTGAGGATGGCCATGATGTCTGTGGCGGCAGACAACGCTGGTGGCGCATGGTCGCTCGGCTTGGCAGCACCGCTGACACGCACACGGACGGTGTCCCCGGTCGCATCGACAGCGGCGTCCCATGGCGAATCATCACCGGTGGGCGGGGGACCAGGTTCCCGTTTCGGTGTACCATAGAGGTAGTGGTCCACGTTGGCGGCGAGGTCGGTTGGCACCTTGGCCCACTCTTCGTCGGGCACCTCGCGCGCGAGTGCCTCCGCGATCTCTAAGAGCGACGGCGCCGCCGGGTCGAAAGGGATATCGTCGAGCCACGAACCGGCGTGATACTTCGCGTCTATAGGGCGGTCGAGCCCAGACGTCTCGCCGGTGTAGAGGTAACCCACGCCGTCCATGGTTACCCCACGTCTGTGACGAAGTGCCACCCGGGCTCGTGGCCGTAGATCCCCAGCGACTCGGCCGCGGCGGTAACCGCGGCCGAGTCGTCGGTCGTCGGCACTCGACGAGGCGGCTGGGCATCCTCGCCGGAGCCCCACGCCATCGCCGTGCCGATGACCTGGAGCCCATAGTAACGGTGCATCGCATCGCCGTACTGCTCGACGGTCACCGTCGGGTGCCCGGAAAGCGGCACCCCACTCCCCTCGCGCTGCCATATTAGAAAGAGGGGGTCGGCGTCCCGGTTTGACTCCGGGATGAACACCCCAAAGGTCACTGTAGCCGTGTAGATGAGTCCCATGCCACGGCGGCATGCAAGCGCCGCGCCACCCCACGTTTAGGGCGGCAGTGGCACGGGTGTGCTATAGACCCCCCGATGCCCGTCGACGCCAACGACCAGGAGGACTTCCATGGGGGCCGGTGAGTACCCTTGCGGCTTCGGCCCGTGCGGGCTGGACCCGCTCCCCACGGGCTCGACGCCCCGGTCGCTGTCGCCCCCGGTCGCCCTGCTGTTTGACGGCGCGACCCGAGACTTCCCGCTCAACCCGGACACCGGGCGCTACTATGGTGTGACCCCCGTAGCGCAGAAAGTCGAGCTGGCGCTGCTCATCGCGTTGAAGGCGTTGCGCGCGGCGCCGGCCGTGGGGATATCGTTCGAGGATGTTGTGCCCGTCGAGGGCGACAAATTCCAGGCCGACGTGGAAGCCGCGGTGCGTACGGCGCTCGCGCCGATGCTCAAGGCCGACGAGATCGAGCTCATCTCGATCGTGGCAGCGTCGCCGGTGCGGGGGGGCATCCGGGCTGCGGTGACGTTCAAAGACCTCACCGATCCTGTTGCTCCCGCCTACACACGTTACCTATCACCCCCGACATGAGCGAAGGGGACGTCCATGGCTGACTCGTTTCCCACCGAGATCGTCACCTACACGCGGGAACAGGTGCTCGAGAAGTACGCACGGGACTACCAGTTCCGCCAGCCGCTCGCGGACGTGGGGCCCGGGACACAGCCGGCTATCGACGCGGCTGTGTGCGCCGACGCACTCGCGGTCCTGCACGCCGACGCTGTAGTGATAGGCAACAACACCAAGGACGAGACGAGCACCGACCAGGCCGTTGACGATGCCCTCCGTGTTGCAGGGGTGCCCCCCCGCCTGCCGGCCACTGGCGCGGTGGGGTACGTGACCATTACTGCGTCGGTGGGCGGAGTGAACATCATCGCCGGGAGCGAAATCAAGACAAAGGCCACTCCGAAGCGCTACCAGTCGTTCGTGACGGGGCTGTACCAGAACGGCGATCAGGTGTTGATCGGCGGCATCGACACGGGGCCGTCGACCAACCAGGACGCCGGCACGGTGATGGTGTGGACCTCCCCGCCACCCGGGCTCGCCACGGAGGCCGTGGTGTGGGAGGCGAGCGACGGCACGGGGCTCACAGGGGGGCGACTCGAGGAAAGCGACGCTGAGGCCATCGCGCGACTGATCGCGACCCGGGCCAACCCGCCGGCGAGCGGCAACGAGGCGGCGTACATCAAGGAGACCGAGGCTACGCCGGGGCTGGCAATTCAGAAGGCGCTTGCCTACCCCGCCTCGCCGGCGGGGCCGGGGAACATGAGCGTCGCCTTCCTGTTGCGGCCGGCGACGCCCGGGGCGAATCGGCTCCCGAGTGGGGCGCAGCGTGCCCTGGTGGCGGCCAACCTCGCCGCGGTGTTTCCCGGGGATGACGGGATCTTTGTCCTGGATGTCGTCGGTGAGCCGTTGGACATCCACTTCGGCGTGGCATGGAGAGAGTCCGCCGTGGGTTGGGCGGACAAGACCCCGTGGCCCCCGTACATCTCCGGCGACCCGGTGGTGGTGAAGACGGGGACGTCGCCGACGGCGTTGGTGGTGCGAGTCATCACCGGGACCGCAACGACGTCGCCGCAGACGGGGCAGACGGTAGCGTTTTGGAACGGGTCGACGGGGGTGTTTGTACCAAAGCGGATCGCCTCGTTTGTGACGCACGTCGCGGACCAGGAGTGGACTCTCACATTCGACACGTCCAATGCGGCGAGCGACACAACGTACGTGCCGTTCTTGGGGCAGACGGTGATGCCCTACTCCGAGAGCCTCGATGACGTCGTGAGCGCGGTGATTGCGCACATCGACGGCATGGGGCCGGGGGAGGTCGTGGCGGTGTTTCCGGACCCAGGATTGAGGCAACGCCGTACGCCTCGAAGCCCGGCGGAGTGGCCCCACGACTTGACCAACCGGGTGCTGACTGGGGTACTCGCGGTCGGGTCGATCGCCGACGCCGAGTTGCTGTACCCGTCGGTGCCTTACCCCGTGCCTGTGGGCACCCCAGGCGTGCTCGTGTACCTGTTTGAGCTGCGCGACTTGGCCCTGTTCGAGCAGTAATCGGAGACGACGAACGACATGACAACACCGACCGAGAACACGCTGGCCCTTGTCCCCCCGCGCCGGCCGACGGAGGACGACTTCGGGGGCGCCGCCAAAGAGAACGACGCGCAGTTTCCCCCCAACGCGCTCACCATGCCCACCGCAGAAGAGTGGAACGAGAAGGTTCGCATGCTCGCCGCGGCGTGGCGTGTGACTCCCGTGGCTGTGGTGCCGGTGACGTTCATCGCGGGTGCGCCGACGGTGGGCACACCCCAGTGCGGCAACCCGGCGCTGACATCGGCCACGTTCACGCCCACGGATGTTGGACCGGGGGAGACGACGATCGCGTGGCCGGCGGGGACATTCCCCTCGGCGACCGTGCCGCCCAAGGCGTTCATCGACGCTGTGGCGGGGATCTGGTTTGCGCCGATCGTGGTGCCGGGCGTTGACTCGGTGACGATCAAGACATACGATTCGACATCGACTCCGGGCGACGCTGACTTCACCCTGTTCATCTTCTGACCGTGGCGCTGGCGCCACGGCGTGGTTATGGTGACCGGCATGGTGAGGCTCTTTTCGACGGCAGTCTTCTATGATGGAGTATTTCGTGTGATCGACGTCAGCTTCAGCCCCGAAGAGCGTCAAAGTTATGCGGCCGGGTTGTGTGACGCGGCGGCACATCTGGGGCACCGGGCGACGACATATTCCCTGCCGGACGAGGTGGAAGAGATGCGGCGAGTCGAGGGTGACGGGGCGGCCACGGCGCTTGAGGCGTGGGCGAATTGTTACAGGCCCGGTGCGTCGCCATGACGCCGCTGGGTACTCGACACCACGTTAGGGCTGACACTGTGGTCGCCACGTTCTACGAAGGCGTGTTTCTTGGACTCCACGTGGCCGACAGCGAGGAAGATGCGGTGGGGTACGCTGACGGCGTGAATGCCACTGTCATGGCGCTCGGCGTCGATGGTGGCGGTTATGTGATGCCGAGCGACGGTGACGCCATGAAGCGAGTCGAACCGCAAGCATGGGTCGCGCTCGAGGCGTATCAGCGCAGGTACGGTACATGAAAGCGTCGGTTGACGCCCTGCACGCACATGTCGTGGCGCCGGTGTGCCCCGAAGGGGTGTTCCACCGGTTCAGCGCGTCATTGTCGTCTGGCATGATGATGGCATCATGCCTCGCCGCCAGCGGTGCGTCGTGGCCGTACCTGCGCTACCTGGTGGACATGGCACGGCGGCGGGCTGAGGAACGCGCTGAGCAACTCGTGGTTGAGCGAGCCATGGCGACCGGACCTGCCACTGCCGTGTTCGGTGCGGAGGTTGACGCAGGTGCGCCTTCCGATCAGCGCAGCGATGGGTCGAGCACGCCGGAAGCCGATCTCCGTGCCATTTGCCGGCTGGCGACCGGGCGACGTCCGGCTGGCAACCGAGCGAAGAGGCGGCGGATGGCATCACCACGCTACCGGCGGCGGATGGGATGGGCGCGGTGGTGAAGGAGAAGCGCGATTTCGCGCCATTCCCATGCGCTGAATGCGGTCACGACGTCGTGTTGGCTCCCGGGCGATATCGAACGCGTGAATGCACGCCGGGGCAGCCTTTGCCAATTCCTGATGACTTCTTGTTGCCCACTTGCACAGCCTGTGGCGAGGTACACATGACCCTGGATATTTCGGAAGCGCTTGATCAACATCTTGGTGTGGTGGGAGCGCCGCCGTCGTGACCACCACCGACCGAACCTGCCTATCGTACTGGTTCCCCTTGCTGCAGGCCACAGGTGCGCGGGTGCCTCGCACCACCATCGTGACCACCACGTTGCCGCTCTACATGATCCCCTACGGCGAGGGGGTGCCGGGGTACGTGCGGTTCCGCGACGAGGTGCGCGCGGCGTGCGACGCGATGGGATATCCGTGCTTCTTGCGCACCGGGTACGGGTCGGGAAAGCACGCGTGGCGAGACACGTGCTACATCGAGGGCCCCGACAAGCTCGACCGGCACATCTACGAGCTGCTCGAGTGGAGCGGTACGGTCGACTTGGTGGGACTGCCCGTCAACGTTTGGGCGGTGCGCGAGTTCCTCCGACTGCGCGCCGGGTTCACCGCCTTCCGGAGCATGCCCGTGGCGACAGAGTACCGTTTCTTTTGCGACGGGGGGCGGGTGGTGTGCTCTCACCCCTACTGGCCTCCCGAGTCGATTCGTGGGCCATCCTGCGCCGACTGGCGGGCCGTCCTCGCGGCGCAGAGCGTGATGCCGCCCCCCGGCGATTTGGGGCGCGAGGTCGCGAGGGTGGCGGATGCATTCGCCGCGCCCGGGTATTGGTCGATGGACTGGGCGCTGACCGTGGGCGGGGAGTGGTACGCGATCGACATGGCGGACGGTGCGCGGTCGTTTCACTGGCCTGGGTGCGGTGTGCCCCGGCGAGTCGCGCGGGCGGAGTAAGCGAATGAGTGAGAAATTCAACAGCGGGCGGGGCGCGGTCATCTGCGATGGGTGCCGCACCATGTTGTTGGCGGACCGGCTGCCTGGTGGCGGGTTCGCCCGGGTCATCAAGCCCGTGCTCATCGCGGCGCGCAATCCCGATGAGCCAGACATGTGGCTGTCGCAGGTCGACTTTTGCTCAGCCGCGTGTGCCCACGCCTATTGTCAAAGCGAGGACTGTGAGCCGGCGGAGAGACCTGCCATCTGCCTCGCTCTTGCCGGCTACTACGAGGGCATCAAGGAAGCGGCGCGTGACTGACAAGAGCCACGCCGAGCGGATCGCTGCCGTGCTCGACGGTCGAGCACGGCACGCCGTGCTTTGCGCTCGCGTGGAAGCCATCGAGCCACTGCTCCCCGATGGGTGCGCCTCGCTCATGCCCACCGACGATTGATGTGAGGGCGACCGCGCGCCGTCGCGCCTCGGCCGAGGCGCGACGGTCGGCAGCTACGCCTGCTGTAGCGGGCGCGGCCCGTCTCTTGCTTTTCTCGCGCGCATGGGAGACGGCCGCCGGTTCACCGAATACGCAGCGTACATCCACCGCAACTTCCCCCGCGCTCGGCTCGTGGCCGACGTCGCGGGCGGTGCTGGCCGCCTCAACGTGGCGCTTTCTCGACTCGGCCACGATGTGACCACGCACGACCCCGCCGCGCCAGCCACGGCCCGAATCCGGGTTGTGCGGGCGCTGTTCACGGTCGATACACCGGGCGACTTCGATCTGATCGTCGGTCTGCATCCGGACGCGGCGACCGATGTGATCGTTGTGGTGGCGTGTGCCCGTCGTGTCCCGTTTGTGGTGGTGCCCTGCTGCGTCTTGCCGACGGCGACGCGATTCGACGGGCCCCGCAACGCTCGCGCATGGATGGCGCACCTCGAGCGCACGGCTGTGCGAGGTGGCATGCGTGTCGAGCGGGGGCGCCTACGCATCACGGGGCAGGCCGACGTGCTCACCGGACGACCCGCTAGGGTCTAGCGGGTCACGTGTGGCCGAAGGATGCCTCGTAGTTTTGCCTTCGCGCTTACCTCGATCTGGCGAATGCGCTCCCGTGACAGCCCCATGATGTTGCCGACCTCGGCGAGGGTCCGCACCTCTTTGCCCCCGGCCTTGTTCGGGTCAAACGGGGTGGGCGCACGGTCGAGGAATCGTAGCACGATGACCTTGCGCTCGGCGGGGCTCAGGCCGTTCAGTGCCGCTCGCACGGCCGCCGCGCGCTCGCTGGCGCTGGCCTGTTCTTCGGGTGTGTCTTGGGCGGTGCCGAGGATGTCGTGCTTGGTCTTGCCTCCTCCGTCATCAAAGGTCGCGACGTCGAGCGAGTCGGCATCACGGTCGCGAAGGTTCCAAGCGTCACGGACGAACCGATAGCTCGGCCTGGTCAACTCGGCTGCATCTTCGGCGGTGGCGGCGCCGCGCCGCTTTGCCGACCGGAGCGCATCCTGCAGGTAGACCGGCACGCGGACTTGTCGCTCGTGATTCTGGATCTCGCGTTGGATCCGATGCCGAACCCAATGAGCAGCGTACGTGCTCAGTTCGATCCCGCGAGAAGGGTCGTACTTGGCGGTCAACGCGTAAGCGAACCCCTGAAGCCCCGCTGCCATGAGGTCGTCGCGGAGGTGGCGCCGCCCGACCAGGAAGCGCTTAACGACCGACGCGACGAAGCCCTTGTGGGCCTTGATGATCGCATCTATCAGGCGGCGGTCCCCTGTCGCCTGAGCTTGTGCGATCAGCGCCCGGCCGGTTTCGCCGCGATAAGGGTTCAACTTATGTACCCCGACGGTAGCGCCCCATGCGTGAGGTGTGCGACTTCGTGGTCGATGACGCTGGGGTTCATGTCGTTTCATCGATGCACACCGCGTGCCACTGTAGCGTGCATCGACTTCGGGCCAGTCCTTCGTTCGACAAGCGGCCGCTCCCGCGCCGGGCAATCGTCACGTCCCCGCCCGCGCACTTCTTGCGTTTAGCCGGCAGAATTTACCGGCACCTGCTGACAGCCGGTTGAGCGCTAGATCGTGCGCGTCGGAGTGGCCAACTTCACCAAGTGGCCAAAATCGGCGCGCAAACGGTGCGTGTTGGGGTGATAGTCCAGGATTGGTGTACCAACAGCGCCGGCCGGACCCCGCGAGATCGCGCGGCAACGCCGTGGTGGCACGCATGCAAGAGGACGCGCCGTTGGCACAGCGCGTGCAAGTGTGTACCCCCATGAAGACGCCCCTCACCAGCACCGACTTCGCCCTCGCCGCCGCGCAACCCCTCACCCTGGCAGACGCGCTGGTCGATGTCGCGGACATCGCGGCGCGACTGGCGCGCTACGACGGGCGACTCGGAGACTGGGCGGGTTCGATTGATGCCGTCGACCACTGGGTGGTCGACGGTTTCCGGACCGCCGTCAAGCTCCTCGCAGCTCGGGTGGCACGGTTCCTGGCGCCGAGCGAGGCGACGGTGGTCGGGTGGGCGCTCGACCACGTGTGCGCGGGCGACGCGTACGCTACGCGCGAGCTCGCCGGGCGGTTCGCATCGGCGGTGGCTCGCAACCGCATGGTGCGCGCGATTGAGGCAAGGCTGGACGCGCCGCGGTGGGGCAAACTGTGCGAGGCGCTAAGGCGCGGGAGCGCCTCGTCGAAGCAGATGGATCTGGCGCGTGATCTCGTCGCGGAGGCGGCGTGACAGCGAAACGCACACACGGTGGCGGCTCTCACCTACCCATCGGGATGCGACGGGTGTGCCCATGACCAGCAGCGCATAACGGCGCCGGGTCGGATGCGCGCCTGCTTGGTGGCACGGTTCGTGCTTAGCTGTGAGCCATGAACATGACCCAAGGAGAGCGGGAATTTTTGGTTGCTGTCGGTATCCACGGCGCTGTGCGCGAGGGGCGGCAGTGGCGCGCCGGCGGCATCGTCATCAGCCGCACAGCCATCGGGCGGCTGATCCGCGGGGGATATCTGACGGGCCACAGGGGAGTGGTGCGCCGCGATCTGACGCAGCTCGGCCGCCGCGCCATCGCCCAGGGGAAGGCACCATCCGTGGGGGTGGAGGTGATCGCACGTGGGCACAACACGACGCTGCGTGGCCGCGTGGCATGCGCCACGACGCATGAAGCACTCCTCGTCCCGAGCGACTCACCGCGACCGTCACCGGACGGTGTCCCGGTGGTGTACGTGGTGCATCGCCCGCACGCGGGTGCCCCGTGGAAGGGCTACATGTCTCCGGTGGGACTCCACATCCGCGGGCCCGGTGCGCGCGTGCTGGATGCCCTTCTCCCGCCTGCGTGGCGTGCTCCACTGACGTCCCGCCCCCACACTGCAGCACGACTCGTCGAGGTGTCCGACCGCCTCGCGTTGATCGGCGCGAGGCCGACCACTGTGGAGGAAAAGGCTGCCGAGGCTGCGCTGCCGTTGTCGTCTGTGCGGTGGTGGCTTCGGGTGTGGGAGGAGCAGCGGCGACGCCGTGCTCGCGCGTACAAGCTGGCTGCGGAAGTGCCGGCGCATGAGCGCTACCTGTCGGAGACTATTCGGCGCGACCCTGCGCCCTTCCTGGCGGCCGAGTTAGATGCCGCCATCGGAAAAATGAAACGGGACATTCTGCCCACCTTCGATGGTGCGGCGCGGAGTGACATGGCCGCTGTGCGGCCACTGGAGTGGTTCATAGCGAGACACCGAGAGATGTGGATTTTGGAGGACACGGTGTCCCGTGCTTACCCCGAGGTTGAAGCCTGGGCTCGCGACGTGGTGACGGCACGCCGCGAGCGTCAGCGCCAGTGGGACGCGCGGCTCGCTCAGCAGCGCGGAACGCCCTAGCCAACGCGATCACCCGAGGCGACAAGTGGCACGGCGCGTGCATATATGGTGGGCATGATGAAGTGGAACGGCAAACCGAAACCGCCCCGCGTCGACGCGGGGCAGTGGTGGGGCACTTTGGTTGACTACAGCTTTGACGGGACCGACATCATGGTCGGACACGTGAGACGCCTTCACCCCGATTGTGTGTCGATCGGCGATTCCACCGACACCGTGCCACATGGCCAAGTTTACCTGGGTTGCGGCGAGCGACCTTCCCCGTCCCCCGGCATGGTCGAACGACTCGCACGCGTGGGGAGCCGCGTGCTCCCCGGTCCCACGCGAGGGGCTGCGCTCGATGACCGCGATCCAAAGGGGCGATGGCTCCTGCGGGAGATCGCCAAGGACGTGGCGATCGGAGAGGCCGAGCGGCGAGCCAAAGGGGAGGCGAGCAAGCTGACCCCAACTGAGTTGGTGATGCTCGAGACGTGGCGCTCGCTGCGCACGCTGGGGTACGCGTAACGTGGCCCGATTCGTGCAAGGAGGTCGGTCGTGAACACCGACACAACTGTGATTGATGACACGGCCGTCCGAGCGTTTGGCACGCGCTGGAGCCTCGATGGAGGCGACGTCCTCGTCCTCATGGAGGTGGTGGGGCGTTGCTCTGTCGCTCTCGCTGCGGGGGTCGGTGGGAAGTGGCCGGGATGGGGCTACGCTGCGGTTTGCGAAGACGCCGACGACGGGCAGATGCCGCCCCTCGTGGACGTGCGCGTTCCGCTCTCGCGATGGGGCGAATTCGTAGCCGCCGTGGTGGATCTCCTCGTCGATGGTGAGGACGTCAGGATCTACCCGAACCGCCACTTCGCGGCCAAGTGTATGTTGGCCGGGGAGTGGGAAGACCACCCGATCGGCCAGGCGCTGCTCGGAACAGCAGACGCCGTCCGCCGAGTGGCATAGTACTTGCAGGGCAACCGTTATGTTCATCGCCTTGCTCTCAGGCCGGATTCAGCACTGTTCCTGTGACGCCGGTTGCTCTACCGGCTGGGTCAGGCTGAATGCAACCGATCCCGTGGCAGCGGTTAAGGAGGCGACCGCCCTGTACCCGACATATTGGCCTGGGTGCGGGCGTGCGCTGCTCGCGGTGAGAGCTATCAAGGTCGTGGAAGTGGCGATGGAAGTCGACCTCGCAGATGATATCCAGGCGGTTGAGGAGGCGCGACGTGGTGAGTGCGCCAGGCGGTCTGAGTGTGAGCACCAGCCCAAGCGGCGGGTGTCGCCCACAATTTCGCGGTGAGTGTTCATGATTGAGAGGCGTTGGTGGGGCGGGGTTGTTGAGCGGATTGAGCGTGTCCCGGGGGGCCCGCCACATGTTCCACGTGCATCGCGGCCGTACAGTGGCGTGCCTCAGCCGACGACGGTTGGTTGGCTAACTGCTGGAGACGGCAAACGGTGCTGCCGTTCAAATGCCGAACGCGTGGCTCGGCGGCGTCGGCGCCGCCAGCGCGGGAAGAGGTAGAACTTGGGGGGGGGCGGAAACACGAAGAGAAGGAGGACAGCATGCCTTTGCGTGCGAGGACAGATACGGCTCCGGAACCGGAGCAAACGTGGGACGGCCGCGGCCAGGAACCCGGTGAGAAGAACTACGGGCGGTCGCTTACCATCGTGGAGGCGCTCGCCGGGGATCGCGTGCGCGTGCGGCACGACGGTCTCCACGGCCGGGTGAATGGCACCATGTCGTACGACAGCCTATGGTCGGGGTGGGCGCTTCGGCCCAAGGTTGCGACGGCGCCGCCCCCCGCCGAAGCCCCGCCCCCGGTGGCCGAGCCGCCGGAAACGAAACTCGCGGAGACGGCCGTCATGGCGAAAGCACCGGGCGGGGCAGTGTTCGATGGGCTGTACACCACGCCGGTTGATGTGACCGGCGTGCAGGATGGAATCGCCCTGCCGTCCCAGGTGTCGCTGCCGCTGGCCGAGCAGGCGCAAGGTCCCAACCCCGCGCCGAACGCTCATGCCGCCCCGACGCCGTCGGCGAGAACCGTCTCCGCGCTGGAGCGTATCGCCATCGCGTTGGAGAACGCTGTGGCTTTATTCAAGCGCTATGCGTCGGCGACCGACCCCATCGCCCAGGCGGCGCTCGGGGACGCACGGGATGCAGGTAGGCTGGCGAGGGGGTTGGCCAACGGCCATGACGCTTGCGAGGAACGCCCCATCCCGCGCGAGGAGTGACCGCCAACCACCATGAGCGCCCCCACCGCCCCGCCGTGTCTCCGCCAGTCGGCCAGGTTCTACGCCATGGCTCGGGCGGTGGCTCGAGCCGTGCGGTGGGGGCTCGAGCGGGGCATGGTGGACACCGCCATCCATCAGGCAGCCATGATCGAAATCCGCCGGTTGATGGCGGACGGTATGGCGCTTCGTGTGCAGGAGCGGCTCGTCGAGGCACGTCGCTCCATCGGGACCACCGTCCGCTCGCATTACCGGGCGCGGTGGTATGGGGTGGTCGTAGGGTGCTCTACCACCCCAGGCTTGGAGCAGTGTGTCGTGGTGCGGATCACGCACGATCGGAACGGTAAGCCGGTCGCCAAACCCAACTCGCCGGGGCGGTTGATCGAGATCGATCCGGTATGGCTCACGCTTACCCCGCCTCCTAAAGCCGAGACATGACACCGAACCGTCGCCACGCCCCTGAGCCAACGATGCCCCGGCGTACCGATCGCCCCGCTGCCCCGCCGCCATCGAGCCCCCTGTCGCTGATGGACCTGGTGGCGCTCGACCTGCTCGACTCGCGCTACACCGCGGCTCTGGCGAGCGCATCAGCCGGCGACACGACAGCGCTCGCGAAGGCGCACCGTGCGCTCGACGAGATGGAAGCCATCCTCTCAAAGAAGCTGCAGTGTAGACCTAGCGGCGGCCCGATGATATAACTGGCCCACCGCTCGCGGGCGAGGTCTTGGACGCCACATGATGTCTACAGCGCTTGACGACATGGTTCGCCGTGGCGCGACCGACATCCACCTCACGACGGGCGAGCGTGTCGGTCGACGGCATGCCGCCTTCTTTCGGGCATATGGGTTCGCCCCTGTCGATTGGCATCTTGGTCGCTATCGACGTGGCACATCGGAGGTCGTGTGGGTGAGACCGCCGGGAGGCATCATCCACTCCAGCAGCGAGGCCACGACATCGCCGTGCCACAGGTTGAAAACGGGGACGCCGTGAGCGGCGGCGATGCGGATGGCCTGGCCTGTTCCCCCGGTACTTCGCGACGTCTGCACGCGCACTCCGTCGGCGCCATCCGGCGTCCAGCACAACACGAACGCCGATGCCCGATCGAGTCCGGGCCCAAGGATTTGGTGGACGTTGCGGGCATGTAGTGCCCGTGCTCCCGGCGACAACCGCGCCCAACCCGGGTGATACCGTGCTGCGATGGCGTGAGCTTGCGGGGATGCTTCGGGTTGAAGCAGGCTTGGTATGGGGCGGCCCCACCGGTTGACCGCGTCGAACCCAGCCCACGGCAGGTATACCTCCGCCCATCCGCTAGCCCCCAGCAAGAAATAGGTGTCGGCCCCCTCAGCGCCACCCGTGCGCAGCCTCCATCCTCCTCGCCACACCAGTTCCTCGGCAGCACGTCGCATGAGCGCCAACACGTCAGGCGGCGTTCGACGCGACCCGATACCAGTGTACGCGGCCGGGGTCGGTGTCGAGTCGACCAGCGACCGAAACGACTTGTGGTCAGCCATGGCCCTGCCCTGCACGCCATGCCAGAAACTCGCGCCCCACGCCCGCGTGGGGAAGGGGTCGCTCATCAGCCTGCCGTTGCTTGAGCACCTCCGCGCGAGCGAACGCCACAACGTCGGGCCACCCCGCGAACTCGCGACTGTACGCAGTGTAGCCGTGACGAGTGACGCTCGTCACGGCCATGCCCTCGGTGGCCACGACGGCATCCCTTGCGGCGTAGGGTGGGCGCTGGAGCACGACATTGCCGCCGTCGCGCGCGAGGAGCCAGCCGTCGTTCTTGTCCAAGGCGAGAAGCGAGATCACAGCGGTGGCTCCATGCGCCGCAGGGCCCGCCCCTGCGCCCGTCCGCGCTCGATGGCGCGCACCAACGGCGACCTCGGGCCTGCCCGCTCGGCCATCTCCCGCAGCGTGCGAGGCGGTTTCTTGCCCCCGAGCGCCCAGCGCCACGCGATCTGCTCGATCTCTATTAGAGCGGCGGCCATCGCCATGCCGTCTGGGCCCTCCGCGCGCCGACACAGGCTTTTCGTTGTTGATTTAAGCAACCTCATCGCCGAGCCCCGCTGAGAGCGGCGAGGAGAGTCCTCTTCTCGCTCAGGTGAGACAGCGAGATGCCATCAACAATCTCCCGGGCCCGCTCGAGCCCATCGTTGAAGCCCGCGTCACGCTCTGGTGTTGTCGGTGGCTGCGCGCGACGCATGGTAGCCATGGCGAGGCGGTGGTCGAGAAACAGCGCCACGGTTGCGATGACGACGACTCCGGCGATGATGAAAAACGGCGTGCTCATGTTCTAGTCGGCCCTCGCAAAGGGTGGATTCTCACTCGTGTCCCAGTAAACCCGACGGTTGCCACAGTCACATCGTCGGCTCACGCCGTCCCACCCGCGGCAGGCCGCGTCGCAGGCGTCGGAGCCAGCAAACGAGTGCCATTCGCCGCCGCTCGGGCGCGGCAGGCCACAGTCGTCATACCACGCGTCAACGTCGGCCCGCGTGGCATGTGGTGGTGGGAATGCAACGGCGCTCATTCCTCGAAGTCCTCGGCACCGCCGGACTCGAACTGGATGGTGTCCTCACCATCATAGAGGACCGGCTCCATATTGCCCACCTCGAGTTCCCACGCCGTGCGGAGTTCCGCAAGCGCACGCCGGCGCGAACATCCGAGCCGCCGCATGACGGCGCGAATGCACCGCTCGCCAGCCATGACGGTGACACGCATTTCGGTCGGGCTGATTGTGCTCACGTGCCGCACACACGTCGAATGGTAACCATCGGTTGCGCTCCCGCCACAGGCGCCTCCAGCTTGCACTTGCGGCACGTCATCGCCGCCCCTTCGGTCTCGCGGGGGCCTGGCATCCCACACCCCGCGCACGCGCCGATCCAAAACGCACCCCGCCCGCCCACGCATGGGATCGGCTCGACCTCCAACACAGCGCCGAGCCGGAGGCCATGCTCGCCGGGGACCGCCCACGGGTCACGTGGCGCGGGCCCGTTCGCGACCACGCCCACGAGCTCGGCCAGCGCGACCACATGGCCGGCGCGAGCGATGGCATCGCGTAGGGTCCACCTTTCGGGACCAGTCCACCGCGCGCCAGTCACGATGAAAGCGTCGCGGTGCGCGGCGATGGCATCCGAAAGGTCGGCGACCTTGCTTGCCGTCAACGTGAGCCACCCCCGCCAGCCCCGAAGCCGCCCGGCGACGCTCGGGGCTCGGTTCTCGATCCGCTTGCCGGCCCACAGGATGAGCCACCACCACGGTGGTAGCAGCGTGAGAGCTCGCTGGGGTAGCGGCACCGCCGGCGACTCGCCGCGGGCCAATGCGGCGGTGATGGTGGCCATGTCGATCATCGGGGCCTCCCTGGCATTTCGTCCCACGTGCGGCCGTCTAGCAGCCGCCCGGCAGCCTTCTTGCCGACGTCATAGAGAACGACCTCATCATCACTTTCCCGCGGAAGCACCCCTAGCCGCCATACCCCGCTGCGGCTGAGGCTTCCCCATCGCCCCGGGGGACAGGGTAGCGCCGTCTGGTCCCGGGGCACGTAGCGACCCCATTGTTTGAACAGAAAGGGCACCCCCGCGGCCTGACACTGATCCCTGACACCACGAACCCAATCGGGGTGCATCGGCCGCCCGTGTCGCCCGCTCTCGCCGCCCACGATAACCCAGTCGAGAGGCGCCGCCGCCTGCCCGGTGTGCAGGTGCTCCGAAATGTCGCCTGGGTCCTCGAGCAGCGGCTCCATGCTCAGATATCGCACCCAGGCCGGGATCGACCGGAGCGCCGCGATTCGGGGGATGCCATGTCGCCTGTCCTCCACAGTGGTTCCTACCCACACGTTTGGTAGCGGCCACGGCGTCGCGAGAAGCTCGGGGGTGATCTGGCGGAGCAGCGGGTGTTGGCACCGGCGCTGCGCTTCGACCAGGCACCGCGCCGCCGGCGACATGCCCCGCCCGGCGTTGGCGTCGGCCGCGCTCTGGGTCAGCCAGTCGAACCACTGCACGAGCCGGTCCGCGCGCTTGGTGAGCACTTGGAAGGTATGCCACCAGGCCGTAAGCATGATCCCCCACACGGCAGCGATGTACTCGTCGCTCACGCCCTCACCGTAAATGTCGCTCATGGAGCAGACGAAGATCGTGCGCGCACGAGTCCACCGGAGCGGCTGGTCGAGCACCGCCGGCACCTCGCGGAAGTCGCCAGTCCACACTCGCAACTTGCGACCACCCGCGAACCCGGGGCGGGTCAATCCGGCGTAGCTCGCCTGCCCCATCGCCTCGAGCCGCGCGGTCATCTCCTCGGCGTAGCAGTTGGCACACCCCGGTGACACCGGTTGGCAGCCGTGGACGGGGTTCCACGTGGCCTCTGTCCACTCGATCGTGCTGTTGTCACCCATCGCTGCAGCCGCCCCCTCGCCTTGCTTCATCCACAATCTTGCGCGCCGCCTCCAGGATTGTGGTAACTCGCATTCCCGGCCAAGCTGTACGAAGAGGACACTCTGGCGGGTTCAGCGACGGGATGTCCCCGAGCTGGATCGACCGTTCCTTTCCCGTTGTGGTGTCGGTGTACTTGTATGACGCAAAACGGATGAGCGCGAAGTCAACGTGGAGAAAAAACAGGGGCGTGCCAGCGCTGAGGATGGCGGACGCGTCGCGCTCACGTGCCGCCGACGCCAGGAAGTGCGCAGACACCAGCGCCACGGCGACATCGGCCCGTCGTTCTACGTCGGTGATGATATCTACCGGGATGTCGCTGCCTTGCACTACATCAGCGACCGCGCGGCTCACGACCGCCGCCACGTCGCTGTCCTGTTCCGCCCAACACATGAGGACCCTACGCCTGGTGGTCAAGATTTGTGCTCCTTCCGTAGTGGACGCGGCGGGATTCGAACCCGCAATAGCCTCTGTTCAGTTACGCGATGGTGAGTCGCGCAGCCGGAGGCACCGCGGTTTCTAGCCGCAGCGGCTTTGCCCTTCTAGCCATCTCACGCCCGTTTCGCACCTCATGCATCATTCGTGCCAACGGACTCAGTGGCATCATCGGGTGGAGCGCAGTCCAACACAAGGCTCGTTCCTGTCTCGCTCAGGTGCTCGACCACCGCGGTCATTGCCTCGCTGGCAACCACCGCCCACCGATCGTCGGCGGTGCGGCACGCGAGCTCGATGCACGGCGCCCAGGATGGCGTCACCGATGGGGCCGTAGTAGTTCGTGGCAGTCATGGCGCACCAGCCTTGAAGAATTGGGGGAGCGCGGCTCGGTCAGCGCCGGTCAGCGTGGGTGGTCCCCCGATCGCCTCAGCGATTCGCCGTTCGATCTCGACTCGCTCGGGTGCGTCATGTGGAACGCCTGCGCTGATTAGCCCACGCTGCAGGTCGAGCAGGACTTGCGCCTCCTCGCCGTAAAGGGGCCTTGCAGATTCCCATGCGTCCGGGCAAACCCCGGCGTCACGCAGGATGCGCCTGGCACGCACGCGCAGTGCGTCGCACACACACCGCGTCTTTTCTGCGCGTGTCAGCGCGAAGTCGGAGGTGTGGTTGTGGTCCTCGGCGAGGTCGGGCTGATGGACGAACTCGAGCAGCCGCTTGTCCTCAAGAAGCGACTCAGCGGCGTGGCACATCCCGATGTGCGTCCACGATCGTTCGCCCAACACCCCCGTCAGGTCGCCCCGGTCGAGTGCTCGTAGTGCCGTCGCTGGCACCGACGCCCCGCTGTCGGCGTCCTGCCACCACAGCGCCCCATCGATGCGACGTAGCACCCACCCCGTCGCCCGAAGGTACTGCTCAACGATTGCTCGATGGATCATGACTTCCTAGCCCGGTTCGCTGCTGCACGTCCTGTGCCATACGGTCGCCACGTCGGTCTGCCTCAGCGCGCAGTTCGACCAACAGCGCATCGAGCGCTTCGAAGGCGTCGAACCCGTGGTAGTCGGCGATCGATTCACGATCGATTCGCAAGTCATCGGCGTGCGACGAGATCATCGCCCTTACCGCCCGCACTTGCGGGCCGGTTAGGTCAGACCACTTGAAAGGTCGATGGTCTGCGCGCACCACCACGTACTCGTCGGGGTAGGCGGCGGCAAGCTCACGGTGCTTGCGCTCCTGCCCCTCTGCTGTTTCCGACTGGCTCATCGCCGTCATCCGTTGGTGTTGTTGGTTCGGGCGGTTTGGGGTCTCAGCCCGGGATTTGGCCATCCCATCGGCGTGGTCCGTAAGGATCGAAATGTAACGCAACGGGACATCTGCCTGGGTCAGCGATGGCGGGGAGTCCACGGCGTCGCTGTAGCGCGCGCAGGCGTCGATCAGGGAGGCGTAGGCGTCGTGGGCGGTGGGCTCGCGGTCGGTGGCGCACCACGCGAGCGCGGCGTCGACGACCGGCCGCATTCTCGCGATTTGCTGGTTCAAATACAGCTTGTCGCCCTCAAGCCCAGCGCGCTCCTCGGCTTGCGCTTCCTTGAGGCGCACGATCTCGGCATGGAGGTTGTCGGCCCGCCCGGTCTCGGCAGCGAGCTGCCCACGGAGCCGCTCGAGTTCTGCGCGCTGATCGGCGTCCTGGGTCATGATTCGCCTCCACCCGCCGAGTCGGTGCGCCTCGTCTTGCCGTGTCGCGCAGCATACTTCACAATCGCGGACACCGCTTGACGGGACACCCCCAGCGCTCGAGCTGCGGCGGAAAACGAGCCATGCTCATCCACGGCGGCGAGGACCTCACCCTGACGCGTCGTCAACCCAGCGGGCGGTCGACCACCACGGCGTCGTGGGAGTGCCGGGTCGCGCCGCAACGCTGCCGTGCGGCCACGGCAGCGGCCACAACGAGCGAGGGGCTCGCGCGGGTCGACATCGCCCCCGCACGTGCCGCACTTACCGGCGGCTCGACGCCGGGCATAGGAGGAGGCTGGCTCACTTGCCATCGGGAGCCTCCTCTTCGCCATCCCCCGTGTCATCGGCGGTGTCTGTCGCGGGAGTCACCGGCAGGCCAACAACCAGGCTATCGAGTCCACCCAGGGCGTCGGCGAGCACGCTACATGCGAGCGCTGCAGCAGCTCGGCGCCCGACCAAGCTCGCTTGGTCGGCTTGCACCGAGGCCAGGCGGAGGCGCCGTGCATCGACAATCGCGACGGCCTTGCGAATCGCACCGTTGATCTTGTCGGCGGTGTTGCCCACCAGCCTCGTCTCGATGCGGCGGAACAGCCCCGCCGTGCCGGGAAGGCCCAAGTCGAGAGCCTCCTCCATGGCGTCGGTTACAATCATCTTGGCCAGGGCCAACCGGCCCTGGGCCTCCTTCTGCGCCTGTGTTAATTTCGTCTTCATTCGTTGTCTCGCCTTCATCTTGGCAATATGGGCACACGCCAGACCCACCGCAGGTCCCACACTCGTCGTCTCCGTCATCCCCAGACCCACCACAATCGGGGCATGCCCCCGAGTCGTCGCAGTCGGGGCAGTAGTCGGATGTGCTATCCATCGGCGGTCACTCCCCGCCCGTTCTTGAGAAGCACCAGGCGCGTACCTCCGCCGCGGTCGCCGACATGGATGCCACCGCCCCAGCCCCCCCAGCGGCGTGGCAGCAAGCGACCGGGTACGCGGCGCAGCACGCCGGGACGGTTCCGGTACGCGCCAGCGAACGGCTCGCGATGCCCTTCCGCTGGCCAGAGCCTGGCGCGCCACAGCCACCAAGGGTCGACCCTGAAGGGCACCCGCAGCCGGCCCGACGAGTCGATGCGCACCACTCCGAGGCGCGCCGCTGCGTTTACGACGGCTTCAACGATGCGTCCCACCTGTCGGAGATCGTTCCAAGGGGCCATTGCGTCCTCCGCGTCCCCTGTCAACATAATCACGCACTGGGCGTTGTCGAGCAGGCGCCCGCTCCCGGTGCGCAAGGTTGCGCCACGCCCTCACTCGGATGGGGGGGGCTGCGCTCCGAGAAACTGCGCGACGCCCGTGCCGAACCGGATGAACTGTTGAGGGTCGCAGTGGTGTAGAAATGTCGGCGGGGCATCGCCAGAAAACGGAAAGTCGCCGTCGTGCCACACGTAGGCGTCGAAGCAGTCACCTATCGGGACCACGATGCACTTGCCGCAGTACCCGCCCATCTGTGGGTACCACGTCGCCATGCCGATGTCCCCACAGACGGCAGGGTGATTCGCGCGCCCGATGAACCCTCCTCAGCGGAAGGAGGGCCGATGTTGCGGTTGTCCATGAACCGCCCGCGCAGCAACAATCATGCCAGCGCGTCAGGAGTAGGGCGACTTGCCGCTCCCGTTCCCAGACCCCCTCGCCGATTCCAAGTCCCAACCCGTGGCCTGAAGCCTGCCCGTCCCCCACCCCTGTCCCCAAACGGCTCCCATGACCAGATGCGTGCCCCACTCCCCACCCGCCCCCGTACCCATCGCCTCGCCCATCACCGATGCCGCGGCCGTCGCTGTGGCCGTCGAATCGCTCTGACACCGAGAGAGCGGGGATGCCAGAGCCCGCTCCGGAGCCCGCCCCTTGGCAGATCAAGGGGCCCATGACGACGCGGCGCGGAGGTTGGATTCGGCGGCTCGAGTGCACCGGATGGTCGCGCACGGGTCGTACAGGTCAATCCACGGTACCGGAGCGGTTACCTCGCTGCCTTCGCCGCACGCCGCGTGCGGCCTACGCTCGCACGTAGCGGTCTCGGATCGCGGCGGGCGGCTCGGTTCGGTTGCGTACACGGTCATGGTCGACGGGGCGGTCGATGTCCTCGGCGAAGATGCGGAGTTCCTCGGCCTGTTCTCGAGTGGCCAGTGCGTCCCGGCGGGTAAGCCTTGCATACGCCTCCGCGAACCGCCGCACGTCGGCGCGTGGGACACCGCGCGAGCGTGACACTTGTTCGATGTCGTCGTGGCTCATGGGCCCATCCTGCTCAATCCGGTCGGTGATGATTTTTGATGTCGGGATCATGGGTGGCTCCGGTGGTGGCCTTGGTCAAGGGGCGATGAAGCACTTGGGCGTGTTGGTGAGGGCGTGGTGGAGGCTCGCAGAGGCGCCCTCGTCGCACACGACGACGTGACCCAGCAGAGCCCCGTCGACGTCGCGCAGCCACGCCTGTTTGGTGTTGCCGCCGTCACGCCATTCGTCACGGCTGACACCGAGCATCGCGAGGCACTTGAGCAGGTCACCCACGCCACCAACCGTGACGCTCGATGAGTAGAAGTCGATATGTCCGATCAGTCCGCTTATGTGGCGGGGAAAAATCACACCGACCCCGCACTTTCTCGCTGCGTCGTCGGCCAGATCCATGACATGCTTGTGTGTCGTCATCGCAACCTACCTCACGGACTCGACGAATGACAGCGCCACACCACCACGCGTCGGCTTGGTGATCGTGATCGTTCCGCCCGTCGTGGCACTCGCAAAGTCGGCTGCTTCCCGCCGCGCCTCGTCAATTGAGTGGCCGCCGTCGTACTCGCCGTCCACGTTGCGCCCGCCAGCCTTGCATCCTGAAAGTTTGATGATGTACGTCATGCCCAAGCCTATCTGCACGCACCGTGCCATCGCGGGCGACGTGTGTGCGCGGGGGTCGACATGGCGAGTTTCGGCCCAGTTGCCGCTCGACGCGTGGTGCGCTCGACCCCGGCTGGTCAGCCCATCACCACCAAGCGCGTAAGGCCGTGCGCGCTTGGTGCGTAGCGTCTTGCCAAAACCGCGCACAACTTTACGCGCCTACGTGGATCGACATAGATCCACGTCGGTGCGTTTTCCGGCCGCCGCATGCCATCGGGCGGCGCCGCCTTGTGTTCGGTCGCCGTGGCACGGTGCGTGCAAGTGGCATCTGGCATGCGAACCAAGTCATCTACCCCCAAATCCGTCGCTCCCGCCTTTCCGTCCGTCGACGCGCTGTGCGCCGTGCTAAAGCGCATGTTTCTCGGAGCAGCCCTCGAACGTGTGGCGGCCCGGCGTGAGCTCGACTCGATCATCGACGCGGCCACCGTGGGCGAGCGCGCCCTGGTGGAGGCAATCCAAACGGCCTATGCACAGGGCATCATCGATGGCTCGACTGCGCGGGCACCGGAGGAACCTCGCCCGGGCAGCAAGGTGATTGGGGCCACTGCGCCGACGCCCCCGACTCCGCCCCGCCGTGTCAGCGGTACGACCCGCGTGTTGGCATAGTACGTGCATGCACATGGGGGGTCGTGTCAACTAGTCACCCACGGCAGGAGGATACCATGTAGCGAATAGCACCGACTCGTTACGCACGCCGGGGCGCGCCAGCGTCCGGCTCGTGCCTTCATCGCCGGGGCGTGCTATCGTCGCCCCATGGCCAACTTTGTACGTCTGCGCCCTCCTCTCGGGTGGGTATTCGCGAGCACAGTCTCGCCGGCCGAGTTTGAGGAGTTCGACGACATCCGTCCGAAGCTCATCAACGCCGCCGACGGGAGCACGCACGCGTGCTCATCACAAATCATCCTTGGCGGCGCTGGGCTGTGGGTGTCGGGCCCCTCGCGGCTGGACGACATCACAGAGGCTGCACTCGACCCCGCGGGGGGCACATTCACCGTGTCACCCGGGGCGACGCTGACAGTCGCCGGCGGGGCCGCTGACAGCGGCGAGATCCTGGTTACGGACGGCGTTTTCCCCGGCCTGATTACCTTGGAGCAGAACACCGTGCTCACCGCCAAAGGGGGAGCCACAATCCATGTGGATGTGTCGGCGATCGAGGTGGTAGATGGCGTGCTTCAGGTCGCGAACGGTGGGATCCTCTCGGTATCGCTTGGCGGCACGGTCATCATCAACAACGGCGCGACCCTGAATTCGGTCGGCACCACCGTGTTCTCCAGCAGCACATGGCCACAGCTCTCTCCGGCGCGCCCGTGGAATCGCCGGAGCCTAACGATCGCGGCATGCACCGGAACCGACCAGACCATGACGGCCCCCAACGGGAGCACCACGCCGGATGCATGGAAGATCATCCGTTTGGGCAACATCGACCAGATTTTCGCGACCAGCACCGACAACCCGGGTGCCAACATGATCATCGAGTTCGCCGACCTGCCACATGGTGCGACGATGGCGCAGGTGGACATCACGTGCATTGGCTCATCTCCCGGAACGGGCGGAATGACGTTCCCGTCCTACCAGATCATCCGGTGGACCGGCACTGTGGTGCAAACGATGTCGGCCATAATACCGGACAGCCACGTGTTGGCGGACTGGAACGTGTCGGAGCTCACCACGGCCGTGCCGGTCACCTCGCTCGGAACGATCGATCGCACCTATCGATACGGGTTGCGCGTGTATCTCGCCCATCACTCGCCCCCGGCGGGGCAGGCATACTACACAGATTGCAAGGCCAGCGGTACAGCCGGGTCTATCCAGGTTGGATAGACTACGGCGCGCACGGGGGAGGCCCCCCGTCGTAGTACACAACGCCCCCGTCGGCGAAGTGGCACGCCGCGGCATGGATGTAGTACACGCCACATATTGGGTCGCACAGGTCACGCGTGCAGTCGTCGCCATCATCGGGATCGATGAGGACGTGTGCTGTCTCGCCGGTGAGCGGGTCACATGAGTCTTCGGTGCAGGCGTCACCATCGTCGACGATGGCCGGGTCGCACAGCTCAGGCCCGCCGTCGTTTCCGCCAACGACGATCACACCATCACCGCATGCGGCAACGAGCACCAAAAAAAGAAAAAGTCTGGCCCTCATATGTCCTCTCCTCAGTTCGGCAACCCGCAGTCGGGGAGCGGTGGGGCGGGGGTGAGCCCGCAGTCAAGGTCGGGGCCACCGTCCACAGCGCCGCCGCCGGATCCTCCGGCGCCCCCAGTCCCGCCGTCACCGCCCTCCGCGCTCGGTGCGGCGCCACTGCCGCCAGCCCCTCCGTCGGGCGCCACCCCGCCGCCGCACCCGGCCATGACCATCAGTATGCCGGCGCTGGCCATAATCAAGAGTCGATTGCTACTCATGCCGCCAATTTGCGCACGGCACCGGCGAAGTGCAACCATGACACACCGCGACATGGCGCGACAAGTGCCCTGGAACATGTTGCGCCTGGGTGGCACGCCCACATTTCTCCATGTCGCGAAATCGACACTGATGGCGCGCGAGGCCGCGCCGTCAGTCGGCGAGAGCGCGCCAGAAAAGGTAGGCGCCGCCGCCCACCGTGCCGAGAAACACCGCAAGCACAACCAGTATGCGCATGACGGCGACGACGGTGGAGAAAGTAGGGTGCGAGTTCGGGGAACGGGCGGGGTCAAGCATGGGGGCTCCTTGGTGCGCGTTGATGATAACACCGCCTCAGCTTGACACCACTCCCCGCGGTGCTACATGGCGCACCATGCGAGCTTCCACGTGCCTCACCTCCCTTGTCGGCGCTGTCATGGTGACTGGCGCTCTTTGCGTCGCTCTTTGCAGCCCGAGCAGACGATACAGCCCTCCGTCGGACGTCGAACCCGTCCGCATGAAGCCGGTGGCAGCGTCCAACGTGCCAAGAGAAGCCAGCGAGCTGCTCGACATCACGCGGGCGTACTGGCGGTTGGTGCGGGACGCGCAAGGGCACGCCGCCATTCTGGGGGCGTGCAAGCCCGGCAAGCCTTGTGCGCACGCGCTGACGTATGCTGCCCCAACCCTACCAGCCCCGCGGGCGGTGACACCATGCGGCAAGAAGGCTGAGGACGACTACCGCGCCTACATTCAGTATGTGTCTGGGGTTGCCGCGAGCTACATGGGCATCGTTCCCCCACGGATCGAACCCGTGCACACCGGGGGCGTCACCCACCTGGAGACCGACGCATGCTACAGGAGGCTGTTCGTGTGCCGCTTTCGCCGGAACGTGTGTTGGGCAAACAAAGTGGCTGACGCGTTGGGGTTGGGGGATGAGAACGAGACGGGCAACTACGCGCGGCCTCTCCTCGATGCGTCGACATGCGAGGTCTTCGTCGACTCCGACGAGAGGCTAGGCGATCGGCTGTGTCATTCGCCATGACCCAACGGTCACCGCGGGGGCGTCACAATTGCTGATGTCAGAGGCATCATGAAGCACAGCGCCGAGAGTTTTCACGCCGGCCGACCAAACGCCCCCGCCCCGACGGCGTAGAGGCAGCCCCCCAAGTCCGCGAGGACATCGAGCTCGGATCGCCCCTCGACTTTGGCCAGCTTGGCGCACCTCCATCGTGTCGGTGCGCGCCGTGGGCATCGAGGGCTCGTCGCGGGGTGTAGAATGCGCAGCAGCCCAGCATGGGTCGCAACGCGTGGGCATGTCGTCGGAGCCTCCGAGCGACCCGGGCCGCACGATCGGTCGCCCACATCCGATACAGGCGCCGCGGTCGTGCACCTCCCTCGCACGCCGCGGGCGCTCGAATGTCCACGTCGAGCCACAGCCGGTGCACCGCTCCCCTTCCCACGCCGACCCGTCCTCGCTGACCACCTGGGCCAGCTTGCCGGCTCGACACCGGGGGCACGCATGGCGCTCCGGAGCCACCGAGCCATCGACCAGCCCGGCGTGACCGGCTGGCAGTGTCGCCTCGTCGAGCGCGGCGAGAAGCACACGCCTCGAGCCGGGGCGGTGAAGCGCCGGTTGGCCGCGGTGTAGTCCAGGCCCTCCTCGCGCACGTGGTCAAGAAATGCGGTCGCCTCTTGGCCGGGGTCCTGCCGGCGGTCAGTCATCGAACAATCTCCCTTGCCGCTTCTCGGTCTCGACGGCCTTGGGCATCTCGTCGCCCGCCATGAACGCGGCCACGGCTTGCGGCGTGCATGCTTGCCACGCGGTGAGTCGAGCGCGGGTGATCACGCACGCCTCGACACAGAACCCCGCCCCGACCCACTCCACCCCGCGCATCCACGCGGCAATCGCGAACGCGCCCGACCCAGCGCACAGATCACCAACGCGCCGCGCCCCCGTGAGCTTGAGCAGGTGCAGGCACAGCCCGAGCGGCTTGACCGTGGGGTGCACGTTGCCCTGTGCTCGCGTCTGGGCTTGCTTTCTAGTCGCTGACACAATGACGTCCGGGTTCGTGGCATCAGGTGTTACCTCCCATTGCTCCCTGGTCACCTGGTCGAATCCGAACGGATTGTCACGGTTCGCTCTCCAGTATAGCTCCTCGCAGCCGAAGTGCCGCTCAGATGGGCCGCACTTGCCGACGAATCGGAACGGCGGCGTTTGGCTGAAAAAGCGCGAGGGCCCGCCTTCGTCGGCGTGGCCGTACCCAACGCTATCGCTCGAGCTTCCACCGTACCCCTGGCTACCGGCGCTGTTGTTCCTCGGTCTATCCGTTGACACGCTGTGCCCTCCCTGCGCGTCGACCTCCGCCATCGGACAGCACCACCCCCCAGGCTCGCCACATTCGCACCGAGGAGCGGGGCCGCCTGATTCTGCGAGCCACGTCGAGCCGCACGTCTCGCAGCCTGCGACGCAGCGATAGGCGGGGATGGTCTCGGTTCCGTCGACAGCAAAACCATCCCATTTGTCCGCGCGCACGGTCGAGCCCATGGCGATCTTGAATGCGCCCGCCTGTTCTCCGGTATGGTCTCTCGGCTGCGAGCCCCTAACCTTCCGCGCCCCCGTCCGCTCACAACGCTCATCGTGCGAGAATATCACGTTGCCAGGCCGGCCGCCGTCGGTGTGTCGCGTCGGTTCCTTGTACAGAGCCCCACCCGACGCGAACAGCACGCCCGGGCCGCCTGTGTGCGACCGCAACTCGCCCCTCGGAACCCGTACGGCGTCCACGTCGAGACGCACCGCGCCCGGACTCTTTGTAGCCACGAGCCAGTGCTCGGCCAGCGGTCGGAGCGTATGGCGCCCTTTCGGCCAGCCTTGCGCCTGGATGTGCGTGATGACATCTCGGACGAAGAACCCAGCGAGCCGCAGCGCCTCAGCCGTCCAGTCCGACGTGCGCGGTATGGCCCACACGATCGCGATGCCCTCGGGCGTCAGGCAGTCGTACGCCGCCGCAAACCGCTCAGCCCAGTACATCACGAACGCGTGGCGCTCTTGGATGTCACGGAGGTGCGCCTTCGACCGCGCGGGGAAGGGGGGCTCGTAGTGGGTGGCAGGGTTCGACCTGTCCCAACGCCTACTCATGAATGCGATCCCGGCCGGGGGGTCGGTCACCACCGCGTCAAGCGGAAGTTCCTCGCCGGCTGCGATCCGCGCGGCCAGAGCGCGATACACATCGAGGCAGTCCCCGTGATAGAGGCGTACGTTTTGTGCTCCAAACCAGGGGATCATTCTCGCACCAACTCCCGCGCTTGCCGGGCGGCCTCGCGAGCGGCGCGGCGGTGGATCTTGGCGACGTCCGCGACTGGCTGCCACGGCTCGCCGGCCTTGAAGGCCAGCTCGGCCCGAACCTCGGCGCACCCGCGGAGGTATGCCTGCGTCACGGCCTCGCGCAGCAATCGTCGGAGCCTCCGTTCGATCGCGGTCATCCGCCACACCCGGGACACATCCCCGACCCGTCGCACTGCTCGCAGTCAGGGTTGTCCCCGCCGCAGGGGCAGCCCCCCTCGTCGTGGCAGACCAGGCAGTCGATCGGCAGCGGGCTGGGTGGGGCGTCCACCGATGGCTTCCCGAGGAAGGCGTCCACTGCCGCCCGCGTGGCGTTGGGGTCAGGCCATGTGCTCATGTCGGTCATCCTATACGGAGGTGGGGCTCGCGCGCAACGTGCGCACGAACACCCCACCGCGCAACTGTGCCCCATCCCGTCGCTACGGCGCCGCCAAGCGTGGCTGAGGCACCGGACGGGCTGCCACAGCCAAGCGGGCACCAAACCCGCGCCACAGGCCCACCACGGGGCGGTGACGGTCACCGTGTGGCGCCGACGGGCCCGCCGACTCCCCGTCGGCGAATCGTCTTGGTTGCCGACTCCACAAAACTGTGCTAAGCGCGGGGGCGACACCCGCCGTCACCCAGCCAACCGAGGACCCCATGCCCAGTCCACCCGACCTCGCGCTCGACCCCAACGACGCCAAGCTCGCCGCTGGCACCAAGCCGGACGGTACGCCGAGTTCGATCGCGCTCGATGCAGACGGCCAACTCCTCGTCGGCGGCAGTGCGCTGCCGGCTGGCGCCGCAACCAGCGCGTTGCAGGGCGCTGGGCTGCCCTCTGCGTTCACCGATGGCGGTGGCGTCAAGGTCGGCATCGTCGACGCTTTGCCATCAGGAACAAACACCATCGGCGCAGTCACCGGTGCCGCTGGCACAGCGCTCGCGACCGAGGATGGGGTCCAGTCGCTTCGGAACCCGTATGGCGAGCTGCGACTGGAGACTGACGCTCTCCAGTATGCCAACTTCGCGGCCGGTCTCGCCGCTGCGAAGGTGACCCCGAATGTGACCGGCTCGGGCGCCGTGGTGTGGGACACCACCTATCGCTGCGCTCGCCTGTCGGTCGGAACCGCCGTGGGCACGGCTGTAATTTTGGCTAATACGCCGGGAACCTATCGAACGGACGACGTCAGCGGGCTGGAGGTCACCTTTTTCGTAGGTCCCGAGCAGGACGCCGCTCTTTTCATCGAAATCGGTGTCATCGCCGACCACGGCCTCGCGAGCTTGTTCCGGTTGACAGACGGCCGCGTGTACATCGTGATTGTCCATGCGAGTCTCCCTGGAGGCGAGGAGGCATTTGAGATCACCGACGCCGTGGCGGCTGTCGATTTTGCGGTGGGATGGCATACGATCTCGCTGCGGACCGCTGGGGAAGGCGGCTGGTGGAGCGAGCTCCGGATTGATGGTATTGTGATTTTTGGTGGGTTTGCACCCCCCGGCCCGATTGTGAGTGCGGCGTGGCATGAAACTCGTATCGGTGTGCGTGTGCGATCGACGGCGACCACGCCAGCCGGCGGTTCTGTCTACGTGCGAGGATTTTCGTTCACCACGAACAAGGTGCCGCCGATTTCGATCGCGACGGTCACGCGCCCATCGGTGTCTGTTGGAACAACCCAGATCGGCTTGTTCGGCGTCGCCCCGGCCACGACCGTGAATGGGGTGTTCTGTTATCAGCCGGCCTGGCCAATCGAGTTGGCGCTGGTGACCGAAGCGACGTCGGGGATGGCTTTGTATGCCTATGAAGTAGCCCCATCGGCGCCCGATCCGTTCAACGGGACCGGAGCGTGGACCGCGGTGCCAGGAACCACGCTCGTGGCGAACACGACGCCCAGTGTCCTGCCTGCCGATCTTGTCTTGCCCGGCGCGATATTGCGAGGGATAGCTACACTGTCGAACGACTTGGATCTTTCCGCCATCTACGGGCCCGGGCGTCTGGCGCTCTACGTCCCCCCGCTCGTGACGGCCAGTTCGCGCCTTGTTGTGGTAGCAGCTCGGGCCAGTGGCGCCGCCGCGCAGACGACCGGCGTTATGTCAATCGGAGTGCAGTACACCACGTAGACCAATGGCACGCCGCGGGGCATCGCATGGCGCGTGCCACTCCCACCCCCGCGATGCGCCCACGGTGCCCAGCAGCGCGGAGCGTGGCTGACACCGCTTGAAGGGTTGTCCCCTCCGTCACCACGTCGTCGATGAGGAGCACGTCCTCATGCGCGCCCAACCCATCCGGCTGATACGCCAGTGAGCGCAGGTGCTCGGCGATGGGTAGCCCGCCCCGCCCCTCTCGGCGACGCAGCCTCGATGACTCGACGTCGTACGCGCGCACCACTGGCTCCGCCACCCGCGAACCGCCACCCAGCCCGACCAGGGCTTCCGCGAGGGGCCGAAGGGAGGGGCGCGTCCACGAGGAGCGGGGCACCGGCACAACCACGCCACCGAACGAGGGAATGCACGCCGCAAGCGCCCGCGCCGAGCGGAGGGTGGCGTCGCGCTCCCCCGCTTTCAACGCCTCAATGATGTCCCGTGCGGCGGCGGTGCGCTGGCTCAACCCGCGGTAGCGCCGCGACAGGTAGGGGAGAGGAGCGACGATGTTGAGCATACGCCAGCAACTTGCACGATCCGCGCCACAACGGCTCAAGTGGTCAAGCCGCAGCGAACCGCTTCCGTCGCTCGGCGACCATCGCGTCTGCATACTTCGCGGCACTCTCTGCCATCGTCTCAAATGCGAGCGGAACGGGAAACCGCGCGTCGCGGCCACCATCAACCGGCTACGTCGCGGCAAGCGCATTGAACACCTCTGCCTCGGTCAGAGGCCGCCCTGCGGTGTTGATGCGTCGGAAGACCTCACGCGCAAGCGCCTCGTCGCCGTGGACGACGAGCACGCCGACCCGTGTCTCGTGGAGTCTCGCCGCCGCTGCGTAAAGACGAGTCCCGCGGTCTCTAGCCAGGCGCCACGCTGTGTCGTCGGCCGACGACACAGACTCGTACAAGCCAGTTAAGAATTCTTGACATGCAGCGGTTTCAAGGACCGCGCGCACGGGGGCGTACCGCGCGGGGGGGCGTACCGCGCTCGCCGGCGCATCGTGTTCTGCCACCACGTATCGATCCTCGTCCATGTCGAATCGAACCGGTGACGTGCCATCCCATGCACGTGCGAGAGACGTGACCCGCTGCTGACCATCGATCAGCCACGCCGTGGGACCGGTCTGCCAGACTACGATCGTGCCCACGGGCACGCCACGGTCCAGCGAGTCCCATAACGCGGCCTCGTCCGCCGGTTCCCAGCAGAAGGGGCGCTGAAATGCGGGCACGCGCCACCCGCCTGCTGCGGCGTGCTCGGCGACGTGCGCGACCCACAACGCTGCCGGCTCAACGCCACCCCACAACGAGTGCCGGCGTGTGGGAGGCGGGGTATGTTTGGGCCGACTCATTGCCCGACCTTGCGCCCCGCCACGTCCACGGCGTCGTCGACGTAAACCCCACGTTCCTGGCGCCACGTGCGTCCCCATGTGGGCGGGGGGCCGTGCGCGTTCTCGCGCTCGAGTCGGGCGGGCACACCCTCAAGGCTGCCGGCCTTGAGGGACACCTGCGTTTGCGCTGGGCAGCGCCGCCCAAAAAGCTCTACCGCGTCGTCCGGTGACGCGGCGAGCAGCGCCCCGATGACCCGACCGGGGGGGAACACCTTGATAACGAACCACTCGCTCATGGCCGGCCATGTTGCACAGGCCGTGCCAACCGAGATGCCCCTGCCGGCGAGGTGTTCAGTGGTTTGGTGGTGTTCAGTATTGGCTGTGGCGTTATGCCACGGAGTTGTTCCGGGATCGCGTGCTGACAGCCACTTGAGTGCTGGCTCTGCGATGTGTGGCACTCCGCCACACCGTGGCAACATGCCACGCCCCGCCGACGCGGCCAAGTGCTCGAAATCATTGACGCGGCGTGGATCGACCCCGATCCGCCACCGTAAGGCAACATACGGCACGCCCCCAACAACGCCACAACCACCAGGTGGCACGGCGCGTGCATTCACCGTCTGGCGTAACGACGGTCGGCACCCGCAGCCCGCGTGTGCTACAACCGCCGAGAACGGAGGAGACGGTCGCGGGGTTACGAGGTGGATCGGTCGAACTGGTCTTGTCGAGGTGATACCTCAATTAAGCGCGAAAGCGGCGCTGACCCCACCGAATCGAGGCACGTACGCACGAAAAATGTGGAGCACGGCGTGACCACACGTGATTGTCGACGTAACCCTGCGGCCAGTCCCCACGTCACGAATGGAGTTCGGTCAAGCATACCAGGGATAGAGTTCAGCCTGGGACGGTACGCGCCGCACCGTGAGAGTGCCAAGCGCCTCTTAGCCGTCAGTTAAAGCCCCGTAAAACCCCCCGCAGGGGGGCGGGGTCGGATGACCGGGCAAGTCATCCGACGTAAGCCGGGCACCCGACTCTATCCCTGATATGCTCGACCGAACCCCCACCTGTCTGCGGCACGCATTATGCATGAGTTCTCGACGTCGGCGTCGGCGACAGCCGACCGACCCGGTAGGCGGTGACCAATCCGCACCGGTCATCCCACCCCGGCCTCTCCGGAGGCACCCACGTCCCGCCACCAGGCGGCCCTAACTGAGCCTCCCGCAAGGTCACCTCTCCCCGCCGTGGTGCGGCGAGTGGGCGACCACCGGGAGCGACGACGAAGGAGCATGATGTCAGCGCGAAGCGATGTCGCCGCGCTGACCTTGGAGGGTTGCCCGAGTGGTCAAAGGGAGCAGATTGTAAATCTGCCGGCGAAAGCCTTCGGTGGTTCGAGTCCACCACCCCCCACCCAATTTCAATACCAACGGAGCACCACATGGCTACATCGATCCGATCCCCCCTTGCACGCGCGCGTCCCCATGCCGCGCGCCTCGCGGTCGTCGACGAGATGCCCGAGGCTGCCGACCTGCCATACCCTAACGACGGCGACTCGCTGGCCGTTTGGCGAGGCTTTGTCATCAATGCGGCCAACGCCCCGTCGGCGCCGCCGTCGTGGCACCTGACCGCCCTTGCGGCGCTCGTCGGCGAGGTGTCCGCGTGAAGCGCGTCGAGCAATTGTTGGACGTCATCGGCGATGACCAGCTACCAGCGACGCTGCGGTGGTTAGCCGCGTAGCATGCCCGGCAAGCCATCGCGGCCGACGTGGGCCTGGGCGCGCTCGCGGGCCTTATCGCGGATGTCTGCTGACGCTCGCCGCCCTCCAGGCGCCTTGCGGAGTGTCCGCTCATGGCTATGTTGGCGGCCATGGATTTTAGTCTTGCAGCGAAGGATTTCAGCGCAGCCGTACACCGCTGTACGGCTGCGACCAACAAAACCAGCGCGATGCCGGTGCTCGCAACCGTGTTGCTCCGGGCGGGCCCCGGTGAAGTCACGGTCACTGGCACCGACCTCTACAACACCGTCGCCGTTCGGGTGGCGGCTGATGTGGCGCGACCGGGGGCGTACTGCCTCGATGGGGTCGACCTGGCCAAGCGCATCCAAGCGATGCCGGGGGGAGTCGTCCAGATCGTTCAGGCTCCGCCAGCGACCCCGGATACCCCGCTCGGTCCCGTAAAAATCCAGGCAGTGGGGACACGACGGGCCTTCGTCATGAGTGGGATCCCCGCTCATGACTACCCAAACGTGGAGGCGTCGCTCGACGCCACCCCACTCGCCTTGCCCGCCGGGGTGCTCACGCGACTGCTACGCCAGGTCATGGCGTCGATTTCGACGGACGAAACCCGAGCACACGTCAACTGCGCTCGGGTGGAGTTGAAGGGTTCGTCGGCGCGCATGGTGTCAACCGACGGGCATCGTTTGACCCTTGCCACCGCCACCTTGCCCGACAAGGCGCTCCCCTGCGTCGAGGCGCTGCTCTCGCGCGCGGCGGCTGGCATCCTGCGCAAGCTCTTGGAAGAGGTGAACCCAGCCACGGATGTCAGCCTGCGTTTTGCATCGCCTTCGCTTGTTGTAAGCGTGGGGAACGTCACATTTACGACAAAGCTCGTAGACGCGGCGTTCCCGCCATATCAGCAGGTCGTTCCCGCCCCGCGCGACGTGTCGTACCGGGTTGCGCGCCTTCCCCTCCTGGACATGGTGAAGGCTGTCGCGATTGCGAGCGACACCCACGGGATTCGACTGACGTTTGGTCAGGACAATATCCTCGCGGAGGGGAACAATGCCGAGCTTGGAAGCGGATCCGACGAGATCGGATGTGTGGCCGGTCCTGGCGCGGTTCCACCGGCATTTGTAGCTGCCTTCAACTCGAGTTACCTCCGGGACGCGCTGAGCGTCACCGACGTGGACGAGGTGGCTCTGACGATCGACGGGGAGCTCTCCCCGCTGGTCATCAAACCAGTCGGAGCCGACGAGCCGTCTTACCTGGCAGTCGTGATGCCCATGCGGGTCTGACCTACTGCGCGGCACACTTGTGGGGATTGCCGTGATTGGCGGGGAGGCACTCGCCACACTCCTGGCAGAAAGCGTCGTCTCCGTAGCAAGCGGGGCAGACGAGCTTGGCGTCCTCGATCCGGTGGATTGGCCACCCCTTGCGGATCTCGCAAGGGGTGAGCACCGCGTGGCATACCTGGCAGTCGATGGTGGTGGTCATGGGTGGTTTCATTCGTCGGTGGTTTCGTCCGCCAGATCCATGGCCAATTCGTAGTAGTGCAGGAGTTCCAGGTCGCGGTGCATTTCGTCGGTGGTGGTGTAGGTTCCGTAATCGCAGGTGGTGGTATCCATATGGGTGCCTCGTCGGTGGATTGGTGGTTGCCGTCGTTACGCCCATAGACACTTGCACGCACCGTGCCAACAGGCAACGCGGGGTCGCCATGCCCACAAACCAGCGGCGATCTGGCGGAGTTGGCACTCCGCCCCGAACTTCGCGCGCTTGGATGACGACACATGGCGCGCACTTCTTGCGTTTAGCCGGCAGAATTTACCGGCACCTGATGGCAGCCACTTGAGTGCTACATCGTGAGCGCCACCGTAAGCGGATTCACCAACCTGCCAAAATCGACGCGCAAACGGTGCGTGTTGGGATCATAGTCCAGAATCGGCGGAGCGCCCGGCTGGACTCAGCCCCCGAAACCACGACGGTTTCGATATGGCGACGTAGAGCACCGTTGGCACGGTGCGTGCAAGTGCCGTCTGGCATTAGGAGGCTGAACATGCACGAGTGTGTAAAGGACGGCGAGTACATCCTGGGCGTGGAGGAGACGATGCCGCCTGGGCCTTACGACCTTGAGCCTCGGTGGGTGGAGTCGGAGACCACGCTCGGCCTCAGCGTGGGCACGGTCTGGGCCCCGAACGCCATCACGCCAACAAATGTCAAGGAGCATGTCATCGTGGCGTGGTCGGACGACTCACTCGTCCTTCTCCGGCGCAAACAAGACGACGGTCGTCCGCCGTGGCTCCTCTCTCGACGGTTGTTCCTGGAGAAATACGTGGCTGTCGATGTCACGTGGCTGCCGTTTGACGGCGATGGCTCCTGCCGTGACTGGTGCCTCGGCTGGGACGGAGCAAGCAGCCGCTGTGACTGCGGCAATCGCCGACTGCACTGGGAGACAAACGACGGCGTGCCAACCCCCACGGTGTGGTGACTCCGGCGGTGCCGAGGACTTCGATGAATGGATGATAGTCCAGGATCGGCGTACCGACCGCGCCGCTGGCACAGCACGTGCATCAACTTCTAGACATGAAGAAGTCGCCAAGCACTAAGAAACCATTGCCCGACTACGGTCCTGTCAACCCGCCGATGCGCGTTTGGTTGCGCATCGTCAATGGGCATGTTGTCGAAACGTTTTTTTCCTCGCAGGCCGCAAACGCCTCTGAGGACCAAGATCACATCCACGCCTACGTACTCGAGGAGTGATCGGCGTCGGCTGGCATCGAGTTGGTCTCAAGTGGACGTTGATGCATCGGCACCCAAGAACCCCACGGTGGGGGGTGAGGGATGGTGTGTGGTCATCCCTCATACCGGGTCGTCTCCCAGCCAGGTTGTCGCGGCACCGCTGGGGGTTCCTCCCCTTGCTCCCATCGACGGAAGACCTCGTCCATCTCGTCATCGGTTGGGTTATCACCGAGCCAAGCGAGCCATCGGTTCAGACGGGCAGCGGCATCGTTGCTCATGCCGGCACCATAACCACGGCGTCGACCATGGCTAGGGTCGGCGGGCTGTCCGGCGGCACAAGGAGCACCGTGCCGAGCCCCAACTCCCTAACCGCGGCGCGCAGCATGCTGAACCACGCCTCAACGCATGGCCCCCGCAGCGGGCCTGATGTCTCGTCAAAGGCGAGGGTCGCCCCCGGCACCGCGCCCCACCGTTCGATCACTACTCCCGCTGTCGCCAGCGCGAGCGCGGTGCTCAGTAGCGCTCGCTCGCCTTTGGAGCACGCTCGCACCTCTCGTTCGCGTTGGTCCGGATGGCTGATCGCGATCCACCGCGCCTGCTCAATCGAGCGCTTACCCCGTGCGGCCGTCCGTGTTCCACGGTACTCGATCGACCACCCCGCACCATCGGCTGCGCGTAACAAGTCGGTTGCGATCTCGGCGATCTCCTCCCCGGCCAACTCCATCTCGAGCGCCTGGACCCCGTCACGGCCGAGTGCTTGCGCCAGCTCGCCCGCGTCCTCGGCCCGCCGCTCCAGTTCTTCGGTGGCCTCACGGACTCGGGCAGCCCTCGCTGCGGCATCCCGCTCCCGGGCGAGGCGGTCTACCGCAAGCGCAAGCCGTGTCGCGGCGACGGAGGCGCCCCGCGCCGCGTGTTCTACGTCAGCTTGGCCCACCGGGGCCGGCTCGTCACCAAAAGCCTGTAGCACGGCCGAAGCGTCGGTGTGTCGGGCTGTCGCGTCGGCGAGTTGGTCGTCGAGGAGGGCCACGCGCTCAGCCGCTCGGATGGCCTGGGTCGAGCGGGTCTGGGCGGCGACCAGCGCGCGATGACGTGCTTCCAGCGAATGCCGTTCCGTCGCCACCTCGTCGATGCTCCTCAATGCCGCTGCGCGCGCGGCCCTGAGCGGGGCGAGTTCGTTCGCGATGGTGACAAGACGCGCGGCGATCCCGCCGCGCGTTCTCTCAGCGGTGGCGATGGCAGCGTCGATGTCGGCCACCAGGCGAGTCGGTGCACGTGCGAGTCGTTCCCGTGCTGCGGCAAGTCGCGCAGCGGCGCTGGCAGCGCGTGATGTCAGGTCCACGATGTTCGGATGGGTGTAGGCATCATCGGCGGCGATGGCACGGCGAGAGCGTCGCCTCACCTCGGCCACGCTGCTCGATGCCACGTCGGGAGATGCCGCGACAATCGCTGAGGCGGCGATCCGGCCGATGTCGGTGAGCGCGGTGCGCAAGGGGGTCACGCGCCCGGTCTGAGCGACGTGCGTGGCTGCTTCCAGCGCGGCGGCGGCGGCTCTCTCGGATGCCTCCAACTCCGGGAGGCTCTCCCGCAGCCTCTCGGCACCCTCGGCCTGGGTTCGCTCCGCACGCAAAGCGTCGAGGCGGTGGTCGATGTCTGCAAGCGCGCGGGCTGCCTCGTGTTCGGCGTCGCGACTGGAGCGAATCGCCTCGTCGGCTGTGCTGACGTCAGCTCGCAAAACGCTCTCCCGCTGGCGCAGCACATCGAGCGCTTCAACCACCTCCTCGATGTGTTCGGGGGGGGGCGCTGCGCAATCGGCCGCTTGTCTTGCCGCCGCGAGCTCGGTGGTCAGCCGTTCGACTCGCACTGCCGCCGCGTCGGCGGTGGTGCAAAGCGCGCGCCACTGAGTCCACCGCGCCGCGTCGACGCGGGCTTGAGCGGCGGCGCAGTCGGCGGTGTGGCTTGCGGCCGTCGCATCGACAACCGCTCGTTCGGCACCCGTAACGTCGACGGGACCGATCGCTGTGCTCTCTGTGCGCTTAGCGGCGACATCCTTGTCGATCGCGGCCCGCGCCGCCCGTGCCGCCGCTGCCCATGCTTCATAGTTCCCGGCGCCCAGGATGCCCAATAACGCGGCTTTCAGCCCCGAGTCGTACAGCGTGCCGATCCCATCGCTCCCGTCCCATAGAAAGGCGAACGCGAGCAACAGCACCGGGTCGGGCAGGTGCTGGCGCGCCCACTCACGGAACGCCTGGCGCCCGCCGACGAACGTGGCGGCGTCCTCGCCCAACGGGCAAACACGCACGGTGCCACCGCCATCGGTCATTTCGTGATGGATTGTCCATGCCCCTGTGGCGGTGACAACCTCCACCTCGAGATACGGGTTGGGGCCGGTGACCATCCTGTCGAACGCGCCGTGTGTGGGGCTTTCCTCTCGCAGCGCCGCGAGCATGAGACCGAGCAGCGTGCTCTTCCCCGCCCCGTTCCCGCCCGCGAGTGCCACGATCGGCGGCATATCGCGCACCAGATACTCGGCCTCGCCGACGAAAGGGCCGAGCCCCCGACACGCTACACGCTCGAATCGCACCAGTCCCCCAGCGTCTTCCGGGGATGTCGCCACCATCTCATCGAGCATGGCGAGCACCCGCTCCCGACGTGCCGGCCGTCGACCAATGGCTGTCCAATAGGCGTCGAGCCTATCGTGGACGGACGGAACCTTGTCGATGCCCGCCGCACGCGCACGGGTGACCCGTTGGGGCACAGGTTCAAGTTTGACCGCGACCGCCCCCGCGGCGAGGATGTCGTCTCGCGCCGACTCGGCGGCGGCCACGATGCACGCGCGGTTGGCGTCGGTGGTGGTGTAACGAAGCCGCACGTCCGCACCTCGACACGACGCCAGCGTCGGTGTCGCGTCGCCTGCAGCGTGCTCTCGCCCGTAGGACAACACCAGACCCGCCCCGGCTACCCAGTTGCCAACAAGCAGAACCAGCGGCGTGGCGGGGGCGATGCGCCGCTCGAACGATACACGACGCCCGTCGACGTGAACAAGTACATAGCCCTTTGGCCCCAGCTCGCCGTATGTCGTGGCATACGGCGCCCCCGGGTAGCAGGCTGGCCGCCCCCCGATGAGCCAATCCTGCGCCGCGTGGACGTGGCCGAGTAGGTAAGCGTCGGCCGCCGCGCGAGCCAGGTCGTCGTTTGTCACGTCGAGGTCGCCCCGCCCTTGCGCCGGCTGGTCGTTCGACAGCCGTGCCCCGGCGACCATGGCATGCCCCACCAAGATGCGCGCGGCGTCAGTGCCAACGATGGCTGCCCCCAAGTCGTCCAGGATCGCGCGCATCTCTTCGCGAAGCGCAGCCGTTGTCGGTGTGCCCCCCCGCGCCTGGACGCGTCGGAGCAAGTCTGCACGCCGGAGATGAGGCAGACAGGCAAGGCGCACGCCGGCCACGTCTATCACTCCGGGCTGCTCTACCACCGTAACGGGGTGCGCCGTGCCGAAGGAGTCGAGGATCGCCAGGTCTCGTTCGACGTCGTGATTGCCCGCGACCACGACGAGCGGGGCTGTGCGGGTGGCTTCTCTGCAAAACCACCGCGCCACGAGCCGCTCGTCGGGGCGCGAACCGGAGTGATACACGTCCCCCGCGACTACGGTGGCGGCGACGTTCGCTCGCGCGGCGTCATCAAGGATCCACTCCAAGATGCGTTGGCACTCGGACAGCCGACCACCAGGCCGCGCCGAGATGTGAATGTCCGCGAGCGCGGCGATGGTCGTCATGAGCGCGTCACGGCCGCAATGTATGACCGAGTTTGGCTGAGGTCAACGCGACCGTCCGCTACGCCGCAGGCGGCGGGGGCCGATCGGAGCCCGGCACCTGCGGCGGCGCCCCGTCCGTCAACCGCGGATCAACGGGGGCTGTGACGCCTGCCTTTTCGCACTCCTCGGCGAACCGGGCGTTGAATGTGGCGCCGAGAGACACCATGCGCTCAGGGCTCACGCCAAATTTCTTGAATGCCGCGAAGAGCCCCTTCTTGGCTGACGCGAGGGCGGCGAACCGTTTCTCGTTCGAGTCTGACATAACTTGTGGCTCCGACGCCTTCTGGATGGCCGCAGCCAGCGCCTCGCCCACCGTCCGAGGCTCGGCCGGCGTTGGCGCGTCACTAAGCCAGTCAGCGATGATTTGAGCGAAATCATCTCCTGGATTCATAAACACGTCCCCGGGGGGGAGCAAGTCACACCGCGTCTTGGCAACAATGAGCCGCACCTCGGTTCGCGGCTTCCGCCCGGCCGTTTTCGCGGCAGTGACGTCCGAGACGATTGGGACCTGCACCAATTCGCAGAAGAGGTCGGGCTCGTACTCGATGCCCTTCCGTGCGACCGGTCCCAGTCCAACCTTGGTGGGCTCGAGCTTACCCTTATCGGTTTGGCTAATTACGTAGTCCATCTCCGATCGAAGGGTGCCTATGATATGGCACGGGCTCTCCAGAATACGCTGGACAAAGCGTGTGTGCGCCGGGGACATCTTCCGCCAACCGGTCGAAAAGGCGTTCTTTGACGTGGACCCCTCGGTGATCCTGTCCACCGACTCGAGAACCCCGCCGATGCCAGCCCACACAGGGCTGAACGAGTCAACAACGATGACGCCGGCCCGCTGCGCTTCGCAGAAGTCGAGGGCCGCTGTATATGCCTCGATTGACTGGTCGTCTGCTGGCATGGGGACGTGTTTGAATTGGAACCCGGTGCCCCGGCGAGGAGAGTACGCGTACTTCAGCAGCGACTTGTTCTCCACGTCGACTGCGTACACCGGCCCGAGATTCAGCGTCCGTACGAGGAACGTCGCGACCGAGAGGGCGGTGTAGCTCTTGCCACTTCCCGCAGGGCCAGCCAGAAATAGGCGCAGGAGAATGCCCTCCCGCGTTGCATCACGTGCTTGAAACTGGTACTTTTGACTGGTTTGCATGCCAGAAGCATAACCACTGCATTCATGCATGCAACAGACCGTCACCGGCTCACACGGTCGCCGCGGCACCGCTTCCGCGAGCGCGGACCGCTGCTGCCGGGCCCGTCACCGGCGAGATGCACGCGGATGGAGTCGCCCCCGGTCGTAAACGTGCCATCCGCGGCCGGTCGCAGCCGAGCGGGCATGAGCACCACCACGCCCCCAGAAACGTCGAGGCGGCGCTCCCCCGCGTCCGGAAGCACATCAAGAAGCGCTGCCCGCAGCGCTGCCGACCGCTGACTATCCGTGGCGATGCGTCGCTCTACCTCAACCAGCTCGGCGGCGAGTGCAGTGGCCCGCGCGCGTAGCTCACCCGGCGTAGCCGGCCACCCGTCGTCGATGATGGCAGTGTCGGGCCCACCCGTCGCCCCGAGCGAGAAGGGCCCCGACCGCATGGTGTCCGGAGCGTCCGCGGCGCCCTCCGGCGTTGTGTCTGGGCACAGATCGTCGACCAAAAGTGAGGTGCTCATGCCGCGCGACCATGCACCATCCGTGCCGCTCTGGTGGTGACGCCACCGCCGCTAGCACGCGACCGCGAAAAATCAACTGGATCGACGGTGCACCATGTGGCACACTGCGTGCATGAGGTTGAGCCATGGAACCGAACGTCGCCACCACGGCCCCCGCACGAAGGGGCCGCCCCCGTAAGCCCGCCCCGCCCCCTCCGGACCCCGCTCGGCTCGAAGCCGCTCTCGAGATCGCCAGAAGCCTCGAGCCCGGGTCACTGGTGTTTGTCGAGTATGTCGCTGCGTCAGCGGCGCACCCCAGCCCCGCCGCGCTGCGGTCGGTTGCGGCTGGATTCCCCCAGAGTTACTACGTCGGGACATACCTCGGGTACCACCTAACGGCCGCCGGGCACGTTGTCCTGCGGCTGGAGGTCATCAACCGAGGGGGCGAGCGCCGCGCCATCAACCCGCTCAAGGGCGACTTGCGCGCGGTCCGGGTCATACACCCCGCCCCGCCCCCCGACGCTATGCCCATTGCGTCGTGATGCCCGCCCGCTGGTACATCCCTGGGTCTGCGATTGCTGCGGCAGTCCGACGAGTGGCACCGGGTAAGCGGCCTCCGCTCGCCCTCCTTGCCCCGCTGGAGCGGCTTTGTCTGCGTGCCGCGGGGAGACTGCCTCACGTTCCCATGGAATCTGCCAGGACCCCCGGCCGTGCGAGCGCGGGGTACAAGAAGGCGCTCGTGAAAGCCATCAGGCGTGCGTGCTGTGCCCCCGACTTACGGAGGTGGTAAGATGGACAGGTTGCCTCGCGGCGAGTTCGTGCAAACGTGGTTTGACGGAGGTCGAGACGGATCCGGGTTCACATTCGGCGTCATCGAGGCCAGCGGGCCCACGGCGTTCGTGGTCAGATGGGAAAGCGGTAACCGACACCGCCGCAAACACGGGCATCCCGACATCCACCGCATCACCGATCCAGAGTTGCGCCTCGAGGCGGCGCGCACACTGAAACGAACGACCTAGACCCAAACGCACATCCTGCGTTTAGGCGGCAGAATTTACCGGCACCTGGCGGCAGCCACTTGAGTGCTACGTCGTGAGTGTCACCGTAAGCGGATTCACCAACTAGGCAAAATCGACGCGCAAGGCGTGCGCGCTGGGCCAACTTTCCAGACTTGGCGGGCCGCGCGCGTCGGCCGGGCGCCGTCAAAACATCGCGCAAATTGAGGGATCGCCCCAAGAGCACAAGCGCCGATGGTTGGCACGCCACGTGCAAGTAGGTTCGGACATGATGAACACGAGGACCGCGACCCAGCAAGCCTATGCCGACGCAGTAGCGAAATACGGTGCCGCGCGCGACGCCGGTGCGAGCAGCGAGGAGATCAACGCGCTCTACGCCGAGGTCGCCGAAACCTGGAACGCGGTGCTCGCGGCCGACGAAGCCCCCAAAGACCCGCGCCCCCAACCCCGCCGCGGACGCCTCAGCAGGAAGTGGTAACAATGCTCACGCAAGACGCACCTATCGGGTTTCTCCGAGCCGCCTACCGTGTGTTGGTGGGTGGCGACCCATGCGGGCTGACCCGCATGGAAGTCCTTCAAGCGCTCGACCGAGTGGTGTGGACGCCATGGTCCAGTGGGCACGATACAGGCATGCCCCGTCACCCCTCGGGAGCCGCGCTAGTCGCCAGCATGAACCTGGTGTAGGTGGCATCGCGGGCCGCAACCCACTTCGCTCCTGACGAGCAAGCTCGCCCCGAACCATAACCGACGATTGCGGGGCGGAACCATCGATCGGCCGGCACCCATCGTGAGCACCTCGCCCGTGCGGCCGAGAGAATGCGCGCTGCCACCACGAAGCACCGGCGCGTGGACGCCGCGTCCAGTCCGACGAGCTCGCGGCCGGTAACGCCCCACTTCTTACTTCGGCCGTCCAACCCTCCAATGTTGATTTGGGCGAGGCACACCGAGCGGCACCACCGTCGCTTTTGCCCCCCGGCGTCTCGCCATACTGAGCAGTCCCCGACGGCCGCCGGACCCACCCCGCTGTGCACATCTCGTCGAAACCCGCTTTCGTGGTACGCGATGGTCGCAAGCCCCATGGCGAGGTCCTGTGCGGGCCATGGCCACAACGGCTCGGCGCCGTCATGGCCGACCCGTACCGCCTGCTTTGCAACGTCGACGATGGCGCGCGCGATGGTGCCGTACCGCGCCGTCGCCTCCGCAGCGGTCTCGAGTCTTACCCACGCGCGATGCGAGAAAGACCACCGTGGTGGATATGCTGCCACATCGAGCGAGCACGTCGGCGCCGCGCGGCTGGTTCCGCATTCGGCGGCGGGCACAACCGAGTAGTGACTGGCACCGGGCGGTGCCAGTGCCAGCATGATCTGGAGGATCACCGATTCGAGCATTTTGGTCTTTCCTGGTTAGTCTCTGTCCATTCGCCGAGTGCGAGGCCGACGTCATTTTTCACCCCGTCCACGACACGACGAGCGCGCGGATGGTTTCATCCGTGGTTCTCGACACGTCCAACCCCCGCGGCGCTGGCATGGCGCGTGACACGGTCCATGAACGCAAGTAGCGCGGCGACATCGGGATCTGACGCAAGGAGCATGCCGTTGTCGTGCATGAGACGGATACGCCCGGCCGAGCACCATTCCACAGGGTCCAACTCCTCGGTGGCGTGCGGCGCGGCAGACTGACCAGCGACGAGGCCGAAGCACGTCAAGCGCACAGGCACCGTTACGGCGGGCGGATCACGGTCAACCACATACAGGCACGGCGGCAGTCCCCCTTCGGCCCATACGGGGGCGCGATACCACCGACCCCCGCGCGAGTAGCCGGTTTCCTCGGCGAGCTCGCGGTACATCGCGTCGAGCAGCCCCTCGCCCGGCTCTACCTTACCCCCCGGCTGACACCACATCCCAGGTTCCGAGTTGCCGGGTGTGCGCTGCCCGAGCAGCAGATAGGGCCGTCCGTCCTCGGGGCCGACGCGCACCACGGCGGCGCAAACCACCTCGAGACGCCCGTCGGCGATGAGACGGGGCTCCGGGGCGGTCACGGTGTTACCGCCCGGCAGATCATGGCGCCCTGCCGGCGGCGCGCACGGCGAGTTTGCTTCTTGTGCCACAGCCGCGAGACACGGCTCTTGTGCCACTCGGCGAGGTCCACGTCGAACCCCGTCTTGACCCGTACGCCCACTCGATGGACTTGACCCTTCATGATGGTCCTTTCTAGCACGGGACAGCCGAGGGGCAAACGTTCGGCACGCTTCGCGCCTCGCCTGATGGTGCGTCGCGGATCTTGCGGCCCAACATACTCTGGACGATCGTCGATCCAAACGACGTGTGCGCCACCCTCGGGCATGTTTTGGTCCATCCACCGCTCGAGCGCCTCGCGTTTCCAGCCACCGGCGGCAAAGACAACCGGCATGACGTCGCCCACCGCCCGCCGCACCTCGGCTCCCCGCCGTCCCTCATCGGAGCGCCCTGTCAGCATGACGCACGTGTGCCCGCGCGCGAGCATGACACGGGCGAGGTCGCGAAAGACGCCGGGCTCGCGCGTCCACGTGCCATCGTAGTCGAACACCACGATCATGTTTCGCGCGCCACGGTCCACGGCCCCGCGTGATATCGCGCGGACCCGTCCCGCATCAGGCCGGACTCGTTCGCTCTTGCCACCAGCCAGTCGAGGCGTGCGGCCTTGCTTACGAGCACCAATAGACCCATCGCTACATCATCCGCCGTCGAGCGACCTGTGATGCCGCGCGCTACCGCGGCGATCCGCCTGTCATCTGTGCTGCAATGCTCGGTGTAGGCCAGTCGCACAAGTTGGACTTCGACCGTCACGGTGGCGGTCATCACGCCCATAGCGCCCCGCACGGGATCGTGGTTGATCGCGCACTGGATCACGGTGGCCCAGGGGTGTCACAAGGAACATGGCTTGCGACTGAAGGGCGGTGACGTCCGGGGGCACGAGAACCCCGAGACCCTCGGCTGTTACGTAGGTGGGCTCACTCATAAACGCTGTCCTCGTCGGCCACGGCGCCTGGCCCTGGGGTGATCGCCACAATGCCCGCGTCGTGGGCTGCGAGCAACTCCGCCACCCGCGAGGCGGTCGCCTTGGTGAACACCACAGTGTTTGGCTCGGCATCTTGCTCGGCACACGCCTGAAGGAGTGCCGCCCTTACCACGTCTCCTGTCAGCCGATACCGTGAAGGCGGCAGCGGTTTCCCCCGCGGCACAGCGATGGCCAGCCAGTCGTACCGCCACCGCCCTCCGCGGACAGCGAGAATGCGCCCGATCGAGCGCCTGTCTGCCTTCTGCCGCTCGGCCACCACGAGGGCTCGTTCTTCCTGCGTGAATGTCACACTGTCGGAGTGGTCACCCGTAACCACCAGTGCGCCACGTGGCGCATCGCATGCCACCACCACGCGCGGCGACGGGCGCCAATCATCTCTCATAGCCATCCCCCCGACGATAATCACGATCGCGAGCCATGTCGACCCCTCGTGGTGGGGCTCGGCGAACATGGGCCCCGGTGCCCTGGCTCGCGGAGGCACTCAACCTTGCCGTCGGTGCCAGCGTGAATGACCTTCAGGCAGAACCTCGCGGGCCAGGAGTTGCTGATACGCCTCATCTGCGCTGCACGTCGCGCTTTGCGCTGCCTTCGGTTCATCGGTGCACCCTGCCGCGGTTGCTGTCACGCATCCACCTAACACCCCGGCGGCGTCCGAACCGACGTCGGCCGTTTGGCGGCCTCGGTCCCTCCGATGGCAGCCAGGCGTCGATCGAACGGCTTAGCCGGCGGAGCCAACACACTTCCCAGGGGCGCACGTCCTCCAGCCACGAGGGGTCAGAGGCGATCTCCGGAGCGTCGTCGATCGCTTCGTAGGGGTCGTCGTCGCCGCTCCAAAAGCGCCCGTCGCGATCAGGCAGCCACCGCCACGTGGTCGGCCAACCGAGAGCGTGAATCGCCGCTGTGAGCACGACCGGGTGGACGATGGGGTGGCGCCAAAAACCGAGAAACCCGTCCTCGGTCATACGTGGAGCGTCGTGGTCGATGAAATCGACCACTCGGTTGATGCGGTTCAGGGCACGCCTCGCCGGCACAGCGTCGGTCCACTCTATGGCCAAAAATGGTCGTGGGCCACTGGGCTGGACCACCGCCAGAAGGCGCGATGCCGGCGGTGACCGGCGAAAACAAAACCACTCGGCGTAGGGCGGCGTCACGTGCGCCTACGTGAGCGGGCGGCTCACGTGGTGAGCCGCTAGGTTCTCTGCCTGCTGTATGCAGCACCGCACGACCAGCTTGAGCGCGATCCTGACTTCAGCGCGCTCGGCCTTTCGCGGCGCACGGTACTCGGCCAACCATTGTGCTCGCTGCCCTTCCTCCTGAGCGATATGCAACAACCGCGCCAAGAACTCGCGGTGTGCCTTCCAGTCGCCGCACTGAGGGACGGTCCATCCGACGGGTCGCCACTCATACCGTACGTTGGCGAGCACGTACGACACCAAGACCGTCTGCGCGAGCACGTCCAGGAAGTTGTCCACATCGGCGGCATCCCGTTGTCCCCCAGCGAACAGCAGCCACGACACGTTCATCCCGAACCCATCGACGCTTGGGTTTTGGGAAATGAACGACCCGATGGTGCCGTGACGGCACGCCCACTCACGCCACTGGGCGCTTTGACCCAGTGTGCGTTCATAGAACGACGCGTCAAGGCCGACGCTATCGACAATCGTGTGGCAAAGCGCCTGCCACACGTCCTCTCGCACCATCGCTTGTGCCAATGGCACGCCGGAGCGACCCCGGGATTCGAGTGATGGCGGGGCAAACCTGAACGTGTGCTCGCCATCCCGTGTCCCGGGCTTGGGGTGAACGAGAAGCTGAGGGTGGCCGTCTCCTGGCGACAGCATCACCGAGTACCTGCGCGCAAGTCGTTTCGCAAGCGCCGTGAGCCGGATGCTCGCCTCGATGTCGCTCGAATGCCCGCCAACCCGAACGCGCACCTCGCCGCGGCGCAGCCGGGCTACGATGAATTTGTGGTCCTCGTTTCCCAATTGTGATATGTCTATAAGCCACGTGGCGCGGTATGGCCAACCGATCGTGCCGTCGCCGTTCAGGCTCCACCATTCGCCCCCATGCCACACGAACTCGCCGGGCACGTCGACATCATCGCCGTAGCCACACCGTTCCCGCCATCGACTCATCGTTTCCCCCAGATCCGGTGTATAGGGGCATGGCCCCCCCACGCCGTCGTCAAGGTCGGTCACGATGGCCCGCCCGCCGCCGAATCCCATGTGTGGGTCGGCAGAAGGATCGTAGCGGTTGGTGGCGGCGGAGGTTGGGATTCCCCGCGAAACCTTGCGGGGTGCAAACAACGCCGGCACGTTCTCGGCGTGGCGCTTATGGTCCTGGCCCGTCTCAAGTGTCGCGCTGACACGCACCTGCCTTTCCCACAGGGCTTCGAGCAACTCGTCGAACTGGCACGTGTTGTCGCCCCACCCCTGTTCGATCATGTCGACGCCCAACCCATCGAGCCAGTTCTGCGCGATGGCGGCGTCACGCTTGTCCACGTCGGTGATCGAGCCGCAGTCGTTGTATTGCCCGCGCACGGGGAGCGCGCGGAGGTACCACGATCGCTCTCCGTCGCCCACGTCGTCGCCCGCCGGGCCGAATGGGCTGGACTGGAGGAGCAACAGCCGCACCGGCGTTCCACCCGCGATGGGCAAGCCAGATACCGCACACGTGAAGTCGAATGACCCCATAATCGCCTCTTAGTATCAGGGCCACACGCTGCGGGCCCGTCGCATCACCACAGCCCCAACACACGTGGGACTGCTCGCGTGTCCCCCCGAACGACGGTGGCCAGCGCTGCCACCGTGGCAGCGACGTCCTCGACGTTGATGAACGCGTCACGTCCGACGGAGTCGACTCCAATGTACCATTGCGCGTGAATGCCACCACTGTTGAGCGGGGACAGGTGCCACATCTCCTGGGCACCTGTGTGCTCTTGGGCCTCCTCCCATGTCCGCCCGACGACGGCGAGCACGCCGATACGGCGGATAGCAGCCGCCACGCGCTCGCACCGGCTGAGCGCGGCCTTGACCTGTGCTTCCGTCGGCGATGGGAGCGTCTCCCCCGACAACCGAGCCTCGGCAACCACGTGAGCCAAACGCCGCTGCGCCGCCTCCGACAGCCCGCGGACGTCGACCGGCTGACCGGCATACACCAGCAGCCGGTCGACCACGACCATCGCCCCGCCGTACGCCTGGCATATACGCTGCCATGTCGCCCGATCTCGAGGCCACCTCTTCCCGGTCTCGATGTCGGATAAGTAGGGTGGGCTGACGCTCAACTCGGTGGCGGCGCGACGCAGGGTCACACCGCGCAGTTTGCGCGTCTCTCGAAGGTAGGAGCCGGGTGTCACCCGGCAACGATAACGCTTGTTCGCTGCAATGTCAACTTGACTCCGGCGTTCCCGGGGCTTATTCGGCGGGTTTCGCGGCGGAGTCTCCCTTGGTGTGCGACGCGAGGCGCCGCAGGAGCAGGATCGACTCCACCACCTTGGCGACAGGTTCGTCTTGAAGGCGCGCTGCCACCTCAGCGAGGTAGGCATGCGACAAATCTGACCCATCACTGAACAGGGCTGCCAGGGTAAGCGGCGGGGCGGGGGCCGTCGCTTCGACAACGGCTGGCGGCGGTGCCTGTTCGCCCAACAGTTCGGCGCGCTCGCACGCATCAGGCATACCAAAAAGGAGTGGGACCTCCACGCGCTGAGGGCGCAGGAGAGCCGGGTCGAGCTTTGAGACGTCGTTCACAGTGAGCAGAACCGGCATGGTCGGAAACGACGCCTTGATCATCTCCAGGACAAAGAGGATCCGTGCGCTCACCGCGTCCATCGGTGAGCGATCGAGGTCATCGATGATGAGAGCGGTCGGCCGCAGTGCGTCAATCATGAACGCAAGCTCGCGTACCCCCATGTGAGGCAGCGCGGCGGCGTCGATTTTGAGCGGTCGACCACCTACGCGTTGGGCGAATAATATAGCAAACACGCTCTTGCCGGACCCGGGCTCACCGACACACAGAAACGTCCTATGGCGCCCGCGTGCCCGCGCGCGGTGGTAGTTGACCACCTGGTGCTCAAGGCGTTCGGTCGCCGCGCGCGTGAGCCGATCGAGTCGTAGCGGTGGGACTGGTCCGAACGTCATCTCGTGGCCATACCCCCGGTCGGAAACATCGACGGACATGTACAGCCCATTGGGGTAGCGTTCCCATAGTCGGTCCACCACCTGGCCAAAGTCGAACTCAGGTGTGTGGTAGAACGACGGTGAGACGGCCCCCCGCCCCCAGTGGTGCTGCTCGAACAGCAGGATGTCCTCCCCGCGGCTCGCAAACACCAGGGTCGAATCGTCCACGTCAATAGGCGTGACATCGAACATCGTGTGGAGGTCCGCCATGAAGAACAGCCTCACGAACGCCTCCGAAGTGCGCGCGCGGAGGCCATAGCGAGCCACCATGTCCCGCACGTAGGTGTCTTTCCCGCCGCGCATCACCCCCCTTACCGCGTCGACGACGGCAAGCGACTTCGTGACTTTCGTCAGCCACGCGTCGTCCTTTTCCGGGAGTTTTTCGGCGATCTTGGTTGCGATTTTGAAAACCAGCTCGATCGTCGCCCATGCCCGCCCGCGCGTGGGCCTTGTGTTCCCGGTCATTGTTCCTCTATCCGTTCACGACGCTCTTGGTTCCACGCCCGCCATGCCCGTCGTCGCGCGGTCTTCACATCAACCGGCACGTGGCCGACCATAAACTTGTGCTCGCCCGTTGTCACGCCACTGACGAGCGTGATGAGGCACTGCTCGCACCGGCGTGTGTGCTTGCCGGGCGCGCGCAGTTGGTCGGCGGGGTACGTGCGACACTGCCCACACGCCCCCGTCATGCCACCACCACCGAACGATGGTCCCATCGCGTGCGCCGCACGCCGCCCGGGCAGCACCGTCCACGTGGCAGCCTTGATGCGCCGGTCGGCAGCGGCAAGATCAATTGTCGGCGTCATCGAGCATTCCATCCAGTTCAGCGTCCCGGTTGCACCATTCAGCTTCTGCATCGTCGGTGTGCTCACACGTTGCAAGCCCCGTGCCAGCAACGGCCTCGCCCTTCAGCCGCGCGCACAGCCCCGTCCGCCTGAGTTCGCGCCGCACCTCCGCGAGAGCGACCCGCATCGCCCGCGGGTCCGACAGCATCACCACAAGCCGCTGGCCCCGCGTCACCGCTGTGTAAACGAGGTTGCGCGACAGCATCACCCAATGGCTGTTGATCACCGGCACCACCACCACCGGGGCCTGGCCGCCCTGCGATCGGTGGATGCTCATGGCGTACGCTAGAGTGACGTCGCTTACGTGCTTGTCCTCGTACTCGACGCGCCGTCCATCGAAATCGATCACCATCGCTGGTTCTTCGGCCTTGGGGTGGGAGCGGATAGACGCCACGAACCCCACGTCGCCGTTGAACACGTCGCGGCTGTAGTCGTTTCTGGTTTGGAGCACGCGGTCCCCTACGCGCAAGGTGGTCTTGCCCCGCGTGATCGCGGGGCCGACCGGGTTAAGTGCAGCCTGCAGCCGCTCGTTCAGCGCGAGCACGCCCGCGTCGCCCTTGTTCATCGGAGCGAGCACCTGGATGTCGCGCCGCGGGTTGACGCCATACGCTGCTGGTATCCGCGTCGCCACCAACATCGTGATCATGTCGGCCGCTGTGGGGCCGTCCCAGCGGCGCTCGATGAGGTGGAAGTCCCCGGTGCCCTTGGGGCCCGTCTCCGGCGCGATACCCGCGTTGATGCGGTGAGCGTTGCGCGTGATGAGGCTCCCTTCCGCCTGCCGAAAGATCTGGGTCAGTCGCACAGTGGGGACCGCGCCCGAGTCGATGATGTCCCGGAGTACCGCCCCCGGACCGACGCTTGGAAGCTGGTCCACGTCACCCACAAACACCACCCGCGCGCCGTCGCGAAGCGCGTCAAGAAGGCTGTCTGTGAGCTGAATGTCGCACATGGAGCTCTCGTCGACGATGATCGCATGATCGTCGAGCGGCGAGGCATGGCCCGCGAAAAAGCCCTCGCAGCCCGGGTCCCATTGCAACAGCCGGTGGATGGTCGTGGCCTGCCGTTTCGTCGCCTCGCTCATGCGCTTCGCAGCCCGACCCGTCGGCGCCGCCAGCGAATACTCTAGTCTTGCGCACTCATAAAGTTTTATGATGGCGCGAACGAGATGGGTCTTCCCCGTCCCGGGGCCGCCGGTCACCACCAACACCTTGTGCCTCGCTGCGGCGCGGACGGCCTCTTTCTGGGCGGGGGCGAGTGTCGTGCCCCCCTCAGCCTCAAACGAGGCGATGGCGTCGTCTACGGCCGCCTCCATCGCCGGCGCGGGGGTTCCATCGGGGAGCGGCTTACCCGGACTGGCATCCGTGTCGAGCAGTGCACGCAGTCTCGCGGCGACCCGCCTTTCCGCCGCATGAAGGGCGGCGAGGTACACCACGTCGTCGGACGTTACGCCTCCGTCACGATCAACCACGACCAGGCCGTCGCGCTCCAATGCCGTGACGCCTTCCCATGCGCGGGTCGCTGTGCAGTCGAGCAACTCCATCGCCGCGCGCGCGAGGTCCTCACTCGGCGTGTAGCAGTGCCCGTCGCCGCTATGCTCAATCAGGCAGTGAAGCACCCCCGCCGCCGCGCGATCGAGCGAGTCCCGCGGCACACCGAGGCGCTGCGCGATCTCGTCTGCGGTCTTGAAACCGATCCCCGAAATATCGAGCGCAAGCCGATAGGGGTTCTTCGTAACCACCTCAATGGTCCGTGCCCCGTAGCGCTTGTGGATGCGGTGTGCGAGCGCGCTCGTGATGCCGTGACCCTGAAGCCAGATGAGCACCGTCCCCACGGCCTTCTGCTCGATCCACGCCCGTTGGAGGGCCTCCGCTCGCTCCTTGCCGAGTCGCTTGACCTCACGCGCCACCCGGGCCGGGTCTTGCTCGAGCACATCGAGCGTCGCGGCGCCGAACCTGGCTACGATCCGCTCAGCGAGCCGAGGGCCCACACCCGACACGATCCCACTGCCGAGAAACCCGGCGATCCCATCGGTGGTCTGTGGCGCGAGTGGCACGACGAGCGCGGTCTCAAACTGCCGCCCGAACCTCGGGTTGTCGACCCAAGTTCCGAGTCCACGCACGGCGGCCCCCCCCGTGACGCTGGGCATGATGCCAACCCACGTCTGGATGTCCCCCCCAACCTCAACAGAGAGAACACGGTAGCCGCTGTCCGGGTTGGCGAATCGCTCCCGAACGACGCGCCCCTCCTGCGAAATGGGCGCGGTCATGCCAGGAAACAACTCATGTTGCTCGTCAGTCATCTCGCCCGACATCATCGAAACGCAGCATCCCCCTGCGCGCGAGTTTGCGAAATTGTGCCGCCTGTCCCGCGCCGGTGGGATAGATCCCCGCACGGAACCGGCGCTCCAAGTCGGCCGCCCTCGCCAGAGTCAAAGCGTCGGCATCTACCACCGATTTTCGGTCCCTCACCACAGCGCATCCCCCCCGCCGCCCGGCTTCTCGCTGTCACGAACTGCGATAATCCGCACGGCAGCCCCGATGACATCATCGATGAACGCGAGCCCCGCAGGTGTGCCTGCGTCCACCTCAGCCGCCATCTCCGCAGCGGTGAGCCGCTGGCCGTCGGACGCGCGGACAAAACGCGGCGAACCATCGTAGGCGGCTCGCCGGCGCAGCGCGTCGGCCACTGCCCCGTGGACATTGACGGGGCTAACCGTCTCCACCGCCGCGATCCCCCCCCCTTGCGCGCGGGAGCCTCCACCCGTGAGTCAGCGCGGCGATCTCCCACTTCTGCAACATGCGGCCAGTTCTCCACACTACCCTGATAGCAGTCGCGGCGCGCTGCGCGGCTCGTGCCGTTGCGAAAACGAACTCGCCTTCCGGGACCGTCCGCTTCGCGGCAAACGGGGCGGCGACCTTGCACGCCGCCCACGCCATCCAATGATCGCGGTCCTTCAACCTGCACGGCTCTTTCTTCGGCTGGCACTGGCCGATCCATGGCTTAGAGAAGGCGTCGGTGTACCCAACCACATCATAGGCCAGGGCGTAAGACCCGTCGCCCCGCGGCCAACATCTCAGCGCACTCATTCCTGTCACCACATCCCCTTCGACACCAGCACACCACTGAGGTGCTCCACCCCAACCGAGTAGGCCGTCCACACGCTGACGGCCTCGGCCTCACTCATGTTGCGAAGTCGGCCACTCTCCCACCACAGGATACGTCTGCGCACATCGGCGGCGCTTTCGATCGGTAGGCGGTCGACCATTGCCCGGTTCATTGTGGGGATGACAATCGTCTCAGGAGTGCCTTGCGTGCTGAGCCACTCCTCAATGTCGCGCCAGTGCATCGTGTTGGTGTCGCCGCGCCACACCCAGTCGTTGCGCGGCGCGTCGTGCTCTTGTCGAACCAGCCACGCCACGCAGTCGGGTACGCCGTGGCCATCCACCGACCAATGGCGCATTAGCACAACGACCGGCCCTGTCGTGACGTCGCACCCACCGAGTCGCACGGGCTCTGTCACGGGGCTCTCCTGGGTTGCGGTGTCACCGTGACGCGAAACTCCGCGTGTCGCTCACGGAGCCACATCCCCGCCTGTTCAGCCGATATCGGCATGCGGATGTCACGATGGGTCGCCACGTCCTCGAGCAGTGCGACGTTGCCGTCGTCGGTGTGCTCAACACAGATGAGGACAGCCCGGTACTCGACCGGCCACAGCGGCGATTCGATGGCGTCTTGAAGGTCCCGCTCGGCATCGCGTAGTTCGCGCAACAGGCGGGCTGGCGGTGCCGGGGGGCGGTCGCCGCCGGAGTAGGACTCGACTCTCGCGCGAAGGGTGAGCACGCGGGCCCGCAGTTCGGACAGTGTGGCCGTCGACCTCATCGGGTGGTGTCCACGTCGACGGCCGCAGGCGCCGCGCACTGGTCCGTCACCGTAAAGCAGAACGACGTCGTGTACTCGACGCGGGTTGTCCATTCCACCCGGAAGCGCCACTGATCACCTTCGGCCGTAGCCACGTCCACATGAGTCTCCCCATGAGGGTTGTCGCCGCGAACATCCGCGGCGTACATCATTGCCGCATCCCGGGCGTTGCGTGCCACCAGGGGCACCCACTCGCCACCTGGCACGCGGCACTCGAAAGAATGATGTATCGTGGTCATGCGACCACGATAACCACGAGCCGGTCAGATCGCAATGGCGTCGGCCGTCAGAAGGGGAGGTCGTCGTCCGAGCCGGTGCCGTACCCCCCCCCGGCGTAGGGGTCATCCTGGGGTGGACTTGCCGGCGTGGTGGCCCGACGTGGGTGGCTCATCGGCCGCTCGCCACTCCCGCCGTCCGCTCTTCCTCCCCCGCTCCTTCTCGCCAACTCGGCATCAATCGACGCGAGTTGCAAGCGGGCCTTGCTGTGGTACTTGGCCTTTTCGGGGTCAGCGATGTCCCCCTCGAGCTTGCCGCGCAACCACGCGAGATCAGCGACCGCGCTGATCTTTTTGCCCTTGTCGTTGCCGAATCCAACGACAAAGTCGCCCGCGGTCGCTGGACCTCCACCATGGTGCGAGCCTCCTGCCGCTGGCGGCGAGGCTGCGCTGCCCCCCCCCGCGTTCTCCCCTGCACCGCTCCCACCACAGAGCACCACGTTCGTCGCCACGATCTCGACCTTGTACCGCTTGTTGCCGTCGCGGTCGTCGTAGCTCGAGGTGCGGAGCGACCCTTCGACGTAGAGGCGGCTCCCTTTGCCGACTACCTTCGCGAGCCCTTCGCCCCGCCGGGCCCACACCACGACCGAATGCCATTCGGTGCGTTCCTGGACGTTCTTGTCCTTGTCCACGTAACTCTCGGTCGTGGCAAGGCGCATGTTGAGCACGGCTTGTCCCGCTTGCGTGAATCGCAATTCGGGGTCGGCCCCGAGGTAGCCCAGCAGGAGCACCCGGTTGACACCGGTGCTCATAGTGCGCCCCCCCAATTCCACACCAGGCGCACGAGCAACGTCAGCGCTGCAATCGCTGTGACCAGCGCAAACAGCGCGGCCATCCACCCGGCCGCGCGCTTCAGCCTCCCGCGCCACGACCGCGCCTCTCGCGCTCTCGCCGCCTCAGACTGCGTCCTCACCCATCCTATCGTTGCACTCATGTGTTCCCTTTCGAGGCGGCTCCGGTGTGTCCGCCTCCGTTGTGGACAGCATAACCACCCACCGCTGTGTCGCAACGGCCCGTCACGCGTCGACGCGTCAGCCTAGCCCATTCTTGTCCTGGATGCGACGGGTGTCGCTCATCGGCTGAGTAGCACGAAGCGGTGATCATCACCGTCGATGCCCCGCTCGGGCTCCGCGACGACGCGCGCCCCGCGTCGCGTCATGGCGTTGAGCACGCCAACCCAATCGGTCGATGACGGGCTGACGCCCGCGCGCTCGAGGCGGGGCACGATCTCGCCTCGCCACAGCAAGCCGAGCGGGCCAGATGAGCACAACTCGTAGAACACCGCACCGGCCAGCAGAACCACGTCGATCCCCTCACCCCTCCCGATAGGGTGCGACCGCGCGAGCGTTGCGGCGTGGCGACACTCTGGCGTGGGTGATACAACGTCGTAGCCAGCATCCCGAAGGACGGACCACGCTCGCAGAAGAGTGGAGGCTGTCGACGGCTCCCACCGCGCTGCCCGCGACGGGCCGCCGCCCTCGCCCCAGAACAGCGCCCACCGAGCGGGCTCCCCGGGGGCGACATCAACGACCACCCCTGGAGCCCCACCGCGCCCAGTCGGTATGCCCGCCTGGCGGAGCACGGCATTGGCGTGCGCGAGCGCCGCTGGGCGAGACGTAGCATTGGCGCTGAGCACGGGCCGGCCGGGCGGTGTGCAGAACGACGTCGGACCGAGATCATCGAGTGGCAGTCCGGTCAGCTCACGGAGCACGCACCATGCGGCCCAGCGAGGCCAGCCCCCCTGCTCGGGCCACTTGAATTGGCGACCAAACAGTTGGCGCGCGTAGATGTCGGCGACGACAGCCAGTTGCCATTGGCTTGGGCTGTCCCCGCCGCCGACGGCCAGCGCGTGCCGAAGCAGCGCCCGTCGCACGACCTGGGGGTCATCGTGTGCGCTCACGGGTGCCCCGCAAGCGACCGAAGGTATCGTCTCATAGGCTCATTCCTTCTCCCGACCAATAACCATCCAACGTCGCCTCGTCAATCGGACACCGTGCCCCACAGCCCGAGCTGCCCGCCGCGCAAGCCGACACGTGCGCGACGCGTGGCCCACGCCTTCGCCATGCGCGCTACCGCTCCAACGCGGAGCCTGCACCGGCGGCAATATCCGCGATGTGGTGGCCCAGTCGTGCGCCCCACGACGTCGCGCGCTGGCTTGCCACACCCCGCCGCACAAGCACCCCGCTGCTCGGTCAACACCCGGGCCCGCTCGCGCCGCCACTCGGGGCCGGTCATGGCGTGATTATTGCAGAACGGTGAGCGCGGCAGGGGGGGCAGCCGCGTCGACGTGGTAGTAAACCGTCTCATCATTGACGGCGTTGACTCCGGAGGTCAGACGGCCCTCGGCGATGAGCTCGGTGGCGAGGTCGGGAAGGATCGTAAGGGCGTCGCAGCTCGGCACGACATCGGCTGACGCCTCGATGGCCGCTCCGAGCTGCGATCGCTCTACGCCGGCAGCGGCAGCAGCGAGGATACTCTCCTCGAGGAGTTCCTTGAGGTTGGCCCGAAGTGCGCCTGTGATCGCCAGCCTTGGCGGCGGCGCTGCCGTGGTCGGCGAGGGAGGGGGCTCCGGGGTATCGACCGATGGCACGCTCACCAGCGTGCCCAGCCGCCCCTTCTCCCCCTCGCACAGATCGTATGTCGATGCCTTCGCGATGTCGGCTTCGCTCATCTCGCGAGCCGCGTATTCGTGCCCTGTGGCGAGCACGCCGGCAGTCGTCGGGCTGATGCCAGCCGTGAACAGGGCCCGCGCTTCTTCGGTGTCCACGGTGTCCAGCGGGCCGTTGACCGCGATGACCAGTCGCACGGCGGCCGTGGGAGCGTTCCACGCGTTCGACTCGGTGGACACAAACGTCGGGGCGGCCGGGGTGTCCCCACCAGCGTAGGGCCCCGGAGCCGACGGTGTGGACGGCGCCGCCACGGCCTCCAGTTTGGCTTTCTTGGGGCGCTTGGCTTTCTTGGCGGGTTCACTCCCGGCCTCCGTGTCATCGTCGGCGGTGGCGTCATTCCCGGCGCCGGAAGGGGCATCGAGGAGTTCATCGAGCGGCCCGACCACTTTGAGCAGCGCTTCGAGCGCTGCATCGGGCTCGAGGGCGCCGAGGTACTCATCGAGGTTGCCTGGGTCCTGCGACTCGAGCTCGGGGATGGCGGGGGCTGGCACGTCGGGGGCGGCGTCGACACCGGGGAGAGGCGTCTGCGCGCGCCGCCGGAGCCACTCCGACTCTTTCGATGTGATGCGGCGTGGCTCGCCCACCACCTCGTTCGTGTCCTCGCGAACGACGTAGACCATGCCCGCATCGGTGTCGATCTCGACACGGCAGTCGACTCCGACGAAAATGGTCTTCGCTTCCCATCGCGGAAGCAAGCCGAAGATGTCCTCGTCGATCCGCTTCACCTTGTCGCCAAGGACTTTGGTGGCGGCGGCCTTCAGCGCTTTGACCTCTTTGTGGCGCCGCAGCAGCCTTTTTACCGCTTGCCCAATGCGGAGATCCTCCTCCGCCGTCATCTTCGTCTCGACCGTGCGGCGTGCGGTCCCCATCAAGATCCGATCTGCCATGTAATCTCCTCGTTTTGCGTGGCGCCCACGAGCGGCGCACCCTCGTGATGCGGCAGGCTAACCACTCTGTCGGCTCTCCGCAAGTCGACAATGCCCTTGACACGTCGCCGCGGCATGGTTAGGGTCAAACCGGAAGCAATGACCACCTATTTCGACCAAATGGAGGAGGCGCTCCGGGCGGTGGACACTGGGTCCACCGAGGCGATGGACATGCTCTGGGACATCGACGCGCGCATCGTCCGCGACGTCTCCTTGGCTGCGGTCTTTCCGCCTGTACCGGCACGCGGCGCGAGCCCCGCTCGTGGTGGATGTCCACCCGCGTTCGCACGTGCGATCCATCGCATGGTGGCGGAGCATAGCCTTGTGGCGTGGGACGGGCGGCCGAATGGGCCAGACTATCCCGACGAGCGCGCCCACCGAGACGCGCTGCTTCAGATGGCGTGGAATTTGCATCTTCTTTTTCACGACCTTGCCCACGACCCGGATTGGCCCTACGGTGACAACCCCATCGTACCCCTGGACTACCTGTTGGGCGACGCCGCCGAGGGGTGGGACGAGTTCATCCCAACACCGGAACTCCTGCCCTGAACATGCTCTATATTTTTGACGCAGACGGGACGCTTCGGCGATGCCTGGTTCCGACACAGCCGTGTCCTCACACCCAGGCAGAGTGGGCGCTCATGCCCGGGGTACTACAGCGGATGGCGCAGATCGACTGGACAGCCAACAACTTCGGCATAGCGAGCAACCAAGCCGGTGTCGGGAAGGGCCTGCTGTCCGAAGTGGTGGCGCTGGAGTTGTTGGTGTCCCTCGCGCACACGGTGACTGGCCAGTGGCCGCCCGTCGGCGCCGTGCGGATGTGCCCTCACAACCACCACGTAGACACATGTTGGTGTCGCAAACCGTCGCCGTGGATGCTTTGGGAGATCATGCGTTGCTATGGTGTCCCTCGCGCGGCGGACGGGACGGTGAGGAGCGATGTCATGTTTGTCGGTGACATGGACACCGACCGTCAAGCTGCCCTTGGGGCGCGGGTGATGTTCACGTGGGCCTGGGACTTTTTCGGGTCAACCAAGGAGGCGTGGGAGCGCGCCATCGGCTACGTGCCGACTTCGGGCCCGTCGTGACCACATCCATCCACGCTCGCTCGCGATCCGTGGACCTATGGCGCATCATGTACGCTGCGCGCGGGGCCGCTCCGGGGCGATGGTCGGCGGAGCAGACCGCGGCGCATCAGGAGTGGGAGCGGCGGGTTGAGATGGCCGACCACGAGCACGGCGCGGGGGCAAGCGCCGGCAAGGCGGCGCGGTACGACGCGTACGCGGCTGGGCGCGAGGACGAGGAGGCTGTCCGATGCGAGGACATCCGAATCGCGCGCGAGCTTTACCACGCGCTCGAGTCGGCGCTTGCGCGGCCCGACCGGGCAATTGACATATTGCGTGACGCCCTGCGCAGCATGACTTTGCGGGACGTCATGCGCTTGCGACCGGGGACACGGTGAGGGTTCACAGCACGTGGCTGGGCGACAGCGCGTGTGCAGGACGTCCACTGCCGTCCTTTACGGTTCGCATCGGCCTCGGTGCCTACCGGGCCATGGTCGCCTTCGCGCGACGGGCGTGGCCCAACGAGACGGGCAGCGCGCTTGTGGGCACGTGCTCGGACGACGGCTTGGTTGCCACCGTGGTGCGCGTCATGCCCCGCGAGTTCGTGGCGATCGGCGGCCCGCGGGACTGCCTGGTGGGAAACATGCCCGGGGAGCGCGATTACTTTGCCCGGCTGTTCCAGCGCAGCCGTGGTCGGGTGTTTTTCGCCGGGGCATGGCATAGCCACCCCGGTGGCGCCGCCCGGTTGAGCGAGGTGGACTGGTACGCGGCGCAACGGATCGCGGAGACCCCCGCCGCGGAATGCCCGGTGGTGATTCTCGCGGTGCTTGCGCTCGCCACAAACGGAGAGGCGTCGCTCGGGGTGAACGTGTATTCGCGGAAAGATGGTCGAATACCACTGCTGCGCGTAGAGCTGCGCGTAGACGGGGCGCCGGAGGAGTGTCATGGGCATCGATGACCTGGTGGGGTGTTATCCGGCGTTTGGCGGCAAGCGCGACCCAGCGCCGGAGGTGTGGCGCAGGTTTGGCCGGGTCAGGCAGTACATCGAGCCCTGTTGCTTTTCGGCGGCGGTCTTGCTGCTCGCTCCCGAGCCAGCGTCGCTCGAGGTGATTGGTGACGTAAACGGATTTGTCGCCAATTTCTGGAGGGCGGTCAAGCACCAGCCGGGAGAGGTGGCGCGGTGGGCGGACTACCCCGTGTCGCACATCGACCTTGGGGCGCGGCATGTGTGGCTCATGGCGCAGCGCGACCGGCTCGGGGCGAGTCTACAGGACCCCGACTGGCCGGGTGATGCCAAGGTCGCCGGTTGGTGGTTGTGGGGTCAGTGCTGCTGGATCGGGTCCGGGTGGTGCGAGTGGACGGGGGAGGTGCCTCACGTCGCGGATGCTGGGCTCGGCGTGCAAGCGATCGGGAAGGTGCCTCACGTGACCGACGGCGGGCAGGGTGTACAGCCTGTACACCCTGCGTCGATGAGCATCCAGGCGCTGGGTAAGATCCCACTGGTGGGCAATGCCGGCCGGGGGATACAGCCTGTATCCCCCGGCGAGGACGTGGAACAATCCACTGCTGGCTGTGTACAGGCGCTCGGCAAGACACCACTGGTCACCACCGGCAAGGGGGTTCAGGCCATGGGGCAGATCCCGTTCCTAAGCACTCCGGGGATGGGTGTGCAGGCCAGCGGCCACGTCACCCATCCCCGGAGTGTCGACAGCATCCAAGCGATGGGCCAGATCCCGCTCGTTGGCAACGCTGGCAGGGGCGTGCAGCCTGCACGCCCCTCATCCCTTGTGGACGCGGTGCTCGACATCCCGGGCGACTTGCTCACGTCGGCGGGACGCGTCGCGTGGGTATGGCTTCATCGCCTCGCTGCTCGGCTCGAGCGGGTGCGCGTCATCCACGGCGACTGGACGCGTACGCTCAACCATCACTACGGTGGTGACGACACGGCGGTATTCCTCGATCCGCCCTACGAGGGCTACGAGGGGCTGTACCGGGCGGGATCAATCGCACAGGCTATGGCCGAGTGGGCGCGTGCCAACGCAAACCTAAAGGTCGCGCTTTGTGGCCACGGGGGCGACTACGACATGCCCGGCTGGGACGTGTACAAGTGGAGCCGTAGGCGGAACACCTACGGTGGTGCCGGCACGAAGGACGCTGAGTGCATCTGGTTCTCGCCAGCGTGCCTTAAGCCGAGGACGGCGGGAAGGCAGACGAGTCTGTTTTGATTGGCGCGCGGTCGAGCACTGGCATGTTGAGCAACACGGTGTTGCCGCAATTCGTGCAGATGAGTGCCACACACGAAAGCGCCATCGCTTTGCCCCCCTGCGGGATCGTAGCGCCCGTTGAACGCGGCGCGTGCTGCCTCCCAGTCGTGGCCTGCGTACACCAACTCGGCGTGGGCCCGGATGCGGCGGTACGCCTCACGGCTGCCGAATGGCGCGTCACCGCGCGCGCTGTCCGCCTCGGTGCTGCCGGTGCCGACGGGCCAGCGGTAGACTTCGAGACGGGCGGGGCGGCCGAGCCCCCAGACCAGCAGCAGTTGGTGGTGCTGGTGGAAGTTTTCTTGGGCGTAGCCGAACAGCGCGAGGCCGCGGCGACGCCGCCATCGGGTGACGGTGGATGTCATGTCAACAACGTAACCACCGAGCCATGAGGGGGCAACGGGCACCAGTGCGGGCTTGCGCGTTGCGCATGTCGTGCGCATGTTACGCGCATGGCAATGAGCAAGGCCGGTGGCAACTTGGCTCGGGGTCGACCCGCACGTGGTCAGCGCGTGGGCCGCGCGGTGGTCAACCTCACGATGCACCCCGACGACAAGGCGCTGCTAGGACCACGGGGCAAGCGTGGTCGACGCGTGGCGCTCGCGCTCATGGTGCTACGGATCGCGCCGCCCGACTTGGTGGACCGAGCACGGGTGATGGTAGCGGAAAGGGATGAGGCATAGGCCATGGCTGACGACGCCGGTCACGATCAGATCGTCGACGAAACATTGGCCGAACTGGGGCTGACTCGAACGGTGGTCGAGCCCGAAGTCGAGTTCCCCATCGAGCACGCCTGCCCTGGCCCGTTCTGCCCGCACAACCACTTCACGGTCGACAAATTCGCTCGTAAAGTCCTCTGTGGCCTTTGCGGCGTCGCGCTTGACCCGATCGACGTGCTCTTTGAGCTTTCGCTCAATCCGACATGGATCAAGCAGGCGTACGTCGAGCGTCGGCGCGTCGATGAAGAGGTGAGGGCGCTCCGTGTTGAAGTGTCCAAACTGCGGGCGGCGAGGCGTGCCGTTCTCAACAAGTCCAAACCTCCCCAAGGCGCACCATGACCGAGGAAAGACCGCTTAGCCGCGGCGAGCTCCTTGACGTCGCGTTGGGCGGACGGCATATCTGATGGACACGCTTCGTCAAGACATGCGTCTGCCTCAGCTTCTAGCGGAGAAGGCGGCGATGTTTGCGGCGTTGCGCAGGGAGGCAGGCATCGCGGCCAAAGCGCCTGTGATCCATGTCACCCGCCGAGCGCCGGTCGCGCCGACGCCGCTCCGCCAGGTTGTACGTCCGCACTTGGCCTCGGCGACCACCAACGTGGGGGAGTGCCGGTCGCCGAGGCCCGTGTCGCGTGCGGACCTACCTGCGACCTACCGTGACGTGACTACGGCCATGATTCGGATGGCGCAGGCGGGTGACACCGTGATGGCGGGGGCGATTGTGCGGGCGAACGAGATGCTGATCTCGCGGGGGTGTGGAATCTACATACGAAAAAATCCTCACCTACGCGATGACATCCTGCAAGCTGGTCGAATGGGCTTCCTCCATGGAATTGTCAAGTTCGACACCGACCGCGGGTATGAGTTGTCCACCTACGCGCTGCCGTGGGTGCGTAGCTACGCGCAGCGGCATGTATTGAACGAGGGGCGCACCATCCGGGTGCCGGTGTATGCTCAGGGACTTGTTTCCCAGGCGCTCAACGCGGGGGCGACGACAGTCGATGATGTTCGCGAGATGAAGGGACAGTTCGCAGTGGACGCGTGGTCGCTCATGCGCGGCTCTGTCAGCACCGAGGCGGCTCTGAGGTGCGACGGTCATGAGGATGATAACGTGCTCGGTGGAACGCTGGCCGACCCGGATGCGGTGGACCCCGAGCAGGCGGCGTTGAGTGGGGCGGACCGCGAGCGGGTGCGCAAGGCACTCAACGCCCTACCCGCCCGCGACCGCGAGGTGCTCGAGCTGAAGTACTTTGGAGGCGACCCATCCGCGGGCGTGCCAGCCGACCCTACGCTCGAGGAGATCGGTGAGCTGTATGGGCTCGGCCGGGAGCGGATCCGGCAGATTATCGCGGGTGCGCACGCAAAAATGGCAACCATGCTGCGGCGGCTTGACCGCGGCGAAACGTTGCCTCCGCCACAGGCTGAGGACAAGCGCCACCGCCGTGTGCGACGAAGGTAACCACACGAGAGGACTGGGCATGATTACATTCAAGACCGACGCACAACGAGTACCGCGCGTGTTAGTCCCCAGACCATACCAAGAGAAGGCCATCGCAGCGTGCATCGACTTCGCGCTCGACCACCACGATGGAGGCTCAATCCTCATATCATGCCCCCCGGGTGGCGGGAAAACGGTGATCGCCGCCTTCGTGTTGAGGATCCTCGCTGCCGACCAAGGGCTTCGGGGGCTCGCATGGGCGCACAGGCGGGAAATCGTGTTCCAGATCTACGATCACCTGATCGCATGCGGCGTGCCGCGCGATCTGCTCGGGGTCATCGTGTCGGGCGACGCCGGGCACGAAGAAGACGATGAGTCTCGGCCGGCGCGTCGCGTGGATCCCGCCGCCCTGATCCAGGTAGGGACGATCCAGATGATCACCCGGCGACGCCCACCCGCTGACGTCGTATGGTCGGACGAGGCGCACCTTGACGCTGCTGAAGGGCGCAAGCGGCTCCGCCGCGCTTATCCGACAGCCGTTCACATAGGGACCACGGGCAGCCCTTGTCGTCTTGACGGACGCGGGCTGAGGTTTGAGTACGACTCCTTGCTCCAGGTGTCATCCCCGGCAGAGCTCATCGCCCTTGGGTACTTGGCCGAGCCGCGGGTATGGACCGTCCCGCCTGAGCTGCTCCCGGATCTTCGAAGGGTTCGCAAGACATGCGGCGACTATGCGCCTGGGGAGCTAAGCGATGCCGCGAACCGTCGACCCATCATCGGTGGCATCGTTGAACATTGGAAGCGCCACGCCGACGGTCTGAGGACGTTCGCCTTCGCTGTCACGATCGCGCACAGCCGTCACATCACCAAGGCGTTCAAAGAGGCCAACGTCCCCTGGGAGCACGTCGATGGTGGTACGCCTCTTGCGACGCGCCGTCAGATCCTTGACCGCGTGACCACCGGCGACCTAATGGGCGTGTCCTGCGCGGAGTTGTTGACTGCCGGCGTCGACCGTCCCCCGATCAAGTGCGTGATCCAGGCGCGGCCGACGCTCTCCCTGGTCCTACATCTTCAGCAGACGGGGCGGTGCATGCGTCCGTGGAACGGGGCCACGCCAGTCATCCTCGACCACGCCGGCAACAACGTCCAGCACGGGCTACCCCAAGACGAACGGGATTGGGAGGCCGTGTTTGAGGGCAGCAACGCGCGTCAAGGCCCGTCTGGGGCGCGCCCGCGCCCACGGGCATGCGGGGCGTGCTACGTGGTCATCACACCGGAACTGACCGCTTGTCCGAGCTGCGGCATGAACGTGCCCCCGACTCCTCTGCTCGCTCCTCTGGCGCCGGAACGCGATGGGGCGTTGGTCGAACTGAAGTTCCCAGCGGAAAACCGCGCCGACCATTGGCTGATCATCCAACACGTCGCCAAGGACATCGGGGCATCGCCTGCATGGGCTGCCGACGTCTACAAGCGCCGCTATGGGGTGCTCCCTCCATGAACAGGCTCAGTCTTGAACGCAGAGCGGCCGTCCTGCAAGCCTTCACCCGCCATCCCATCCGCGCGGTGGCTGTGGTTGCTGGCGCCGATACGACGACGTGCCTGTCCACCCTGAGACTTCTTGCTACCGTGGTGGCGTCTTGGCAGATTGGGTTGTTCGGCATAGTGGTCGAACAAGCTCGCTGTTACATAGGTCGTGTCAAGCTCGGGGCCGGGGTGGTAGGCTGTGTCTTGATCGACGACTCTACGCGCCTGATCGTCGGGTACGGAGTGGGAACGTCCGTAGAAACCGCCGAATCCGATGCGCTCGCAATGGCGTCGGTTACTACCCGGCGGATCGAACTTCTGGGCCGTGCGCCATGGGACTTCCCCCTTCCGCGATCGAATAAGCGCCCTCGCGCCGACGTGGCTGGCGCCAAGACCGCATTCGTTCTCCTGTTGACCGCATGGAATCTCTTGATTGATCACGACGGTTCTTCTCCGGCCTATCGCGCGGGGCTACAGCCGTGCTCTTGGACGGCCATCCAACTTGTCGCCGAGGCGACCGGCGAGAAGGCCGAGAGCGCCAACGTGGAAACTCCTCCCCCTTCTCCGCCCACTCCGCATCCTCGCCCCATGTCCGTCGAAGAGCGAGAAGCGCGCTGGCTTGGTCAACGGTATGCGCTTCTCGTCGTTGTCGCCCGGGTGCTCAAGGGCACCGCAACATCGCTGCGCCTGGTGCGGTGCGACTGTGGCGGCTTCAGGGTCTGCAATCTGACGCATCTTCGTTCGGGAGCGACGACGAGCTGTGGCTGTCGTCGCTTGGTTCCGCTGTTTGGGAGCCGTGTTCCCGCGGTCGTCCGCGCCCTGGGCTATGACTTGTCCATCGGCCAGCTTGCGGCTCTCGCTGGGATGACCCCAACGCAACTTATGGCCCGGATCGCGCGGGGCATGGACCCGGAAGCGGCGGCCTCGCTCGGGGTCACCTAGAGCGGCTTCAGCGTCACCGGATGGCAAAGCAAGGGTGTTTTTACCAGGAGGACACAGTGATCGAATTTCAGGACGACTTCGTGGCGACGCAGGACATCGGAGGGGCCGCGCTCTTCCGAGTCACCTACGTGAGTGAGGAGACGGCACGCAAGGCTGCAGCGGAGGCCGAGCCGGCGCCGGTCACGTCGTTCGATGCCCGGAAGTGGTTCGGCGATCGTGAGCAGCCGAAGAGCGGCGGTTCAACCTTCTGGGATGAGCCCATGAGCGGGCGGGGCACCCCATGGGAGGCGTACTTCCGCTCGGTCGCCGACGGCATCGAGACGGGCGTCATGGCGGTATGCCCGCCATCCGGTCCGAGTAACCGCTATGAGATTCAGGATGTGTGTCGTACGCTCCTTGACGCAGCCGACGAAGGGGTCAGCGACATCGCCGCCGCCGAGCGCGTGGTCGCGACGTTGCCTCGGTGGCTGTCCACGGACATGAGCGTGGGGCTGCTGTCCCTCGAGCGCGTGGCACCACCGCCCCCACACGACACGCGGTGGGCACGTCGCCTCGCGCAATATGCCAACAACACCGATCCCGGCCGGGCCGAGCCCATCCGCAACGCGCTCAGGTGGGGCGTGCGGTCGCTGCACGAGGCCATGTTGGTGCTGATCGCGCAGGGCGCCCCGCCGACCACGTGCGGCAACCTCGTCGGACGCGTGCTGTTCGACGAGGAGCCAGTCGACGGCGGCGAAACCGATGGCGACTCCGGGGCCACCGGCGGTGTGGCGACCCGGTGCCCGACGTGCGGCTCACCCGATTCTGCGCGGGACCGCCGCGTGCTGCTGAACTACGCGGGCGATGCCCAGCAGTGCCCCGACCCGTGGCACTCGGCGGCGGCGGACACGGCATAGCGTACGTAAGCCGACCAGGCGCGCCCGCCGACGTCCGACGCGCCATAGGGGGCGACTCAACCGCTGCGCACCGACGTGTTATGTGTAAGCGTTTTGCTGTCAAAATGACTACACCGTGTGCGCTCTGTGCGCAAGACTTGCTGTTTCATGGTTGTGGGTTATACTCACCGCCATGACCCAGACACAGCCTCCGTCCTCAAAAAAGGTGATGGTTTGCCTGACGTTGCACCCCGATGACTACAAGCGACTCGGGATCAAAGGGCGACAGAGTAGGATGGTGGCACTCGCGCTGGCGGTGCTCGAACTCGCCCCAGAGCAGCTCATCGACAAGGCGCGCGCCATCGTCGCCAAGCGAGACCTCGCATGAGCGGCCATGGCACCAGCATGCCATGGCGCAAGTTGGCCAGGTTCGAAGAAGGCCAGTTGTGGGGTGCCCCGTTTTTTACGCGTGCGGTGGCCTCTGCTCTAATCAAGGTGTGCAACGATGCTGGTCGCATTCCCGTGGGGACAGCGGGCAACATCATGAACGTGCTGACATGCCGATGTCGTGTTGAGCGGGGCGAGGAGCGGTCGTTCGAGAAGCACGTGCAACGGCTGTTTTCCGCCGGCTATTTGTCGTTAGACGACGACGGATGGGTCACCATTCACGGCTTCATCCCGGACGACCACCCCCCGGTGACCAACCACCCCGCCTCGCTCGTGTATTTCATCACAGCAGGCGGGGATGCACCGATCAAAATCGGCTGCTCAACCAACGTTTTCGGACGGCTGGCTACCTTGCAAACCGCTAGCCCGGCCCCACTCGGGGTGGTGTGCACACTGCCTGGTGACAGAACGACAGAAGCGACGTTGCACCGGCGGTTTAAGGACTACCGTCTCAAGGGTGAGTGGTTCAGCCCGGCGCCACCCATTCTCGACTACATCCGCGAGGTGCAGTCGTCGCGTCCGGTGGGGTGGTGACATGGTGTGGGTCCGGTTCCACGAGGAGATCACCATGGGCACCAAGCGAGGCATCCCGCGCGCGCAGCGGTTCGTGCTGATGGAGCTCTCCCTCAAGGCTCGTCGCCTCGGAGGTCGTGTCGAGCTGCCCTCCGGCATGTCCTACATCGACGCCGTGCATGACCTGCTCGGCGGCAACCGAAAAGAGATCGCTGATGCGCTGGCGACGTTCGGTGCGGAGGTCGAGCCGGTCATCACGTTCGCCACCGAGGGGACGCGACGGTACTTGGTCCTCACGTCGTGGCAGAAATGGAACCCCGGCGGGGAGGCCCCGGGAGCCAGCACCGAGCGAAGCCGTCGCAGCCGCGAGGCGATGCGCGCGGCTGCAACGGTCGAGCAACGGTCGAGCGACGGTCGAGCAACGGTCGACGCATCGCCCCCGCCTCCCGCGTTGCCTAGCCGTTGCGACGAGCCTGCAACGGTCTCTAGACGGAGAGAGAGAGGAAGAGCAGAGGGAGATCCAGATGGAGAAGCGCTGAAGACCAGTACCGTTGATCCCCCCGTTGCGCGCGTGGACCGCCATAAATCGCGCGCGCGTGATATAAAGGACTCTTCCGCCCCCTCGCCGACGAGCGAGCAGCCCGTCGCGGCGGCGGAGGACCATCCGGTCGTTGCAGCCCACCCCTCGCAGCCCGGAGCGCCGCCAGTCGCCGAGCGGCTCGCGCCTCCCCCAGCCGCACCGGCTGCGCCCCCCGAGCCGTGCCCTGGGTTGCCGGCCATCGCGGACGCGGAGTTCCTCGCTGGGTTGTTCCGGTCGGTGCCGGCGTTGTCGCGGCTTGCTGGCCGTGAGCGCGAGTTGGATGGCATCGCGGGGCGGTGCGCGACCGGGGCGGTGACGTGCGAGCTCGTCCGGGGGGCGTTCGACGAGTTCTGTGACGCCCACGCCCATGAGCTCGCGTCGATGGACGAGTCGGCGGTGTTTTCCAAGTTCAACCGCTTCGTCATGCAGGCCAGGAAGAACGCTCGGCGAGGCGATGGGCGTTTGCCGGCGCAGGAAGGCGGCAAGGCGGCGGTTTCGTTGCCGGGGGTAGGTAGGGTGCCAGGACCAGACGGTGCGGCCGTTTGCGCCTACGCCGAGGGGCAGGAACGGGCAAGCGGGAAGCCGTACCCCCGGGTGCAGGGCGACAGGCGGGAGCGCGAGGCGTTGGCGGTCGCCATCGATACGTTCGGGCCTGGTCCGGATGTGTCGGACGAAGCGAAGTGTGAGTGGATTCGGGAGACCAGCGCGGCGTACCGGGCGGCGCAGCCCGATCCGACCTACGAGAAGGGCTACAACCCGAGCGCGTTTTTGCGGTGGCTTCAAGGGGGGCAGCCGTCGGCGCTGGCGGCTCTTCGGCGTCGGCAGGGCTTGCCGATGACGTTGGACGATGAGAGGCTGGCGCGCGGCGAACGGCTTCACTGGATGCCAGCGGAGGGGTCGGCGTGATCAGAACGGGTGGCCTGACGAGTCTCGCGGCGGACGTGGAGACGGCGGTGCCACGGCGTCACCCGCCGGGTAAGTGCACGATGTGTGGGTGCGACACGGGGCCTGGGGTGTGGTTGTGTGGGCCGTGCGCGGTGGAGGATGCGCGGCAGCTCCAGGCGCGGGCGGACGAGGCGTGGCTGCGGGAGTACCGGCAGAGCATCGAGCGGGCGCGGCAGAGCATCCCGGAGCGGTTTCGCGGGCTCACGCCGAGCAACCCGCGTGTGCATGCGCTGCCGGCGGGGTCGCTCGCGGCGGTTCAGCGGGCGGTTGCCTCCGGGGATGTGACCATCACGGGCGAGAGTGGGCGGGGCAAGACCACGGCGGCGGCGGCGATGCTGTGGGGGTTGTTCGAGGCGGGGCTCGCGGCGCCGCGCTCGGCGGTGGGGGCGCTGGCGCGTGGGGCCCGGCTCATCCACGCGCGCGATCTCGCCAAGTCGCGTGCGTTCGGCGACGGGGGGCGGGGTTATGGCGAGGAATCGGCGGAGATGCTCATGGCGCACCACGCGACGGTGTTGGTGCTCGACAACGTGGGCGGCGAGGGGAATCAGCCGGGGCGCGCGGACATGATCGCGGAGGTGCTCCACGACCGATACCAGCGCGCGGCTCGTACGGTGGTGACCACCACGTTGCCGCTTCGTGTGGCGGTGGATCGGTATGGGCCGGAGATCGGGCGGCGGCTGTTCGACACGGCGCAAGTCACGGTGGTGTCGCTCGACCCGGTGCGGGGGGACGCGGGCGGTGGTGGGAGTACGCCGGCGCCGAAACGTGGGCGGGCGGTGCTCATGGGCGGAGGTGGTTCGGGTGGCTGGTAAGCACGGCAAGGGCTACTCCGATGCGTATCCGGCTCGGCTCGAGCCCCCGATGGTGGCGGGGCGCGTGCCCCCGCACGACCTCGAGGCGGAGGCGGCTTCGCTTAGCGCGGCGATGCTTGACCGTGGGGCCATGGCCACTGTGCTGGCGCTGTTGAAGCCGGTGCATCCCTACAGCGAAGCGAATGGGCGGATTCTGGCCGCTATCACGGACCTCGCGTCCACGGGGATCCCGGTGGACATCGTGTCGGTGGCTTCGTGGCTTCGTGACCGGGGGTGGCTGACGAGCGTGGGGGGGCCTGGTTACCTCGCGCAGATCGCCGACGCGACCCCGGCGGTTCACCACGTACGCGACCATGCCCGGACGGTGGTGGAAAAGTGGCTTGTACGGCAGGTGATCGCGACGTGCCAGCGCATCGCGGCGGAGGGGTACGGCGACGTTGGGCCGGCGCGTGATTTCGTGAACCGGGCGGCGGCGGCGCTCGCTGGACTGGCGCAGGACGGGTTCCGGGACGGGCGACCGATTGAGGTGGCCTCGGTGCTGAAGGCGGAAGTCGACCGATTGAGTCGGCAAGCCGACCACCCCGAGGAATTCGGGGGCATCGCGACGCGGTACGCGAAGCTCGATGCGAAGCTGTCGGGCTTGCACGGGGGGGAATTGCTCATCTTGGCGGCACGACCGGGTATGGGCAAGACCAGCCTGGCGCTGGGGATTGCCCTGAACGTGGCGGCGCCGGTGCGCGAGGAAGCGCCCCTGAGCGTGCCGCAGACGGGGGTTGTGTTCTTCTCGCACGAAATGCCGCGCGAACAGCTTCTAATGCGGTTGATTTGCTCGGAGGCGCGAGTAGAGCTTGGGCGCTACAGGCAGGCGGAGCGGCTCACCGGCGGCGATTGGGGGAGGATCTACCAGGCGGTGGACTTCCTTGTTGCTGCTGGGCGCAACCTGTGGATCGATGACACCCCGGCGCAGACGGTTGCGGCGATATCGGCCAAGGTGCGTGCGCTGCAGACGGAATACAACGTCGAGCCAAAATGGCAAGCATGCCCCACGTGCGGTGGCGTCATCACGCAGGTCGAGATCGGCGTGCGGGCGTGGACGTGCCGGGCGTGCACGCCGGACGTGAGCGTCCCGGCGGCGGTGTGGTGGGACCAGCCCCCAGCGCAGTTGGTGCGCGAGCGCAAGGTGGGGCTGGTCGTGATCGATTATCTCCAGCTTATGAAGGGGCGCGAGGGGGTAGCGAGCCGCGAGCAAGAGATCGGGGAGATATCGAGGGGGTTGAAGCAAATGGCGAAGGAACTCGGCGTGCCGGTGCTCGCGCTCGCCCAACTCAGCCGCGCCGTCGAACGCCGACCCGACAAGCGCCCGCTGCTGTCCGACCTTCGAGAATCGGGGAGCCTCGAGCAAGACGCCGACACCGTGATTTTTATCTACGTCGACGAGTACTACAACCCCGACACGGGGGCGAAAGGGCTGGCCGAGTTGCTCGTCGGCAAGCAGCGAAACGGCTCGACGGGCAAGGTGGTGGTGCGGTTTGAACGGGCATGCACGCGCTTTGACAACCTGGCAGAGGGTGATTACCCTGAGTGGGCAACCGATGGGTGATCCGATACAAGCGCCCGTCCCGTCCCGGTGCGGGGACATGGTGAAGAGGTGTGCGGCCTGCCTGCGGATGAGGTGGTGATGACAAGGTTCCGGGCGTTGATCGCTGTCAGCATCGGCAACCGTGTGCTCGGCGTCGCGTGTTTTTGCGGTGCCGCATACCTGGCCATCCGGGAAGGCCAGGTATACAGGGCGCTCTTGGGGGTGTTTTTGGCAGGGCTTACGTGTGCCGTCGGTGTGTTTGATACGATTGGAATTTGGAGGTGCGCACGTGGAGTCCCAGGGCGCGCTCCGAGTCGTGCGGCGGTGGCTGGATGGACTACCCGTTCCCCCACGGTGCGGTCACGCCGTGCATAGCGGCCGGGCGACCGTCATGCGCGGCTGGCCATGCATGAAATCGGCGACCCGGATCGTGGGAATGGACATCGGTCACATGGACGTGCTGTGCGACACGGCGCACCCCGAGATCGAACCGCGGGGCGAATGGATGTGAGTGGTGGCCGATCGTGATGGAGCCGTGGGACGGAGGCGAGGAGCAGAAAGACTAATGAGACATGGCACATATGTGGGGATCAGCGGGTTTACGGCGGCGGCTGAGGCGCGGGCCGCGCTCGCGCACTTCCGTGGGGTCGGCCTGGCGGCAGCGGGGTGGTTGCTCGGCGTTGGGGTGCTGACGTCGACCAAGACGCTCCTCGGGCGGTCGAACAGGTGGCCCCTGCGCTACCCACGGTCAGTGTCGGACGTCGAAACGATATTTTTGGACGAGCCCGAAGTGCTTAACGTGGTGCACGTCTCCCACGACCCAACCCTCGGGGTGCCGGTCTTGGTCGACCTCCAACGGGGGCTCTCCGCCGGGGGGTCGCTGTGTCACGGGCTGCAAATCAACGGTCTCGCTCTTTGGGACGCACCAACACCGCGACAGCGGCTGGACGAGATGTGGGGCCTGGCCATGTTCCGCGAGCGGCACCCGGACATCCGTGTCGTCCTGCAGGTGCGGCCGGGCGAGACCGCGGCTCACGACGCGGGGGGGATCCGCATGGTAGCCGGCCTGGTGACGGACGTGCTGCTCGACCCGAGCGGGGGGCAAGGGCGTCAGAGTGCCTTTGACGGCGTCGGGTTGGCAGCGCGATGCGTCGAGATCCGTGAGGCTTGCCCGTCGGTGAGGGTCGGCGTCGCCGGCGGCTTGGACGCGGCACTGGTTGAGCAATATGAGCCGACGCCTCTCGGCTACCTGTGGCGCAACCGAGAGGCGAGTAGCGACGCCGAGGGTCGGTTGCGTGACGATGAGCCGGGTGGCGGACGCCTTGTCGCCGAGAATGTGCGAGCCTACCTGGAGGCGATGGCAAGATGTGGAGGGGCGGCCGGTGTGCCGGTGTGAGAGATGACGCGCGATGATGTTCTCAGACCGGGGTGGTGGGGGCTCCCGGGCCCCGACGGTAACCAGTTGGTGCGGCTTTCTGCTCAGGAAATTGCGGTTAAGTCGGATGAGCCGGGGTGCGAGCAGGAGTCGTCGTGGCAGTTCGTGGTGGACCCCCAATTGCCATGGGAGTATCTGGGCGACGGCGACTACCCCGAACCGACCGAGTGGCTTTTGGGGATATGCACCGAAGTGGCGCTGATAATGGTGTATGGCCAACAGGCGGCGCGCGGCGAGATGGCCAGCTACGCGGCGGCAGGCTACATGCGCGCGACGCGAGCGCTGCTCATGGGGGAGCCGATCGGCGACGAGGAGCACGCCGCGCTGGATGATCCCGCGGTCAAGGCGGTGATTCGGCTTTTTCGGGATCGGCTGCTCATGACCAGCACGTGGTGACGCCGATCGCGGCGATCAAAGAAATGTAGGTGTGGTGGGACGGCCCCGGCGCGCCCGGACGCCATGGGGGAAGGCGGGGCCCATGCCCCTTGACACACGCGCTGCGGATGGTTATGCCTCATCGCAAGGAGCGAGTCATGACGACCCATCGCAAACAGCGCATTGCGCCTCGCACGTGCCCTTTCATCGAGGGAGCCGACCAAGAGATCATGGACTTTATGCCCGCCGGCTTTGGCGCCTTCATGGCGGCTCGCGGCGAAGATGAGCCGGGGGGGGTATCCGCTGCCGCTGAGCTGATGCTGGGATCGATGGCTGGGGACGAGGACGAGGCGGACTCCGACGGTGGGGGAATTGCCCCGTGACCGTGAAACTGTACAAACTCACCCGTGATGGGTGTAGCCCGCATACAGGTTACGAGTGGTCGCTTCCGACGCGCTCGGCGCCGGGTGGTTGGCACACGGTGGACGCGGGGCCACTCGTACCCCACAAAAACGCGTTCCACCTCACATCGAAGCCGAAGGCCCACTGGAGCGCCGGGCTCGAGGTGTGGGAGGTCGAGGCCGTGGGCACTAAGCGGCTCGTCAACTGCAGCGAGGCGGAGTACATCGCTCGCAAGGTGCGGTTCGTTCGGCGGCTGACGCCGCGTGAACTCGACGCTTTGGATGTTGGCGTTGAGCGAACATATCGAACATCGCATCGAGCCGGCGTTCGGCGCCGCGTTCCCAAGGGGATGAGCCCCGTGATGCAGGTGTTGACGGTGGTGCGTGATCACGCGCTCACGGCCGGTAACCGTCGGGGCGACAACATGTTTGCCTACGTGATGCGTCGCCTGTTCGACGTGGTGGTCGAGGCGCGAATGGACTTCGCGCCGGCGGACTTCGCCGAGATCGCTAAGCTGGGGGGCTTGGGAGTCGGGAGCGAGGCGGTTTATGCGGCACTGGTGCAGAGCGGCAACGCGTCGGCGTTGAAAGCGTGGGAGGCGTGGCAGGGGCGCACGCCGTGGATGTGGCAGGGGCGGCGCCTCTACGTCGGCGCGCCGCTGAGATGGCGAGGCCGTGAGTGCAAGGTCACGGCCATTGACGACGCCACAGGCACAATCCGTGCCTGTGCCTACCACCAACGCCAATACAACGATCGAGGATACCCGATAGACGACTTGCGGGTGTCCCAAAGGCACCGGATCACGAAGGCGGCGCTTGCGGACGCGGACAAGGCGCAAAAGTTGGCGGACGCGTGGCTTGAGAAGAGCGCTGCGCTCGCCAAGTTGATCTACGGGAAGCAAACGTCCCGTCCGCGCCGCCATCGCTCTGCCGCACACGCGGCGTTTTGGATGGGCGATCACGCCATCATGATCGCGATGTGGTCGGCGGAGGAGCGTGCGGAGGCCGAGGAGTGGGCGCGGCTTCGCGACGCCGACCGCGGGAAGACGCGCGTCAGGGTAGCCGCCCCCCCGGTGTGTGTGCTGGCCACGGCCGATGCCATAAAGCTCCACAAGGACGCTGAGACGGCGGCCTCTCGGGCGTTTGGAGACGCGTTGGCGGCCCGCGGAACGAGCGCGGCTTCTCCGGTGTATGAGCCTGTGACTGGGACGCCCGTGTGTGCGGCGAGCGAGGCGCTGGGGCGTTGGGCGGAGGCGGCATGCGCCGGCTTCCCGGCGCAACACCTTGCCCCATCGACGAAGGTGCCCGCTAGGAAGGCAAGGGCGGCGTGAGCGGGGTCTGGCTTCTTGCGGTCACGGCTTGCACGGCCTACCAGCGGACGAGACCGACCACGGGGTGTGCGCGTGGCTGTGGACATCCGGCCATGACGTCGGCCGCGCGATAGCGAGGCGGACGTGCTAAGCCTTTCAACTCGCCTGCTCGTGGTCGGTGTGGTCTGGGGGTTGATGGTGGCATGGGGTTTTGTCGCTGGCGTCGTCGACGGGTATAGAGGCGTAGTCGGTGACCTGAATCACCCGCTGGCCGTCGTTTGGATGCCTGGCAGGAAGGTCGGCGCGTGGTTGCGTCGGCACGGTCGGAGGTAAGCATGGGAACGTTTTACGGCTTGTTTACGCAGAGCGGTGAGGGGTGTGACTACACGATCGGCTGTGGTATGGTGTGGCGAAAGCTGAGGGCCACCACGCCGGAGGAGGCAGTGACCGAGGCGATGGGTGCGTTCTCGCTCGAGGTGTCGGACGTCCACAACATCGAGGTCATTCGTGTCGTCGAGGTCGCGGCTGAGATTGACCTGGCTGATGAGATAAAGGCGGCACGGCAGGTCATCAAAGAAGAGCGTGCCGCGTCGGCGCGGGCCGCGAAGCGTGCCCAGATCGAGCGACTGCAACGAGAGTTGGATGGCGTCGAGGGGGAGGCGGCGAGCATCGCACGGTGCGATCACCGCCACGGTTAGTGGCCAAAGGAGGAGAACGATGAGCAGAGGTGCGTGGGTAGTATCCATGGTAATGGTCGTGGTGCTCGGGATGATTTCGACCTTGGGTGCGGTCGAGTGCGCCACAGGCGACAAGATACGGAGCGCCGCCGAGGACGAGGCGCGAACGTTCGCGCAGACCCTCGGCTTGGATGACGTCGGCGTGTCGTGCGCCGACGTAGACAGCGACGGCGACGGGTACGTGAGCTGCGCGATCAACGCGGGGGCAGCCGGATTTCGTGCGGTTGAGTGCCGCAGTCGGTGGGCGATTGGGCATGGGTGCCGCGTTCCGAAGTTGCGCGCGGTCAGCCAAGAGCCGTAACGACCACGCCGATCGAGGCGTCGACAACGGCGCCGGGGCGACTTATACTGCTGACCGAGCGGACAGCCATGGCGATGTGTCGGAAGTGCAACAGGGGTGGGACAAAGAGGCACGCACGTGGCTGTCCGCGTCGGGGGGCGTGCCACAAGAAGGGAGCCGCCGCGCGAGCGGCGTACGAGCAGCGGATGGTCGCCGCGAACGCGGAACTCGAGGCGGCAAACCAGGTGCTCGCAGAGCTGCAGCGGTTGCAGCGCGGGAAGGCGGGCGACTTCCGCGTGGTGTCGTTTGCCGTGCCAGTCCGGTGGACAGAGCACCCGCTTCCGCCGTGAGCACGATGCGGTTGGCGTGCCGGTGCTGTGGCGACGAGGCTTGTTTGCCGACGTTGCCGGATGTTGGCGAGGACGCGTTCTGCGACCATTGCCGCAGCGTGGTAGAACGAACCCCGCCGCCCAAACGAGCGGCGTGCTCACGTGATGAGCACGTGGGTGACGTGTGGCGAACCACGTTGGACGTGCTGGCCGAGGACGCCGCCGATGCGGCGTGGAGCGAAGAGGAGTGGTGGAGCGAACCACCACGAAGGGACACCTATGGGTATCATCACGGTTGAGTGGGTCGCGCGCTACCTGTTGACGGCGGAGGTGTGGGCCGAGGTCGGGTGGCTCGCGGCGGGGGACACGGCTGGGCCCCACGCGGTTGGGTACGCGTCTGCTCTCGCAGAGGGGGAACGCCGCTTGCGCGCGGCGGTGGGTGGGTCGGCGTGATCCTTGGTCCGACCGAGATCGATGTCGTACGCCGGGTACTACTCCGTGGCGTGGTAGACATGGCCGCCGCGGACGTTGCGGCGGCGCGCGCGTTGCTTGCACGCATTGAGCGCGAGCACGTCGTGCGGGGCGCGCGCGTGTTCTCCTTGGAGTTGGGCATCGGGTCCGAGGCGACCAAGCAAGTGAAGAAGTGGGTGGCGGCGCGAAGGGAATTCAGAAAGAAACTGGGCGTCAAAAGGCTAAAAAAAGGCGAGGGCCCCGCGATAAGCGTGTTGGTATGGGCACCTACGCTTAACGAGTACAACGGACTGGACAGTCGGCAAAAGGAGCAACTCCGTAAGGCCATCGACGCGAGGATCGTCGAGACGCGGGAGGGGTGGCCGGACTGGCACGCCGGGTTTCGAGAGGGAGCATCCGTGGCACGCGGCAAAGTTCGGGTGGCTCGCGAAGGGGGGCGCCGCCGAGCGGTGGTGGTAACGAGATACTCGAGCCGGCGTGTGGACGAGGTGAGCGTCGATGTGTGTGGGGGAAAGATGCCGATCGACAGGCTGGTGTTGGCGGGCGTGCTCCGTGGCGACACCGATGAGTGGCTCGTGCGCGAGGCGGCATGGGTGCCAGTGGCGCCGGGGCATGGCAAGGTCGTAGTGGATGTGTACGAGATTGGAGGATAGCCGTGGGTTCGTTCCGCATCGCTCCGTACACCGGGAGAACGCAGTCAACCATCGGCCGCCGAAACGCGGTGCTTATCCGGAGCGAGGCCGGGGCATGTAGGGTCGTCGCGGCAGACGTAGACTCGTACGTCGGCGAGGTTTTGCACAAAACCTACGGCGCGAGCGACGGGTTTGACCTCGAGTTGGGGGTGGATGTCGAGGACTTGGAGCCCGGACTTTGGGTGGCGGACATCGCCATTCGAGGGCTCGGGCCGCCAGCCTGGTTCGGTGTCGAGCGCGACTGGCGGGTCGACTTGACGGGAGCGCGGCGGGCGACATCAGAAGACGTGTCCTCGTTCGGGCCGGGTGGTGACGAAGCCCAGATCGCCACGCTGGTTGATGCGTAGCGTTTTGGTGGTTATGGGTAGGATGTGGAAGGATGGTCGATATGAGCCCGGGCGACCTTGTAGAACTCCTGGCGGCGGTCAGCGGGGTGTTCGCGGCATGCCTACGCGATGGCGGTGATGTGCCGACGTGTGTGCGTTGTGGCGGCATCGGGGCGATGCTGTGCGAGGAAACCGCGGGCCATGTTATCGGGACGGTGTGCCCTGAGTGTGAGCGCCCGACGGACCACGCCGTCTACGGTGGCCGGCGTGTTAACCGGGCGGTCAAGCGCCTGGACCGACTCCTCCGGCGGCTTGAACGACAGCGAAATGTGGCGAAGGGCGTGCGAGCTGTGGCACCGTTCCTGGACAGTGACCCCGCGCGAGCAGCAGCGGTGCGTCCACAAGACATCGACTGGCACCTCGAACCAGACGAGATGAAGCCGTAGGCCCCTCAGTCGACTTTGTGGGTATCGTGGTTATCCAAGGGGCATGAAGAGATGGTCGACTACTAGTGACTCACGGGTCGAGTCCCCGCGCGCCGATGCGTTTTTGGCCGACCTCGAGGCTGTGTTTGCGAGGCACGGCCTGTCGATTGGACACGAGGACAGCCAGGGGGCTTTCATCATCGAGCCCTTCGACGAGTACAACGTGCGGTGGCTTCGCTCTGCTCATGTCGGTGACATCGGGCCTGACCCGGGCATTGCAGCGCTTGTCGATGGCCATGGCGACCTCGCCCGCGCGGCGATGACGGCCGAGCGTCGCGCGCTGCTTACGGGCATCGCGGCGGCAGCCTTGTGGGTTCCAGTCAGTGACGTGGTCGTCGACGACGACGGCCGAGTCTCGCTCGGCTGTGCTCTCACCTCGTCGGAGAACGACGCGCTCGCGATTGTGATGCGCCACGCCATGGGAGAGAACGATGGTAGCGCTAGTCGTTGACGGGACGGAACACCACATCGGTCAGATAGACCACGCCGAAATCCGGCGTCATGATGTCATCATGCTTGGGGACGGTGAGCGGTGGCGAGTCCTTCGCAAGGAGTGGAGGAGCGGTCTGCGGGTTGAGCGGCACTCTGCCACTCCTGTCACATCCTGTGTGGCAGTTGTCGTGGTGCCGGAAAATCAGAAAGCACGAGAGATGGTGGCAACGGGGGGGGGCGGCGCCCTGGTTTCCGCGAGATCACCGCACCCGTTGCCGGGTGCACCCGGCAACGGGGCTGATGCTGCCATCGAACGCACCATGAGAGACATCGAGGTGAGGTGGCCAATTACAATGCGGCTGCTCGACGATGGGGCTCAAGAAAGCCGTGCCACGGAGCAAACGGTTCCGGCGGAGGCTGTCCCTTGTTCCCGCCACCGCCCTAAGCGGCACCGCACAATGCCGCTCCGGGATGACGTCAAGGCATTCGAAGAGGCGTTCGAGGCGGCTGCTACCCGGTCGGCGCCCAGCGCGGACACCAGGGCGAATGCCGCTGCCAAGAAGGTGGCGCGGAAGGGATGCAGGCGATGAGCGATGTGATCGAGATAGGGACGCACCGACTGTTTTGGAAGCCCGAGGTGGGGGGCGAAGGGGCTCACGGCACTGTCTGGCTTGCGCCACTGGACGCCGGTGAGACGCTGGAAGATGCCGAGGACTTGGCCACATGCGTCGCGGTCGGCCCCGAATGCCTTGACGAGCTTGCCGACGGGCTGCGGTGTGCCAAGCGATGGTATGGCCAACCGGTCCCAGACGAGCCGGAACTCGACGCCTTCCGGCTCGGCGTAGCGTGCGTGGTCCTCGGCGTGTCGCTTGACAGGCTTGGTGGTGGCGCGAGGAGGCCGGACCTGACTCTCGATGGTAAGCCGCTCCGCGCGAGCGCCGCCGCCAAGGTCGAACGTGCCGTTCGGGCGGCCATCGGGGGGTGATTGTTCGTCATGGCAGCCGAGGGAGACGTGACATCGTCGTGGTTTAGGCAAGTGGCCGAGACGCTCGCCTCGGAAATCATCGCCGCCTACGCCGCACCGAGCCGGTCCGCTGCCGGAGGAAGCCGTCTGGCGTCGTGTGATGCCATGACGGCGGTAAGGATGGAGCTGCTCGGCGAAGGGGCGGGCATCCGGTCAATTGGCCGCGCGCGTTGCAGTTGTTCAGAAAGGTGCTTATGCTTGGGCGTAAAGGCGCCATCAAACACGGAATGAAGCGACGCACACGAGGACCAAGATCAGACCAGGATGCCACACGGGCTCCGTCGTGTGCCCCGCTCGGCCCTCGTCCCGCGCTGCCCGCGACGTATCACGACCTGTACGGCGACGCCGGACGGGCGCTCATCGAGTGGGCCCAGCGCGGGGATAGTGTCATGACGGGGGCCATTCTCACTGCCAACGAAGCGCTTATCGCGAAGGCGTGCGGACGGTGGCTTCGCCTCTATCCCGAGCTTCGCGACGACATCTTGCAGGAGGGACGGGCAGGCTTTCTTCACGCGCTCGGCAAGTTTGAGACAGGGCGGGGTCTGGCCCTGTCGACCTACGCCGTGTCGTGGGTGCGGCACTACGTGCAGCGATACATAAAAAACCATGTGCGAACGGTGAGGGTGCCGGTATGCGCGCAAGAGAGAGTGGCGCACCTGCTGCGGGGCGGCGCTCACACGTTCGACGAGATTCTCGAGTCGGGCGGGCAGTCAGCGGTCGATGCGTGGTCTCTTCTTGGCGGGACGGTGAGCCTGGAGTCGCGCCTTCATGCGCGGGGGGATGAGGGGGGTGGCGGCGACGAGAGATTGCCCTTGGGGGGCTTGATCGCTGACCAAGATGCCGTGAACCCGGAGATGGATGCCGTAAGGGGGGAGGCGCGCGCCCGCGTCCACCTTGCGTTGACGGCACTGCCCGAGCGAGAACGCGACATCGTGCGGCTGCGTTTCTTGGGGACCGGCACCGAGTCGGACCTGACGCTCGAAAAGATAGGTCAAAAGTACGGCTTGAGTCGCGAACGGATTCGGCAGGTGCTCGACGTGGCATTGGCGCGACTTGCAACACTACTCACCCGTCTCGACCGGGGGGAAAAGTTGCCGCCCCCGCCGGCGCCAGACCGTCGCAGGCGGTATCATCGGCGTCGATGAGGACCGGGGCATGAGCGAGGCAGTCGTCGGTTCGGCGGGGAACGGTTGGCGGATGGCTCAGCCCGCTCGCGTGGTGCTCGCCTATGCGCCGGCCGACTCGCGTGCGACGGTGACAGCGTTGCGGCGCTGGGGGCGCACCGTGATATTCGGTGCGGCAGAAGAGCCGCGTGGCAGCGCCGACCGGGCCAATCGCATCCACCGAGCTCTTGCGGGGCTGGACGTTACCCTTCTGGGGGTGGGTTATGCCGGGTGTTGTGCCGTGGCGCGATACCTTACACACGGCGCTGAAGGGGTTTCGACGGTGGTGTTGGTCGACCCCGCGGTCCCGTGTCAAGCGCTGGGGCGGCTCGACCCCATTCGCGCGGTGGCGTCGGCTGCCACCGAAGTGCGGCTGGTGGGCGGGGCGTGCGCCGCCCCCGTTGTGCGACTGATCCTCATGTGCGCTGAGACGTCGCGCGCCTGTGAAGGAAGCGGCCTGTGTTCGTGCGGCGAGGGCCCGGTCCGGTCATCGGCGGACGTAGCGTGGGAACTCAGCGGGCGACGGCCGCGACGCGCCGGCCTTTACTTTGAGGGGGGCCTATCGATCGGCTCGTTTGCGACCAAGCAAGAGTTGGACGAGCGAGGACTTCCGATGGCAATCGACGCGGCCATCGGCTAAGGGCGAGGGTCATGACGGGGTGCAAGCCAACCGAACTCAGCGATCTTGCCGGGGCGCTTCGCGCGCGTCGCTACGTCGCAGCGGACGAAGCCGCACTGCAAGAGGCTGTGCCCGCGGCGCTTCGGGCTGCGGGCTACCACGTGGAAGAGCAAGTGCCCCTGGACCGCCGCAACAGGATCGACGCGGTGGTGACCCTGGCGGGTGGGGCACGTGTCGGGATCGAATTGAAGACACGGGGAGGGCGCACGGCGCTCATTTTGCAATTGCGTCGGTACGCTGGGACGGGCAAGGTCGACACGCTGGTTGTCGCGACAACCAGCGTGCGGTTGTGCTTTGCGCTGCCAGCCTCGTTGATGGGAGTGCCTATTGCGGTGGTGCGGCTGCCGGGGGGTGTCATCTGACACCCGGGGCAGTAGGGACGGCGGTGCTCGTGCGGGGCACGTGGGAGATCACATGCGAGCCCCATGCGATGATCCGACTGAAGGCCATCTTCCCAGCCATCAACAAGACCCAGATGGGAAGGGTGTACCTCAGCGACACGCCGAGTAACGCCAGGGACCTTCTATGGTTTGCGGAGCGCTACCCGCTGGACATCCGGCCCAAGGCCGTGGCGACCATGCGTGCGCTCGAGCAACACGCGCGTGAGGCCACGGTCGCCCAGGTACTCGATGCTGGATACGTGCCGCCGTCTGTCGACCTCGCGCTGCCACCACGGCCCTACCAACTCGTGCCAGCGCCGCTGATGCGAAGTTCCGGTGGGCTGCTGCTCGCGGACGAGGCGGGGCTGGGAAAGACAGTAAGTACAATTGTAGGATTTGTTTCGGGGGACGCGCTCCCCGCGGTGGTGGTGACCCAGGCGCACTTGCCTGGGCAGTGGTGTCGCGAGATGGCGCGGTTTGCGCCTGGACTCAGGACGCACATCGCGACCAAGGGAACGCCCTACGACGTGCGAGGCAAGGACGGGAAGCTGCCGGACGTGTTGGTGCTCAACTACCACAAGCTCGCCGGGTGGGCTGAGGAGCTGGCGGCGAAGAAGCGCTGCCGGATGCTCGCATACGACGAGTGCCAAGAGCTGCGACATTTCGACACGGCCAGGTACGTGGGGGGCATGCATTTACGGGCGTCGGCTGCGTATGGCCATGGAAATTCGATGACCCCCATCTACAACTACGGCGGAGAAATATGGTCCGTGATGAACGCGATCCTGCCGGGGGTGCTTGGAAGCCGTGAGGAGTTCGCGCGCGAGTGGTGCGAGTCGACGGGTGAGGACCGGAAGCTCCGGGTGGTGGACCCCGCCGCGCTGGGGACCTACTTGCGCCGGGCTGGGCTCATGCTGCGCCGCACGCGCGAGGAGGTCGGGAGGCAGCTACCGGAGAAGACCACCGTGGTGCATACGGTGGACATCGACGACGACCGGGTGCGCGAGGTCGACGACCAGGTGGCGGAGTTGGCGAAGGCGATCCTCGCCACCGGGGGTGATGGGTTCAGCAAGATGAAGGCCGGCGGCGTTCTCGACATGTTGCTGAGGCAAGCCACGGGCATAGGCAAGGCGCCGTACGTCGCCCACTTCGTTCGCATGCTCATCGAAGCTGGGGAGCATGTTGTGCTCTACGGCTGGCACCGGGCGGTTTACGAGATTTGGGCGGAGATGCTCAAGGACTTCAACCCAGCGTTTTACACGGGCAGCGAGACGTCGCGGCAGAAGGATGAGGCGCGCCGTCGATTTGTGGAGCGCGGCGCGCCGGACCACACGCCGCTCATCATCCTGTCGCTCCGCTCTGGGTCTGGGCTCGACGGGCTGCAGGGGGCGTCGAGCGTGGTGGTGTTCGGCGAACTCGACTGGGCGCCGGGGGTGCATCTCCAGGCGGAGGACCGAGTGCATCGGGATGGCCAAACGAAGCCGGTGGTGGTGTATTACCTCGTCGCCGAGTCTGGGTCGGATCCGGTGGTGGCGGACGTGCTCAACCTGAAGGCTGCGCAGAGCGAGGGGTTGCGCAACCCGGACGCTGGACCGAGCGGCGCGAACGTGCTCGGGAGCATCGACCACGACCGGGTGAAGCGGCTCGCGCGCGAGGCTTTAGCGCGGCGGGCCAAGAAGGGCGGCCCGAAGTGACCGGCGCGACCCAAAACGCCATAGACGGGCTCCTGGGGGGCGCTGCGGGCGACTGGGCGATGGTGTGCGGCGACAACCTGGCGGCGCTACGCGAACTGCCGGATGATCTGTTCGACGGGGCGCTGCTTGACCCACCGTACGGGTTGGGCAACCGCGCGCCGACGCCGGACGATATCCTCGCCTTTCTCGGAGGCGACCAACTCGACCATGGAGGTGACTTCATGGGTGTGAATTGGAGTATCCCCGCGGTCGAGTTCTGGCGCGAGTTGTGCCGGGTGATGAAGCCCGGGGCGGCGATCGGCGTGTACGCAGGCACGCAGGCCGACGACTTGCTGAGCATCGGGGCGCGGCTTGGAGGGTTCGTACGCGAGGACGCGATCGATGTGTTCGGGACGGCCCGGTTCGCGTGGCTGCAGGGGCAAGGTATGCCGCACGGGCTCAACGTGAGCCGCGCGATCGATGAAGCCGCTGGCGTGGAGCGCGAGGTCGTGGGCACGGTGTCAAAGGCCGATTCGTACACCAACGCCACAGGAATATTTGGAGGGGGTCCAGATCATGGTGGAGCCATGCGCATCACCGTGTCGACCACACCGCACGCCGCACGGTGGTCGGGCTACCACACCCAACTCGCCCCAAAACACGAGGTGGTGCTCATCTTCCGCAAGCCGGCGCGCGCGGTGACGTCCGACGAGCTCTACGCGGCGACGGGGTGGGATTACTGGCACGTGGTGACCGATGTCCGCACGCCGGAGACGCGGGCGCGCATGGTCGAGCGGTACGGCGCCGTCGTCATCCCCGACCGAGGCGAGACGCAGAGCAGGCGTCTCCGCCCCCTCCACGCCGGGGTGCGCGAAGCACATGAGCTGCGCTGGCGGCCGGAGCACGTGGTGAAGCGGTTCATCCCGCGGCGCGTGGTGGACTGCATGGGGTGCGGAGAGAGCCCGCTCGATGACGGTGCGCCGCTGGCGTGCCCCAAGTGCGCGGGCATGTTCCTGACCGAGCGGGTGCGGGTGGTGGTCGACGAGACGAAGTGGCCAGGTGCGTGGCGAGTTCTGGCGCGCATCGAGTTGGGGGAGCCTTACCGCGCATGGTCGACTGACTCGACGGCAGCGACGGTGTTGGTGCGCGGCGTGGGGGCGATGAATATCGATGCGACGCGGGTGTACACTGACTGGAACGAGCTCGACCGCGGGGCTGCTTGGAAGCGCGGGGGGCATACAGCGAAACCGGAGGCGCGGAAGATCGGGGGGGCGCCCCCCGGCAACGGCATGAGCCTGCACAGCGCGGGGCGCTTCACGCCCAACGTGGTGGCCATTCACGACCCAGCCTGCGTGTGCCGGGGTCATCGCGACGTTCAGGCCGGACGTCCACGAGGCGAGTCGAAGGCGCCGTCAACCAAGGCGGCCTACGGCGCATACAAGAAGCGCTCGACGGTAGGAACCATGAGCCGCGAGGAATTCGAGGCATGCGGGGGCGCCGAGACCGTCGCGTACGACTGTGCGTGCTTGTGCCTCGCGTGCGGGCCGGACGTGGCGCCTGCGGGTGGCCAGGCGGCGCCATGCCCTACGTGCGGCGCGAGCCGGCTGTGGTTGTGCGCGGTGGCAGCGCTCGACGCGCAGAGCGGAGTGAGGACGAGCGGCGAGTTAAAGAAAAGCTACAGTCGCAAGAAGGCCCACTGTTATGGTGAATTCGGCGCAACGCAGTGGCGCGGGGAGGCCAACTCCGGTGGCGCCTCGCGCTTCGTGACGGTGCTCGAGCCGGATTTCCACTACGCCGCCAAGGTCGCGCCATCAGAGCGCAACGCTGGCATGCCAGCGGGCATAGACAACCCCGGGCTGTGCCTCAAGCCACTCTCTTTCGGGGTCCACCTCGCGACGCTGCTATGCCCCCCTGGCGGGCTCACGCTGACGACCAACGCGGGCACCGGCTCCGAGGTCGCGGCCATGGTCATCGCCGGCTGCCGGGTGCTGGGCATCGAGCGCGACGCGGCGCAGGTCGAGATCGCGCATCGGCACATCCCAGGGCTGATCCGCATGCACGCGCGCGAACGGGGCGACCCGGGGCAGACAACCTTGCCACACGAGTAGTCACACGATCGGCACGTTCACCGGAGATGACCGTCGGTTGACGGACGCCGAGGGGCGACACATGGTAACCGCAAAGGAGCACCGCATGAAGGTACGCGTCATAAGCAAGCACCCACAATTCAACGGCCGCGAGTTGCGGCAACATACCATCAACGGTGACCTAACGGTGGGGGTGTGGGGCGACGAGCCCTACGCTATTCACCTTATCAACGACAGCGGCGCCATCGAGGAGGCACGGGTCGCCATCGACGGGACCGACATCATGACGGGGCAGCCCGCGACGCGCGAGCCTGTGGGGCCACGATGGGTGCTCCGTCCCTACCAGTCCATGGCCTTGGAAGCGTGGCCGGAAACACACTACGACGGGGCTCGGTTCGTGTTCAAACACGCTGGCGGGTCGGTCGCATCGCACGTCCGGGGGGACACCTCGGACCTTGGCACTATCGCCGTGGCGGTGTTCACCGAGGGGCACGTGCCTCCTATGCACTACCGCCGCACCGCGCCGTGGGGTTGTATGGGTGGCCACACCACTAGGGGCGGCGACCATTACACAAGTGACGCGGAAGCGTACGTGCGCGGTCCCGGCACGGGGGCGGGTGAGCGCGTGACCCAGCACATCACGACGGCGACGGGGCTCACGTCGCCTCGGTACAGCTACGACGTGCGCGTGCGGTACGTGTGGTGGGACGACCTGGAAAGGATGCTACGTGCACGGGATCTCCCGAGGGCCGGGGCGGCAGGTGATGGGTTTCCCGGTGAGCGGGGGTTTGGCATTGACCTCAGCACGACGCCCCGACCGGATGCACGGCCCACTGCCGTCGCTATGCCAGTGTTCCAACGAGTCATCTGACCGTGGCGTCCGCCGCCTCTCCCATTGCGGATCGAGGCGTTGGTGGTCCAGCATCGAACGGACATCGACGCGCTTTTGTAGGGTGCCTTGCTGTGGCGACGCTTATAGGCACCCTACCACCACCAACCGTCTCGTTGACATGACCTGCTGAGTGATGATCTTGCCGCGTAGGAGGTGTCATCCAATGGCACAAGCGAAGACAAAGACAGGCTCAGGGGTGTCGGTGGCGAAGCGGGCGACATACACGCAATGGGTGTGGCGCGGGCGGCTCGAGGAAATTGAGGAAGCCTTGGTGCGCAAGGCGAAGGCACGCGGTGTTGACTTCCGTGTGGAGGCCCTGGACGAAATCGAGGCGGGACGCGATGAGGTGGGGTTCACCGAGGTGCTTGCCGGCATGGGCTACTCGTGCACGGACGTCGGCGCGGAAATCAACCTGGTGCGACAGCGGCTGGCCGACTCACTGCCCGCCTGGGAAAATCTCGCTTCGCCCCCGCGCGCGCTCGCGGCCTAACCGCCCTGACGGCGACGGAAGCCATCGAGAAAGGGCGCCATGACCTACGCGGCTGAGTATCTCGTTTCGATCCACACGCCCGACTACAACGCGGTCTATCGGATGTGGTACGGGCGCGAGTGCGACCCGGACTTCGTCGAGGCGTTCGTCAAACTGACGCCGGGGGAGACGCTGCTCGGGACATGGCGGCGTCTCACCGGGATGTCAGTGCCGACTGGCATGGAGCGGTGGACTCCGCCTCCGCCGCTCAAGGCGTCGTCGGCCACTCAGTGAACGACCACCACCCAAGGGTGGTCTAGGGCGTCGACGCTGTAGTCCTTCATCGCGTGGACGGCACCGTCGGGGTCTTCCCAGGCGTCCCTGGGTGAGCTGGGCGCCCCCTTCCAATTCAACACGGCAGTGGTGTCCGCCGCTGTGGATGTATTCCGAAGGCACACCAGAAACCACCCGCTGGCCGGGATGGTTGTAGGTGGCAGCGGCGTCGCCAACTCTTGGACACCTGCAAGAAGCACGCCACCTTTCGGGACACCTGCGCCGAACTCAAGCGTGCGCTCGACGGCACCTGCGCCACACGCGACGTCGATGGGGTCGATAAGAGGCGACACCGTGCCCGCGGTGATGGTCCACGGGTCGGTGATGGTGAACGGGTCGACCGCGACAGCGAATCGCACCTCGGTGACGGTCTGGGAGGTGCACAACGGCCCGAACAGCACGCGAACGTACGACCCGTCCTCGACTGGGCCGATAGGCGGAACAGCGACGAAGCCGACTCCATCTACGGCCTCCGTGGCGAGGTCGGCGAGATCGAACGGCACGTTGGCGAGCGAGTCGTCGCAAGCGCCGGAGCCACCCGCGCCGCCTACGGCGTCGCCGCCACCGCCACCTGTCCCACCGCCGCCCGCGCCGACGTCGGTGGCGTCACTCCCATCCATCACCGCCGATGAACACCCCAACAACAACGCCCCAACCACGATCGTCCAGCCTGTTCTTCGCATCATATCTTTGCTCCTTGGGCGAGATGCCCGCGCGGTGTGTAGCCGCTCGTTCGGCGACGCGCCACGGTGGCAACACCGCTCTTGGATGGTTATGGTGCGGAGAGCCGATTGCTCTCCGGTGGAGGATCATGGACGTAAGCGATGACACGGTGTACAAGGCGTATCTTACCGCATATCGCGGCAGCTACGTGCCGCCCCTGTCGGCGAAGCACTTGGCCGCGGCGGCAATTGCTGATAAGGACAGGGAAGAAAAGCGGGAGCCGCGCACGGGGGCACAGGTGGTGGCGTGGGTGGCAGCGCTGTTCGACGTCGGAGGAGCGCCGACAAGTGGGCAGACGGACGCAGCGACGGATGCATCGAACTTGGCGGGGTTGCTCACGGTCATCGATCCACCCGGCGAGCGGAAGACGCCAAACCCGCTGCTGGGCAAGAGGCACGCCTTCGCCGAGGCCGACGCCGCTCGACGAGCGAGGGATGGTCACTCCGTCCCCGAGGTTCGCCCCGGAGACATCCTGCGGTTGAAGCCCCACCTTGGTCGTGGGGAGGTGATGGTGGTGTGTGACACCATCGCTGGCAGGGCTGTTCGGTTGGCCACCGCCACCGGTGCGCCGCAGTTGGTGGGGATGATGACGACCGAAGTTGTCTATGGCGCATATGACATCGTGTGGGCGCTCGACACGCCGGTGTCGTTTCAGTTCGCTCACGGTTGGTGGTTGGCGACGACGAAGGGGTGCGCCGACCCGGTGCGAGTTGCGTTGGACATCGAGGAAGCCGTGGCGGCGGCAGATGCTGCCAGGAAGGAGGGCGACTGCCGGTCGCTCCGCACTCTCCTCGATATCTCTGTGGCGCTTGTCGCGCTCGCGCTTCGGAACGACGCCGCTGCTGGTTCGACGGCGCCGGTGCCATCCACCCCAGCGGCACCGAACCCGCTCATGGTTCCGGCATCGCAGGCACTTTTGTCATGGCTCCCCCGCGACGTCGACGGTCCCGCTCATGGGGCGGTGGCGCGCTTGCTTGAGCTTCGGGGCACCCGTGAAGGCGTGCCTCCGACATCGGGGGCGATCGAGAACGGCATGGATGTCATCGCATGGCTGGCCGAGGCGGGCTTCGTCCCGAGTGATGTGTCGGCCGACGTGCTCGGGGGCGTGGCGCTGTGGTTCGTGCCGACTTCGGCACGTCGGGACGACACTAGGTATGTGTGGATTTCGTGCATGAATGACGGCTCGTCGGCAGTAGTGTACGACGGGTCACGCGGGGTCGATGGGCGCCCGTTCACCAAGGGCGAGGTGGCCAAGATTAAGGAATTCCTTGAGGAGGAACCGTGAGTCTTGTCGCTGAGATTGTTGCTGTCAGCCGCGTCGCCGACGATGTTGCGGACGGGGAGCTTTTGGAGTTCTTGAAGGCGCACTCAGCCTGCACGCTTGATGAGGCATACGACCGCGCACCCCCGACCGTGCTAGTCCGGTGGGCTAGCTTGCGGGGCTTGAGCCGGCAGGACCATCTGCGCGTCGCCTTAGCGGTGGCGCGGCTCGTGGTGCCGCGGCTGTGGTATGCTCGCGATGTCGTGCGGGGGGCGCTCGACGCCGTAGAGGCAGGCGGGGGCGTTTGTGGACTGCGCGAGGTGATTGGCGCTGTCGAGCAGCACCAACAAATCCACCACCACTCGCCGAGGCGGGCTGGGGACAGTGGCCCCCATCCAATGAGCGAGCGCGGTGAGATGTATTGGACGGACTGTGCGGCGTGTAGTGCCGCACACGCGTGTCTCGACGCGGTCGTCGCGTCGGAGTCCCATGGCGACTGGCTGCGCATCTTCACAGCGAGTGCGGTAGACTGGGCGACATGGGCGGCTGCAGCAACGGGGGGCTGCTGGGGAAGAGTTGACGAAGCGAGGCCGAGCGAGCCCCTCCCCGCCGATGCGATACGCAAGGTCTGCGAGGCGCTCATCCCCCGAGCCATGTTCCACCACCAACCGCAACCCACAGAGCAACGATGAAGCGCCCACCCGATCCAGTTGACCCCTCCCCTGCCCCGGCGCCGGCGGTCAAGATAGCCACCCGCGATGCCCGTTACGACGCGGTGATGAAGTACCACAATCGCATCGCCGCAACTGGCGCGCCGGAGTTGACACCCGACGCGCTGACGACGGCCATCGCCGAGGGGCGGGAGTTGCGAGCGGGGCTCGAACCCAGGCTGGCCGCGATGCAGCAGGACCCGCTCGCGGCACGGGTCGGAGCCGTGCGGTTCGGCGCTTCCGTGCCGCTCGACGACCCCGAGTTCTGGGAGGTGTGGAAAGCGGCTGGATGCGTAGGCGGCGCTGGCGTGTCACACCTGTGGGGCATACCCAGCGAGAGGCTTGAGGTGGCTTTGCGGCGGTACTGGCGCGGTGAGGGCGACGCGATCACGTTGCTGGCCCCGCTGTTGTTCGAGGCATGGGGACCGAGGCGAGCGGTCATGTGTAGTGGTGATGCACTCCTTGAGTGCGGCGGCTACTGCGATGGGTGTCCGCGGTGCACCGGATCCTGGCCATCTTATAGTGAGGTGCCCAAACACAGGCCGTCCGTGCCTTCGGGCAAGACAGAGGAGACGTGACGGTGGCCCCCCACCGCTGTCACTTGTCGGGTCGTTTCCCGCGGTAGGGCAGTCGCTTGACCTGCCTGATTGCCTTTTTGATGCGGCGGCGGACCCGCCGCCGGTCGCCAGGGTGCTTGAGTTTTGACGCCTCGCGCAAGGCGTCGATGAGGGCCGCGTACACGGCGTTGACGGTCTTCATGCCCCGCTGTCTTGCACTGTCCGTGCCATCGTGGTGTGGTAGCCCCGCGGCGCGCTGGCCGTGTGTTGTCTTACGTGTGTGGATCGGGATCGATCCACGCCGCGTCAATGATTTCGAGCACTTGGCCGCGTCGGCTGGGCGTGGCATGTTGCCACGGTGTGGCAGACCGCCACACGTTGCAGAACCAGCACTCAGGTGGCTGCCAGCGCGCGACCCTGGAACGAATCCGTGGCAGAACGCCACAACCAATACTGAACACCACCAAACCACTGAATAAGACATGGACGAGCGGCGGAGCGCAGGGCGGGGCATGTGCTTCAAGCCCGTGCGCAAGAGGGCGAGGGTGGCACGGGTAGTGCAAGGCGTACGTTGTCCGTGCACCGGCCAGGAGTTGCGACCTTGTTCGCAACGTTTTAACGGTCGCGTATCCCGGTGTGATAGTCGAGGCTTGTTGGTAACAGCGAGACCTCGCTAGCCGCCCCGTCGTGCCCTACGGTTTCGGCGGGGGGGTAGTGATGCTCCCCCCAGGTGGCACAAGTAGTGCAAGAAAACTTGAGCATGCAGGCCCCCTCCGATGTCGTCTCCCCCTCCACTCATCCCTTCGAGCGTGCTGGGTTGGGCAAGGCGCCCTTCCGCTGCGTGGGGATGTCGGTCGAGCAGTACCAGGCGATTCCGGGCGACCCGAGCTGCCCTATGCAGCCGGGCGCGTCGTGCGACTACTGCGGGCAGGGCATCATGCTTGTCTACCGCATCCAGGGTGTGGACGGGGCGAGGTTCAAGGTGGGGTGCGACTGTGTGCGGAAGACGGGGGACACGCGACTTGTCGCCCAAGCCTCCGACTTGGAGCGCAAGCATAACCGCGCGCTCGCGGCGTCGCGCAAGGCGAAGAAGCTCGCCAGCCGCGCAGAGCGCAACGCCGTCGAGCTGGCGGACGTGCTTGCCAGCCTCGACGAACTCGCTGGCCACCCCGCTGTTAGCCAGTGGGGGCGGGGCTTCGCGCAGGACGTGGCGAAGCGCATCCGGGCGGGGAAGATGGGCGCTCTCAGCACACCGCAAGCCCAGACCCTTGCGAAGCTCAGGGGCGAGGTGGGGCCGTGACGGCTCGCTTAGAACGCAGCCCCCATCGGGCCAGAGCACGCAAGTCCGGGCGCTACACCGCTAGCCCGCTGTGTGACGCGTGTGGCAAGCCGTGCGGAACGGCTTACTTCACAGACGACGAGGTCTGTGGGGGCACGGACGGCCCTGGGTTTTTCCTGTACGAGCGGCGTTCGTGTATTGTGGCACGTAGCTTGCCGGTGGAGGAGCGGCGGGCGCTGTACACCCGCATGCGCGCCTTGCAGGAGAACTGAGATGAGACTCGCACTACCAGATACCGCGCTGCCCGTTGACGAGATCGTCGTGGCTACGTTTGATCTTACCGACGTCGCCGTAGACGGCGGGCACCCCACGGTCGAGGAGATCGTCGATCTCGCTCTTGACCCGTACCAAGAGGTAGATATCCCGGACGGGAGCGTTCTCGCCGAGTCGGTCGAGCAAGACGAGGTGGTGCGTTTTGTGCGTGACGCGCACGCGCTCGGCGCGCGAGGGGTGCACCATCTTCTCGCTCGGATCGAGTCCTATGCACCACCCCCGCTCCCTCTCGAGTCGGTCGAGCCAGCCCTACCCGTGGCTCTGGCATCCCCGCAGCCCCCTCGTCCGCCGGTGCCTGACGCGGAGCTTGATGATCGCCTCGCGGCATGGAGGCGAGCCCTGCAAGGAGGCGACACGGTGGGGGCGCTTCGTGCGTGGCGGGCACTGCGTGCCGGCGCGACTGACCCTCCCTGGGAATACCTCGGACCCACGCCGGGGTATCGGGCGTGGGCGGACGCCGCTGCGCGAGTGTCTCAGCCCCACTACGGTGGGACCACGCGCGTCGATGAGGACGGGTATGAGGAGCACACCACAGGGTGGTGTGAGGGGGGCACCAACCCCATCCCGTCCGACTGGGTCGTCGATGGGTACGAACATAACTACCGATGGTATGGGGGCAGTTCGTCGGGGGAGCGCCGGCGGTCTCTTGAGGCTGTGGCAAGAGCCGCGAGGTGGCGGGCTGCACTGCCGACGGCGATAGCCGAGCCAGGGGCGGAGGCGTTTTTCGCCACCCTGCCCATGGACGAGCTCGGCGGTCCTCCCTACACCGATGCTATCGGGGTAATGGAGGGGCGCGCCCTCCAGGGGCGCGGTCGACGTTGGAAGCCACCGCCGAACGTGGTGGGGGCTATTGCGATTCTTAGAGGAGAAAGAGGAGGAGTGTAACATGAGATACGCTGGAGAGGTCGACGGGCAGAGGGTAACGATCGGTCAGCAGGCGTTGGTCGCGGTGTTGGTCCCCGCCTACCCCGTTTGTGGGGCGAGCGGGCGGATTCGCGACGTCGCGGCGATCGATGTGCGCCCGGCGGTGATTGAGACGGTGACACCCCTCACCCTGCGCGACTCGCGGGGCGAGGTGCACGAGGCTTTCCGGTACGAGGAGCCCGTCGTGAGGGATGGGTGCATCGCGATGGAGGGAGGTACGTGGTGTTGGCCCCCTTTCGCCCAGTCTTGCCGCAAGGCGTGAGCGATAGCCGACAGGCTGGGCCAGAAGCCTCCCATCCATCTATAACGCCGACACGCGCAGACGCTTGGAGCTCGACGGATGGGAGGCAGCTCTTCTTAGTGTTTTCCCAAGCCTCTCGCAAGCCGCGGCTTGACTCTCGCTCATGGTAGTGATATCACTACCATGATGAGCAAGGACACGCTGCGCCTCACTCGACAGGCCCAACACCTCAGTCGTGCGGCGCTGAGCAAGACGACCGGGGTACACCCAACGCTGGTCTTCAACGTCGAGACCGGGGCGCAGCCGATGCCCGGCCGGTACGTCGGTGCATGGGCTGATGCCCTGCACCTGCCTCGCGAAGCGGTCGAGCGCTACGTTGGCGGCGCCGTCAAGCTGTACGGCCTCACGGCGCATCAGCGCGCGTTCGTTAGCAAGTTGGTGGACCTACTCGCGTGGGGTGGCGAGGAACTCCGGGGGGAGCCGTTGCTGCCGACGCTGGAGCCCGACGGAGCCGCGGAATTGGACCATATCGCGAGGTTGTCCGACGCTGAGGTGGACGAGGAGTTGCTAGGGCGCAACCTGGAGCCGGCTGAGGTGCGCGCTCTTGGCGAGGAGTTTGTCACTAAGGCACTGATGGATCGGCTGCGCCCATGAGACCACACCACCACCCCTCGGGGGGTAGACCCATCGACTCAAGCCCCACCTACGTCGCCTGTTCGCTGTGTGGCAAGGCCACCACGGTGCGCGTCGGTGAGGTGCCGCTACCTGTTCGACACGCGGCTTGCCACGAGGCGTTCATGCGCACTCGAACGCCCACAGGGCAGCCGAAAAGGGCCCATCGATGACTCAGTTCACGCCAAACGACGCGCAGTGGTGCATCGACTGCGGCGAGATGGAGGCGTCGAGCCCCGCTGGGCGTTGTCGTGATTGCGACCATTCCTACCTGTTCGCCGCGGGGTCGTGTCGCGAGTGCCTGCGTTGGATCATCCGCGAGGACATCGGCGGCCCTGCAGCCGACCAACACGCGGTGCCATGCACCTTGCGCGCGAGCGGCGCCGACTGCTATCCGCGTGACGAGGCGGAGAACCTCCTCATCCGGCAACGCAAGGGCTACCCGGGTGTGCCACCGCTGTCGCTCACCTACCCTGCACCCACCGCCACCCGGGCCGAAGTCGACGCGTGGTACAAAGCGCACGCGCCACCACCGGAGCCCCCTCACGAGGCGCCGCCGGTCGCAAACGGGCCGTCGCCCGTGTGCTCGGCGTGCGGAGTGGTTAGGATCAAGGCACTCGGCCCTCCGTTCTGCGAGGGGTGCCGTCGGAGCATGGATATATGAACGACACAGCAACGTCGACGACCACCCCCGAGCTCGAGTCAGCGCGCCGGGTGCTCGCCGCACTGAGGGCCTACGACGACGCGGGCCATGACCCAGGCTCGATGGAGGACCGTATGGCCCTGGCCGTCGTACTACGCGCACTCGACGGTCACGATGCGGGGTACATCTTTGGGTTCGACGCGGTGCTTAACGGCAGAACGCCCGTCGCCGAGGCACCACCATCCACCGGCCGCACATTGCCGCCGCCGACCGAGGCAGAAGCGCGCGCGATCGTGGCGGCGAGGTGTGACGATGGGGTTTCGAGGCCGGATGGGTGGCTGGAGTCGCTCACCGAGTCCCTCATGGCCGCGTGGCGCGAACCCCAGAACCAGGCAGACATCCGCATCCTCCGGGCGGGTATCGCCATCGGAAGAGCCCGCGCGATGGCATCGCGCGGCAGGACCGAGTCGCCGGGCAAGTCCATGCCAGCGGTGCCCCATGAGCTCGATGAGCAACTTGCCGACATGCTAACGCCACAAGACCTCGGCGATGGTGGCGTGGTTCAGCTCGACCCGACCTACGTGCGCGCTGTGGGGGTCGTGCTCAAGGCTATCGTAGGTCCAGATACGGGCATCCCAACCCCGGTGCTGTACGCCACGCCCGAGGCCACCATCCGGGCAGAGTGGTCGATTCGGCCGCGAGATGTTGTTGTGGATATCGGCCCGGCAGCCGGCATGAACATCACTGATGGGGTTGCCATCCACGCGTTTGCGGTCGACGTTGCCCCACCTGGATCAGTTGACGAGGCGACGTTCAGTTTGCCTCACGATCGTGGGGTTGAGCCGGTGGTCGAGTGGCTGCGTAGGTGGGTTATTCCACCTACGCCGAAGGGGTCGACGGGCGGCACACCGGAGGCACCATGAGCGTACCTTACACCATCTGCATGCCACAACACACAGCAGCGGAGTTCTGGCGGATCATTCACAGATGCCAGGGGGGCCCGGCGGCGCTTTGTTCTGCGCTGTGCGCGCTCCTCGGCGACCGCGTGACCGACACTCTCGTGCGGGAGGCCAAGAAAGGGTGCTGCATCCGCGTGGTGACCGAACCACCGGCCACCCGCGTAAACGCACACAACTTCGACCCGTGGACGACGCCGGAAGCCGTAGCTTGTGGTGTCATCGACCTCGTCCAGCCGTGGCAGGAGGTTGAGGTGACGGTCGCATGACGTGCCACCACAAGACCATCCACGACCACTCCACGCTCACCGAAACGCACGAGCGCATCTGGCGGTGTTCGTGCTGCGGGCAAGATGCGCCGTGGACGGACGGGTGGATCTATGTCGGCACGGTCAAATGCCGGCGGTGCGAATACGGGCGCGTCGAAAGCGTGGCGTGTCCTCACTGCGCACCAGCGTTGGAGGCTGCTTGCGACGCGGCGGCATCCGCCCGCCGGACCAGGACGGTTCTCCCCTGGCAGCGCCAAGCTCGACTCGCCGGATGGACACCGCCCAAGTCGGCATGTCCGCCGACGCCGAGGGTACACCACGAGCGCCCAGGATGGAATTGCCCGAGCTGCCACCGCCGGGGGCCAAGAGTCGACTGCGCTCGATGCTGTCTCAAGGCGACCGAGCACACCCGCGCGACCGGGGGCGCACACGCGATTGACGGGCATGTCGCCGGTCCGCTGGCCGAGTGCCCAGCGTGCTCACCCCGCCGCCCACCACCGAAACCGCGCTCACCCCTTGCCGACCCAGAGGAAACCCCATGAAGTGCGGGCACAAAACTCTCAAGGACCACTCGCGGCTTTCCAAGGGTACTGAACGGCTGTGGCGATGCACGCACTGCGGTCGGGAGGGGCCATGGGCCGACGGCTGGGCCTACTTCGGCAACATTGAGTGCCTCCGGTGCGGCTACGCCCAAGTCGATAGCGTCGCGTGCCCCACGTGCGCACCGGGCCAGATGGCGCCGGGACCGCCGTCCGCGCCACCCCAGCCTCGACCAAGGCGGGAACCCGCTTGGCAGCGCAAGGCCCGACTCGCAGGCTGGGCGCCACCTCAACCACAGCCGGACACGCCCGATGCCCGCCGCGCACCACACGCCGAAACGGGGACGGTGCACATCCGTGTGTCGCGCGAGGTCCACCAGGCGATGCAACAGCTCTACCAACGCCACGGGTCGGACCAGTTGGCGCTAATCAGCGCCATGCACAAACTACTCGGTGACGTCGCCGCCGAGTACGTTCTCAGCGCGAACGTCATCGGCGCCAGCCCTCGAGTGGTCGTGGATCCGACGCTACACGGGGGCCACGCGGTGGTCGTCAGTCGGGGGGCGGTGGTCGCGAGGTAGCCGCAATGACGAGACAAGGCATGGGCAGCACACTGGAGTCGTTTCTGTCCGGCGCCGACCACCACGCCGATTGCGTGTGCTGGGATGTTGAGGACGCCAACTGGGAGTCGTGGTGCGACTGCGGCTTGACCGAGTACAGCAACCTGCTGCGCACAGCGCCCCCCAGGTTCGAAGACGCGGTTGAGGAGCTGTTCGACGCGTGGGCCCACGCGCACACCTCGGACCAAAAGCGAAGCCTGAACTTACTATGTGCGCAGATTTACTCTGCCATCCGCGAGTGGGAGCGAGTCGCCGGCCTGGGACCACTGATGCACCGCATCGATGGCCGCAAGCTCGGCAATGCTTTCCGGGGGCACCAGCCCAAGAGACGCCCCGGGTCGGTCGACGGGGACATCGGCCCCAGAGCCGCCGCTGGCCCCAACCCTCGCGACGACCACCCCGCGCTCGCCGGTCAGTCCGCGACGCCTGCAGTGTCACTACCACGCTGCCGGTTCTGCCAACGCCCGTGGCAACCGCCACCCGGGGTCAACGCGGACGTGGCATACTGCCAGGCGTGCTCGCCGGAGCGCCGCGCAAAAGCCGCCGCGGTGTTCGGCAACGACGGCAAGCGCGAGGTGCTCGTCGGCGGCAAGTACCTGATCCGGGTGCCTGCCGCCACCACCGCCCCACGGTCCCCGAACGCTGCCACGACGTCGCCCACAGCGGGCCCGTCCCCCGACGGAGCCACCCCAGTGGCCAGCGGCGACCAAACCGCCACCGCGGCCCCACCACGGCCCCGCAAGTAGGCACCGCACGCCCATGCCCTGCCCCGTATGCCAACACCCCGCCCTAGACGAGATCAATCGGCGACTCGCAGCCGGCGACAGCCTCCGATGTATGGCGCGGGAGTATGGCTTCAACGGCCACGTCGCCCTCCACCGCCACCGCCACGGATGCCTGGCGAATACCGCCACGTCATCGACCCCGCCGGCCGACCAGGCGCCCGAGCCCACCGCCACCGCCACAGGAACCATCTCACAAATAGAGCCAACCAGAAACAGCGTTCCTGCCGTTTCCGATCCGTCCAGAAACGCCGAGGAAACACCGCGAAACGCGGTGAGGCACGCTAACTCTCCAGGGTTTACCGTGTCGACCATGCTGAAGGGTTCTCCGTTTCAGCGAGTAGCTGATGCGCCGGTCGCGGGGCGGAAGGAGATATGGGCTGTGCTCGAGCCGGAGTGCCTTCGGCTCCGCCTTCGGGGCATGGGGTACGAGGACATCGCCATCAAGCTCGGATGGCATCCCAACGACGTCAAGACCGCGGTCGAGCGCGCGCTGGCCAAGACTCGCCGCGGCCTCAGTGCCAACGCTGACGGCGTGCGCGCGCTGGAGATCGCGCGACTCGACCGGCTGATGGAGGCCCTGTGGGAGCGCGCGGTCCCGGCCCAAGGCGCCCACGGTGACCAAGAGGCCAAGACATCGACGGGGGCGGGTGTGCCCTTCAAGGAGCAGCATCGCGCGATCGAGCTTGTCGTGAAGCTCATGGAGCGGCGGGCCAAGTACGAGGGGCTCGATGTCCACACCGGTCCGAGCACGGTCGTGAACGTGCTCCAGGCGGACGGTGTGCGCGAACTCGTGAGCACCATCCGGGCGTACATCCAACAGGAGGCGCCGAGCGTCCTTCCTGGCCTCGATCGCCATCTGCGGCACGCCATGCTCCAACGCAAGGCAGCCGCGTTGGGAGTGACGGTGCTCGATGGGCCGGCGGGTGATGGGTCCACGGTGGTGATCGATGGCGCGGGCGTCGAGGTGACTGGCACGCCGGCGCTTTCGCCGCCATCGGAGGATGGCGAGGACACGTGAGTTACGCTGACCTGAGTGCACGGATCGCCGCTCTCTCCGACGAGGATCGCCGCATCGTCGAGGCGCTGCTGGCGTACCTGCCGGCGGGGAGCATGGGCCGATTCCTCGCGATGCGAGACGCGCGAAGGGCGGAGCATGGCGGCGCCGGGCCCGCACCCATGAGGAGCGAGGGGCCAGAGGCATACGACGCGGTGACGGTGTACCGCGCGATCGAGGTGCTCCGGAGGCGCGAATGAGCCTCCGGAGCCGGCTCATCCAGAGAGGCGCGCATGCCGGTGCGTAGAGGCGGCGGCGTGGCCTTGCAAGACGCGTGGATGGCTGAGGTGCCCATGGACCCGTTCTGCGACGTCGTGGGGTTGTTCCTGAGCCTGGGCGAGGCCGAGTCGCCACCGACGGAGGTGCGCGCGCCCTATGAGGAGTACCACGACGACCCGGTCGGGTTCGCGGGCGACGTGCTTGGGATGGAGCCGTGGGAGCGGGAGCCGACCATGCCAGCGGAGGTGGCATCCCAAGCGGACGTGCTCCGAGCGGTGGCAAAGTACCGGCGCGTAGCGGACAAGAGCGGCCAGAAGACGGGCAAGAGCAGCCTCGCCGCCGTGGCAGCGCTGTGGTGGGTGTACACCCGGGTCCAGGGTTATGTCGTGCTGACAGCCCCGTCGGCGCCCCAGGTGGATGCGATCCTGTGGACGGAGATACGCCTGGTGGCGCAGGGGCACCACCCGACACAGCGGGCCAAGGGGTTCGTCCCCAAGCTGCCAGGTGTGAACGGCGAGCCGGGGGGGCGTCTTTATGAGAGCGCGAGCCACGGATTGTCGCTGGGGGATGGGTGGGGCATCACGGGCCGGACCACGGACAAGCCCGAGCGGATGCAGGGGCCGAGCGGGGCCAATCAGTTCTATATCGTTGACGAGGCGAGCGGCTACTCGGAGGCCAACCTGCAGGCGATTCTTGGCAACCTGGCGGGCGGAGGCCACATCCTGATGCTCAGCAACCCGACCCAGGTGACCGGGACGTTCTTCGACGCGTTCCACGACAAGGCCGAGGTGTGGGAGACGTTCTCGCAGTCGTCGTTGCACACGCCGAACTTCCACGGCAAGTGCATCCCGGGGCTCGCCGACGCGGACTACGAGCGGCTGGCCAAGGTCGACTGGGGCGGCCCCGGCAACCCGATGTTCGATGCCCGTGTCCTTGGCCGCTTCCCGAGCGCGGGGGCGATGGTCGTGGTGCCCCTCTCCCTGGTCGAAGCGGCGAAGGCGCGGTGGGCAGAAGCTCCGTGGGAGGGGCGCCTCGAAGTGGGGTTGGACCCGAGCCGCGGCGGCGATGAGTGCGTCTATGTGTTTCGACGTGGGCTCAAGGTGGCGATGCCCGTGCCAGTCCATGTGGATGCCAACGATGTCGAGGTGCCACCCGGTTGGCAGGTCGGCGCGGCGGTGGCGCGCGCGGTGCTCGAAGAACACGCCCTGCATCCCCATCCGGAAAAGCCGAGGGTCAAGGTTGACGCCATCGGGGTCGGGACAAGCGTGGTGGACTACCTCATGGCGAAGCATCGCCATGATTTTGACGTGATCGCGGTGGTGAGCAGCGGCGAGGCGAGTCCCCGCGTGCAGGTGCGACCCGGGCGCACGGCCAAAGATGAGTACACCAACCTGCGTTCCCAGATCGCGTTCGGCGTTCCCGAGTTCTTGCGGGCCGGCGGTGCTCTTCCGCCCGACGGCAAACTCCACGGCGACCTGGTAGCGGCGAAGTACAAGTTTGTCGGCGAGAAGACCGCGGTTGAGGAAAAGAGAGAGATCACCAAGCGACTGAGGAGGTCGCCCGACCGGGGCGACGCCGTGGGACTGGTGATCTACGTGCCAGCCGGGCGGCGCTCGCCGCCGGCGCCCCCCGTCAAGCCACCCCCTCTGCAGTGCTTCCCCGCGGGGGCAATGGGGTGGGGTTGACGTCATCCGTTGGTGTTGCTGGTTCGGGCGGTTTCGGGTCTCAGCCCGGGGATCCGCCATCCCATCGGCGTGGTCCGTAAGGATCGAAAGGTGACGCCACGTCACTTTTCACGGGCGAGTCCTACTCGACGGCCGGAGCGTCCGTGGCCCAGACTTTGATAGGGCTGCCGTTATCGGCAACCACGATGGGGCGGCGGAGTGGCGGTGTCGTGCCTCCGCCACTGGTTGGTCACCAACCCACTTCCACAACTCGCTGAAGAGTCGCGACGATGCTCTTGTGATATTTTTGCATCGCCCCGGGCACCCCGCGTCCGGTGACGATCGCCTCTCCAAGGAGCATGCCTGCAAGCAGGTAGGCGCGCTGCAGCCAAGTGTGCCCGTACGCATCCCATGCCGCCCACGGCACGGCCTCCGCCTCCGCGTAGGTCATCGGGCACGGGCTATCCTCCCCCTCACGCACAGCGAGAATCCATTGGCGGAGAGGCTCAAGGTACGGTGGCGAACACAGCATGCCCGGCAGCATGCCCCGCGCAGCCTCAAGATCCCCCGTCAGCGGATCGAGGAGCCCCACGCACACAGCCTCAGTGACCATGCGATGCACCGAGTCGGAGTAGCGAACATTGTGGTGACGCGGATGGCGCGTGCCGCCCACATACCACTCACCCATGGGGCCGAGGGGTGCATCCACGCTCCCCTCACGGTCGCGCCCCTCGCGCGCTCGGCACGGAAACCCGAGCCAAGCAGCGAAATCGGCGACAAGGTCGACGGGCACCCCGAGGTCGGACTGCATCACCTCGCATCCATCTGGCTCAAGGGTGGGCATGCCCACCCTTCCGAGCACCTCATTGAGCGCATCGAGCCGGTCGCCAGGCGGTGTAAGAAACCGGAACTCAATTCGGTACCAGTTGCTCATGGTGAACCCAATTCCGCTCGTCGCGCGGCCACGAAAACCTCCAACCAAGTCGCTCCGACCGCGAGGCGCGTGACGCTCCGCTCGCCGGTGTTGCGCCAAAGCGTCGCGCGGCCATTGGTCCGCTGCGCGTAGGCACCGTCGCCGAACAACCTCTTTGCAACCATGGTCGCATCTCGGACACTTAGCCGGTTCACTCTGGCTGCCTCCGCCGCACTGATCACTTGTGCCCTCAGCTTCTTAGGCGTTGAGGATGGCGGCTTCGGCCGCGGCGAAGTGGGTGGTGGCTTCGATGCGCCACTCGGCGAGGATGCTGCGGTCGACGTACCCGTCGGCGAAGCCGGCGAGGCTGTTGATGATGTCCATCGCCTCATCGAGGTCACGGCCGATGGCGTCGAGTTTCTCATTGCGGGCTGCGTCGTTCATGTCCGGCCGTCTTGCACGCATCGTGCCAAGGTGGTGGGGCGCAAAGCGGACTTCCCACGCCTCGCGTTTGCGGCACGTTTCGGGGCGAACAGCACGCACCGCCGATTCTGGACTATCATCCCAGCGCGCAAACGTTTGCGCGTCGATTTTGCCAGGTTGGTGAATCCGCTCACGGTGGCACGCACGATCTAGCACTCAAGTGGCTGCCATCAGGCGCCGGTAAATTCTGCCGGCTAAACGCAAGAAGTGCGCGGGCGGTGGGGCGTGAGGATGGCACGGCGCGGGGGTGGCGGCGTGACCCCTGACGCACGGGTGCGTTAATCTGCGGCGATTTGCGATCGAGCGCCGCTCAACCGCCACCCCCGCGCCGTGCCGCTCGCCGTGGCACGGTTAGTGCATTATTGTCGGTCATGAACCGCCCCGCGAACCTCGCCGACGCCCGTCAGACCTACCGCGCCCTCCGCCTTGCCACCACCCGCCACACGGCGGCCGATTTTGATGATCTCGCTCGGTCTATTGCTAGCGAACTCGCCGACGGTGAGGACATCACCCCGGGGCTATGGGTAGATGCCGCTTATATCCTCCACAGCGGCCGAGACTACGCATGAAAGACGCCACGTCATCCGGGCTGCCTTGCGGCGCCCGCTGGACGCCAATTGCAGGCGGTCACCCAAGGCGGTTACAGCCTCGCCAACCGCAGTGAACGTGGTCGTAGGGTACTTCTCAAGTAACCACTTGAGTTGCTCGGAGGTAGTGCGACCCCGCGTGCCGCCGTGGAGGTAGAATTTATAGAGCGCTCGCGCGAGATCATCGAGCGCTGCTGAGTTCACCGTCATGGTCGCCGTCGCTATGCACGCTGCGTGCCATGGTGAAGGATACCGCATCTGCCTTGCGCATGGGTCGCAGCGCTCCGCCATGGTGAAGGAACGGTCGCCGGGTGGCACGGCTCGTGCAAGACGGGCAGGCATGACGACCACCAAACAGACCACGGCGGAAAAGTTCGCGACAGCGTGGGCGGAGTCCGTTCGCACCAACAGCCCGCTCGACGAGATGGGCATCGATCTCCTCGCCGATACCAAGAACAGGGTCGGCGTGTTCCCCGACGGCAGCGCCGTCGTGCTCCTCTACATCACCAGCGAAACTGGTTTCGCTGGTGCCGCCGTGGTCGCCAAAGCATCCGAGGCCGACGCCCGCGCTGCGCTGGCGGCCAACATCTGAGGACGCCATGAGCACCCATCCCACACCCAAAATCACCAGGCAGGAAGTCCGCTGGATCCCGCTGCCGGACAGCAAAACGATTGACGTCTCGGGTCGCCCCGCGCGACTCTGGACGCTCTACGGCCCCGGTCGCGATGACCCGGCCGTGCCGCCCCAACTGCCCATCACCCCGGTCCATCACCATGGGGCATTCCTAGAGGACGAGACGCACGACTGGATCGTGCGCGGCAATACCCTGCGGTACTTCAGTCGCGTCACAGACCGAGGGACATGGGTGTTGCTCGAGTACGAGGATGCCCCTCCCCTCCCTTCCACCTCGTCGTCCACCCCCCTCACGCTTTCGGGACTCCTCGCCGCCGTAGAAACCGCGCGCGGCAACCGACAAGCTGCCGCGCGCGCCCTTGGCCTGCCGCTGCGTACATTCCACCGCCGCGTCGACGAGCTCGGCAGGGAAGCGGTCGACGAGTTGACCGCTCGTCTGGCTGCCGACGGACGCCTCGATTCTGCCACACGCCGCGGCACCGGGCACGCCCACAGCGCGCTCGCCGTACGGCAGGCATGGGATGCCCATCCGACTAACCGCGAGGCCGCCGCGCGGGCGCTGGGGGTGTGCGTTCGGGTGGCACTCCGGCTGGCCAAGCGCCACGGAGTCCATGTGCCGCGACCACCACGCTCAGCCACGTCACCGTGCCCCACAGTGGATTTCGTCTGCGCTCAATGTGGTGCGCGTCACCCGCGAGCGTGGCCGTCGCACAGCCTTCAGTGTCCGGCATGTGGCGGCGATGCATTCCGGCAAGGGGTGACAGCCCCGGGCGGCGACTCTGACTTGAGGCCGCCCGCGCCCCCATGCAAGTCTTGCGCTTAGGCCGGCAGAATTTACCGGCACCTGATGGCAGCCACTTGAGCGCTAGATCGTATGCAAGGTCGTGACCAACTTCACCAACTCGCCAAAATCGACGCGCAAACGGTGCGTTGCTTCTCTCCGACCCGGGGTGCTGCCCCGAGCAGGCATCATGCAGCGACACGTGACCCCCATTTGGTACTCGCCACGCCCTGCAGCCTGTGGCACGGTGCGTGCATACGATCTCCGCCATGCTCATGCTCGCCGACCGAATCGCAAATATAGTCATGACCATCCACGCCGACCCCGCCGCCTGGCTGCTGGAGGCGCGTCGCCTCTGCGACCGGGCGGGGTTGTCGCCTGCACGCGCGATTGTCCTTCCCGGGACGCTTGCGGCGGTGGCGCGAGCCATCGTCGAGGAAGCACAGAAGCAAGGGCGCTTCCAGCAGCTCGATGCTGCTGTGACCGCCATGGAGCAGCCATGACGACCGATATCCGCCGTGGAGACCGCATGGTCTTGGTGGCGGGGTCATGGCCCCGCCAGGTTGTAGCCGTGGCGGCAGTCGACGGCGATGGTTCCGTAGAAGCCCCCACAGGGGTAGCCGGGGCACTGGAGTGGTGGAGCCCTAACGGCCGCCGGCGCGGGGGGTTACGGACCGATACGCGCCGGCTCGTGCCACCAACCCCCGCGCTGCTCACGCGCCTCAGCGAGCGTCTTTTGTGGGAGGTGGCGGGCCGGCTCGCAACCGAGCTTGAGGACGCCACAACGCACGGGCTACCTCCCACGGGCGAGGCGCTGGTCGCCTTTGTAGACCACCTGCGGGCGGCGCGGGAGATGCTGGACACCCGTGCTCAGGCCACACTGGCGGTCGACGCTTGTGGCCGACCACTCTACGCTCCCGAGGAGACACCATGAGCACGCAATTCGCGGTGGGTGAAGAGGCCATCCTTCTGGAGGGCGGCAAGCCCGTGGCGGTTGTCGCCATCATCAAGGTCACCCCGGGGGGACTTGTTGACGCCACGACGGGGTGGAATAGCCAAACCGAACGATGGAACGCCGATGGGTCTCCCCGCGGTAGCAGCTACCGTGGCTTCAGGTTACGCCGACTCGTGGTGCCTACCCCGTCACTCCGCGGGGAGGCCATCGCGAACACACAGCGCGCCGCGGTGCGGAAGGCGCTGGATGCGCTATCGAAGGCGACAATGGACGTTCTGCCGGCTGATGTGCTCCCCGATGTCATCCAGCACCTCGATGCCGCCATCGCCGCCATCGGGTCACGAGCGAGCAATGCGTGAGATCATCGTTGACTGCTTCGCCGGCGGCGGTGGTGCCTCAACCGGAATCGAGCAGGCGCTCGGGCGGTCGCCGGACATCGCGATCAACCATGATCCAGAAGCCGTGGCGATGCATGCGGTCAACCATCCGGCGACGACGCACCTCTGCGGTGACGTCTGGGACGTGAAGCCGCTTGACGCGACCCGGGGGCGACCGGTTGGGCTGCTTTGGGCCTCGCCAGACTGCAGACACTTCAGCAAGGCGAAGGGCGGTAAGCCGGTTGAAAAGCGCGTTCGGAGCCTCGCCTGGGTCGTTGTGAGGTGGGCGCGCGAGGTGCAACCGCGTGTGATCTGTCTCGAAAATGTCGAGGAGTTCGCCGACTGGGGCCCGCTCGTCGATGGGCGCCCGTGTCCTCTCCGAAAGGGCTTCACCTTTCGCCGCTGGGTCAAGGCTCTGGAGAAGGCCGGTTACCTTGTCGAGACGCGCGATCTGCGCGCCTGCGACTTCGGGGCACCGACGATCCGCAAGCGCCTCTTCGTGGTCGCGCGCCGTGACGGGCTTCCCGCGGTCTGGCCAGCAGCGACCCATGGCCGCGGGCTCCTCCCATACCGCACCGCGGCGGATTGCATCGACTGGAACATCCCTTGCCCGTCGATCTTCGATCGCAAGAAGCCGCTCGCCGCCAAGACGTTGCGCCGGATCGCGCGAGGGGTCCAGCGATACGTCGTCGACTCGCCCCACCCGTTCATCGTCCCGGGCACCGAGCCCACACCACTCGCTCTCCCACTCCAAGAATCGCTTTTCACGAACACCGATGACCCCGCATCTGGCGACCACGCCGGCGTAAGCGCCTTCCTGACCGACTACCTTGGCGGCGAAAGCGATGTCGCGCCATCAAGGCTTGGGTTGCATGCCATCCGCCCCGGCGCGGCGACCGACGTCGATCTCGTCGCATCCAGCCTGGTTCTATTCCACGGGTCGCGACGCGATGGTCAACCTATCGAGCGACCACTCCCCACTGTACGTGCTGGCGGCATGCATATTGCAGAGGTTCGCGCCTTCCTGGGCAGGCTTCGCTACGAGCACTCTCTTGCGGGGGGCGCCCCCGTCGTGATGATCGGCGCTGAGCCATACGGGATCGTTGATATCGGGATGCGTATGCTTTCGCCACGCGAGCTTTACCGGGCTCAAGGCTTCGATGACGGCCATGTGATCGACGTCGATGCGAACGGCAAACGCCTCACCAAGGAGGCACAGGTGCGGCTGTGCGGCAACAGCGTGGTCCCCGCCGTCGCTCGCGCGATCGTTGTGGCAAACATGACCATGACGATGGCCGCCACCACGGCCGCGTGACCGTTGTTCAACCGCGGCACGGTTGATGCATGCCACCACCCGCGATGACCACACCGACCACAATTCACTACGCTGTCTGGGACATGCGCGGGCCCGAACCTGTGCTTCAAGCGCGTTGCCTCAACCAGCAACGCGGAGACGGGCTGTCCGCGCTCAGCACCTACACCAACTGCCCAGCATGTATCGCGCTCCGAGCCGCCGACGAGCGAACCGACAAAAACCGGTGTCATACGGCGAGGGGCACCCCGCCACCGGGATGGTGACGTCATGTGGCCACGGTCCAATCCATACATCGCCGACCGGCGCGCCGAGCGAGACCTCGCTCGGCAGGAGCTGCGACTGCAGTACGTGGCCAGCCAAAACAGGGTCTCCCGTATCGTCTGGGAGGCCGACGGCGCCCCGCTAAGTAAGGTCCGCTTGCTCCGAATAGCACACCAACGGGCGATCCAGTGTGAGTGCGAGAAGCAGATCGCCACTCTTCGCGAGTTGGACTACGAGGAATTCCTCCTGAGCAGGGGGGAGGCGCAAGCCCCGGCGCGGCGGCATCTCCCCTACGCGCTCCCCTACACGGTATTTCGAAAGCCCGCGGCAATCGAGCCCGCGGCAATCGAATCGCCATTCCAGTCATGGCGGGGATTCTTTCCGACAGGACCGGAGTGGCAATCCGAGGCGGCCCGGCGCGCCGAAGCGCGCCTGTATTTGTTTACGACCATGGCGCTTCGCCATCCATGGCCCCGAAGCGCGTCGATGCCAACCACCGAGGATGCAGCCAATGACTCATGACGATACGTTTGACCTCACTGAGACGCACATCAAGCTGCTCCGCGCGGCCCACGTCGACTGGAACGGCGGCGAGTTCGGGGCCCCATGCATCGACCCCAAGCGCCCCTATGGCAGCAGTGATGGTGTGCGCGACGTCGCGCGGGCCATGGGGTGGCCTATCCCTCCCATCGATCCGCCGCGCGAGCCGTACGAAAAGTGGCTTCGGGGGATCCATCGTGAAACCGCGACAGCCCTTCAGATCGTTCTGTGCACGGGTTCGTTCACACCCGGGACCTATCGGCGGCGAGTGGAGTGGGACGCGCGCTCGTGGGAGTTGGTGCCGGCAGCGCGCGAGGTGCGGGAGCACTACGAGATCATCTGCGGGGGCAACGTGGTCGGTTGCACGTGGGGTGACGATGGCAAGGCATCGGTGCTCGCCGAAGAACCGCGCGCGTCATTCCGGCTGGTCGAGCCATCGGCATGCATGTCGTGCGCGGCTGGGTGACGGCGTACCGTCACCCAGCCGCCACCACGTGGGCCGATCATCTCAGTCTTTCCAGTAGTATTCGGTTGGGTGGGCCAGCTCACCGCACCGCCACCGCTCGGCCGCGCGCTCCTCCTCCTTTGAGTAGGGTCGGCAGAGGTGCTGGATGCATCGAGCGCAGTGCCAACAATCATCGTCTCCGTCGCACGCTCGCACCGGCACACACAACCCGTCGTGACAGAACCCCGGGTGGTCCAGCGGAGTCGAACACGCAAGCCCCTCCCTTGCGGGGAGCACGGGGCCGGCGGGATCGAAATGTTTGCAAGGTGCGATGTTCCACGGTATGGACGGCCGCGAGGCCCTTACCGCCTCGTCGTCGACACACGCCGCGACCGCCATTAGCATTAGCAGTATCACCGGTCTCATCGAATTCTCCTCACACCGTGTAGCTGTGCAAATTGGGATGACGCGTCACCCCGCGTGTCACCCGCCTCGCCGTGCGGGTTCATGTCGACGCCCGTTCGGTCCCCGGGGGCGCCTCATCGTCGACCATCTCCCATGCCCGGCTGTAGACCACCTTTGCGAACAGCGCCGCGACGCCGGTCAACTGCTTGTACCTGAACACGGCGTCCTCCTCGATGCCGAGCTTCGTAGCGATGTCCGCGTCAGAAAGCCCCTGCTCGACCAACTTGCGGATCAGGTCCGCATCCAAGTCCACTTGATGCACCCCGCGCGCTTTATTGAACCTCCACGTGGCAGCAAGCCGCTGCGCCATCGTCAGCCGGAGCATCACCAGGGGCAGGTAGTCACAGTCGAGCCACCCAACACCGAGCACGAGCTTGCGGTGTGCCCCGTCCACCACCACGAACCGCTCCTGGTCATCATCCCAGATCACCACGATCGGGAAGCAGAAGCCGCTCTCGACGATGTTTTCGACGAGGCACTCGAGCTTATCCCCGCTCACGTTGTTAGGATTATACAGATTTTCCAGAACAAGTACGGGGCGCACCAGCCAGGTGTTGCAGCACGGCACCTCGATCCGGCCGCGAGTGCGCGAGGTGATGAATACCGGCTCGAGTGCTGCGCGCGCCGCGTGAAACTGCTCAATCGTGTCGATGCACACTACCGACATCACAGCACCTCATCGTAGTAGCGGATCAACTCATCGCGAGGGTCGGGGCGGTTGTCCACCACCAGGTTGTTCTCGTAGTCGTTCAGCGCCACCTGTCGGCACTGCTGTCGAGCCACGTACTCGTTCGTCAGATGGCGGCGGAACCGCTCGACGAACAGGTGCCTTCGCTCTTCATCGGGGTGGGTGGCCAGCAAGAAGTCCCTGTACGCCACCCACGATCGGAAGTTTTTCGGCAGCTTGGCGACACGGAACATCTTTGCGTCCCGCCCCGTCTCCGCTGCAAGCGCGATGCCCTTCACGCGCTTGAGGAGTCGGTTGTACGTCGCGGGCTCGAATTCCTGGAGGTCGGTGAGGCACTTGAACGACTTCTCGTGGATGAGCGACGAGACGCGCATCGCCTCGGGCGCGTACCCCTTCTTGTGCTGGAGGTCGTAGATCTTGGAGTACCTCACACCGTGATCGTGGACGTACCGCCAGATGTCGTGGAACTGCCAATCGTAGATCGGGTAGAGTGTCCAGTTTTCCTCTTTTCTGGTGCCCCAGTAGACCGAGTGATCGCCGATGGTGACTGGGTTCTTCGCGACGGCGCGCCAGCGGTTGATCGACTCTCCGCTCGCCCGGATGCCCACCAGGAACGCGGTCCGCGAGTAGCACCGCGAGAACGTGTCGATCACGTCGTAGAAGCCGAACCCCTTGTTCTTGTCGCGGATGGTCTCCTTCTCCGGCGGCCAGAATTTCGCCTTGATCGCGTCGTCGCGTTTGTGGCGCATCCAGGTCTTGTGCTTGCCGGGATCCCACGCGCCGAGCTGCCCTTCCTCGCGACTCGTCGCATTGGTGAGGTTGAACGGGATCTGGAGCCACTGTTTGATGGTCACCCCGGGGAACAGCTCCATGAGGTAGGCCACTTGCTCGACGCTGCTCTGGTACATGACCTCCTCGTCGAGGACATGGACGCCGATGCGCACTCCCCGCCGCGCCGCCTCCGTCAGGGCGAGGTGCGCGAGCACCGTGCTGTCCTTGCCACCAGACACCGACACGATGATCCCGTTGAGCGAGCCGTCCGCCACCCGGTCGAACACCCACCCGATGCGACGCTGTGCGGCTTCGAGGACCGACTCACCCGTGAAGTGCTGCCTGGGCATCCGCCAGTCTCCTCGCCCACCCCTCGAACCGTTCCTGATACCACCGCTCAGCCTTCGTGTCGGCCACCAACACATCGACCGTGCTCTGCCGTGTGATGGCGAGGAAATCCGTCATGTCCAGGAAGTTGTGTGGCAACTCGAGCACCGTCCGGTGCACCTCGTCGCGCACGTCGCGGTAGGTAGCCAAGTTGGGTAGTCGGAAGCGGTTGTTGCGCCCGATGTACGAACGGGCGGGGTCCACGTGCGCGAGCTTCGCCTTCCCAGTGACAAGAAGCAGGTTCCGCGGGATCTGATGGGGGTCCTTCTCCGGGTCGCCGCGCACCATGTCGAACAGCGCAGCCCGCTCCTTGGCATAGGCGGCATGCACGGCCGCGTCCGTGGTGATGTGGTGGAACCGAAAACTCACCGGCGTCGGCGTGTGGTGGAGCGAGGCTTCCCGCAGCAACTCGCGGGTGAGCGTGCGTTCGTGCTTCCACCTGCTCTCGGTAACGAAATCGAACAGCACCCCGAAGTCCTCGACGGTGTCGATCATGGGGAGGTACTGGAAGACGAGGCAGTGGGGCGTCTGGAGTAGGTAACGTCGGATGCAGTTATAGGACAGATCGTAGCGGTCCTGCACCCGCATGCACTCATTCAGCACGACCAGCACCGACGGGTCGATGCGTTGCTGGAGGTCGTAATACACCCGGTACCAGAAGACCTTGGCGTGCTCGACGTCGTGACACGGAAGCACGTCGACAGGAAAGCGGCGATGCGGTGGCGAGATGAGGACCACCTGTTTGATGCCGGCGTGCCCGGCCACGTAGCGTCGCACCACGTCGGCCTTTGCCGCCCCGTCGAGCCCTAGATAGATCGCGCGGTCCAACGCCACCTCACGGAGTTCTCGGCGATCCATCCGATGCACGTGGCGTTGATATCACTCATGGTGAAGCGGCCCCCACGCTCTACAAACGCCCGACCCGTGTTGCCATATCCACAGCACGGGTCACCCACGTGCAAGTATCGTGCCGCGAGATCATCGAGCACGTCGGTGGTGACATCGCCATCCGGTGCGAGCGTCGTGCGATAGACGAGCGCGACGCACCGCCCATTTCGATGGAGGTCATCGGGGAACCTCAGCGCGAGGCTCTGCTCCGGCGCTGGCATGTAGCGCACCAGGGATGGCGCCGTGACGATGCACGCCGGCACGGCCATGCGACTGACCATCCCCGACAATGCCTCCAGGTATTCGGCGAACGACGTCGTCCCCTCGCTCCCCGCGCGGTCCTGAAAGATCCTGTAGCCGGGGCGCCACGCCATCTCGGTGTAGAGCACGTCACAGTCACCATACTCGGCCGGAAGTACCCCTCCGTGCGCGGCCATGTCGTACACGAACGCGACCGACCCGTCGCGTTCGAACCGCTCGGCAGGCTGCGCGTCGTTCGGCGGATGAAGGGCCGAGTGGTAGGTTACACGTGCTTTCGTAGCCATTCGGCAGTCCTATCGAGGCGTGTGGCGTTGAGTTCTGTGCCCCGGAACGTCGCCCCGATGGCGTGAGTGACGCGCGCTGTCATACCAAGGCCGGTGCACGGGTCGAGCACCACGGTCCCCGGCTGCACGCAGGCGTTGAGCGCTGCCCTGGTCACCCCCTCACCGTGTGGCGGCACCGGCATGACGACATTGACGTCGGTCGCCCCGTAGAGCGACAGCGTGTTCGGCAATGGCTTTTTCTTGGGGCCATAGAGGATTGTCCATCGACGGCGCGGTGGGCGTCCAACGCTGGTCATCGCCGCGTCTAACTCGTCAACCCACCTGATGCCCATCTCCACGAACACCGGCGCGGCGGGGCGCGAGAACGTCGACACGGCAGCACAAAATGCCGCCAAAAAGCCGGGCCACGACGTGCGCGGCTCCGCTCCTCGAGCCATCACGGTGTGCCAATAGCGCTGATTCCCCGGGCCCCACGGCGGGTCGCTGTACACCACGTCGGCGAGTTCATCACCCATGAGGGTCGCGACGACCCCCGATGTCAGGTCGCCGCACAACACCCGGTGCTTGCCGATCTCAAGAATTTGCCCTAACACCTTTTCTCGGTCCCTTTAACCACCGTGATGAGCGCCGGGTGGCGGCCGTGCTCGTCCGCCACCACATAGAACCGGAGCCTGTGCGGACGAGCACCACGCCACAGATCGGCGAGCTTCCCATCGATTAGGTAGGGAAGGGCACGCACACGATGAGCTCGCTCGCTTTCAACGATGAGGCACTCGAGCGCATCGGCAAACGATGCGCCAGGTACCACCCGTTTGCGGTACCGGCGCACCGCATGAGGCGTGATAAACCACCGGCCACGTGCTCCCACGACGCCACCATAAGGCTCCACCACCGTGTCGCAAGGCGGCGGTATCGTCACGTGCCGTACCGGCGAGTCAGGGCAGCCTTGCCAGCATCAATGAGCGCGGCGGGGTCCTGGCCGATCTCGCGACAGAACCCTGGCCGCTGCACGGCTTGCCACGCCCGCTCGATGGCGGCGGTATCGTCACCATGGCCACCAAGGCTCGCAGCGAGACGCAGGGCGCGCCGCCAGTCGCCGACGGCCACCAAGCGCCTGAGCGTGTCGCGAGGCCGCTCAGGCTCGCCTTCCGCCCTACCGCTGGGCATCGTCGGCGGCCGTGGTCGCCTGGCACCGACCTTGGGCATTCGGATCATGGCGGTCATGGACGGGGCCCGCGCGCCGCCAGATCCTTGAGCGCCTTGCCGACCGGGGTGGCGGCGTAGTCGCCACCGGCGTACACCTCGTCGGCGGAATCGAGACTTGGGAAGCACTTCATCGTGGGGTCGTCGTCACGCCGCTCCGCCACGGCGCCAAAGAACTCATCAACCCGCCCCACAGGCACATCGACCACTGTCATCGTCAGCGATGGTAGGTCAGCCACCTCGTACAGCCCGGTGTCGGCAGCGAGCACAGCCGAGTGGCCCAAGTGAGTTGCCCACTCCACGCAATCGGTTGCGGCGGCGTCCATGAGCACATGGATCTTCCCCCGCACGATCTGCTGCCACTGCCCCCCGCACGCCTGGATGGCACTCGTCTCTTGCATGGGTCGTTGCGGATGCACGATGCGTGCCATCTCGGCACTCAGCGTCGTCGACTCGTCGGCCGGAGTACCCACGACGCCACCTCCGCATATCCGACCGCCTTGCCATCGACGAACACGTCCACCACAGGGGTGTCGGACTCGACCGACGCCATCGTGCCGCTGGCGATGTCGCCAAGCAACCTCTCTGCGACTTTGAGCGCGTTTCCGTACCCCTCAGCGTATTCCTCGGCACGGTCGGTCGTGCCGATTGGGCAGCGTGCAAGAGTTGCGATGGCGTCTATGGCGTAGATCACCCCGATGTCGATCGCGGTGCGCCCGCGATAGGCCCCGCCTCGATCCATCACGGCCCGCAGACCTCGGTCGATGTCGCCAAGTGTTACCCGCTCGCCGGCGGGGCCGACCAACGTTGCTGCGTCGTCGGCGGCCGTCGTCCACCCCCGGTTCTGAAGGTAGCGCGAATATGCCCCTACGAGGTGAGATCTGGAGCTGCTCACAATGACATCGATTGGGTTGCCATCCTCGTCATGGACACGGCACGGCCACCGAGGGATGCCGCTCTTGAGCATCCGACAGACGCCGAGCGTGTCGAGTTGTTCTTGTATCGTCATGGTGTCACTCGCGAGGGGACACCGGCGCGGCAGCGCTGGGCACCACCACCACCGGCACGCTGGCGGCACGACACTGCGCCACGACCGAGGACACGTGGTCGGGGCGGAGCGGCGCGTCGAAGCCGGCGATGACCACGAGGTCGACGCCTTCTAGATTATGAAGGCGGCATGCCGAGCAGATGGACGGAAAGGCCGTAACCGAGTAGCGCTCATGACGCTCGCACGGCGCGCAATCGAGAATCAGGTCCTCAAGGGGCTCCACAACCAGCACGTGGGGCTTCGCCTTTACCGCGAGCAGCGCAGGCAGACCAGCAAGGTCTGCCTGTCGCCGCACGTGAAGCGCGGGGATCGACCTTGCCTCGTCAACGGCACGCCAAACTGAGAGGTCTTGCGTTGGCACGACGAGATACTGCTCCTTGGCCAACAGCGTCCAGTACACCAACGGAATACCACCGTTCCGGTTGATGACAATTAGCGAGGCGTCAGGTCTGACTCCGGTGGCGGCCAAGGTCACAATCACCGTCGAGGAGCGCGACACGATCCCCGGCGCGCACACCACGACCTGCGCGTCGGGAAGAGCCGCACCAGCTCTCCAGTCCCACGCCGCCCACGTCGTCATTGCAGCCCCAACGCCGTTGCGAGCGCGTCGTCGTCCACCCACATGAGCATGATGCTCGCCGAGGGGATTCTAATCGCTGTCACGTGGCCACCTCATCGGTCAACACCACCACCGTGTGCTCATCAGGAAGAACCGACACCACGCCCCGCACGTCGTCGCGCTGAAGCCACTCGTCAAGCATGTCCTGGAGCGCCTCTCGCGCCGCCCGTGGAAGCTCGGCGTCCCCGTGGTGACCTTCAAGGGCGCGATCGATGATGTCGTCCGCATCGATCGCGAAGGGCCGTGTGCGACCACCCCACACCCACTTCGGGGGCTCCTCTCCATCATCGTCCACCGCGCTGAGCAGATCGTCAACGCTGTCGTAGTACGTTTCGTCCTCGAGCCCCCGGAACACAGGGCCCGCCCACTCGGCGGCGGGCACCTTCCGTGCCGTGCGGTAGCAGCGAGCCCCGTACGTCTCGTATGTCATAAGCCCTCTCCAGTGGTGGTCGGGGCCGCCTTGAGTATCCGCGCGAGGTGGTCGGGGATGTACACCCCACACGTCGGGCAGCGGTGGTCCTGCCCGCTGCACGGCTCGAGACGCTCGCCATCGCAACCCCCCTGGCATGCCCCGGGCGCGTCGGCCAAAATCTCGGCAACCACCTCAGCGCGCGTCATGTCGGGGAACCTCGTCCGCCCCCGGCCCGCGTAGCGCAGGCGCACACCATCGACACACCGCACGATTGCCTGCTCAATCATGCTGACCGGCCACGCTCGGTCGGTGCCGCGCCCCGCCTCGATTTGCCTCGCTTCCTCTTCGCCGATAACCCATGCTTGGTCCACACCATAAGTGTATCCCATCCCGCCGACTCGCCACCACACCACCGCGTCGCCACAGCACGTTCGTCTGTCCTGGATGCAGTAAAGCTGCTCCGATGGTTCCTGCGCGATGGCGTCGCGTCCAGCCAAGACCTGCGCCACGAACTCCGTGGCACGTTCGCGCAGCGTCACGGGGTCCACACCAACAGCGCGCAGTTCCTCGTCGGCTTCCTCGTCGGTCATGGAGGCGAGGCGCGCGAGCTCTGCGCGGTCCTCCGGCGTCAGCGCGGTGGTGTCGCCTGGCGCGCGGGCCGTGGCATCGCCGTCGAATTCATCAAGCGCCGCCCGCAACTCGCACAAATCGTCGCTCCACGACCCACTTAGCACCTCGATATCGGTGAGCCGCTGCTCGGCAACCCGAGCCCAATGAACCAAGTTTGCGACCCGAGCATCCGCCGGGCCATTCTCACCACTCATACGTTCTCCATATGTCACGGACGAGTGCAACAACGCCAGGGTCACGGGGCTCCGCACAGCGCCTCCAGGGCATTCAGCCACGGCACAGGCACGGCGGCTGGCGGCCACCGGAGCGTGTTGCGGATGACCAACTCCCCCGTATCAACCCGCGACGCCGCTCGCGCTGCCACTCGCCGGGGGGCGGTCACCGCGGTCAGGTCGAAGCCGCCATACAACTCCCGCGTCCGCGGCGTGTCGCTGTTGCTCACGATCAGCAAGCACCCCCGTAGGTCGAGCTCGCGATAGACGGCGGCAAGGCGCGCATGCTCGGCCTCTGACCAGGCACCGCCAGCGTAACTCGTGAAGTCGCTCGTCGCGCTCAGCGGCACGTAGGGGGGGTCCAGGTACACCACGTCCCCCGGCTGTGCACCGCGTTCCGGCTCAAGGAGGTGCTCGTAGCTGGCCGCGAAGATGTGGGCGCCTTGCAGCGCCCGGCTCGCGGCGTAGATGTTGCGGCGGTCGTACACGGCGCGCCGCGGGTTCTTCCCCCACGGCGTGTTGTAAAGCCCGGCGCGGTTGAACCGACAAAGCCCGTTGAAGCCCATCTTGTTCAGGTACAGGAAGACCGCGGTGAGTTCACAGTCGTACATCCGCGCCTCGCCGCTCAGGTGCGCGTTGAACCGGGCCCGTTCCTCGAGGTATCGAGCCTCGCCGTTGGGCGCCTCGCCATTGCGACCGTGAGCCCGCACCAGGGCGTCCACGTTGGCCATCACGTTCGCGGCGTTGTCGCGAATCTCGCGGTGGAGCGCCACAAGCGACTCGTTCACGTCGGACAGCACCGCGCGAGGTGGCTGGAGGTAGAAGAACATCGCGCCGCCACCCACAAACGGCTCCCGGTACACGCGCTCGTTGATGTCGCGCGGCATGAGTTGCGCGAGCCGCGGTGCCAGCGCCCACTTGCCCCCAACCCATTTCAGGTACGGCCGCGCTTCTTTGGTCACTGACATCGCCGCACCACCCGCTCGATGAGAGTTATCTTGCATCGCAAACACCCATCCGGTGGCAGCGCAAGCCCGAGAGCCCGTGCCAACCGCAGCACGTTCGCCCACCGGGCGCGCCACAACTTCGGGCGATCGATGGTCATGGCCCAGCCCTCATACCAACCGTCGCCGGAACCGCCTCTCTGGTGAACGACGCCCCGAACGGGTGGCGCGGGTCGAACACTGTCGCGCTCTCGCGGTCCACAGCGCTCGGCAGCCGCTCCGGCGCACGCGGCTGGGACCAATTGGCGTTCATGTATCCTCGCGGCACAGGCTCGGAAAGCGGGTCTTAAAAAATTGGACTACCAGCGCCAAGTCGTCGTCCGGTATGACGGACGTTTCTGACAGAAGCGCTTGCACCCGTTTCAGGCTGAACCCTGCCATGCCCCACGTCAACACGAGGAGCAGCACCATGCGATCGTGCTGATTTTCTGGGTTGGGGCGATGATACCCCGCGGTTGTGATTTTCCCGGATCGACAATCTCGACACCCACATGCTTTCATGATCGTCACCTGCGCGTGGTCTCACCCGCCCCCCGGACGCGCCCACCAAAACCGCGTAGCCGCCTCCTTGCACGCCGCGACCCACCGCTCGACGACATCAGGGCCGTCGCACTTGTCGCAAACGATGAAGTTGCCAGCCGTCCCCGGGCGGTCGTTCGCATAGACAAGTCGGAACATGTCGCCCACGGCAAACTTGTGCCCGCACAAGTAGCATCGGAAGCGCTCCCCGGGCTTGCCGCCACCCCACGCAGCCTTGCAGTTCGCCTCGGTTGCTGGACGAAGGGGTCGTTCAAAAATGTTCATGGGGGCCGTCTCCTGAACGTGTCGTCATCACCTGTGTCGGACCACCTGAAGCAAGGCGTATGCCACCCGACCATCTTGCAGCGCCTTGAGCGCCTCGTCCGTCCACCATGCCGACCACATCACAGCCCGTCTCATGACGAGCAGTTCGCGCCACAGGGGATTGCCCATCGGTGGTGCTCGGTCAGGCGGCGGCAAGGGTGGCATACCGCCAGTCTCGGCGCCGCCCGACGAGTGGTACTCATCCATCGCTTTTTCGTGCTCCCATGCCGCGACCACTCGCGCCGTGGCCTGGACCACAAGGTCGTGGTCGCCGAGTTGCAGCAGCCTCTCTCGGGCCTTGACGCGACGCAGGGCGACTCGTACCTCATCAGGCAGCTCGAGCCACGCTCGCCGCGCGTCAAGCCGCCCAGGAACGCCGCGCCACTGCGCGACGAGTCGGCGCCACCACGATGCCCGGGGAGGCCGGCGCCGGGTTTGCGGGGATGGCTGTGTGCGGTAGACGCGGGTCACCGCGCCCCCCTCACCGCAAACCCTAGCCGAATCCGCTCCTCGGTGGTCATCGCCCACCGCACCAAGTTGTCGAGCGAGTCCGCGAAATCTGAGTCGCCATGCGCGCGACAGCCCCACCCGGTGTAGTCGCACCTGGCCCGCACCATGACGTAGCGGCCGTCCTTGAGCAACAGAGCGGCGATCCAAGAAGCATCTTCCTTCCGGTCTTCGGCGGCACATTCGGCGACATACCATTCATCACCATACCCTTCGTCGGCCGCAATCACCCGCTCGATGTCTGCCACGTCGAAGGGCACAACCGAACCAGCGTACCCCTCCGACGGCCGAGTCTGGAACACCGTCGCCCGGGTGGCCCAGTCGTATCGCCACAGCGCCTCCGACAGCGCCGATGCCCAATCTCCCGACTCGAAGTCAGCCGGTGATACCTCAGGGATCGGCGCTCCCCAACACGTGTGGCATGGGACCGCCTCGGTGTTCATCCCGCACCCGCCGACGTCCTCGTCGCTGTACCCGCGCCCCTTGCATTCCCCGCACGCCTTCACGACACCACCCCGTAGCGCAGGATGCGCGCAATGCCGTCGGCGATGTATGTGTCGCACGTAGGACACCAGTGCTCTTGGCCCGAACACGGCTCGAGGTAGTCGCCGTCGCACCCATCGAGGCAAGCACCCGGGTCGTGAAGCAAAATCGCCGCCACGGCGAGCTCGCGCCGCCTGCGCATGAGCAAGCGCCCGAGCATGTTTTCGCCCGGCGCGGCGCAGTCGGTCCGGGCTCCGCACCGGCAGTCACCCCAAAAGTTGTCATGCCAGTCGTTGCCCTCGACGAGGATCTGATCTCCTGTGGCGATCAGGCGCTGCGCGAGCGGCGAGCCTTGCTCGAACTTCGAGCGCAGGCAGTCGCGCATCACACCGACCTTGACCGCTTCCCAGTCGTGGCGGAGCGGGAGCTTTCGCCCCTCGCGCTTGGCTTGTCCAGCGTTGAGGCTGCCGTAGCCGACCATGAATGGCTGCCTGAGCCTTGCCACAAGCGTCTTGGCCGCCTGAAAGGCGTGCTCCACGCTGGGGTACTCTGCCCCCTCGAAAAACACACCGGTCTTGACGAAGTTCGACAAGAAGGCGTTGTCGCCCCGAAACGACTCGATCATGTTCCACCTACGCGCAATCATCCCCATGGCCCGAGCCCGGTTCCGTCGAGTCCTCCGGCGACCCGCCGTTTGCCCCCGCATACGCCTTATTCAAGGCGTATGCTCGCTCATACTCGGGGTGCCCGGGACCGTATCCCGCTGGCTGATCGACGTGGGGCTTTTCACAGCGGCACCAGACAAAGTGACCGGCGATCCCACACGGGTCGCCAGCAGGATACGGGTTCGGGGGGCCGACGACACGAGCCATGGGCACAACAAATTTGGTCACGGTATCACCTCAGCCTCGTTCCATGCACAAACCGTGCCGCGACGGGGACAACGCCCCCGGCACGGCCGTTGCACGCTCCCGGGGCATGACCACCGACACTCTCGCCGTCCGCGCCACCGCCCGAGAGCTCGTCGCCGTGTTTCAGGAGGCTGCCGCCACCGTGCGCACGTGTTTCGGCGCGCTGCATGCGGCTGAGGCGCGCCTCGCCGCCGCCTTCTCGATGGCGGATGGGTACGCGCGCATCCGGATCCCAGCGACCCGGTGCCACCACTCGGCCGAGTTCGACCGGGCTGAAGAGTCCATCGCCGAGATGGCCCGGGACGCGTGGCGCGCCATCGTCGACCGACTCGACCTGCGCCGCCTGCTGTCCGTGGCACGCTATGAGCAACTCCAGACCGAGTTGGAGAAGGGGGCGCTCCCCGAGCTGACCGAGGACGCTGTGGTCGCCTTCGTACGGCGCTACGTCGACCAGATCGAGGAGATGCACGACGAGGCTGTGGCCGAGGTGTTCGAGTTCCTGCGCCCCCGAAGTCTCGGGATGAAGCGCCTCAAGACCAACTCCGAGCTCGAGGTGCCAGCCAAGGTCATCCTGCGGTTGGTGGCGCGAGGTCCCATGGGGTACTGGCGGCTGCGTTATTGGAAGGTGGCACAAAACCTCATCGCCCTGGAAAACGTCCTCCACGCGCTTGATGGTCGTGGCATGGTGGCATCCAGCAGTCGGAGCGCCCTACAAACCGCGATCGAGGAGACCACAACGGGGACCGGGGAGACCGACCTGTTCTCGTTTCGGTGCTGCGAGAACGGGAACCTTCACTTGCGCTTCAAGCGACTCGACCTGCTCGCCCGGCTCAATGCAAAGGCGGGCGGCAAGCGGCTTCGGCCGCCGACAGCGCCCTGTGCGTAAATCGTGCGCCTTCCGCCGCAGAATTTGCCGCGGCGGCCGTTGGCAAGTCATGCCTCTGCACCGATCCGCACGACCGGCACCACGCACCGGGTCCGGGTCGCCTGGTGCCAATAGGGGGCGCGTGTCCCGTCCACACGCTCACACCACGACCCCGGTGCGAGCATGGCCGGGTCTGATATACCTCCGTCGCGCACCAAAGGGAGCGACCGCTGCGGCGCCCCCTTCCACACCAGCGATCGGTCGGCGTCGAGCCGCGTGAACTCGTACCCAAGCACCGTCCCCAGCCCACGGTTGTGGTCCCGGCCGAGCCCGCCGATGAAGTCGAGCAGCGTGGCGACCTTGCCACGGTCGCCGAGCAGCGCGAAGTCCAGGTAGGGCGTGGTCAGCGTGGCCACGGGAATATTCAGGCTTTTCCCCCAGCCCCCCGAGATGCCCAACCGCTCGATCGCGTAGTGTTCCGCTCGCGCGCGCTTGCGGCGCCACCGTTTCGACTCGACGGCGCACCGTGCTGGCCAGCCCCACGACGCGTGCGCGATCGGCCAGCCCCCGATCACCGAGTCCGCCACGGGGATCGGGATGTCGATCTTCGGCGTGCCGGCCGGAATCTCGGCGAACACGTCGTCGGGCAGCCGGCCGGTGGCGTCAAGCACCACGGCGAATTGGATGGCGCCGTCGATGGTGATTGCGTCCCGTCCATCCCACGCAACCGGCGACGCCAGCCACACGCGCACCCGGAACGGCTCGACTCGGCTACAGCCCCACCGCGCGCGAGATCGGGTCACCCACGGGGGTTCGACCCAGCCGATCACGACGCGGCACCCCCGTCGCCCTCGCGCCCGCTGCGGCGTCGTCGACCGGCCTTTACGGGCCCCTTGGCGGCGGGTGGGGCTACCCCCGCGTCGCGCCCGGTCGGCGCGGTTTTGGCGGCACTCTGGCGCCGGCCTGGCCGGTCCTCGAGCAACCACGCGCGCAGCTCATCCCGGTGTTCCGCCACCCACGCCTGGTACACGGTCGGTGGCGGCAGCGGTGGTGCACTCCCGCCCGGGACATAAGCGACGAACCCCACCGCACCGAGCCCCCGGGCGTTCGCGGCGCCGACAAACCCGTCCTGCTGGAATTCTACGAGCAGATCGGCCATGCACGCCCCGGCCACCTCGCTCACGCCGTCCAGGCCGATGAGCTGAAATCTGTGCACCAACTGCACACCGGGGATGAGCACCTCCGTGTTGACCAGCATCTGCACGCCCTTGCAGTCCTCGATGTCCCGGTGGGCGTGGTGCGTCAGAAGTCTGAGTTGCGTGAGTGTGTCGGCCGGCTTCAGCGACGCCGTGAATTCGGGCAGCGTCATCGCGGCGCCATCGCGCGTCTTGGGCTGCAAGAGCGCATGCACCATCCACGCGTTCTCGCGGCACAGCAGGATCACGTCATGCACCCGGAGCAGCCCTCGCATGATCTGCCCATCAACAACCCCCGCGAACAAGTCCCACGCGGGGCATACCGCGCGAGCACGCCGCCGAACCGCCACGTCCACCGCATCGCCGTCCGCCCCCGCCTCAATGGTTCCGCCCGACAGCAGCGCGTGGGCCCGGGGCGCCGGCAAGTCCTGTGCGGTCAACCCGACAAGCTGCAGCATGCGCCCCATGATGATGTCACGCCAGCATCCGCGGACCGCGTTGCCCGACACCAGCGGCACGATCGCGATCTCGCCTGTAACGGGTGACACCACGCGCTGTCGCCGAAACATGGTCACGTTGCCGCTCTTCTCGTCGTGACCATGAGCCATGGGGGCGACCAGCGTCCACACGGCGGTGTATGCCCGGGGTGTGAGCAGGTCACCTGGCACCTCTGCGGTCCACGTCTCGGCACTGGCGGAGGCATCGGCCCACGGGGTGAACAACGCCTCCTCTCCGTCGACCGGCGGCGCCGTTGCGAAGGTGGCGAACAGCGCGGGGCTCTCCGTCACCGCAAGCCGGAGCGCATCGAAATCAATCGCTTTGCACACCGCTGTCCAGGAGACGGCTGCCGTGGTCTCGTCCGCCTCGGGATGCTCAATCTCCAGCACGCCCGCCGGCACGAGCAACCGCGGGATGAGCACGTACACCGGCCGGGCCGTGATCTCCTTGCCTTCGTCGTTCTCAAAAGTCCCGCCCGTCTCATTTATGCTGAACCGCTGGCACAGCATCCGGGTGAACTCAAGCGTCGACCGCGCGCTGGTCACCATGGGCACAAGGGCGTCGCGTAGTTCCTCGCTGATGTTGCGGCGGCGCCGCCGAGGAATGCCCTCCCAATCGACGCGGCGCCACAGTGCCCGGAGCAGGTAGGCCATGAGTGCGGTCGCGGCATGAATCGCAGGCGGTGTCGTCATTCGGTCGTGTCCTCTTCGTTCTGTCCGTGTTTCGTGGCGAGGTCGACCCGCCGCTTCTATTGTAACACATCCCGCGACGGGTGTGAGGCGGCTGCACACCGGCGCGATGGCACGATGCATGCATGTGGATGCGCCCGGGGGGGGGGGAGGACCAACCGCGATGAGACGACGTGTCATTGTCGACCCGTACACGCCCGGTAGACACGTCAATGCGATGACCATCGACGATGACACGGGCAAGCGAATTTTCGTCTTCCCCCGCCCCGGCAGCGTGGTCGTAGGTGTCTGTGAGCGCAAGAAGGCAGCGAGCGTTCTCCTACGAGTCGAGGAGGTTGACGACCTCCTCGCCGCCCTGCGTGACGCGAGCGCCGTGGCAGGAGGCAAACCGTGACGCGCGCGAGGGTCGCCGTCCCTGACGCGCTGGGACGCCAACGATGGTAAGCGTCTTCTAGACGGGCAGTCCGTCGCGTGGACAGCAAAACCATGGGTCTGGGCGCTGACATACTCGGTGGTCCGATGACGTCGGATGCGGGGCATGGCTGACCGCTCCCGGTTCGAGTCGACGTGCCCGTGCCCCGCGTGCGGCGGGTGCGCATGCCGGTGGCTGCTGCGTATGCCCGCTACCGTGTGCCAGTCTGTGCCACGATGTGCCTGCTCACGAGGGTTGGCTGCCGACGAGCCTGTCCTGTGGCCCACCGACGTCGCTGCGTGGGCCCGGTGGATGGCCGCGGCCCGCATCCATGCCCGCTCGGTGGCTCACCGCCGCGTTGTCGAGCAGGCACGGCGGGCGGTGGACCAGGCGCTTGTCGGCGCGTCGACGGCATGCGTGATGGTGAGCGCAGGAAAGGACTCGACCATCCTCGCGCACGTGGTGACGGCGTTGATGGGGCGGCACGACGTGACGTTGGTGTCCGAAAAAGATGACCTCGACTACCCGGGGGAGGAGGAGTACCTGCGGCTCCTCGCCGCGGAGTGGGGGGCAACGCTCCGCGTCGTACGGCCGCGCGTATCTCCAGCCGAATGGATTCGATCGCGAGGAGCCACACGCGCTCACCGGGCCGCGGATGACATCCACTCACGCGCGGCTGGGCTGAGCAAGGCGTGCTTTTATCGCGTGGTCGAGGCGGTCAACGCCGAGTACGATGTCGTGATGCTCGGTCTCCGTGCGCAGGAGAGCACGGTTCGACGAATCGTAAGGCACAGGCGGGGGCTGGTCTACACGCTCGCGTCGGGGCAGCGCCGGGCCAACCCGCTGTTCGATTGGCGAGGGCTTGACCTCTACGCCTACGCCGAGAGCCACAGCATCCCCCTGCTGCCGCTCTATCGGTGCATCGCGTTCATGCACGAGCGCCGGCCGTGGGACGTGCGTAAGGCGTGGTGGCTCCCCGGGGGCCATTCTACACGCAACGGCGGAGTCGCGTGGCTCAAGCACTACTTCCCCACACTGTATGATCAACTTTGCGAATGGATCCCAGGCGCGCCCGCCTATCGGTGAGTCATCCCCCCTCTTGCGCTGGCTGTGGGGTGGGTTGCACATCAGTTTATGTGGCGGGTGTGGAGCGGGGGGGTAGGCGGCGCAAGGCTTGCGCCGAACCGGCAGAATTTACCTGCGCCGATCCGGCACGATTTCCCAAACGACACGACACCCACGCGACGCACACGTGGCGTAGCGCACGAAAGTCTTGCGCGCCTATTTGGGCACGCGCGCAAGAAAACGAGGGCCGGAGTGTGGCACGGGCAATGCAAGAGTGCTTAGGCATGACCACGGCGAATCCATCTTCGCCTCACTCGATTGTATCGGCAGAAACTTGACTGTATTGGTAGACCACATCGGCAAGATCAAACCGCCACCTTGCCACCATCTTGCGCCCGGGCGCCCCGTGGGTGGGCCACCTTGCTTCTGGCATCCCGGAGTCGCCTATCACCACCTCGGGCATCACCCACCGCATCCCCGCTGCGAGCACGGCGTCCTCGAGCGCCACCATGTCGTTCGCCCACGCCCGCAACACATCGTTCGGAAGGCGGTCCCACCGCGTGTCGTACCACACAAACCCGCCTCTTGTCGTACAGTGGACACCCTTCAATCGGAGGGCGTATCGCTCCGCTCGCTCTGACATCGGCGTTCTCACGCTTCTGTACCCCAGGGCATCCTGCCCGGCATCGCGCCATGTCGGGCCAGTGGCATCGGCGTCGCCAAGGGCAAGCCACTCATCGGGTCTCCCAGACCGAACGCCGTGCCACACGCCGTGACCATCCTTATCGACCACGAGCGGGCGCCATTCCTCATTCAACGTCATGTGGGCGTTGCACCTTATCCGCTCGACGCGAAGCCACTCACACTCGGGCCGGTAGAGGCGCACGTCGGAACGCCCACACACGCTGCACGCGTACCTGTGGTAGTATCGGTTACCGCTGGTCATGTCGGCCTCGCCCACCACTCCGTCTTGCACGTTGTGCAGACCAACCACTCCACGACATTGGCACACCGGCGCCACGCGTGGCACACACTGCACCACTTTTCCACGACCGTCGTCTCCGTCGCATACAAAGGGGTGCTGATAACCACCCCTTGCATGGTCACAAGATCGACGGGCGCTCCAGTCAAGCGCTCGACGCGTCGATTCCGTTCTTCCCCGTGGGTGTGCATGCCAGCCATCAATGCACATACCGTGCCAACGGTGAGCGGCGGCGTTCTCTTCCGCCGCGGGCTGTGTAGAACCGCCTTCCACCGCCATAGCCCATCTGTTATGCAATTTGTGCGCGCCGCGGCGGTAATTTTTACGCGCCGACTACTCGGCCTTCTGGGTGCTACGATCTGCTACCCCTCCGCCGCCCTACGCATCACGACGTAAGTCACGTCGTGCATAAGTTGCGGGGGTCGCCGGTGTCTCGCATGCCACGCCGCAGTTTGGTCAGCTCGGCGTGGACCGAGTAGGGCGTCACCTGCCGGTCCACCCAGTCTCGCAACGCCGCCTCGTATGCCCACCGCTTGCCCCCCCGCGCCTTCAGCAGCGGCACTGGATCGTGATCCCGGAGCGCCAACCGTCCGACCTCTGACTCGCTCATGCCGAGCACATGGGCAATGTCACGGCGCCCATGCACACGCGCCAGGGCGGTCCCGTCCGCGAGCACGCCACCGTTGAACGTGCGGGCCTTCCACTCGTCGAGCGCGCCCGGCTTTGCCCACGGCTGTCCCCGAACCGCCATCACCGGCAGCGGGTCGACGCGCCTACGCGCGTAAGCCAACACCGTGTCGGGGCACGACACGACGGCCAACCGGCGCGCTATGGCCTTCCAGCCGATGAGAGGGGGCGCCGATGGGGCTGTCAGCACGGCGGGCCACACCAGCCCCACCACAGGCTGATGAACATGTCGGCCGCCGCCGACAACGCCGCGTCGTGATCCTCGTAGATGCCGGTCACACGGTCGGGTTCGTCTTGCATGCGCACGATGCCGACGTGGCCGCCGCGGCAGAGCCCCGTCGTCGGGTATGGCCCATTGGGGAGCGCCTCCGTTATGGCCCACGCAGCCCGCTGCATAGGCGACAGATCCGCCCATGCCACGCAGTGCGGATTCCCACCACACGCGGCGGCGTACGTCTGTTCGCCGGCTGACGGTGCCGAGTTGTCCACCGGCGCTGGAGGAGACTCACTCGCGTCCCAGCGCTCGACTATCGCGCCGGTGCCGGTGACATCGCGCATGCCCACCGCGCAGTCCAGAAATTCCCCCCCAGCGATTTCGCGCGCGCGCACGCCATGGGCGGTGTGGCCCCCACAGAACAGCAATACCGTGCTTTCCGCCAGCCCGTCAACCACGCGGCGCCGCCAATAGAGCCGCCCCGGCGTGGGCCGCCACGCCGCATCAATCACATCGCCCATGTGCTTGCTCCTCCGCGAGCGCCCCCCACATGCACGCCGTGTGCCAGCACTCAGGGAGCGTCCCCGCGGAAATAGGACGCCTCGATGCGGGCGGGCCGCTCGCTTGGTGACGACGGGCGGCGGCCCGCCCTGTCGTCGCGCGGGGGGATGAGCCCGTGGAGTTGCGACTCGTCGGCAACCAAATCCCGCCGCCCCTCCATGAGGGCACGCATCCCAGCCGCGGGCACCCTCCGCAAGCGCGACTCCAGGCGACGTCGCGCCGCCGCAAGGATGCGCCGCACATCCGCGTCCGAAAGCCACGCCGACGCCGCGTTAATGGCCTCAGCCGCATCGAGCAACGCCTCACGCCGGGCCGCCACCACACCGACACGTCGCACGCGCACGTCGGTCGGGCGCACATCGACCCCGCCTACCCACGCCCGATACATCAACACTCGCTCGGCCATAGGGACATCAGCGCCAGCGAGCGCTGACACTTCCGCCGGCGACAGGTCCGCCGCCCCTACCCCCCGCTCAGCGTCTACCCCCCGTTCGACCGTAGCAAGGCCCTTGACACCAAACTGCGCCGCCCTGGTCTCGCGACATTCGATCTCCCCCCATCGCGCCCGCGTCCGGCCCCGTGTCTCCGCCGCCCGGTCGAATGAAACCGCTCCCGCACCAAGCGGGCAGCGGGCCGCCGACGCCGCTGCCAACACGTGCTGCGCCGACCGGAACGGCGCGCGCGGGGTAGTCGTCTGGCGTTGCCGGATCCGTCGATCGCACGGGTCACCACTCAGAAGCGCCGCAACCGCAGGGTCATGCGCCCAGGGGGCCAGTGCCGCCACGATCGCCTCCCAGCCGCCACTGAGCAACGGGCGGAGGTCGTTGTTCTCGAGCGCGCGGAACGAAAGCGACACCATGCGCCGCACCTCGTCAGGGGATGTCCGCGGTGGCCGGATGAACCGCCACCGCTCGTACGCCTCCAACAGGAGGGGGCAGTCGCGCTTTTCGTCGCGGAGGTTGTGCTCCGTCGCCCCGTAGGGCATGCACACGCGCCGCGTAGATGGCTTTCCGTATGCCGGTCGGCCCTGTGGGTAGTCGGCGACGTGGCGGCCCCGTGTGGGGGCGCTGTGTGCCACGGCGAGGCGTTCCGCCAGCGGGCGCTCGACCACATCACCCCACGGCGAGGTCGGATCCGCCGGGTCCAGACGCCGGACGCTCAATGTCGCTCGAGAACGGGGTGGCGGAGTATGTTCGCTCGGGATCTGTTGCACCTGGGGGGCTGCCATGCTCTCCTGTCTAGCACGGCCCCGGCATCTCGGCTAAGAGACATCGGCTTGCTCGCAGCAGCGAAGCAACTCGGAGGTCAACAATCCACACGCCGCCGCGACCCGTCCCAACACAACGAGCGACGGCACCCGCTCGTCACTTTCCATCAAGGATATGTAGGGGCTGGTTACGCCGACAGCCCGGGCGAGCGCCTTCTGGCTCAACCGCGCACTGACACGCGCGCGCCGCAGTCCTTTCCCACAGCGCAGACGGGCGTCAGCCTTTTCCGCCCTGGCGGCGTCATGCCTTATGGTGGCAGACTGATGCCTGTTCGCGAGGGATCGCAGGTCCCGTGCCAGGTTGGGGAACTCGCGTTCACAAGCGTCCGCATACGCCAGCGCCGCCGGAACCGCATACGGGTCGTGGGCCCAATCGAGCACAAAGTACTCGCAACCCTCGTGCTTCGCCCCGGGCGCAGAACCGCCATCCGTGCGCTCCACCGTGAACTTCCTGTACACCCCTTCGCTTTTCTCACTCATCGCCAACTCCTTGATACCCTTTCACCGCCCCACCAACATAGCCCCCGGCAAGAGCCCCAAGCCCCGGGCAAGAGCAGCACAGAAACGCAGCTTTTCTTCAGCGCACCACCATCGCACGTAGTACGTGACGTCGACCATCTCACACCCCACGTCGACTACGTGGTCGACGCACCACCCCGTCGGTGCGAGTAGCGCACACAGTTCGGCATTGGCGGGGGGCGGGTCGCTGAACTGCCGCAACCACAGCATGCGCGCTCGGTGCGCTGCAATCACCTCGGCGGGGAGAGGGGTGCGTATGACGCTCTCCCCCCTGACCACAAGGCGCTCCCCCTCCCACCACCTATACCGCTCCCACGGCACGGTGTCATGCTCGATGAAGTGGGGCACGCAAGAGCATGGGCGCTCCGTTGGGTGCGCATCGCTCATCGTCTCCACGATGGTTACCTGCTCGCTGTAGTCGGGCGAGAACCACCACCAATCGCCGGCAGGTTCAAGCCCCTCAAACGTGACGGGTGGGGGCGTCGCGCCCAACCCCACCGCAGCAAGTGGCACCCGCACGGCGAGGTGGGCGTGCCGGTGCTTGCTGCGCACCCCACGCATGAGACGCTTCCGTACCGTTCTAGCGTTCACTTAGCCCCCACCTTGCGCGCCAACCACGCGCGCGCCTCCGGGCTCGCGGGCTCGACGTACACCAATGCGAGACCGTACCACCAACCGGTGTCGGCATCGCACGTGGTGCGACGCACGCACTTGACCACGAGCCACTCCCCCGCCCACTCTCCCGGCGCAGGTCTCCCCGCTCCATGGAATAGGAGTAGAGCGCGCTAGCGCGAGGGTCATCGATGTCGACTTGACATGCCCACCGCGCCGGATGGCGCCGCGGGTCGTCGGGGTACAAGCGAAGGCTGCACGCCGCGATCTCGCCCAGCATGAGGGCGCGCCACCCCTCGATCGGTGTCGCATCGGGCGGGGCGTGGAGGTAGCACACCTTCGCACCGTCGGGGCGCACGTACACCGCCACCCGGCTGTAGTAGCCACACTCGACGCAGCACGTGTGCTGCGTCGAGTAGCGCAGCAAGCGCCCACCCCCGCAGGTCGTGAAGGTGCACCCGCTGCACAGCGGTGGTAAAATCAATGCCTTTCATCGCGCCCAAGCCAGTCCGGCATATCGCACACTTCAACGCCGTCGAGCAGACAGCCGGAGCGCGCGCGCCCGAGCGCGTAGTAAGTCCGGTTCTCGCACATCAGCCGTGTCGCACCGGCGCGCCACGCCGGATCGCGCATATCGACTTGTGACCAGCAAAGCCACTCCCCCCACCCCGCGAAGATCACGGGCACCTGAGCATCGCGGCACTGGTTGACCACCTCGCGCACGTGCTCGGGGCGCAGCCAGTCGTCGAAGCCGGCGACGACCACGATGTCCGGGCGCACACGTCGCACACGTCGCACACTGCCCTCGGACACCCACTCCATTGTTCTCCGGTCGATGTGCCCCATCTCATAGAAAACGCGGCGTAGATCAATCGAGTCCATCGGCTCGACCAGAAGGCCGTGACGGGCGGCTTGCACCGCGAGCAGCCGCGAGAGGTCGGCCAAGTCCTCTTGGCGCCGCACATGACGCGCGGGGATGATTTCCCCACCCGCCTCGACGAGAAGTCCACCCACCTCCTTCGGATCCCATTCGCCGGCGCAGATGAAGGTCGAGCCCCGCCCCGCCGCCTCCGCAATTGTTCGACCACCCGGCCAAGTCGGCCCCGAGTCAAACAACCCCGGCGAGCACACCACAAGGGTGGCATCCGGAATCGGCTCACCGGTGTTCCACCGCCACACGCCCACTGTGCGCCGCGCATGCTCAACCATCGACGACCTCGTCGTCGTCGCCCGCGGCGACCCGCATGCTGGCTTCTCGGCATTGCTTTACAACGTCGGCCACGTGTTCTGGGTTGAGCGGGCCCCAAAATCCGCTCACAACCACGAAGTCCACCACGTCCGCGGGCGAACACCACGGGCCGTATCTGTGTTCGGGCTTGGATGGGGCGTACTTGCACAACACAGGGTGCACGTTCAGCCCCTCGACCGGGTCGACCACAATCGCACGCTGGCGAGATCGCACCGCGAGGAGATCGGGCAGTCGCGCAAGGTCCGAGAACCACCTGAGGTACAGCGCCGGAATCATCCAGCTTGGCAAGTTGACGTTGTCAGCACACACGAACGTTTGTAGCGGCGCAGATGTAGGCACCACGAACGCCGCCCGCCGCTTCTCGCCATGGTCACGCATGGCGAAGTATTGGCCGTAGTCGCACCGGGCTAGCATCTCCGGCGCGCACACGACGACATCTGCGTCCGGAATCGGCTCGTGACGGTCCCACCGCCACGCACGGGGCCTGTCACGTGGTGCGTGCTTGATCACGGCGCACCTCCGAATATCCACGGAACGGCGGCAATGGCATCCTCGGCGTCACGAATCCCATCCCGGTAGCGTCGCAGGCTCTCTCGCTCATACTCGAGAGCCTGCTCGGCCTCATGGACACGACTTTCCACGTCCTCGGCACTCCGCCTCAGCCCGGAGAGACACCGCATTGCAAGATGCGCCGCCGCAATCCTAACACCAAGATCGATGTCGGTCTCCGTGGCCGTACGGATCCTGCATGGGACGGCGGTACCCTTCGCCTCGCGCGGGACACCGATCTCCGCGTGGGGTGGGTTGAGCCGCCAGCGCCGCCGTCCCATGTCATTCGGCCCTTTTTGGTCGTACGGGGTCTCGGTGATGTAATCACGCGAGCTCCCGCGGACCACTTTCGCCACAGCGACCACCTTGCCGTCAGCGATGCGCTCGATCGCTACGTGGTCGCCTACCTTGAACGCCCCCCCTTGCTCAGCGCCGCTCGTCATCGTCCGCCTCCAACCATCGTGTTGTTGCCTCGGCCATGAGTGCTGCGAACACGTCGGCCGGCAATCGCTCTCGTGCCACGTCCACGAAAAGTCGCTCCTTCTCCCGGTGGACCGCGCGCGCCTCCACAGCCGCCGTCCGCTTGAATTGGGCGAGGATGCCGTGCGCCGCCGCAACTTCGCGCTTACGCTGGTCCCTCAGCGCCAAGAGCGCGTTGTACTCGTCTCGAGGCATGTACTCCCCCGTCCGCGCCGCGCGCGCTTGCGCCTCCCGGATGCGGCCCGCCAGAAGCGAGCACTCGGCCTCAAGCCGGTCTTTTAGGGCCCGTGCTTCTTCGTGGGTGGCTGGAGGCCGTGCTGACTCCGTGGAGAGTGCCTGTGGGGCGCCCAGCGCAACAGGCACGGCATCGCGATCCGCACGTGCGCGCCACCACACCTCAATGCCGACGCCCGGGGGCGCCATCACGGCGTCACCCAGCACGTCGGCCGACCAACAAGCGAGCACTCGATCGCCTGTAAAGGGTTCGGCGGCACGCTCAACGTGCAGTGCGCGACCACATCGGACGACGCATGACATCGCACACGGGGCTCGCGCAGACCAAGGTCGACAGCCCACGCCGTGCCGATCACTGGGCCATCCAGCACCCCCGCCACCAACCGTGCCATCACCGTCATGGCTCCTCTGGTGGCAATTCCCGTGCCACCCACCGTGCGAAGTCGCCGAGCAGCTTGGGTAGCTCGCTGAGCCGCCCCTCCTCACGCAGGATGGTCGTCAAAAACCAACTCGACGGGCCACCATTAATCGACGCCACCCATCGGATCATGGCGTCACGGGTCTCAAACGGGTTCGCGCGGTGCGCCGCCGGGCGCAGGAGCAACTGTCGAGTTTCAACCAGGTTGTACATCGCCAGTTCCTGGGCGAACGGTGGCCCCCACATCTCCGGCGCGCGCTCATAGTTCTCGATCCATGCGCTCACCCGGGTGAGCGCGGCGTCGAACCCTTCAGCCTTTTTGGCGTCACTGGTCATTGCTCGCCTCGTAGGCGGCACATCTCGGCGTATAACCTCTCACCGGTGCCGCTGGCCTTTTCCTCGACGTACAACGCCTCCAACTCGCCCCACGCCCCGACGAGTGGCCCCCACCCCGGGTAGCGAGCCATCTCCCCGATGCGCGCGCGCCACTCCGGGAATTTGGCCAGCAGCCTGTGGCACCGGCCGAAGTCGGCCGGGTCAAGTGGCGGACTCGGCCCCCACGTCGACTCGGCCGCCATGCCCTGCATGTGACGCCAGATGGCCACCGACGAGATCCCCGTGTCTCCCGACCGAATCCACTGCTCGGGCGTGGTGACGTTCAGTTCGACGCATCGGTCGTAGGTGTGCCCCAACCGCAGGCACGTCGAGCACCTCACGTCGGGCGGCTCGCGACAGTCCGCGTGCTCATCCGCGAACGCCTTCAGTGAGGCGAGGTAGATTGACATCGGCACGGGCATGGAGATCGCGTACGACTCCCCGCAATGATTGCACTGGAGTCGCCCGAGGTCGCCAGCTACCACGTGGCTGCGCTGTGTCTTTTCCATAACCTCCTAATAACGCCTTGGTCACCCCTAGGTGACCAAGGATTCCGGTCGCACATCGCGTGGTGCCGCTTCGTGCCACGTCCCCGGCACTTTCGGCACAGGTTGTGGCACTGCCTCGCCCGCGCTTGCCGCTCTTGGCCAAGCACCGTGGCCCGCGCCGCCGGGACCACCTCGACCCGGACGTCGGGGGGCAGCACAATCGCCGACGTGTCAGCGATGGCAGCGACGGTGTCCCACCACTCCGGCACGTTCGCCAACCGCGCGACGGTGATCATGCGGAGCGGATGTCGCCGACGCTCGGCGTAGCAGAGGCGCACATACTCCCGCTGCTCGCGGCTCCATGGCACCGGCCACGCCAGCCACGGGTCGGCAATGCACGCGGTGTCCATCACGTGGTGGCCACCACCACATCCGCCGTGTCTACTTCCCAGGAGCGAATCGGGTCGCGCCACCCGCGGACGTGCTCATCCATCCATGCCTCGACATCCTTCTCGAGCGACCGAAGGCGTTCGTCGCGCACCGGCCAATCGAGTTGCCCGACGGGAAGACGGGGAGACTGGTAGACCACGGCACCCGCAGTATCGCTCGATGCATCCAGCACCTCAACATAATCGGCCGGATAGGGGGCGGCGGCGTCGCCGTGCCGCCATCGCAGCACAAACCGCGGCACGAAGCTCATGCGCGCCCGGCGGTCGCAAACCGCGGCGTTGTAAAAGATCCGCGCGCGCTGTCGGCCCCGCTCATCGCGCAACTCCGACAACATCGGGTGGGTGGTCGGAGCCTTCGACCACCCTGTCGGGAGTTTTACGTTGACGAACAAGGGATCACCCGCCACCGGACCCTCGATCACCCCTCCCAGCGCCGTGAACAGCTCCGCGCCACGCTCGCCCATGTCCGACGGGAGCGATGTGCTTTCCGCCAGTTCGCGCTGTCCTCGCGCCTCTTGGGCCTCGATGCCGCCAGGCGTATCCGCTGTGATGATTTTGACCGCCATCGGAAGCCTCGTCGTGTTCGTGATGCTCATGCTCGTTCTCGCCCTTCCTTAACCGCCCGCTCCAACGGACCCGGTTCTCGCTCCTCTGTCGACGGTTGTGCCGAATACAGTGTCACCGTCAGCCCGCCGACCGAAATGGTCACCGTCTTGCTCGCGGCGGAGTCGGCTACCATCGCTGCCACTGCGCGTGCCCGCGGGGCCACCCATCGGCGCGCGCTCATGCCGACGGTGTGCACATCACGTGCCAAGCCCCGCGCTACATCACCAATCTTCACAGATGTCCTCCAACACGTCCGCCGCGACCGAACGGATCGTTTCGCTCGGATCGTTCGACGCGCACCTTCGTATGCGCTCGATGACATCATCACTGGGGTGTCGCGCCAGCCCATACAGCGCCCCCTCCCTGACCATCGATGACTCGTGGTCGAGCAACGGGATAAGCGCGGATGTCACGCGTTCGGCGTCGAGCGTCAGGATGTACCCAGCGTGCTCGGCGGCAAACGTGAGGTCGTACGGCGCCAACCCGCCACCCCTGATCGAGCCAAGGAGAGCCTCCGGCTCATGGCGTGCCTGCCAGATGAACATAGCCTCACACGAGCTCGACCACGTAGGCCGGGCGACGTCATCCGCTCTCACCGATGCCTCCCCGTGACCGGCACGCCGTAGCGCCTGCACATCGCTACGAACTGCTCCCGCAACTCTGGCAACTCGGCGCGCGGGTAGGTTGGCGCATCGCGCCTCAGCTCCGGAACCGCCTTGCACGCGATGCGCTTCACGTCGGGCCCGAACAGGCACCGCCTCACCTCGAGCTCACGCGCCACGGCTGCAACAGCCGCCTCCAACGGAACCAGCAACCCCACCGCAGCCTGGCGCATGGTAAACACCGATCGGTCACAGAAACCATACCGCTTAAACGGTGCGGCGTCGTGCTCGTTGACCCCCCTCGCGCCCTCCGCCACCGACCCCGCCCAGGCGATGATGCCGGCCACCAGCGGGTCCTCCTTGGCTCCACGACGCCGGGCGGTGCCACAGCATCCACGCCCCTGTTTATCGCTCACGACAACACCTCCGACCACGATGCCACACGCGAGGGCGGCCACCGCGTGCCCTGCCTCATGCCGCGCGATCGACGCCAATCCGGGCTTCTTACGTGCCATGTGTGGCACCATAACCACGGCCGAGCCGCGTGTCAGCCGTACACCGGCCGCATCTGCTCGTCGAACCTCGGCGGCTTCCCCTTGAGGGCTTCACGCACCTGCCGAGCCGACCACTGGTCAGGCATGACATCCCATTCGCACAGCACCAACATGCGGTTGATCTGCAGCAGTTGCGCCGCCGTGAAGCGATCATTGAACGACTCGGCGGTGGCGTCCATGTTGGAGCGCAACAGGCGGATTTCCTCCGCCCCCGTGAGCACCTCGCCGTCCACAACCAACCTGCCCCGTTCGACTCTGTTCTTGGCCTTGTCCATGATCGCACTCAGCTTGCACGATCCATGCCACATGGCGACGTCACTCCTGGTCAGTCGCTGGCTCCGGCACCACGTCGATCCGTACCCGCTCGATCCGTGCCGCGCCCCCGGTCCACCTCGACCTGCGACCCGTAGGTGAAGCACATCACCCCATTATTTCTCTCCGGTGCCCGTGCTTGCGTGGCGTCCCACCCCCGCGAGGGTGGCCATCGGCGTTGCCTCGCCTTGCGTGTTTCGATGCGCCGGAGTGCTCCACGCACCCACGCCCATGCGAGGCGCCACCATGGCGCCGGCGGGGCGCTGCTGGCGACCCACGGTAGGGCGACCCGCTCACAACGTCTCAGCCCTTAACGAGTCAGCCCTCTCACTCGCTCAGGCCACGATGCGTGCACGGGCACCCTTTCAAAATGGCGCCCACCATCCGGGCGAGGCCGCGCGGTCGTCGATCGACTCGTCCGACCACGGCGCGGGCGTGTTCAGTATTGACTGTGGCTTGACGCGCGCGGCGCGGCGACCCACCTTCCCACCATGCGAGGTGCCCCTTGAAGCGTCGCTCCGCGCAACTCGCGATCGTCGACCTTGGCGCGCCGGCGCCGTCTACCTGCCGGCTGTGCGGGGCGCCAAACAAGCCCAGGTGTCCTTACTGCGAGAATGTTCTTCTGCGCCCCGGCTCTGCATCGTGGCGACGGTGGACGCGCGGGCTCATGGCGACCATGCAGAGCCGGCTGCGAGACGCCGGTCTCCACGGGCTCATCGCTGACACGGCGTCGGCTCTCTTCGCGGGGACGAGCGTTCCTGACGTTGCGATGCCACACATCAGCGACATCGCCGCGCAACCCATCTCCGTGCGGGCGTATTGGCTCCTGGTCGACCGGGCGGTGATGCGCAGTCACTTCCTGCGCATCGCATGGGACCGCGGTCTGCCGGGGGCCGAAGCCGAGGGGTGGGCGGAACGGCTCGCGGACATGTGGACCGAAGAGCAGGCGAGGACCCGTGTGCGCGTGGAAGCGCCAGCGTTGCGGCTGCGTGTCGAAGTGCCGACGACGGGCGCGCGGGTGGTGCTCGATGATGATCTGGCACGGGCGGAGGCAGAGCGGCTTGCGGCAGAAGAAGCCGACCACGCCGCGCGCGGCGTGGGGCAGTTGAGGGTCCTGACGCCGACCGCCTGACGGTGGTCACCGCGAGCGGATCACACGCCTGCGTGGGCGCGCCGCTGATCTTTTCAATTCGGCCAGAGCCCCTTCAAGGGCGCGGAGTCGTTCCTCGGCGCGATCGGCACGTTCCTCCGCCTTCTCGAGATCCTCGTCGGCCTCACGCAAACGCATCTCGGCCCGCCGCGCGAAATGCGCCGCGAGGACGCAGCCGCCGCTGGCCGTTCGGGCCGTCGAAACGGATCATCCGGTGGTTGGAAGCGGGGGTGGTGGTCCCGTCCGCGTTCTCGCGCGAGGGGACCACTACGGTGATCGCGGTGTTGTCGTGACGGCGATGAGGACGGCGAGGATTATTGGCGTTCATGTCTAGACCATCTAGCACGTGCCGTGCCAAGACCGCCGCTCACTGAGCGCGTGTGGCGGCATGCGAGGCGAGGCAGCACTGCTACACGGCCTTGCGTCGGAGTCGTGTCGCGCCTCGCGCGCAACAACTGCGCGGCCGAATCCGGGATGTTCTGGATACGCAAGGGGTGTGCCGTTCGTAGACCGGCGTGTTCGATGCCGAAAGCGAACGGTGCGCCGGCGTTGCGCGCTTCGCGCAAACCGTTCGTGCGATGTTCTACATCCGGGGACTGCCTGTTCGCACTGGCGCCAGTGCGGACGCCAGCGTGGCAACCAACTCGCCGAGCCATGCGGAGGCGGCCAATTGCGCGTCCTCCGCGCTGGCAAACGAGGCGGGATGGGTGACATCACCCGCGCTCAATTTCCAACGACCAGGGTCGAAGTATGCTCGCTGGACATCAACGCATATCGGGCCGACTGTGGCCCGATAGCCCACCTGCCGCCCATCCCACCGCATCTCCTCCCAGGCAAAAGCGCGATCACCCCCAGCGATGATGATCGATGGCGGCTTGGCGGCCTTGCTGCAGTCGCCGACTGCGGCTCTGCGTGCCTGGATGTCGCCACCCAGCAGCTCGGTGAGGCGCTGGTAGGGATCACCGTTGTGGGTGACGACCTCGGAAAAGCCAGCCGCCGCCGAGTGCCCGCCACCCCCGAACCGCTTGGCAATGGCCGCGACATTCACCCCGGCGTGGGATCGCAGTGCCCAGTCGAGCATCACCCCCTCTGACTCGTGGCGGTAGGCGAAGGAAGCCACGATATCGGCGTCGTGGATGACGTCACACACCTCCGACCGGACATCGTAGTCGGAGACCACTGCCACCCGGTGCCCGCCCACGACAAGCCGGACGGCGGTGGCGGCTGCACGCGTCACGCGTGCAGCCGCCTTGTCGGCCAAGATGGGCCCAATGTTGTCGAGAAGCGGCATAGCGCCGCTGAGCCCAAGCTCGAGAAGGCGCGGGAGTGGCACAAACTTGAGGGCGAGTGTCAAGGCGTAGGCGCGGTCCCAGTCCGGGTCACCCCGTTGCCACGTGTCGTAGATGCCCACAAGCCGAGCGAACTCATCGATGCGGTGAGGCACGTCGCGTCGACCCCGAATTTGCGTCCACGCACGAGCGGCGAGAACCGCCCCACTCACACCGGGCTCCGTGGCCTCGTCGGCAAAGACACCACGGTCCCCGAACGCAGCCACAATATCTGCAGCGCCCTTGTGGTGGTCGAGGACCACGGCTCCCGCATCGACGAAATCGCGGATGCGCTCGCGAGGAGGCGTCATGTCACAGAAGAGCAAGCCCGGTTCTGCCACAATGTCGCGATGAGCCGCGGAGGCGTAGTGGACAGCACGTACCCTTGCCGTCGGCAGAGCATCCATCAAGATGAGCGCCGATGCGTGGCCATCGGCGCAGTCCGCATGCACCACGATGGTGGTAACGCCCAACTCGTCAAGCATCATCGGTCCTCCTGTCAGCGATGCGCTGCCGAAGTTGATCGTGAGTCGGCGGCTCCACAATGGCGCGCGGGCCGAGCGAGGTGACGAGGCGGGGTCGGGTGGTCGTCGTGGTAGGCATGCTAGACTTGGGGTGCACTTTCCGTGCCGAGCGATGTCGTACGCGCCCGATTGTTATGCGGCCTTGCGGGCCGTGGCGCGGGTGCCTGCCGACATCCCCAGGTGCACATCGAGCGCTGGGCGGGGCTGCCTGCCGATCTCGCGCCACCAACGCATTCTGGCGGCCAGGCATCCGCCGGGCTCCTCAAAGTCATGGTTTCCGCCCCGCCCCTCAAGAGCTAGTGCGTTTAGTTCGGCATGTGTAATCCCTCGCCTACCTTGTCGGCCCCACCCGACTGCGCAAACGCTCTGCGCGCGGTCGTCGGTTACGAGGAACCCGTCCATGTTTTCGTGCCAGCGGGATCCGATACGGATCCCGCCGGGCGCCCGAAGCCACTCGGGCCAGGCCGTCCAGATTCGGAGCGCGCGGCGCTCGCCAAGCGACTCGACGTGCTCGACAACGCCGTCTAGAAGCGAATCTCCGGGCTCGACCTCACCCGCGTGGATCACGCGCTGCACGCGCGTGAAGCCGCGGTCGTCGATGGGGCCCACCGGTAGCACGTGGAGTGTCGTCAAGTCGACACTCCGGCCGCCATCGAAATGGATCCGCACGGCTCTGCCATGCGTCCAGCGCAGGTGTACATTCGAACTCTCCTTTGGCTGCCTTAGTCCGCCGCTCTCATGCACGTGGCGTGCCAACGACTACCGCACCCGCACCTCCGCCCAGGAGTCATGACACCCCGGCGCGGTCAGGTCGACGCCCCGCCCGTTCACGACACGACCGTGGACCGCCGCAATTGCGTGCAGTCGGCTCATCGCCGCTTCCGTGGTGGCATACCACCACAGCGTTTCGCCGCGCCAAGTGGCATACCTCATGGCCAGAACCGCGCCGCCCTGTGGGCGCAGCCGAACGTCGACCCCCTCGTCACAGAGGAGAACGGGATCCCCGCTCCGCCGCGCGCGCTCGGCCGCGATCTCGACCTCAAGGCGGGCCAACTCATCAAGCGACATACCTACAAGATTACCTACAAGACTCATCGTGATTCTTCCTCGACGTGCCGCCACCGCTCCTCTGTGGTGACCCACCACGCCCACCCTGAGCGCTGGACCTCGCGCTCGAGGAAGCGCTCTTTCGCAGCTTCCGCCCGCTGCTCGGCGGTCTTGACGGCGGCCATGATGAGATCGTGCTCCTCCTTCGCGAGAGCTCGGCCCGGGGGAAGGAGCCGCTTGCGCTGAACGCGCAGGTCAACAAGCGCGCGTTCAAACCGGCGCTTGGCACGACGTGCACGACGTGCTCGACGTCGTGCTTGCGGTGCCCAGTAATCGTGCGCACCCGGATCATCACGCTCAGGCTCATGGTGTCGGCGCAAGCCCCCACGGCCCGGACGAGCCGCATAATGGGTCACGATCAAGTTGCTCATATCGCTCCTTTCCGCGTCTCTTCAACCAAAGCCGCCGCTCTCGCGGCGTGACTCTCCCACCCAATTCCATCGGCCATGAAGCCGACGATCGCGTATAGAAGCGCCGACAAGGCCGGCGCGTCCAGGGTGATGTCGTACGCGAGGGCGTTCATGTCGACCTCGCTGTAGTCCGCCCGCCGCTCGAGCCACCGCTCCACGCGTTCCACAGCCTCAGCCACAAGGGGCTCGGCGGCGAGTGCGCTCTGCGCCGCGATCACGCGGCGCGCCGTGTCGGCGAGGGTCATCGCGTCCTCTGGCCGCGCCGTGCCTTGCACGCCGAGACCGCCCATCGGCATCGCCGCTCACGGCGGGTAGAGATGCGCATCTCCGGGACCGGAGCGCAAACCTGGTCAGACTCGGGCTCCCGCTCGGGCTCAGGGATGAAAAACCGATAAGATGACGACGTCGCCCCGAACAGCGCGCCAGCCATGCGGCCAGCCACGCGCCCCTCCACGCACACGCCGTGGGCGAACACGGCCTCCGAGCTGGTCTGGGTCAGACCATACCTCCCACTATAGACGCTGATTTTTTGGATCAACACTTGCGGCTGCGCCGCGAGCCACTCGCGCACGGCAGGCCACGATGAGCCAAACATCGCGGCGTCCAGTTCGAGCCACGACCCTTGTCGGTCGACCCCCGTTGCCACCTTGGACAGGCTGCCCGCGGGCAGCCTGTACTCCGCCTCGATGGCAGCGTAGTACGCTGCCCGAGCCGCTATCACGAAGGAAAGATTTGCTTCCATTGGTCTCTCTAGTTGTTTTGTATGCACGTGCCGTGCCACGGGTGCGCTCACCCGTCTCTGAGTTTCATAAGCGCGCGGTCGTCCACACCGACCGCGCTGATGACGATGAGTCCTCGCTCGGCGCACCGCAGCGCGAAGGCGAGACGGTCCTCGAGCGTCGAATCGTTCAACAAGGGCACTGAGAGCATAGAGCGCACGCAACTCGTCATTTTTCACCAGCGCGAGATCTTGCGCGGGCCTCAGCGGGATGACTCCACGGATCCCGTGGAGCGGGTCAACGGTGGTTCGGTCGCGGTGGGCTGGCAGACCGAATTCGCACTGTTCGAAGGGGCAGTGAGCACCCCCGTGCCACGCCGCGTCGTGCCCATCGCGCGGCTCGAAAGAGCGACCGAGGGCGACCTCCGAGTCACGGCAGTCGCCGCACAGGTCGGCCCCCGAATCGAGAGCCCCGCTCGCGAGCCGGTCACATCCGTTCGCACACATGGTCGTCCAGATATTCATTTTCCCACCTATAAAAGGCGCACTTCGTGCGCCACAAGGCGACGCGCCTCGTCGCCTTCGCGCGTACGCGCCGCGACCAAGGCGGCGATGCGACCGCGGGCCGCGCCGAGCGTCGTGGCGTCAACCTGGGCTCGAGCCCAGAGTGCGTCGCTTTCGGCGTCCCAGGCAGCCTGGGCGCCGAGGTCGTCGGCGGGTGCGCCAGGGAACAGGGGCCGCGGTCGGGCGGCGAGCCACTCAAAATGGGTGGTCCGAGCATACGCTCGGACTAGGTGCGCGGTCTTTGCGTCGAGGCGATGCGCTCGGCGGCGGCGGCGGAGTCGGCGTGCTCTGGGGTTCATGTCCTGCTGTCTTGCACTGTCCGTGCCATCGTGGCGCGGCAACCGCACGGCGCGCTGGTCGTGTGCGGCCTTACGGTGGCGGATCGGCGTCGATCCACGCCGTGTCAATGATTTTGGGCACTTAGCCGCGCCGGCGGGGCGTGGCATGTTGCCACACCGTGGCAGACCGCCACACGTCGCAGAACCAGCACTCAAGTGGCTGCCAGCACGCGGTCCTGGAACAAATCCGTGGCAGAACGCCACAACCAATACTGAACACGGCGCCGGGGAGAGCGGGAACACCACGCCCTCACGCCCCACCGCCCGCGCGCTTCTTGCGTTTAGCCGGCAGAATTTACCGGCACCTGCTGACAGCCGGTTGAGCGCTAGATCGTGCGTGCCGACGTGAGCGGATTCACCGACTCGGCAAAATCGACGCGCAAACGGTGCGCCAAGGGGCGATAGTCCAGAATCGTGGAGCGGGCTGTTCGCCCCGAATTGTGCCGCAAACGCAAGAGCGCACGCGGAGACGTCCCTCCCCTCGCCAAGTGGCACGGTGCGTGCAAGTAGGTTTGGACATGAACAACAACGCCGCCGCCACCATCGCCCACCTTGACGCCGCCGAGCTCACCCTGGTTCGTGAGCTGGCCAGCCTCAACGCCGACCTTCGCGCCCATGCGGCAAGCGCGGGCCCCATGTGGCTCGCCGCCACCCGCAACACCAAGGCGGGCCTGGAGAGTGCGCTCCGCCAGACCAGGATCACCCGTCGCCGGGCGGTCGCCGAGTGGAACAGGCAAGAAGCCATCCGAGAGGGCGACCTGTAGAGCTGAAAGGGGGCGCGCTTCGGTTGACGGCGCCGCCGAGCCCCCTTATGATCGGGGTATGGCAAACGGGGCCGTCGTGGGTGGGGGTACAGCCGCCGGGGATTGGATAGGATGGCTGATACTGGGATGCTTGGCCTTGGTGGGGGGGGTGTGGCTCGCCGCCCACCTCGCAGCGCACTGGGAAGACATCGCTCACTGGTGGCGGATCCGCCGTTACGCTCTCCGACATGCCGACAGACTCCTTACCGAGTCCCGGGCTTACGACGTGCTGCAAGCCACCATTCGCCGTCTCACCGCTGAGAGGGAGGCGCTCCACCGCGAGATTGAACATCTTACCGCCGAAAACGCTGGGCAGCGCCGCCTTCTTGAAGAGGGGGACCACAACCGGATCAGCGTGTTCCGTGTCGAGAGCCTCCGGTGAGCGCGCATAGAGACGACCAACTGGCGACGTGTCACGACCATCGCAGCGTGTTCCGTGAGCGGCCGGCAAACTTCGATGAGTTGGTCGCGTTCGAGCGGCGGATGCTCGAGACACGTGGCTGGGTCCAATTCGTCGACGACCACAACCGGGCGCAGCGGGTCTACCTGTCGTCGCGGCGCCCGGCGCCACCCGCAAAGAAGTAGGGCAGCAACGCCGTCGGTCTTGCCAGGCTTGACAGCCGGGCGGATCGCGCTAGTTAGAGCGGCAGCATGCCCACGCCGCCCTACGCCCGCCTCGGAGTCCGCGTCAACGGCGGCGCCCCCCAATACGGTGGCATCACCGTGGCGCACGGCGACATGGTGCAGATCGTTGCCGAGAATACCGCTTTTTGGGGGTCGCCTGCGGCGTTGTGGACGATCTACGAGTACCCCGATGGGTGGACGGGGCCGGGTGCCCCCTGGGTTGCCACCGTGGTGCCCCAGCCCAACGGTCTCCCCGACGCGACCGTGTTCGTGTACGCGGGCAACACGTTCCCCCCGGCGTTCGCGGTCCCTGTCGCGCCGCAGTGGGGGAAGTTCCTCCTTTCCCTGCTGGTCAACGGCGGGGTGTCCCAGACGGTCCCCCGGGAGACTTTGTACGACGAGGCCACGTCCTTTCAGGTGCTCAGTCCGCTCGGGTTCGGCGACGTCGCGTTCCGAGAGACGAGCCAGTGGGGGGCCTGGCGGGGGTGGGCTGGGCCTCTCAAAGAATTCCTGCGAGACGCCGACACAGCCATCGCCGCCGCCGGGGCGCTGAGCGACGCAACACCGGCTGCCATAGGCACTGCTGCCGCCGGCGTGTCGGTGGCGGCGTCTCGTGGCGACCATGTGCACGCTGTAGGCGAGAACCTGGTGTTTCCCGCGACGGGCACCACCACCATCGCGAAGGCTCAAGCAGCCGCCGTTGGGTTGCTTACGACGCTGCGGGGGCAACAGGGGGCTGTCGGCAGCGCCGGTGGCACGTTGGAAATCGGGCCCGGCGCGGGCGGGACGCCGGACGTCGACTCGCCGGGCGGCTTAACTGTCAACCTCCAAAGCGATGGAGTGGCGAGCGGGGTGCTCACGTGGTCGGCCGGCGCATTGGGGTCGTTTCTCACCCTGGGTTACGACAGCGCCACCACATCTGTGAGCGAATCCACCACAAGACCGACGCTCTTGCGCAACTCTGCCACCGACCATCGGTGGCAGATCGGTGGCAATGACAAGGCCACGCTCACTGCGACGGTGATGACGCTGCAGGGCATCGGGTTGGTGACCGATTATGTCGCCACGGCCTCGACGGGGGTGGCGGTTACCGGTGCACTCCGAGGGACATCCTCAGCCCCCCTTGTGGCGTTCCGAGAGACCGGAGGGCTGTACGACATCGTTGCGCTCGCCTCTCTAGGCGACAACAAAACGTATGTCGGAGACGAGGTGGGTGAAGGGACCGTCGTTCGGGCGGGGGCGACCAAAGAGGTGCATGTCGAGATCGATGGCGCCACCGTATACCTCCGCGTGACCGAGACATCGGTCAAATTCCTGCAAGATATCACAGTGCTGGACGCCACCAAGCTGACGCTCGCCGCAGCGCAGTCGCTCTACGTCGACACCCACCAGGCAGTCTCGCTCACCGGAGGGTTCCTGACGCTGGGGTCCGACTCGGAAGGGGGACTCGATCTTCGCATCGATGGGGGCAACGAGCATCGGTTGTTGGTGTCGAACGTCCCGGTTTTGTCGGTCGGCGGCAACTACGCCACGCTGGGGGGCACATTCACCTCAAGCGGGACGAACGCACCCACGTTTCAGGTGAGTTTTCCGCTGAAGACGGGGACACGGGGAGCGTCCACCCTGCGCGATGCGCTCGAGGCTGGATACGTCACCACCACCGACGCGACGACCACCACCGCCTACGAAGCGACACTGAGCGACAACAGCATCGCGACATACGAATTCGACGTGGAGGCTCGCGACCCCGCCACCGGCAACAGTGCGGGCTACAAGCGACAGGTGCGCGTTAAGCGCCACGGCGGCGGCGCCGCGACGATTGTGGGGACTGGACCTCGCACGCTCGGCGTCGATGACGCCGACGCCGGTGCCGCCGGATGGACGGTTGGGGTGGACGTGTCGGTGAACAACGTTCGCGTCCGAGTGACTGGCGCGCTTGGCGTCACGGTCAAGTGGTACGCGAGCGCCAAAGTAGTGGAGATGGTGCCATGACGAACAGGTCGTTTCTGGGTATTTGTGTGTTGGTTTGCACTATCAACACTCCGGCGCTCGCGCAGCCGCTTGTGTGTGGCTGCCAGGTGGTTGGCGAGAACGACGGGTACTCGGTTGAACTCCTAACCGCCGCCGGGGAAACACTGAGTGGGCGAATTGGCGGCGAACTGATGTGGTACACGGAGAACAACCAGACCGGCCCGCTGACAGTGTTCGCTGGTGCCGTGCACGCCCGCACGTTTGCCGCCACCCCTCCTGTGTTCGTGACGGGAAACATCACCGTGACGCCGGACATGATGACGGTGGTTGTCAACCCGGACGGCGACACGGCGGTGGTCAGCCTTCCAGTCGCGCTCTACCAGCCGGGGCAGCGGGTGACCATCAAGCAACTAGGTCAGGGTGCGGTCGACGTTCATGGAGCGTTTTCGTGGTATTTGCAGGCTCCGGAAACGATTGATGGCAGCCCGTCGTACATGCTTCCCACTCCGGTCGGAAGTGGCTGGCCGGCGGTCACGCTGGAGGCGTGGGTGTCGGAAACGTGGCCCTACCGTTCGGGTTGGGTCATCGTGGGGGCGTACCAATGAGTCGGCGGTCGGGGAACAATGACCGCCGCCGCCACCGACTCCGAGCGAGTCAGCCCCCTGCCGGAGCCGAGCAGCTCGGACCCGAGGATATCGCTTCCGACGGCGCCGTTGCCCGACGACCCATCGGTGTACAGCACGTTCGATCCGGCGCTGCGGCATTCTTTTTTACCGCCGCTGCCGACGTCGACGCCGATCCCCCCATCATCGACGGCGCCGTCCACGAGCGCCACTTCCGGTTTGACCCCCCCTGACCCCCCCTTGGAGATCCCCATGAGTGACACCATCCCCCCGGTTGCCGCACCTAGTCCGGATGTCACGACAACCGAACCCCCACCCCGCCCGCCGAAGGACGACGGTTGCATCCTCCGGCGCTGGCCGGTGGTGGGCGCGCTTGTCGTCGGCGTCATCGTCATCGCTGCGGTTGTTTGGGCGGTGATGCGGTGACTGCCCCGGCGGAGGCGTTGTTCGGCGTCGATCCGCTGGTCATCGCGCTGGTCATGCTCACCGCAGCGCTGCTATTTCTCATGCCATGCGCGCCCCTCCTCTTGGCGCTGTGGACGATGGTCCGCCGCGAGGGGCGCCTCGAGGTTGAGGCGCGAGCCGAGTTCGTCCGCGCTCAGACAGAACGCATTCATGCCCGGGTCGAGCTCGCGCGAGTCCGAGCGACATCACGCGCCACGGTTGGGTTTAGACCCGACGGGGCCCCGCCCTCTCGAGGACCAGCCAGCCGACCTGCACCAGCGCCATAAGCACGGCCTGGACCCGGCCCTGATACGCCTGGATCGCAGGTACGAGCAGTGCTGCACCGTCGAAGAGCAGCATCCCCGTGGCGCAGACCACGGTGATGTCCACCCCGCTGCGGCCCACGACTGGACGTTGGCGACGGCACCGCCACCAACCAACCGCCCCCACGGCGACGGCGCACAGGCTCGGCCAAAACTGCGCTGGCCCCCACCATGTGGCGGTGCCCGGTGCACAGCCCACAGCGAGCGCTGCCCCTAGCCACGCGACAGAAAGGGCCCGCCAACGCGTCGCCCATGTGTCCAGGTAGGCCAGGGCGTTGCAGCCCGCGACGGCGACATATACGGCCAACTGGACGCGTGCAGGGGCGTCCAGCCACACGAGACAAGCGTACGCGAGCGACACGGCGAGGCATGTCGTCACTGGCCAGTGACGGCGGCGGCGGCAAACGATAATGGCGGCTGGGACAAGCGCAGCGAGCGAGAGAGCCGCACCGATCACGCGCGATCCCCGCAGGGCCGAAAAGAGTCCCCCGGGGTGAGGTCGGCCAGCGGCGTCAACCACGATGGCACATCCTCCTCGACGTGGCCGGAAAGCAGCCTGCCGGAGTTTGCGGCACCGACATGTTTTGCGAGTAGTCCGGTGGGCTGCTCGACCCAGTGGCGCGATTCACAATAGGACAAGGCGCCGGTACACACACGGTACGAGGACGAGCCCTCGTATACTGCGGTCAACCACTCACCCCAACCCAAAAACACGGCAGGCGTATCGACGGCACGGCACTGGTCGAGTACTTTGCGAACGGAGGTGGGGTCGAGGGGGTTTTTGATGCCGACGACCACCACAAGGTCAACCCGGGAGGCCGCGCTGATTTGCCCCAAGTCGATTGGGGCAAGCGGTTCGATGACAAGTGCGTGCCGCGCCGACCGCGCAGCGAGCAACGCGTCGAGCCGCTCCATATCCCCCTGGACCCGCACAAGAAGCGCTGGGATGACCCGGGATGGCGGCTCGTCACCGTCCTTCCAATCGGACCCAGGCACAACAAAGTAGCGCTCCGGGCATCCCCACACAGCATAACGGGCCACCGCCCCATGCACGGTGCTGTCCGATGAAAGCCACGGAGCGCACACGACGCAGCGCGCGTCGGGGACTGGTTCGCCCGTCGGCCAATCCCAAAAGGCGTAGACGAGTGGGTCGGTTGGCCGCACGTTCCACCGCCGGGAGAATTCGTTTTCGGACAAATGGCGCTCCATCGTCCCGTCTGCGTGGCGCACGTGCCAAGGGTATGGCGTGCCAGCCTGATGGCGGGCCATTCCAAAAGCTGTGGGGTCGTCGCGCCGCACCACGGGGATGGTGAGGGCGCCGTCGCCGTCTGGGCAGTAGTCACTCATGATGCCCTCGTGGTGGCAGTGAGCCTATCGCTCCGCGGAGAAGGCGTAGGTCCCACTCGGCCTCGGCGCGGGTGTGGCGCCACACTGGTTGGGCGGCGTCATCGCACAGCGCGACCAGCGCATCCATCGCGTTCTCGGATGGAAAACGGATGAGCGCAACCGCTTGGTAGAGCGGCCCGGTCGCGCTCATCCGCTCCTCGATGAAAAGGCTCATGACTCGCGCCCTATGCACGTGGCGTGCCAACCGTCGGCGGTAGGTGTCGAGTGGCGTGGCACAGCGCATGCAGGACACTCGTTTCATGGTGAGTGTTGTGATGCATGATGCAATTCTCCGCCTCGCGCGCGGCGAGTTTACCACCGACCTGGCGCGGGTGTGGCGGCGCCTGCCGACCGAATGCCGCCACGACGGTGCCGCCGCGGCACGCGCGGCGCGCACCGTTCGGATGCACACCAGTCGGTGGAGGTCCGACGGGCATGGCGGGTGGGTGCATGTGAACGGGCTCGGATTTCAGACGGTTGCCCTTGTCCACGGTTGGCACCGTGGCTGGGTTCTGATCAAGCCGTCGGGGGTGCGCCTCTGGTATCCATCCCCCGCAAAGGCTATCAGGGCGTGGGCCAAACGCCGTCCACCTTGCTAAAACGCGTGGCCCGGCAACATGAATAATTCAATTGAGCACAAGACGACGGTCGGGGCGCTTCATGTCACGTGGAGCGGCGGTGTGCCGACGTGGGAAGCGGATGACCCCGCCCCGCCATCGGGCGGCGGGTGGAAGTTGGCGGCGACAGCGACGGGCGAGTTCGTCGATGGCTATGCACCAATCATCCGAGATTGGGTCCGCGACACCAGGCCTAAGGTGAGCCGGGTGCCGATCTGAGGCGCCGCTGTGGGGCGCGCCGCCGCCCGCCGTGCTAAGGTTGGGGGGCGATGAAGTTCAGCGCCTTCGCCCCCTTCGGGATGTTTGCCTTCAGCTCCAAGCCGACCCACGCGGAGGCGTTCTACCGCTCGATGGTCGCGGCGGTGGGCAATGTGCCGGGGTCGACCGTGGCGAAGGGGACCATCTCGACTGCGCCTGGCACCCGCATGGAGGCAAAAATCTACGCGGACGCTATGGCCTTCGCTCGCGCGCGCTACCTGCTCGAGCACGCGGGGGCCCAGCGTCTGCCGGAACAGCTCACGGAGTTGCTCCCCACCCGCGAGACCGAGTACCAGATCGTCCCCGGGTTCCGTGACACCGTAACTGAACGGCGGCGGGCCGTCGCGGCTCGGATGATGTTACCGCGAGGGGCGGCAAAGACGGAGGTCGAAAACGCGTTGCTCACCCTTCTCGGGCCGGCGTTCATCGCCTATCGGCCAACCCCCGCGAGCGAGGCGACTCAGTGGCCGGTGTCGCTTGGCGACCAACCCCAAAACCTCCAACTGCCGTCGGTGCCACGCAGGTTGGTCCGCCTACTCGATCCGATCACGATCGGGCTAGGCTCCCCTCAATTTGTGCGGTATGAGCGCGTGGTTCCGGACACATCGGACTCCCCGCCGCTCCACGTGCTCCTCGTAGGGGACACGTTGGTGTTTGATGCCGGCAACCTCGACATGGCGGAGACACTGACCGTCACGGAACTCGGGTCCGTACAGCTCGTCCCGGGGGGCCCGACGTACGCGACGCTCGAGGCGACGTTCAACAACCCGCACGCCACGGGGGCGGTCGCCACGACAGCACCGTGGCCCGTGTGGGTATCGTCGAAACGCAACAACTTGGTGGTGCTCACCGGGCCCGCCGCCGAGGACGCGGAGACTCGCCGCAAGACCGACGAGCAACTCGCGCGCCAGCTCCGCGGAGTGAGCACATGGTACATTGCGGGCGAGTCGTCGCCGGGCAGCATGACGACCGGACCGTTTCAGGTAGGGATTGGCAAGCTAGGAATCACCACCATAGGACTCATCGTCCTTTAGCGGATGCTCGGACTCGCCCATCGGCTCGAAGGGGTCGACGGCCAGCCGCCCGAGAGGCGACAGATCACGCCGTTGATCACCGCGCTTCCCCGTCAAGTAGCCAGCGCGGATGAGTCGGCGGATGGCTGCTTCAGGAAGCACATGGTCGCCCACCTTCCACCGCCGACCATCGCGTACGGCGCCGTGTGTCCCAACGGCGCCCAAGATTGCTCGCTCAGCGGGTGTTATGCCCATAGTCCACGGAACAGGGGCGCAAGGACACGAGCTGCGAGGTAGGCTGGGTTTAACGTTTTCATGTTTCCGTGTTCGTGTGCACGGCTCGTGCCATCATGCCGCCTGGGTGACCGGTTGGGCCGGGTACTGCTCAACTTTGGCCGTGAGTGCTAAAAATCGCCTATCGTGTAGAGACTTTCGTGATCGAACGACGCATGGTTGATCCCGTCGCTACACGGAGATCAACGGACTGAGCCTCCCAGGTGGGCAAAACCAGGGAGGCTCTCAGTCAATCACCGAAGACACGGAGATCAACCATGGCAGAACAGAGCACACCGGCCCGCGTGGGCCAAGAAGAGGACCCTTTCATCGCCCTGCTCGGACGGCACACGGGCGCCATCGTGCGCATGACCGCGGTGCTCACGAAGCTCTCGGGGCGCCTGGACGCGCTCGAGACACGCCTCGACATCCCCAAGAAGCCCGCGGACGAGGATGCTCCTGTCCCCTTCGCGATCGGGATCGACGGGCGCGCCTTGCTCCACGTCGACCACGTGGACATGTCGGACGGGCGGCCCTACCCCACTTGGGAAGGCGTGATGCTGAGCGAGCAGGGGACCGCCGAGCTGCTCACCTATGCCGCGGACGGTGCGTTCGACGCCGCCGCGAAGATGGGCGCGTGGCTCAAGAAGATGCGCCAAAAGGCCAGCGAGACCGCGGCGGAAGGCGAGGAACCGTGACGCTGCGCCTCGTCCGAGATGAGCCTCCCAAGGCTCCGACCAAGCGGCGCAAGGGCGAGCGACGCCCCGTGCTCACCGCGGACGAAGAGAAGCGCTTCCGTGCGGCGATGCGCGGCTTGGAAGGCGCCTTCGGGTCGTGGTCGTGCCTCGCAGCCGCGATGGACGTCGACCCCGGTGCGCTCCGCCGCATGATGCGCGGCAGTGCGAGCGTCTCCGGTGAGATGGTCGTCAAGGCCATGAAGGCGAGCGGCTTGAGCCTCGCGGATCTGCTCGGCGGTCCTGTCCTCGCAACCCGGTGCCGCGCGTGCGGTGCCGTCAAGAGGGCAGCATGAAGCCCTTGATCGGTCACGAGAGGACGCGAGCCCGGCGCGCGGTTGAAGCCCTTCGACCGTACGATCGCACGGTTGTTGCCCGCTTGCTCGACATGAAGCGCCACACCGTCCGCTACATCCTGGACGGCAGGATGCTCCCCGGGCCGCGGTTCCAAGCGGCTGTCACGCGCGTCGTCTCGCCGTAACCTTTCTCACCCTACAGGCTCACCCCACGAAAAGCTTGCTTCCCAAGCTTATGGGCCTTGACATCTGTCCAGCTCAAGCTAGATAGAGGTCGAGCCTGCTGTCAACAGGCCCAACATGCCGAACCGCTTCACCGGCTCGGGAACGGTGTTTCCACCGCACGTGTGGGCATGGTGCTCATGCGTTCTGAGTTCGTCAAGTGGTTCTCGCGAAGTAGGCACGATAGATATGGATAGTCCTTACTACGATCATTTTGTCAAAATCTGCTTCAAGCTGAGGGCGCGCAATCGCGCATGCGTCAATGCGGCCGATGGCATCGTCCAAGATTTGCGGCATGCGTGCGGTGACACGACGGAACGGAATCCGCGCCGCGTTCAATGCGTCCCCCCGGAACCGCTAAATGATGGTGAGCGTAAGATTGGCCGAGAAGGACAATATGCTATCTCGCCTAACGGCGTTCTGCGGCAACGCCTGCGAATAACCATCACGTCTGTTGCCACGGAGGAGCCGGAGATTCTCGATCTTGACGTGCTCATTCGACAGGAAACAAAACACAAAGAAACAAGCTTCGTGAGTGTCACGTTGACATCCCTTGACGGAACCGCTGTCGATTATTCGCCTGACAGCCGCGTCAAGGCCATAAGTGACACCCTAATGCAGCAAATCGCCAACGAAGTCGAGCGCCTTCTGGAGGCGCGACTTGGCGGCTCGACGCAATGATCTGGTGTCTACGATGATTGGTCCTGTGGGGGGAACCGTTGTCGCACGTATCCCAATCTCCACCCCATCCGTGTTAATGATCGGTATGTAGTAGACACCGCGTGCATCGGGCTTGATGGTTGTGAGGTGACTGCGTTGCTCGGCGTGGTTGTTCATGGGTCAATTTTGACCCATAGGCACGGCGCTGTCAAGTCTCATCATCAAACAGCTTGAGCTGCGTCCCCTTCGGAGGAAGCGGCTTGCTCGGCTTCACCGCCGATGGCTCGCTCTGCGCTGTCTTCTCGGGATGAGCAGCCGCCCACGCGAAGAGATCACCCTGCCGTTCGGCCATCGCCGCAGGCGTCGGAGCGGGCTTGCTCCCCGGCGTAGGGACGGCACGAAGCCAGACGCCGGTGCTCGTCTTCCGCGAGGCACCTGGCGCGCCTGGACGCGGCGTGAGGGGTTGCGGACTCGGAGCTTCCCCTTCGGGTTCGGACAGGCACGCCGCGACGAACTCCTCAGCGCTCCACACGTGGTCCGTGATGCCCGATTGCATCGCGGGGGTCACGCGCAGGGCCATGTGCACACGACAGAAGTTGAAGAAGCCTACGTACGCGCTGATCGAGGCGCGGTGATGCGCGAGCGTCTTGGACGCGCCCGTGCCTCTCCGGACGAGGCGCCGTAGCTGCGTCCTGAACGAGAGGTTGAGCCGCTCCGCGTGCGACGTGGAGCACTCGTCCAGGTTCGGCGCTCCCCAGATCGTGCGCTTCGTCATGCCGGGCCCGTCGCTCTTCAGACGACCGCGCTTGCCGCCGTTGAAGCTCTTGACGACCTGCGCATAGTCGATGTCGGTGAACGCCGCTCCGACAGCTCGGGGGTAGCCGGGGTACGCGTCCGTCGACAGCACGGGGATCGTGACCAGCCTCGCTCGGAGGTCCGCGAGGAACGCGTCCGTGGTCTCTTGGGTGCGCTTACCGACGCGGTACGACACGACGAGCTTCGCGGTCTTGGCGCTCGCGAGGTACACCCACTGCTCGCCGATCGCGTCGTCATGCACCTCGGGGAGGTTCTTCTCCCTCACCTTGACGTAGCTGTGCAGCTCGTCCCCTTCGATGTGCTCGATGCTCAAGCCGCGGACGAGGCGGTCATGAACACGGTCGTACCCCTGTCCGATCGCGAGCAAGAGGCGCAGGACCGTGGGTTGACTGACGTCGGTCAACCTCGATGCGGCACGCACCCCCGCCCCCTCCATGAGGTGCGCAAAGACCTCGGCTTGACGCGACAGCGGAAGCACGTTCGCCATGGGGCTTGCCTCCCAAGCGGTTCGGCTCCATGCTCCCTCTCGTGACGCGTCGGGTGGACCTACCGCTTGATGCTCCGCCCTGCGCTGGACATCCCTCCGTTGCAGGGCGTTTTCGTTGGTAGATCCAAGATAAGGCTTTGAAACAAGGCGATCTAGCTCTTTTTTCTCCACAGGGACGTAGGATGTCCGAGCTGCTTCGTGTGTCATCGCTGCGCTTCCGTGTTGCATGCCGTGTGTGTTGCTTCTGCCGGACGATGAGCGTCAGACTGCTAAAGTTTGAAACCTCGACTGCTCAACTTTGAGCACTACCTTGGGCCGTGTCGACCGGCTCAGCCACAACCCGACTCAGCACCGTTTGCTTGGCCCCCTCATACTCGCCATGCCGCTTCACTTTGCCGGCGAGCGTGTAGCGCCGCCCCACGTCGGCGAAGGTGATGGCGGACACGCCGGACTCGTACCACACGATCGTCGCACCGTCGACGGTGCGAGCTTTGATCATCGTGCTGTACCCGAACCTGCCATCGACGCCGTGGACGAAGTCGATGGCGACCGGCTCGGTGGAAAGCACGGTCGGCGCGCCCTTGAGAGGCTGCCCCCGCTTGCCCACCTTGGCGGGGAGGCCGAACGTGACTTTCTCGCCGATGCCGCCGAGGTGGATGTTCACCTGGGGCCGGGCCGCACGCTCTGCAGCCGCACGGGCACGCGCCACCGCTCGCTGGTAGGCAACAATCATGCTCGCGGCGAGGCCAGCCGTCTTGGCCTCCACCAAGCCGGTGCGCGCGATGGCCCGCAGGTTGTGGAGGTAGTCGCCCTTGTCCGTGGCGACGTCGGCGTCAGTGAGCGACTCAGCCCACTGCTCGGCGGCGTCGGCCATGGCTCTGTGCTCGTCGGTGGGTTCGGCGCGCACGGCATCGGCGCCGCGTGCGGTCAGGCTGGCCCATGCCCTGTCCGCAGTGGCCATGGAGGCGGTTTCTCGTGCCGTCGTGCGCGAGACCCAGCCCCAGTCGTCGTGGCCGACAAACCAAGCCACGTCAGCCAGAAACTCGGCCAGCGTGAGGACGTTGGCGCCCCGGGTGCCACCACACCCCTCCATGCCGTCAGAGGCGATGGCGCGCGCGTCGGCGAGCATGGAAGCCCGCGCCGCAAGGCGGACCCCGCTGTCGTCACCGAGGAAGTCGTTAATGCAGGTCGAGCCGACCTGAGCGCTGCGGCCGTCGTCATGGCGCACGACGTAAGTGTCGAGGCGACGTCGCGCGGCGCGGCAGTGGTCGCACTGCGGCCCGCGGGTGCGGTACTCCGGGGGCACCGTCTCGTCGGGGCAGGCGTGGACGACGTTCTCGCCGTCGAGGTGCTGCAGGGTGGCGACGAAGGTCCACCCCGCGTACCGGACGCGGGTGTCGACCATTGTCAGCGGCACACGGGTGACCCAGCCGTAGTCGGGATCGGGGACCAACTCCCACTCGGTCTGGGCCTTGCCCCACGACCACTCCAGAAGCGGGAGGCCCTTGCGGGCGGCGCGCTTGTTCAGGGCGTGGAGAGCGTGCTCCACGCGCTCACGGTTGGCGAGAAGGACTTCGTATACGGTGGTCATCGCGGCGTTCCTTCCGTGGCTTAGTCGTCGTACCATCCGTCATCGTCATCGCAATCGGCGGTGTGGTTGGGGGCATCGAGGAGGATCGCGTCCTCCTCGGCCGGGGTCAACTCACCGCCCCATACAACCATGATCGACCGCCCGAAGGCGTCGAGGACCAGGTTCCCCGCCTCGTCGCGCTTCTCGACGAGGATCTCGTCGATCTCGGCGTCGGCCGGCTCACCGACAGACCGGTCGGCGGGATAAAGGATGACGCAGACCGTCAGTTCGACCATCTCGTCATCTCGCTCGACCTCGTACCCCATCTCGATGTGCGTCGTCATGCCGTCCCATGTTGCACGGTCCGTGCCAGGTGACGTCGACGCCCCTGGTTGTTGTGGGCTTGTGTTTGCGGCGCATCTCCGCTCGGCGGGGGGCGCCCCTTCGAATCTGGAAAGCAGGGTTCGCACGCGCGGTTTGCGCGTCGATTTTGGCGAGTTGGTGAATCCGATCACGGTGGCACGCACGATCTGGCACTCAAGTGGCTCTCAGATTATGCCGGTAAATTCTGCCGGCCAAACGCAAGAAGTGCGCACGTCTCAGGGAGGCGAGTCCACGGGCGGCGGTGGCACGGCGGCCTGCGCGCCATGGCACGCATTGTGCAACGAGGACCGTCATGGGCACACACATCATTGCGGATATAGGGGCGCCGCCGTCCGGCGCATGCACCGTGTCAAGCGAGGAGGGGTCGTGAGTCGCCACTACTATGCCGCCATCGTCACCGATGGCATGCGCCCCGTAGCCTGGGGATGTGGGACGAGCGGTCGGCGGAACGTGACGCAACCAGGTGGCTCGACGTCGAAGCGATGGGGCTCACCACAGCCCGCGTCACACGCCGGCAATACCTCGCCATCAAGGCGGGGACGCCGGGTTGCGACGACTTGGGTATTGTCGTCAAGGTGCGAGCCGATGGACGCCTGATGGTGACGACGTGAGCCCCAGGGAAGAACTGGCCGCCATTGATGCGGAGATCGAACAGCTCGAGGCACGGCGCGCGGCGATATACAAGGCGTCGGCCGCATCCGCCGACCTCGCCGACAAGGTGTGCGACGACCACCTTGCCGAGTTGCTGTCCGAACCACTGCCGCGGATGCACTACCCGGTCATCGTCGCCGGGTTCACCTGGCGCCCCGGCGCTGCGTACATGGTCCCCAACCGCCGTCAGAAGCCGGGGGTCACGACGTGGGTGGCCGTGCGGCCATGCGACGACACGCGCACGTACCTCGGCGTGCTCGTCGGCGACATCGCGACCATGCTCGATGTGCGCTACAACTCGAGCGCCGGTGTGATGGAGGTGGCACCGGCGCTCTACAACCCGGCGATTTGGGTACCTGATCTCGCGCGGCTCGTGTTTGGCCTGGGGTCGTGGTGGGGGGAGTGATCACGACCCCAGATGGGCTCCGCCAGATCACCGATGCGGACATCAGCAACGTCTGGTATGTCCGGGCGCTGAGGGACATGGGTGGGTGACGCGCCCTGCGGGTGTTGGTAGAGAAATGATATGGCTCGAACCAAGAAACAACCAGCACAATCCATGCCAGGCGCACCGATCAGCGACGACCGCGTGGCGGACGACTCGATCGCGCGCAAGCCCCTTCCTGGAGGATGCCCGGTCCAGCTTTGGCCCGTGGAACTGGCGTCGGGGCTTCGCGTGGTCGAGCCCCCAGCGCACGGTGATCTCTTCGCATGGGCGGCGTCAAGGCCCGCTCAGGGGACACAACTCAAGCTGTTCGATTCCGCGGGCGGGGTCGGTGATGACGATGACGGACATGGGAGGACCACGCCCCGAGGATGATGAGGCGCCACCCGAGCGGCTTCCGGAACGGCCGGCGGTGCGCGCAGTGATCCATGGCGGAGCGCCTCGCAAGCCATGCCCGCGGGCCCATGCTTGGCACGGCACGTGCAAGCGTGCCCCGGCATGAAGGCGCCCATCACCAACACCGCCCGGGTCGCTATAGGCTTCCGCGATGTGCCTCGGTTTCCAGAAGCACGCTACGAGATCACGGTCGATTGGCGTGACCTGGAGGGTCACATCGGAGCCATCGACAAAGATCGTGGGTTCGTCATGGAGCCGGACTACCAGCGCGGTCACGTGTGGACTGACGCGCAGCGGTCGGCTTACATCGAGTACGGGCTCATGGGGGGCGAGTCGTCGATGGTAATCACCGTCAACTGCGCTGAGTGGATTTCCGGACTTGACGCGCAGGTCGAGTTACTCGATGGGCTGCAGCGTGTCACGGCGGTGAGGATGTTCCTCCGCGGCGATGCCACAGCGTTCGGACAGCGCGTGCATGAATTTGGAGACATCCGCCGTTGTCGAGCGGGCTTCCGGTGGCGCGTGCTCACGCTCGCGACGCGGGTGCAGGTGCTCCGGCAATACCTGCTCATGAACTCGGGGGGTGTTGTTCACTCGCCCAAGGAGATCGCGCGCGTGCGGGCGTTGCTGGACGCGGCGCAAAGAGAGGGTGACGCCGCGTGACATTTTGGCCATGGCAGACCACGCCGATGGGATGGACGAATCCCGGGCTGAGACCCGAGACCGCCCGAACCAGCAACACCAACGGAGGCACACATGACTTGTTCTGTAAGTTGCACTGACGCCGGATTTTCACGCGTTCACGCGTTCGTTCCCTCTCACACGTCTGCGTTTGTGGTGGACACGGACACGTATGCTGGTCACTTCGAGCGTGAGCTCGTTGCCCATATGACAGGTCACGTCGGCGACTGCGGCGTGGGGGACGCCCTGGCCGCGGCGGCCCGCGCCGAGTTGCCATCGCGTGTGCGGGAATGGGCGGATGCGCACGTCGTGAAGCTGCCAGCCGCGGATGAGCAACGGTGTTGCAGGCCGGCCGGCCTCGTTCCAACGCCAGGCTGGTTCAACACCGGCCTGGGTGACCACTTCCCCGATGGCACGTCGACCGAGGTGGTGAGGGCTGCGTACGAGAAGGCCGCGCGGGCGGAGCTCGCCTATCGAGCGGATGGCCTGGAGCGACAGCGAGCAAGCGCCATCATGCGACCGGACATCGAAGCGATCGACGCCGCCCTAGTGGAGGCACGGGAGTGGACGGAGAACCTCTTGGCGCAAGGCCCGGGCCGCTACGCCGCCTACCTGTCCGTGGCGGTCTGGCTCGCCGCGCCACCACCCGAGTGGGTGGTAAAGACTTTCAAGGAGCGGGCCTGGTCGTTCCAGGCGTTGCCGTCGCCAAAGCACAAGCCACACGCCATCACGGGATTCCGCTATCAGTTCGGCGATGGCACCACGCGAGCGGCTTAGATAACCACGGCGTTGGCACGCTTTGTGCAACGCCCAAGCACATCTCGCGCTTGTTCAACGCGCGAGTATGGAGATGCTCATGCCAACCAGAAAAATCGCCGATATGCCGCTCCCCGACCAATGGCGGCGGGTGTGCACGCATCCCGAACACAACCCGCCATCGATGATGGTGTACCAACCCGGGGTGTACGAGCACACGTGTCCCGGGTGCGGTCGACGCGTAACGTTCACCGTGCCCATGGTGTGGTGGTCTACTAAGCCGCTCGCGTGGTGCCATCAGCCGAGCGATGACGATGCCTCTGCTCAGGCTTACAGGCGGGGCAGAGCGACGCTCCCGCCGACCCTATGAGATATCGCTGCGCCGGCGGCGTGGTCTACTCGGCGCGTGTGGATCACCGCGCCGACCCGGACGCGTTGATGGTCACCATCAGGCCGCTGGCCAGCGATGCGCCTGACCTTATCGGTTCCGCGTTCGCCCCGTCGCATCAGATATGGTCTGCGGCCATGCGTGCCCGAGATGAGGCGGCCGAGTGGCGGAGGCGGGGTGACGACCTGTTGGAGGCACCTACCGCGGTCGAGAGGGTGGCATGCTACGCGCGCGCAGAGCGGATCGAGGCTGAGGCGTGGGCGGCATACATGCCAGCGTTCATGGCCGAGATGCGTGTCAGTGCGGGGCTGCCTCCAAGTCGGTGGGGGCCCGGCGAGCGGGCGGCGGACCAGCGCGGGGTGGTAGCGCGACGGGACGCGTGGGAGCACGTGCTCAGCCGCGATCGTGTGGTTGTGCTGTGCTACTGTGTGGTGGCACCGTTGCCGGCTGAGCTGCGATGCCATCGGGTGTTGCTCCGGCGAGACATCTTGCCGGCCATGGGCATGAGGGACGGCGGTGAGCTGCGGTGAACCCGGCACAAGTGCCCAGGCACTTCAGTGGGAGAGGCCGGCGCCGACATCACGATGATGGAGGGCACTCGTGTTGGTCCCACGGCGGAAACGGGAACTTGAGCATAGCGACGCGGACGTCGAAGGGCTTGTAGACGCCGCTTGCGATGAGCTTTCCGTCGACCAGACGGACGGTGCCGCTCCACGTGTGCCCGAAGGGCTCGCTGTTCCATGACCATGGCTCGCGGCTCACGAGCGAGCAGCCCGTGTCAGCGAGCAGCCCGTCGAGGTCGGTGGGGAGCACCAAAGTCGTCCACCCCTCGATACCGTGCGCGGGGTCGGCGTAGAACAGAATGGCGCGCGTGGCGAACTGGACATCGCCGCCAACCAACCCCACCTTGAGGATTTCGTAGGGCCTGGCGATCGTGGTGGGATCGTCGACGAAGCGGCTTCCGCACTTGGGGCAGAGGAGGATGGCGGGGAGGGGTGTATCCATAAGCGCGTCCTGTGCAAGACGCGGGCCGCCTTGAGGGGCGGCCCGGGTGGCATGGATCGTGCATGGTGGCGGATGGAGGAACAGATGATAACAGCACAGGCAGCGATGGATCGGCTCGCATCGAGGGACAGTCAGGCATTATGACAACCCCCGTGAGCGCGGACGTCACCGAGCGCTACCTGCGCGCGAAGGGGTGGACCAAGCGGGGTGCTTGGTGGGTGAACCCCGACCACTCGCGTTCGGTGTGTCTTCAATATGTCGCACACGAGGGAGTCGGTGCGCTAACCCCACGTGAACTAATCGAGATTGGTATTTGCGTGGCGGTCGACCACCTCCAGCGTCGCGGCACGCCACCGGGCACGCACGCCGATCGAGTGCAGGTGGTGGCGGAAGGCGAGCTCCTCGCGCTGGTCGGGTTGACCCTCGAGGCGTGGGATGCGACGAAGGGGCCAGCATGACGACGTTGTACTTCGGGCCGCCCCCGCATATGGACGTGGTGCGCAATGTCTTCCACGACGTCGTGCCTGGACCAGCGGCGGTGAGCCCTGCATATCCGACGGTGCTCATCGGAGTCGGCGCAGAAGGGTGCGCTGCTCTCGCGGAGGTGTTGGCCGTTGCCAGCCAGCAGATGCATCGCGGCCTGCGCGGTGTGGTCCTTGTCGACCCCGTGGCGCCGTACGCGGCTCGGCGCCGCGTGCATGTCGCGCAAGGTCATGGGCCGGAGTGCTATGTCGATGAGATCCCGCTCGGTCCGCTCGAGCGGTTCCGGCGGATAGCCGAGGCGTGTCGCAACGGCGAGCCGTGGGCTGACGGTGAGCCCAGCCGGTTGCGGTTTGTCATCGCATGCAGCCCGGTCGCACAACGGTGTGCCGAGTGCGCGGCGAACACGGTCCCCGGTTGGGTGTCGGTTGCGTTTTCGCGCGCCCACCAACCCTGCTGTGCCTGCGGCGGTACGGGGCGCATGCTTTCCAGTGCCGAGGTGGCTCACGAGTTGTCCGGCGGAACGACGGTGCCGCGGGGCGGTCTGTGGCTTGGCCGCCTGTGGTCGAGTGGTGGAATGTCGGTCATGACCTACGCGGACCGGGGCAAACTCGCTCTCCACGCGGCAGTGGCACACCTGGCGGCGCTGTTGGCTGATTGTGGCACCGAGGAGGCGAGATGACCACTCTCTATTACGGGCCGGCTGAGCAACTCGGTACGGTCCGCGAGGCGTTTCCAAACGCCCAGCCCGGGTTGCCTGCGGCCGTGGGGCCATCTCCGCAGGTGCTTGTGTCGGTGGGGGCCGACGGGTTTGCCGACCTCGCCTACGTGCTCGCGAGCGCCGGCGAGCAAATGAAGGGCGGGTTGAGGGGCATCCTGCTTTTTGACCCGTGCTGGAGGGGGCCGGGCGTCGAGTCGGTCGTGGGAACGGGGAACCCCCTCGCCCACCTGGCGGCCCGCGCCGCGCGGCATGCCCCGACCGAGTTGTGGGTTCTTATCGAGTGCAGTCCGCGACTAAAATCCTGCTTTGGCTGCGGTGTGGCGGCCCAGCCATGTCAGGTCTGCGCGGGCGCAGTGACGTCCAGTGCCGAGGTGGCGTGGCACCTGTCCGGCCGCCGCTCGATGCGGCGCGGTGGCCTGTGGATGGAAGGGGGTTTGGTGATCATCACTCACCCGGATAGGAGCGATATTGATGGCGTGGCCCTCGGGCCAGCGGTAGCTCGCCTTGCCAGGAATGTGGGGGCGTCATGAGTTGCGTGTACTTCAACACCCCCGACGGGTGGGCCCGCCTCGCCGGTGCTGAGCGCTACCATGCCGCTCATGTGGCGGAGGCCGTGGGGCTCACCATGTTACTCGACGCGGAGTGGGATGCGCTTGTCCCTCAGCCAAACGTCGCGGTTGGTCACCGCACGCGGGAGATGCTGCGGGTGTTGCTGAGCGTGTCCGCTGAGGACTACGCCTACCAACTCCCCGACGGGAGCCGTCATGGCGTTTGGCAGACGCTCCTGAATACCGCCATCGCCACGGGGGCAGACCCCGTGTGCCTGCTCGCGCACATCCACGGTCAGTGCGAGATCCATTGCTACACCGACGGCGAGCACCGTGAGTGGCTCGCGTCGATAATCGAGTCTGGGCGGCGCGTCAACGTGATGCGCCCCAACATGGGATGGGAGGGCGTCGTGAGCCTGCTCCGGTCATCCTCGGTTCATCCGGTCGTGATGAGCTACAGCGTGACGGAAGGCTTTCCTAACTCGGCGGTGGCACAGTGGGATGGCACAGGTGAGGCGTGGGCCGCGCTGCCCAAAGCCGAGCAGTGGCGACTCGCGACGGGAGGGCTCCGAGCGACGCGGAAGGGCTGCCGGTTGGCGCCCGAGACGCTGCGCCGCGGGTTTGGCACAGGGCTGAGCGCGTTCGATGTGGTGCATGCGCTGAAGCCCGTGCGGGGGCAATAGTCATGGACGACGAGCCGGATACGCTGATCACAGCGGACCGCGAGTTCATCGAGGGAATGCGCGGAGCGTCGTTGCCCGACCTCGACACGATGCTTCGGTGGCAGTGCGGCGAGCCGTGGCGCCGCATGGCGGTCCTTCGGGCGATGGCTCGCCGCCGTGGCGAGCGCATGCCGGCGGTAGACGACGTGATGATTTAGCACTACTCCTTACGTCGGCCCGTGGCACAAAGTGTGCCACGGGCCGCTCCATCTCGGCTCGGCGCCCGGTGCGGTATGGTTGGCAGCTACAATTAGCGTGCAAGCTGTCGGCCGGTTCTCGGCACCATGCGCGCCGCTGCTGTGCCAGGGTGTGCCTACACTCGCGCACGCGGTGTGCCCTCGCGGGGTGACGTGCGCATTGGTAGACCACCTCACGGCCGGGGGCGCTGCTTCGCCGCGCTCCTTCTCGGCGCTTCCGGCCGCCTTTTGCTCATGGAGCCAACCATATGGCACGCAGGCCCCGGAGGGTGGCAACCCCCGCCCCGACGGGCCAGCGTTCGGCGCCGCTCCCGACATCCCAAGTCGACCATCGGCCCGCAAGCACGATCGTCCTGGCCCCGGCGCCCTGGGTGGACCGCTACCCGACGATGCTCGGGTCGCAGATCACGGCCCAATACATCACGTCCGCGATCCGGATGTGCATGTCCGGCTACCGGCGCGAGTATGTCGACCTGCTTGATGAAATGTTGGTGGGTGAGCCGACGGCGTTCGCCTGCCTCACCCACCGGATCAACTCGGTGTCGAGCGCGCGGTTGATCATCACGCCGGCCAAACTACGTGTGGGGCATCCCGACGCCGACCTGGCCAAAGAGATCGCCGACGACCTCGAGTGCCAGATCGATGGGATTCCGGAGTGGCAGAGCGCGCTAGGGCGGCTCTTGTGGGGCAACTACTACGGCGTGAGCGCCACGGAGATACTGTGGGACCGAACCGCCGACGGCTGGACGGTCGTTGGGCTGGACCAGATCAATTCGCGGCGGCTGAGTTATCCCGACTCGATGAGCTGGCAGCTCCGGATATGGGACCAGGCTGCAGGAGTGGTTGAGCCGGGGAACATGACCACGGGGATGTACGGCCTCGCCCCAGAGGAGTTCCCCAACAAGTTCATCATTTTTCAGTCCTCGGTTCGAGGCGACTACCCTACGCGTGAGGGGCTCGGTCTGCAGCTCCTCTACTGGTTTGGCCTCAAGGGCGTGGGCGCGCGCGGGTGGGGGCAATTCATCGAGCGATTTGGCAAACCGTGGGTGCATGGGAAATACTCCACGGCGGAACCAGACATTCCTAAGCGGGCGGCGACCCCCGAAGACATCCAAGCGCTCGATGCAGCGCTCGCGGCGCTCGGGTCGGGGTTCCTATCCTCAGCGGCGCTCCCCGACTCGGTTGACATCCAATTGGACGGTCCCGGGCTGACCAGCGCTGGATCGACGGGAACAGGGCACGAGGCGCTGGTCAAGTATGTCGACCAGATGATCGAGGAGGTCATCCTCACGCAGAGCGGCACGACGACGCAGGGACCGAACGGGTCGCGAGCGGGCAAGGAGACGATGAAGGAATCCACCAGGGAGACCTTCAGATTCGATGCGCGATGCCTTGCCGACGTGCTTCAAAAATACCTAATCAGCGCGCTCATGCGGCTTCGGTGGCCTGGGCTTATGCGGCTCGCACCCAAGATCGGGCTCCATGTCGAGAAGCAAGACCCCCTCGCGAACATCGAGCTCGCGGCGGAAGCAGCGAAGGCTGGGCTCCCGGTGGACGCTGACAAGGTTGCCGCGGAGAACGGCATCCCGCTGATCCAGGCGATCAAGGGTCATCCCCCCCGTCGAATGTACCCGGTCAAGCCCGTCGAACCGTATGACTTGCCCATCGTTAGGCCGCCGCAAGACAAGGCGCTCGCGGACGGGGGCGACACGGCGACTGAGGATGCCCCAGAAGGGGCTGCCGAGGGCGACGACCAACAACCCAACGATTCAAACAACTCAGCCGAGGACTCGGCAGAATAGGACTCACTGTGGCACTCTTCCCCAGCGTCTCGTACCTGATGGACCGTCCTCGCGAGACGGTGACGAAGGAACTCCTTGGGCGAGTTCATGATGCTATCGCGATTGAAATGGCCGGCAAGACAGCCCACTGGTCGGCGCGCGGGCCGCTTCGCGAGCCGCTTCACAGCATCAGCGACCGAGTGGCAAAGATGGGCCGAACGCACGCCGAGAACTGGGCGGAGCGTGCCGCCGCCCTTGGCGCCACGCCGTCCGCAGGGGTGTCGATGTCGTCGCTGCCAGCGTACCCGGAGGGGCTGGTTCGGTGCGAGGACCACATCGAAGCGCTGCTGACCATGTTGCGGGCCTACCAAGAGAATCTGCTCCGCACGGTCAATGCGGCTGCAGCGGTCAACGACGGTGTGACCGCGAACGATGTGCCGACCTACATGAAAGAGGTCGACGCGGTGGGGTGGGCGTTGCTGGCGCAGATGCCGCCAGCGCAGACCGGCACATCGACGTAACAATCTATCACGGGTGGCTACAACCCCGAAAGACTTGAGGAACACATGACAACGGTGGTGGTCATCGATCGGCAGCAGATCGGCTACAACGTTCAGGAAATCGGCAATAAACTGTCCGAGTTGTCCGAGCAGGTGAGTGCGGACCTGGCGGCGCTCGAAGGCGCGGGTGGCGGTCTGGACTGGAAAACCAGCGTGGTGCTCGCAACGGGCGCGCCGCTCCCGGCAAACACGCGGACGGACAACGTGCTTCTCGCCGACGCGGACGGGTTTCTTGGGTCCATCGATGGCGTGGACACGGGCACGCTGACCCCTCCCTTCCGGGTGTTGGTGAAGGACGAGGTGGCGGGCGAGAACAACGGCATCTTTCTCGTCACGTCCGTTGGCGGGCTCGCCGCTAAGTGGACGGCGACGCGCACGACTGACGCCGACACGAGCGACGAGGTGACCACCGGGATGCAAGTCCCGGTCGAGACCGGCACGGAAAACGGCGGTCTCATCTTCCGTCTCGCGACCGCCGCCCCGATCACGCTGAACACCACACCGCTGTCGTTCGTCGATGCGCGCGGGCTGGCGACGACAGCGCCGGCGGACGTCACGAAGGCCGCCGCCGAGGTGGGGACATCGACCGAGGTGGCGCGGGCCGACCACAAGCATGACGTCTCGACGGCAGCGCCGGGGGCGGTGGCGATCGGCGACGCGGCAGCCGAGGGTGTGGCCACGTCGCTGGCGCGCTCTGACCACACCCACTCAGTCGCGGGGGCGGTCGCGGTCGATGTGGCGCTGGCCAACGCAGAAGGTGTTGCGACCACGGTCGCCCGGAGCGACCACGCGCACAACAGCCTGAACCAGCGCTTCCAACTCACGCTGGTGGCTGGCACGGCAACCAAGGCGGCGGGGGTTACGGTCACTGCCAATACGCGGGCGACGGTCACGCTGGTCACTCCAGGCGCAGGAGTGTCGGGGACGCGGTATGCGGTGGCGTACAGCATCGGTGCCCCGGGTGCTGGCTCGATCACTGTCACGGCGAAAGACAGCGCGGCCGGCGACAACACGGTGATCACCGACGTTTCGGTGCTCGACGTGGTGTGCGTCGAGGCAGCCGCGGTCTGAAAGGTCGGTTAACATGACCACCAACCAAGTCCTGTTGGACCTCGGACCGGGGGACGTCCACATGCCCCAGCCGCTCGGCGTTGTGGCTCCCCCGCCCCCGAAAGCGGGTGGACGTCGTACGCTGAAGCCGCTCACCACGGAGGAGCGGAACGCGCTCCCCGACTCAGCCTTTGCGCTGCCGAAAGAGCGGCGGTATCCGATCCACGATGCGGCCCACGCGAAAAACGCGATGGCGCGGCTCGAACAACAAAAGAGCCGGATGTCGGGGACAACGTACGCGAGAGCGCGTGCAAACATTTTGAAGGCGTACAAGAGGTTTGGGATCAACCCGCCGGCCGAGTCAAAGAAGACCAGCGCGCTCATCCGAACGGCGGGGTTGTCGATCCATGTTCAGCACCGCCTTGCGGCGGAAGGGGCCACCGGCGTGGTCGGTCAGAAAGGGGCCCAGGAGCCCACGCAACTGCTCCGGGCGGTTGAGGTGTCATCGAGGACCATCGGCGATGTTCTGGGGGCGACCGAGGCCGCTGCCGGTGCGGCTGGGGGCGATGCGTCCGTGCCTGTCTGGAACCAGATCGCGAAGCTCGGGCAATGGGCGGGGCACCCGAGTGGGCCATTCCAGATCACGCGCAAAGATGTCGCGGACATGGTGCGAAACTTCCGCGCGTCGCAGAACCGTCGCGTTGCGATTGACTTTGAGCACGCGAGCGAGGCCGACCCCACGAAGGGGTCGATCCCGACGGAAGGCGCTCCGGCGCAAGGGTGGATCATCGACCTGCAGGATCGCGGTGCGGACGGGTTGTGGGGGTTGGTGCAGTGGCTTGAGCCGGCGCGCAGCTATATTCGCGAAGGGAAGTACCGCTACTTCTCCCCGGCGATCCGATTCAAGTCGAAAGAGCGCGAGTCGGGGGATGACGCGGGCGCTCGCCTGACGTCGGGCGCCCTGACCAACAACCCCTTCCTGGATGGGATGATGCCCATGGCCGCAAAAGACACTGGGGCGGGGCCGGCCGCTCAGGGGAGTGGCGGTGCCAAGCCGGGGTCGACGGAGTGGTCGACAGGTCCGGATGGCACGCTTGTGACGCTGACCTACGCTCACACGCCGGACGAATACATGCCGCGGATGCGGGCGGTGCTCAAACTCGAGCCGACGGCGACCGCAGCCGAGTGCATGGCGGTGGTGAAGCGGCTTCAGGAGTACTTTGACATCGCTGGCCAAATGGTGTGCGTGTGCCAGGGCGTTGACCTGGGGGCGTACATGCCGGCGATGCGCGAGATGGTGGCGGCGCCGCTCGGGTGCACGTGGGAGCATGTGTTCGAGGTGTTCGAGCAACTGCTCGAGTGCCTCATCGGTGACCAGGACGACGACTATGACGAGGAGGCCGCGCCGTCCTCGCGAGGAATGAGGGATACGATGACCACTGTGACCACTGAAAAGATCGAGGAAATCACGCTCCGTGCGGGGGCGGCGGAGGCGAAACTCAAGGACGCCGAGGAGAAGGCCACGGCGTTGACGGCGCGGCTCCAGGAGGCTGAGAGCACGATGACGGCGCTCCGGGCGTCGGAGGCAAGCACCACGGCGAAGGCCACGGCATTGGAGGGGAAAGTCGCTGAACTCACGCTTCAGCTCAATGACAAGACCGGCAAACTGTCGACGCTCGAGACGGAAATCGCAGGGTTCCGCGAGGCCGAAAAAACCCGCCTTGTGGCCGAGCGGGGGGCGCGGGTGGATGCCACGCTCGCGACCTACGGTGAAAGCCGTAGCCTCAAGCCGGCCGATCGCGATACGCTGCTGACCCTGCTGACGGTGGACCCGGCCGGGTATGAGCGGATGTACCCGTCCGTCCCACCGGGGCAGGCGCACTTGCTCACCAATCTCAACCGCCAGGCCGGCGGCACAGGCTCGGGGAGCGCGGGCCCCGGGAGTCTCGCCCCCCCCGAGATGACCGATGGCGTGCAACTGGCTGCTCCGGGCGACACCGCGTTTGCGCTGTCGCAGAGGCTCCGCAAGGAGAGAGGGCTGGATCTGGCCGACGCGGCGGTGCTGGCCAGCAGGATGATTCTGGCGCGCGACGCACGTGCGCGGGGTGGCCGCTAACCATTTGACGGTGCGCTGACGTCACGGCGCACAGAAACCAGAGGAACCGATGGCTTACGAGCAGGACGGCGGCTACCAGATTTCTGGTGGCGATCTGCCGTGTGGAAATTACACCGCGGCGGACATCCCCGCCGGCCGTATTGTGCTTTTGGATACGGCGAACACTATCGACACCGCGGGGAAACCGAGGGGTGTGGTTCTCCCGAGCGCCGGTGGCGGCGTGGTCGGGACGTTTGGCATCACCTCGACGAGGCATCCCGCCATCTCGACGGCGGGCTATCCGGGCCAGGGGCTTGTGCGCGTTGTGGGCTCGTACCCGGTGATTGCGGATGGCGCGATCACGGTCGGTGACTACGTGCAGGCGTCGGACACGGTCGGAAAATTGGGGTACGCGAAGCTCTGTGCAGCGGCCACTGAGCAAGTCGGGCAGGCCATGAACACGGTTGCCGACGGGCAGGTCTGCCACGTTTTGATCTGCAAGGCGCGTAACGCGTAACATCTGCGTGGGCGCAGGGAAAGAGACAAGAAAATGACTACGGTAGAAAGGCTTGCCCCAGGCGACTTTGTGCAGGTCGACCTGGCAAACAACGTCGTGAGGATGCGCGACGTTGGTACGGGGCAGATCATCACCCTGGACCTCGGGCCAGCGGACGTGCACTTCGAGCGTCCGTTGGCGACCTACGCGGCTGGGTATGCGCTCGACCGCGAAAACCTGATCGCCGATCAGGTGTCGCCGGTTGTGCTCACACCGTCGGCCTCGGACTACTTCTACAAGTGGTCGAAGGACGACGTGTTCAAGCGCGTCAAGAGCGCGGTCGCCGTGCCTGGTGGCAACGTGACGGAGGTCTCACCGCAGCAGTCGACCGTGCCGTTCCGCACCGTGCAGCGTGCGGTGCGGACCAGCCTGCCGAGTGAGGTCCAGGCCAACGCCGACCCGGCCGTTGTGCTCGGGCGTCGCGTGTTGGACATGCCGCTCGACAAGCTCCTGCTCGAGCGCGAGTTGCTGGTGGCCGAAAAGGTCACCGACCCGGCGAACTACACCGCACCGTACAAGCGCACGCTGGCGATCGACGAGCGGTGGAATGGCGGGTCGAAGTCCAACCCGGTCGAGAACCTCTTGGAGCGGGTTGAAGCGTCGCTGGTGCCCATCACGGGCATTGCGATGAGCCTGCGCACCTACAACGCGTTCAGCACGAACGCCCAGGTGCAAAAGTTCGTCGCGTCCAAGACGGCGCTTAAACCCCGGTTTGGTGCCATCGACGCGAACGACTTCGCGGCGTTCCTCAACCTGCCTCCGTTCATCATCGGGGCGCAGAAGTACATGGGCCCGTCGGGCGTGATGGACTGGGTGTGGGGCAATAACGTGGTGCTTTTCACGAAGCCCAAGAGCATGCCGCCGATGGGCACGCCCATCTCCTTCAACACGTTCCGCTACACCGGCGGTATCGCGTCTGGGGTCAATGCGCAACAGGCCGCAAACTTCGGCTCGGTCTCAATCGAGAACGGCTGGGGTGTGCGGACCTACTACGACCCCAACCGAGGGCCGCAGGGCTCCAAGGTGTGTGTGGCGTTCGTGCAGGACGACGAGTTCTTCGTCGAAGAGGCGGTTTCTGGCCTCATCGAAGGCGCCTGGCAGACCCCGCCCTGAGCAGTGAGCCTGGGTTGAGTTTTCGTGTGCGGGCGAGCGGGTTAGAGCCATGGGACAGTACATCTCGGTCGCTGACCTGCTCGCCGCGCTGGGGGAGACGGTGCTCAACGCCACGGCGGACGATGACAACGATGGCACGCCGGACCCGGCCGTGCTCGCGTTGGTCATCGAGGAGGCCGAGGCGGAGGTAGACTCGTATCTCTACGGGTTTTTCACCTTGCCGTTGATGGAGCCGACGGACCCGCTGGTTCGTCTCGCCTCGCTTGACTTCGCGGTGGCGTTCCTGATGGAGCGCCACCCGGAGTACGTGCGGGACCGTGACGCACAGTACGGGAAAGACCGCTACGCCAGGGCCAAGGAACGGATCTTGCGTGTGCAGCAGGCTCGGCAGCGCCTCCCTCGCGAGGAGACCAAACAGACGCCGAAGAACGTGGGGGGCATCGTCATCGACGGTGGCACGAAGTTCTTCGGCGGCGTCGGCGAGGGGTGGGGGTGGTGATGTCGGCTCCGGTGGTTACGATGCAGGCATGACCAAACCGCGCCCGGCGGGCTTTGCGCTGACCCTCGGTGAGGATGCGAGGGCGCTTGCATTCGAGCGTGCTCTGGAGTACTTGCGCGCACAGGGCGTTGACACGGACGCGTTAAGGGCGCAAGTCCGCGAGGTCTCCGAACCCGTGGATGACGACGTGCAGGCCGGGTCGCTCGGCCTGACCACCGACGAAGTCCTGCAACGCTACGATGCGGCGAGGGCGTGGCTGGCATCCAAGCCGGAATGGTGGCGGGAAGCGTACGACGAGGCGTACCGCCGCGACAAGGGTGCGGTGCGCGAAGAACGGCGCGCACGCGTGGGTTTAGGTTGCGGTCATGCCAAATGACTCCATGGCGGTTACCGACAGGGTGTTGCTTTGCGCGTGCCTACGCACTGCCATAGGGCGCGTCCAATGCGGCGTGCGATGCTTGCTACCTACGGGCAGGTGGGGTGTGGTGATGGGGTTCTACACGCTTTTGCGTGGGAATTTTGTGACAGTGTGTGATCCCGTGAAAGGGTACGTGATCCTAGACGCCGCGCAGCAAGCGCAGATTATGCCCGTCATTGGGTCGGCGTGAGGCACTCCAACCATGGCTGACCAATTCGGCGCGCTCCCTCTGCCGGTGCCGGTCCCGGCCGCGCGAGACGACCTCGTCCCACCGATCCCGGCGGCTCGCACCTCGCTCGGCGACCCGTGCCTCGATACGCTGTTGTCGTACATCGCGGCGGTGCTGGAGTACCTCCTAACGTCGGCATGGGCAACCCGCGCGCCCGGCTCGCAGATCAACCGGGCGGCGCGCTTCCTGAGCACGAACGACCCCCGCGAGGGGAACCTGTCGGACAACCAGGTGCCGGGGCTGTTTCTCTTTCGCTCGAAGGGGCAGACATCCTCGAAGTACGCGGCGGACCTACCATCGACCGAAGAGGTGCTGATCCTTGATTGGGTGCTCCCCGCGGACGCTCAGTTCAAGGACAAGGCCCGTGGCAACATAATCAACGCGATCACCAAGGCGTTGGTTCTTGCAATCGAGCACGGGGTGCATCCCGCCTGGGTGGTCGCGGCGGACCTCGCTCAACCCACGGCGGTGAGGCTTGATGCAGCGACGCCGGTAGCTCCGACGGTATACAGCGACGCCGACCTCGATGGCGCGATTGGCGGTGGCACGGTCTACGCGGCGCGTCCCGTGACGGTGACGACCGCCCCGCGCGCGGTGCCGACGTACAACACCACCGACCCGATTGTAGTAACGGGGACATTGCCCACGGGGCAGGGGTGGACCGACACGCTCTACCTGACGGACCCGCTCGGTGGCGAGACCGTTGCCACGGGCTGGAACTTTGCGAGCGCGCAGAGCGTTGCGGCTCCTGCGCAGCTCTTGGCGTCAGGGTCATGGTCGTTTGGGTTTGCGGATAGCCCAGAGAAGCCCTACGGATCGCCGGTGCGGCGCTACGCCGGGTTGCTTTACTCGCGGTGCGGTGTGGGGGAGCGGACCACGCTCAAAGTCACGCGAGGAAGTGGGCGGGACGCCGCCTCGACGCTGGAATACCAGATGTTTGAGTTCGAGATATACGTCCACGAAATCTACCGCGTCGATCAGTCGGTCTTGCCGACGTGGGCCGACGCCGCCGAGGGGATCGGTATCAGGATTCAGGAGACTGTCGCCGGGACGCCGGAGATCTACCAGACGGCGGACCTCGACGCGTAGGGTGCTCGATGATGGCTGACTGCGAGGCGATACGCGAGCAGCTCTTGAGAAGCCGCTCGCCCGAGGAGTTTGCGGAGGACGCGGGGCTGTCGGACGATGTGATCGACCGCGCCTTGGAGGAAGGCCGTCGAGCCGCTGCCCAGGTGACGGCGGCGCATCCGGGCTTGCCGTGGTTCGGGGCGGTCGCCGGGCCCGTCACGCTGGAGGTGAGGCAGTGACGGACCTCAGCGTCAGAACGGCGGTGGCAACCTTGCCGTCGTAGTCGAAGGACAGGTCGGGCGGCTGCGCGAACCGGAAGTCGTGTGTCATCCCGTCGATGGTGATGCACGAGCGGCACAACATCTCGCTGCCCCGCACCTCTGCCTGCACGACACGGCCGTTGGTGGCTGGATCATCCTCGCATGTCACCTGCATCCCTACGGGCGGCAGCAGCGATGTGAGGTCGGCTGGCGGTGGCGGTGAATCCGGGGCCGTAAGCCTCTTGAGGTCTTCCTCAAGGACGTTCATCCCAGCGATGTCTACGGCCCACGCCTCGATCGTCGTCGGCGTGACCTCGGCGTCACCGCCCCGCATCCCCGCTTCGAATAGCCTCACCCAACTTTTCACGTCGACACCGCCGCGCCTTCCTTGGCCCCCTGCTCCTCAAGCAGCTCGGTGAGGCGGATGAGCCGATCGGCCAAGGCTTGATAGTCCGGGAACGGAGTTCCAGGCTCGCGCCACGCCGTCCGGAGCGAGACGCCGAAGCTACACGCCCCCATGTCGGTCCACACTCCGATCATGACGTAAGCCTCGTCGACCGACGCGATCATTCCCCGCCCCACCATCTCCTCGGCGATGTCCACCGGGAGACGGCCTTGGATCCCGCTGACCGACATTTGATCCCATAAATACTTTGCGGACTCGATGTCCATGTCCGAAACCTCCGTCCGGCAACCATAACCACTCCCCGGGAGCGAGCCACAGACCATGCAACCTCTTCTCTCCAAGTCCACGCTGATGGTGGTCGCGAACCCGTTTGCCGCGGCGCTCGACGCCGCTGGGCAGCCGTGTGGGTTCGTGCAGTACGACCCGGAGCACGCAGGCGGGACGGGCCCTCAGCGGGTGCGGTACATCGGCTGCCGGCTCAACCGCAAGCAAACTGAGCGCAGCGAGGTGTCGCCCGCGCGAGCGGCGAAGGACTGGCGCATCTATCCGCGTGTGGAGACCAAGGTCGTCTACAACCTCGAGCCGACGCCGATCGCTCACAGCGCCTATCACGTCAAGCTCGTGCGAGCGGGCGCGCTGTTCGCGGCGGACGAGGCGACGGCGCGGCTGTGTGGTGCAGTCGGCCCGAAGACGCCGTTCCGTGCGCCGACGGTGCGCCTTGAGGAAGCGGCGACCGAACGGATCCACGAGTGGTGTGATGCAAACCCGGGCGCGACGGTCGACCCGGGCTCGTGGAAAGCGGTTGGGGTCGTGCTGGCCCCCAGAGCGCCCGTTGCGGCGTCGACGATTGAAGAGCGGCTGGCGGCCCGTGCGGCTGGCGCAAAGCTCGCTGAAAGCGACGGTGTGGCCAAGACACCCGTTCCAGGGCCCGTGCTCACGGCGAGTGGCGGCGATGCCGTACCCCCGCCGATCGGGCCACCGGAGAGCACGGGTGGTAACGAAGCGACGGCTGGAGGTGCACCGTGACCACGGGGTTCATCGACTCGCTCAGCGATACGGACAAGGACCCCCGGTTCGTCGGGCAGACGCTCTTCGGGCAGGGCAAGGTCGCGACCGGCCCGCTGAAGCTCTTGCTCCACGGCGACGCCGGCACCGGCGGCACGCTGACGCCCGACACCGACATCAAACGTTGCCTAAACGACAGTGAGGCGGCGGTGCTCACGCAGGTGGGGAGCGAACTCTACCTGATGGCGATCGGTGCGCTCCAGATCCCGAACATCGAGCTCTACCTCGGAACGTCCGTGCTGGCGGCGTCCACGGCCGCGGAGGCGACGATCACCATTGCCGGCGCGTGGACGACCCCCGGTGACTGGCGCTATCGGATCGGGGGGGTAGAGATCACCGGCGGCATCGCCGCGACGGATACCCCGACCACCGTTGCGACGGCGATCACGGACTACATCCTGGCTCACCCCGAGCTCGGCGTGACGGCGACGTCGCTCGCTGGGGTGGTGACGCCGCGAGTGATCAGCGAAGGCGCGCGGGGCAATGACTGGACTCTGGTGCAGGACGTCACGGGCCTTCCGGCGGGCGCGACCAGCGTGATCGCCGGCGGTGCGAGCATCACCAACGGTGGCGTGCGATTCACGGGCGGCTCCGGGACCGAGGACGTCACCAACTTCCTCGCGGTGGAGTTCGACGGGCGATTCGAGCGGGTGTGCACGGCGGTGCGCGACTCGACCAATGCTGGCAAGTGGGAGGTCAATCTCGACTCGAAGGCGCTCCCCGACGAGGGGCGTATGGAGCACGCCGTGCTCGGGTTCAACTCGTCGCTGCTTGCCACGGTGGCGGCGGTGGCGCAGACCACACTGAACAACCCCCGGATGCAGGTGCTGTGGCACTTGAACGGGGAGACCCCGCCCCCCGTGGTCGCGGCGACGTTTGCGGCACAACGGTCGGCGGTCGAAAACACCACACCCAACGTCAACTGGGACGATGAGGTAATCCCCGGCGCGCGGGGCACAACGGACGCGGACGCGGACATTCCGAGCCACTCCGACCGGGTGGCCGCGCTCGATGCGGGGGTGACGCCGATCACAACGATCAACGGGCAAGCCGCGATCGTGCGGTCGATCACCACGCGGTCGCTCACGAGCGGCGGCGACGCTGACAACCGCACGGTGGACACGTCGGACTCGTGGGTGCCGGACTGGGTGCGCGATCAACTCCGCATCTACTGGACCACGGATTTCAAGATCGCGAACCCGTTCGTGCGTGACAACTTCGCGCCCGAGGAGACCCCGCCTCGGCGCGGGGGGTTCGCGACGCCGAAGCTCTGGCAGCAGAACGCTCAGCGGCTCATGCTGGTGTGGCAAGACGACCTGATCGTCACCAAGGTCGAGACCAACCCCGTGGTGGCGCAGTTCAACGCGGTGGCGAAGCGGATCGTCTCGCGCGTGCCGGTCATCGTGTTGCCGAAGCAGCACCAGATCGAGGTTTCGGTCGAGCAAGTCCCGTATGAATCCGCGGCGTGACCCGGGCGAGGAAGGCAAAGGAACACCACTATGGCCACTGTTGTAGCGCCTGAAGTGTACATTGGCAGCCGGTACGTCGGGTTGATGGAGGAGACCAGCCTCTCGTTCATGTCGAACGGGGAGCAGCTCATTGCGGCAGAGGCAGTGATCGAGTCGACCGGGGTGGTGACGACGGAGGGGGAGATCAAGTCGATCATCACGCAAGAGGGGCCGGAGTTGGACCTCGTTCAACTCACGATCGACCAGACGACCATCACGCTGTCGTACGTGACGAACGGGCGGGCGTACATGGTCGACGGCAAGGTCAACAAGGCCGCCATCACGGGCAACGTGAAGACCGGCGCCACAAAGGGGACGCACACGTTCCGCGGTGGCAAGCCCCGCGTGATCATCGTGTGATGCCCGGCGGTGCCGCAGGCCAGTTGACAATCCACGGCGCCGCCACATATTGATGGCAGAACATCCGCCACCGCTTTCGCAGGCGCGAAGTAGGCCCTGCCGCAAAAGGGTCGAGAACGGCGGATACCACAAGAGAGCCGGAACCCTCGATGCGGCGGGAGAGAACGGTAAGAGTTGCCTACTACGGTGGGGTGACCCGGTCGGGTGGAAAGCCAGGCAATGAAGGGCCCGGACATGCTTCCGGGCCCTTTCGCTTTTGTGCTGCCCTCGAGCGGCTCACACCAAGGGTGACGCAGCGTCACCCTTGGTCCCCCGCGAACCACGCCGATGGGATGGCGGATTCCCAGGCTGAGACCCGTCCGTGGGCAATTCGGCACCACCAACGGATGACGGCCTTGTCGACGTCCTCCGTGTCAGCCGGTGTTGAGCCGATGTGAGAAGGTGGTTGCGCCGGCGAGCGCTGCTCGCCGGGAAGGACGAACCGTGAAGACGTTGAAGGACATCACTGATGAAATGATCATCGATGCCGTGGCCAGCTTCGGGTTTCGAGGCGTCCCCTCGAAACAGGAGTTTGCCGGGGACATCGGTTCGGGGCTTGCCGACCTCGCCCGTCGACTTCAACTTGTACCCACGGATGTGTCGCTGTGGGAGCACGACGGCGGTGACGCGATCGCAGGGGCTTTGTATGAGCGTATGCGTCATCTGCCCGCTAAGATCATCACGGACTCCACGGGTTGGCTATTGACGCCCGAGGCGTGGGCACGTCGACTCGTCGGGCTCGACATGATCCAGATCGCCACCGCGCTTCGCGGGCTCGGAGAGGCTGCCCAACCATCGGGGGCGGCCCACGGTTGACAGGCAGTGACAGAACGTGGTACAGCCATCGTCGAGGGTGGGCGCGGTGATCGCCCGAAGGAGTGAACCATGGCCACGGGAAGCGACGACGCGGTAATGGCGGAAAAAGGGCGCGGCATCCAGCGGGCGCTCGACGAGGGACGGCCGCGCGAGCGCTGCGGCGTGGTGGCGCCGGGCATCGACCCGGCGCTGCGCTTTTAGGACCGACGAGCCATGGCCAAATTCCGTGACGTTGCGGCCGGGGCGCAAGCCCGTAAGCTGTTTGACTTCCCGCTTCCCAGCGGGACCACCGTACCGGTCGCGCTCGTGCCGCTGTTCGGCGAGAGCGAGGCCGAAGTGTTTCGGGACGCGCGGCTGTTCGCGATCGAACGTGGGCTACCGGACCCCAAGAAGGGCGACGAGCTCTACGAGCTGGGGCTGTGGGTTGCGACCATCGTGCGCGGCGTGGTGGACCCCGACTCGCCCCAAGACGCGCCGGTCCCGTTCTTCGACAGCGTGGCGCAGATCATGGACCCGCGCAAAGGGCTTGGCCGGGAGTGGATCGCCTTGCTCTTCGAGGCTCAGCAGGCGTGGCAGGATGAGATATCGCCGCGCCCGAAGGCCATGGGCGCCGTCGAGTATTTCCAGGCCATCGCCGAGATAGTGGAGGCGCCGCCGCATGCGGAGATCCCTTTCTTCAGATGGCGGCGCGGCTTGCAGGCCAGTTTTCTACGCACGCTTTGCGCGACGTTCTACGAAGTACACCTGGGCAGGTCTACACCTGGTGCGCCCTCACTGGGGACATTCCTAAACTTTACGAGCTCTGTGTCGACCATGACCGACGACGCGAAGAAGCCGAACGCAAGCGAGCCGAAGCCCGAGGAGCCGGAACCCCCGGGTGACGACTCGGCGCCAGCGGGCGACGCTCAGCCGGAGCGCCTCGCGTGACCACCTACAGCGGCGCGCAAACGGGGCAAGGGGCCACTAAGCCGCTCCGGACGATGCACCTGCCGCCGTCTGCCTTCAAAGACGCCGTACGACCGCCCGAGCCCCGCCTAGTGGGGCTTCGGCTGCCGAGCGAGGGCGACCTCCAAACGGTGCGCTGTGAGGCGGTACGCAAGCTGGCTACGAGCCTCAAGGGTGTTCCAACGTCAGACGACGTGTGGATCGAGGCGTACAACCAAGAGGTCATGCTCCTGACGATCTCGGCCGTGCTGTGCCACCCCGACGACAGCACCCGCGATTACTGGGAAAACGCTCAGCGAACGGTCGTGCGCAACTCCCTCACCCAAGGGGGCTGCGAACTTCTGTGGGACGAGTTGGAGTTGCTCAAGCTCAAGACCGCCCCGACCGCACCACAGGCGAGCGACGACGACATCGATGCGCTGTGCACGCGTCTTGCTGACCCCGACTTCGCATCCCACCTCCCCCCCGGCGACACCCGCGCTCTGCGGCGCATCCTTCGCCACTGCCTCGACATCCTCGAGGCATACGATTCCCCCCCCGAAACCCCTATCGACGAGTGAGGACCGCGCATGTCATTCGAGGCCGAGTTGCGAACCTTGGCCGCGGACATGCAGGCCGAGTTCAACACCGAACTCCGCCGGGCGACGGAGCGTGCGCTGGCCGAGGGGGTGAGCGTCGCACGTGGGACACATCGATATCGAGATCGCACAGGCGAGTTGTCGCAGTCGATCCGGGGCTATGTGGTCGAGGCAGCGGACGGCTCGGTCGATGCCGTGCTTGAAGCGACGGCACCATACGCCGAGTTTGTGAACGCGAAGGACGGATTCATGGAGCGCGCAGAGGCGGCGGTGGCGCGCACGTTGGAGCAACAGATCGCAGCAGCGGCCACGCGGCTGAGCGCTAAGTTTTCGAGGTAGTCATGGCGGTACGGATTCCGGTCGGTGTCGCGGCAGACCGTTCCTTGTCGACGGTGTTTGAGCCGCTGATCGCCGCGTCGGCGAGGGCGCAAGCCCAACTCCGTTCCGACGCCGAGGCCACCGCCGCCTTTCAGGACAAGTCCTACGCCCGCGCTGTGGCCGCTGCCGAGAACGCCGCCGACGCCGCCGTGGCCGCCGCCGAGCGCGTCTCCACCACGCGACAACGTGCGGCCGAGTTGGCCGCAGCCGGCGATGCAAGGGCGGCTGCAAAGGCCAGCGCCGCGGTTGATAAGGCGGCCGTAGCGGCGGAAAAGGCTGCGGCCAAGTCGACGGCGGCCCGAGTGCGGTTGGCCGCGATGGCGCTCTCCGTGGAGGCAAAGGCCACCGCCCAAATGGAAGCGGTGTTCTCCAAGACGTACGACAAGGGCGTTGCGGAAGCGGAAAAGGCAGCACGAAAGACCGCCGACGCCGCCGAAAAGGCAGCGAAGAAGGAGATCCAGGCCGCCGAAAAAGCGTCCGCTGCCAAGATAAAGGCGGACGAGCGGGCGTCCGCTGCGGCGATCAAACTCCTTGACCGTCGTCTTGCGGCGGAAGCGCGGGCGGAAGCTGCCGAACAGCGCCGCGCTCAGCGGCACGTGACCCGAGTGCGCGAGCGGTACTTTGTCGAGCAGCAGCGAGAGGGAGAGCGCACCGACCGCGAGCGGACATCCCGGATGATGGGTGTCGGCCGCGAGGCGGCGCAGACATTCGCCGGAGTCGCCCGGCGGGGCATGCAAGTAGGCGGGGAGATCCTCAGAGGGACGGGGGTCTCGTTCGACATCGGCGCTGCCATAGCGCGACGAGGGCAACTCGAGTCGGCAGCCGTGGCCATTTCCAACGCCGCCTACAAGGAGGGCGGCGAGAGGATGGACCCGAAGCGGCTGGTCCAACTCGCGCGTGAGCAGGGGCAAAAGTACTCGCTCGACCCGTCGACGGTGCTCGGCGGCCTTGCGGCCTACCAAGAGAAGACGGGTGACCTGCCCACGGCGATGGCGGGGCTCGAGGGCCTCACACGGTTGGCGAAGGCCACGAACACATCGCTCGATGATATGATCTCCGCGGCTGGCGACGTCGGCACCGCGCTCGGCGATGTCGGCCAGCAATTCAAGACTCCGGAAGATAAGGCGAGAGCGATCGAGCGCGTGATGCGTGGCATCGCCGCGCAGGGTCAAGAGGGCGCGGTCGAGATCAAGGCGCTATCGGTGCAGATGGCAAAACTGGCGGCAGCGAGCGGATTCTTCACAGGCGACCGCGAGGAGAACCTGCGCAAGATGGGCGCGCTGGTTCAGCTATCCAGGCAGGCTGGTGGTGCGTCGAGCTCGATTCAGGCCGCCACGTCAATCGCGGCCTTCGTGAACACCCTTCGCACGCCCGCTCGGCGTGCGAAATTTGCCGAGGCCGGAGTAGATTTGGAAGACAAGGCGACGGGGATGCTCAAGGACCCGTTCGAGATCATCCGCGAGTCGCTGAGGAAAACGGGTGGCGACACAGACAAGATGAAGAAGTTGTTCGCCAACGTGCTGGGCGACAAGCCGGTTACGGCGCTGGCGATTGCCTACAAGCAGGCTGGCGGAGGCGAGGCCGGCATCGCTGAGGTCAACCGGCAGCTCGCGCGGTTCAGTGGTGTGATGACGTCATCGCAGATCCAGTCGAACATCGACCTCTCGGAGAAAACCACGGCGAGCCGAGCCCAAAAATTCCAGAACCAGCTCGACACCATCGCGGCGAGCCTCGCAGAGCGCGTTCTACCAGCGATGGAGAAGCTGGCCCCCAAGGCATTGGAGGTGGCTGACGCGTTGAGCAAGATGGTGAGCATCGCCGCCGAGAACCCGGGCAAGGCCATCGTGCTTGCCATTGTCGCAAGCATTGCGAAGGCGCAGATCGGTGCCAGCATCGCGAGCGCTATTCCCGGGCTGCTGAGCGGTGCCGGTGGCATGGCCGGTGCTGCGGCGGCCGGAAGTCTGGGGCTAGCCGGGAAGGCGGGCCTTGTGGGTTTGGCGGGAGCCGCTGGCTACGGCATCGGTTCGCTGCTGGCCCCCTATATTTTCGAGCCGATCTTCGGTGGCAAGGAGAAGGGGGCGGAGGAGGCGAGCGCGGCTGAGGCGCGCCGGCTCAACCTTCTTGGCAAGGCCGACGCAGAGAAGCGGCGGACGGGCAAGGTGTCGGCCGACACGCTGGGGGAAATTGAGCGGATGCGGGCGGAGACCGAAGCGCGAGTCAAGGCGGCCGAAGCACCGACTTCGGTGCTGGGCGCCATGTTCTCCACAGAGAAGACCATCGGCCAGGCGGGTGCTGAGCAAGCGGATGCGGCGAATCTGAAGGGGCTGCGGGCCGACCTCGCGAGACTCATCGCGGTAACGGAGGCGAACAAGCCCCCCAAATCCGTCACCGTCGACAACATGCCGGCCGCAGGTGCTGGAGGCGCGGCGCCGGTGGCCGGCGCGGGCACGTCGAACACCAGCGCGCCGGTGGTGGCGCAGTAGGCGACTACGCGCCGTGGATGACGTCAGCAAGCGCTCGCACACGGGCGGCGTCGAGCACGCCGAAGGACGACTCATCCGCTCGATTTTCTCGACGGCTGGCGCTTGACCGGTCCCGTCACCGGATGTGGTCACGACGTCGACGCCGGCTATCGCCGCTCGCTTGGCCACCGTGCCTACGTGCTCCGGGGGGACGTGTGCCTGATACTTGAACGCCACGCCCCCGAAAAAGAGTCCCTGCCACGCGCTGTAGTCTCGGGTCATCCGGAGGCACGTCGCTGTGTCGTGTGCCGCATCCGCGCCAGCATCGGTGCCTGCGTTGTCGACCCACACGCCCCGAGCCCCGCATGCCGCTGCGCCCCCGATCGCTGTGGGGATGGAGTGGCCGAGCAGGTTGATGCCGATGAAAGTGTTGGCGCAGCCGGAGTGGTCGAGCACGGTGGCCAAGGAGCACACCTCGCCAGCCCGCATGCCGCCCTGGTTAATGAGGAACACCCCGTCGGCGCCGTTGGCGAGCGCCGTGTCGACCGCTTGACGAGCTTGCACAGCGTCGATGCAGTGAACCACGGGGAGGAACACACGGGGCCGCCCAAAGACTTCGAGGATGCGGTTGGTGGCGTTCACGGGTGGCAGCGTAAGGCGTCGCGCCCACGGACGCAAGGCACTCGGCGACGTGCTAAACACGGTGAACCATGACTGGGATAGCCGACAGCTTCAAGACAGCCTCGTTTAATGGGATCGAGTTCCCTTACACCGACCGCTCGATCAAAGGCTCCGGGCGGCACCACGTGCACGAGTACCCGCATGCCCCCGGCGGCGACGACGAGCCTCTCGGCCGCAAGCTGTACGAGTTCGGCTTCACGTGCGACTTTGACACGGGGTTCTCGGACCGATTCCCCAACCTCTACCCCAATACGCTGATCTTGCTGTTTGCCACGTTCGACACACAGATCGCGGCGCCGCTCGTGCTCCCCGGGTTCGCCACGTATACGGCGCGTGCGATAGACTGGGACACGCGGCTCAGCGCACGAATCCGGTCGGGTGAGAAGGTGTCGTTTAAGTTCATTGAGGTGCTGGACGAGATCCTAGCGGTGCAGATTTTCACCACGCCGCCGGCGGCGATCCCGGACCTCACAACGGCGCTCCAGACCAAGGTCACCGCGCTCGCGGCAGCGCCGCTGGGGAGCCTGCCGTCCAATGCTGTGCCGGACCCGGCAGATCTCGACAACATCCTGAGCATCTCCGCGGCGCTGTCGGCGCTGCCTACCGGGTCGCCGCAGGTGCCGCCGCAGGCATCGGCGCTTGTGGCGGCATGCCAAGCGTACGACACGCTCACATTCGCGCGGTACGCCCGGTCGTACGACGTGATGGAGGCAAACCACGAGCTCGCGCTGGCGGCGATACGGCTGCGGCGTGACTCGCTGCTCCGGTCTCGCCCGCTGCTGACGTTCGTGGTGGACATGCCGTCGATGAGCGCGGCGGACATCGCGATCCGACTGTATGGGTCGACCGAGAACACCAAGGAGTTGATGTCTCTCAATGGGTTTGCGGACGCGCTCGCCATCCCCAGCGGCACGCGAGTGCAATACTACGGGGCGGTGACCTAACGGTTGCTCTGCCGCGACCCGGACGGGTCTTGGGTCGCATACGACGACGCTCCTCCGACGGTGGTCGAGGCCGGAAGGGGCGATGTGGCACAAGCGCAACCCGCTGTGAGAAGCCGCCGTTGACGCCACGTGCTCGCGCCTTATGCTGTGAGCCACAAGCGCGGGCAATAGGCGCTGCCATCGAGTCGGCACAGGTGGACGGACCCGCGGGCGCATCGGCCGATGACAGCCGGGAAAGACCGGTATCTAGCCCCGGAGGTCAGCAGTGACGTTTGCGACCGAGGCGCCCAACAGGTGCCCCCACGATCGGTTCTGGTACGAGGACTGCGAGAGTTGCGCGGACCTCCGGGTGCTCGCGTACATCCAGCGGCGCGTCGAGGTGGAGCCCGGTGTCCGCGCTGACACGTTACTCACCGAGCTCGCGCGGGGCGACCACTACGACTGAGGGCGCGCACGCTGGGGGGGGCGGCAGGAATTGGCGCAGGTGCTCGTACTCCACCACGTGATCGTCGATGCCGTAGGAGTCTACAGCGCGACTCTTGCATGCCCCAACGCGAATGGCCAAACGCGCCGCCGCCCGGGCCT